TCAAATAGACTCTCTGAAAATCATTATACTCTTCTTCATGCTCCCAAGATTCATTTCTCAACCATTTGCCAAAAATTAGGTCCATACTATATCTTTACAATTATCTAGAAACTGGAGCAGTCGCTCCTAGTGACTTATCAACACCATACATATTAGAGCGTCGAGTATTGGACACTGTTGTCTTAAGAGCATTTACGACTGCATCCAATTTATCATTTGTTATACTAGTGTATTTTTCAATGAGAGCTAGATGCTGGTTACTGGTTTGTAATTCACTTACAACGGCACCACTACTACCAGCTGTTCCAGTCGTAGCTCCTGCAGGAGCTGCTCCCTTAATTCCAAAAATAGCTGTAATCGCCATAATTGGAGCAGCTATTGCTCCAACAGCAGCAAATTTCAAAAGAGCCATAGTCATCATATTGATTTCAGCTGCAAAATTAACACCAAATCCTTTAGGAAGACTCTTGAGAGTGGTGGCAAGCCTTCCTAACGCCGTAACTGCCAAATCTGTCATGCCAACTATTGCGGTTAATGATAGCGCAATTATTCCAAGTGGAACTGCAAGCCAAAGTGCGGCCTTTCCTGCTAGGAAGAATACCAAAGCCATGCCAGCCAAAAGAGCAATTGCTATAATCGCTGGTCCCACTGCTTTCATGAAAATAAATAAAGCAAGAGCAGTGGCAGCAAGAGCAACAACGAGAGCCATGGCGCCTTTTACCGCAGCTTCTGCATTCTGTCCCAACAGAACCATACCCTTAGCCATCAATAATACACCAAATCCAGCAAGAGCAGCCCCAGCTCCCATTAGAAAAATGGCAACACCAATAGCAAGTATTCCTACCGCTGATGCATATCCCGCAGCTCCTAGTCCAATGACTGCAGGTATTAAGAAATACAGAGCAATAGTTAGGGCGGCCAACATTACAATCATCATTCCAAAAGCCACAGCAGCAGGCATTATATTCTTACCCAATCCAGCTATTTCTCTTATAAGTAGAACCATTGCAAACATCATCAGAGCAACACCAGCTGCGATCAAGAAAATTGCGGCACCAATGGCCAAAATACCCGGTGCGGCGGCCAATCCGGCTGATCCCAACAAGAATATAACAACTGCAAATACAATCATGATTGCAATCATTCCACCCATGGTGATAGCCATGATTTGAACAAGAGCATTCAATTGATCCAGATTCAAGTCTTTAAGCGCTTTGGCCAACAATGAAACCGAAAACACGATAAGTGCAATACCGGCAGCTATGAAAAAGATGGCCGCACCAATTGCTAGCAATTGAGCGGGTTTAATACCTTTGAGTGCATCAGCGATGCCTTTGAAGATGCCTCCGCCCTTAGTCCCAACTGCTCCGCCCGGTACCTCAGGAACCTTTATGTTTTTGAACAACTTATTTAGGATTGGAGCTCTTTTGATCAAGGCTCCGAAAGATTTAAGAAGACCCTTTTCACCAAAAACACCAGCAAGAAGTTTTCCATTTTTGATCAGCTTGAACATCCCAAATGCCACTACTGGAATTCCAATTTTTCCAATCCATTTCCAAATCATTCCGAATGATCCTGCTTTTTCTTTAGTGGTATCAAAGGCACCGGCAAGTTTTGTGACAAGGGGCAATACTTTTTCTAATACCCAACTGATACCGCTTATGGCTGGAAGTACAGCTTTATCAACTATGACCGCGATACTATTCCACGCGCGCTTTAATTGATCGAGAATACCTCTCTGTGCCGCTGCGGCGGCTTCTTGTAATTTCGCATCAGCTATTTGTTTATCAGTTCTTTTTACCTCAGCTTGAGTCAATGCCATGACCTGTTGATATGTCATTCCATACATTTTGGCTAAAGAATCTAACACTATATAGTTACCACCGGCCTGGGCTTTCAAACTTTTAGCCAAACCAACCATTTTAGTGGTCATTCCAGCCATATTTTTACCCTCACCCATTGCCATTTGCATTCCCTCTTGAGCCGTCATTCCTAATCCATGCCACAGCATAATATTGTCATTAATCTTAGATGGGTCCATCATCTGTTCAATCATTTTCGTAGCATCAGAGGCTTCAAGACCCACGTCTCCAAACGTGGCCACCAATTTTCCAATTTCCTTTGTGACTACGCTAATGTTTTTTGCAGATCCACCAAACGCTCTTATTTGTCGCATCACGACACCGACAGTAGCACTAACTTCTCTTGCCTCACCAGGCATGAGACCAAGTTCTCTCTGAACTCCGAGCAAACCTTCGGCAGCAGATTTAATTTCTTTTGTTCCAAGACCTCCAATAACCTTCAAGTCACGAATAAAATTAGCAGCTTCTCCAGAAGAAATACCAAATGCTTTTTGCATTTGATAACTGATTTCAGTCAAATCCTTCATCTCACTAATGGGTCCTCTCACTCTTAGAGAGGCCAACTCGCCCCAACTTTCAGCGATATCAGCAGTATTGGCGCTCACTTCCCCAGCGGCTTGAGTCATGGCATTTCCCATTAATAATGATGCTCGACCAACTTGATCAGAGTAATTCTGATTAGTTTTGACAAATTGACCCATGGCATCATCTACAGCTGCGATGCCATTGATTCCAGTTTTGAAAGCTATTCTAGCTGCATTGTTTTGAGCCTCTGCCGCACGTTTCACAATGTCGGCAAGACTGGCAACTCCAGCGAGCATTTTTAGTTTCCCAAAAAGATCTTTTGCTTTTTCTTTGATTCGATTAATCATCTCACCCTGTTTTGCCAAAGCATCATTCTCTCTTATGAGATTTTTAATGGATTTTTGTTGGGCGGTGAGAGTCTCTTCGAGATTTTTCTTTTCTATTCCAGTTGATAGTGATATTTTCTTCTGAAGTTCAGCAATTATATGTGATGCTGTTTGTATTTTTTCAAAATTTCCGGCTATTTTTCCAAAACGCTGTGGAGTAAAGTCGTCCATATTCCGTCGCAGATTTTCAGATTGTTTTACGAATTGATTGAAGTATTGAATATTGTCTTTAGATGTCAAACCTGCCATGGCGGCTGTCATTTCAACCATCATTTTTTGGCCCTCTGCTCCAGCAACACCAAATCCCTCGACCATTCTTCCCATGGCCTTATTAATGCTTTCTATTCCCTCTGAAACGTGAATAAATTGAGCTTTCTGTAAAATGTCGGTCGCTCCAGCACTAATTCCTTTTGTAGAAGAAGCGACAGTGTCTTTTAAATTCTTTCCTATTTCAGCAATACTTTGCTTAAAGGTGCCTATCATTGGACCATGGGCACCAAATTCATCAATAATTTTCTTCTCGAGTCCACCGCCAAATTCACTAATCAATTGTCCTGCTGACTTTGTCAGATCACTCATCATACTAGAGGCAGTCTTCAAACCTTTTTGAAGTTCTTTTGTTGAGGTTCTAAAAGCTAGATTGAATTCCAAAGCTATTTTAGGCATTTAATTTCTTCAAGTATGTTGCATTTCCCACAATTTCTCAGCATCCTTATCACCTACCGGCGAATTCACACTGGGGAATCCTACAATTTTCAATTCGGTTGTATATTTTCCAGCTTCAAACTTATGAGTTGAAGTTCCCAAATACCATCCTCTACTAAAAAAATCGGAAGCCAAAGCACTCACTGCACTAAAGTCTGTAACAAGAACACTACTCATCGGTATAAATAAATACCCCATTGATGGATCACCCATTATTGTGGCCGTAGCGTTGAAAAGATTATTTCTAATAACAGATCTGATCTGTGCATTTGAATTCATAGATAACATTGCACCATTTTGTTGATCTGTAGATGAACCCAAACTATTTATCATTTTCAGAGCAGCTTGAGTATCTACTTCACCCGCACCTCCATCGCCTACTGCATAGGCCGCCGTCTGGGAAGCAATATATGGAGTTGTATGTTTGCTAGTATTATTCTCGATATACCCCTTGTTCAATGCTGATTCAAGATTCTTCCAATCATCTTCTACATAAGTTTTCATCGTAGAATTTAGAGTTGTACCTAGAAGTTGGAGAATAGCTGGATAAGATGATAGATCAGACGTCCACCCCAACAATACCTTTTCACTTCCCTTTTTTCTCATCCCTTTATATAAGAGAGTGGGGCCAGCCCACATTATCATGGCATTTGGAATGATGGGAGAGTTTTGATCTTTTGTATCTCCTGCATCCTCTGGAGAAGCTCTCCAATCATAGAAAACGTAATTAAAGCCCTCTTTTAAATTGAGATCTCCTATTTTACCAGCAATTGCATCCATGGATGAATTTTTTAAGTTTTTTGACCACTTGATGGTCAAAAATTTTTCATATGAATATGTAAATTTCTCAGGAGAACTGCTCGCTGGTGCATCTTTTCTTTCCATTATCGAAGTAAGAGCATTAATCCAACTGGTAAGCGTGGTGGAAAATCTGATGTCTGGCCACTTATCCTTGTTCATTTCCTTTGTTTCATTTGCCCCCAAAAAAACAATCTCAACATTATGTTTGAATAACGCTTTCGCGGCACTAGTATTTTGGCTGTCGGTGTTGAGCAAATACTTCATTAGATTTTGGGGCACATGATCTTTAATATCGCTTTTACCACCATCAAAAAGACTATGGGTGTTTCCAACCATCATATCATCTGGACTTGAAAATTTGATCATATCAACAATTCGAGAAGCGAATTCAACAAAGTTAATTTTAACCGTCATAACACCATCATCAGTTAAATCAAATGCAGAGTCTAAATACAGGGCATCTAAGTGTGCTAAATAATCTCGATCTTGTTTTCCTTCCATATTTGGTCCGAGAGCCAAATATTTCCATCCATAGGTTAGATGAATATTGGCTCCTGGTGCATATCCCATCATAGAATAATCTTGTGATGTGATTTTCTGAATAGCGCTCGCCCAAGCTCCAGTTGGATCGATGATTGAGATGTGACCGTTTCTTGCTCCTGGAGAGAATCCTTCAATTTCAGCATCGATGATGCCCGCGCCACCAGTCATTTTGTCATTTTGAGTTGCATTTTTGTAAAATTCACTAGAAATTGTAAAGCGCGGCCAACGGGTGGCGCCCTTCGGTGGATCCTTATCCATATCTTCACTTTGTCCAAAGGTGACCTCGAGATATGGATAAGAATTCGCCGTGATTCTACCTTCATCAAGCCAATTACATGGAGCTGGGTCTTTGAGAGCCATTACTTATTCCCCTCTCCTTCTTCAGGAGGCAGATACTGAACTATATTTCCTTGATTTCTATTTGCAAAAGGTTTTGCCGCGTCGGCATTATATTGAGTTTGAATAGCTTGACTTCTTATTGATGCTGCATCCTGCGGATTCACTTCAGTTTTTCTAAAGGAAAAAATCCTTGGTCTGATCAAATTATTTAATCTTCTCACCCAAGGATCTCTTATAAAGGTTGCTACATTGGGAGATGGAATCTGGGAAATTCCATCACTAACCAATCTTCCTCTCAACATTGCAGTAAAATACATTCTGCATGCAAGTTGGGGGATCATAGGAATTCTTGTTTTTAGGAGCTGGTACAATGTAAGACCATTGATCAGTGCTTGAGAGTTTCTGAGCAACATTATAAACTGTATCAGATTTGTTTCAAAACCCCTTACATAGTGAATGTTGATGCCTATTGTGTGAAATGCGTCCGAGCCTACTATAAAAACAAGAGGGCTAGGATCGTGTTTCCAGTTTCTGTAGGCACATTCATAGACTCTTCCTAAAGCGAACGGCACAACCCTCGAGTTAGCGCCATATTGCTTTCTGAGGGTTTGTACCAAAGCATTATATAAAACATTCATTTACTACTTTTTCGTAATGGGCTTTTGTTCTACCTCAACTTTTTCTTCTTTCCACTTTGCAGCCTTCTCAGACTCGAGTTCTTTCTTGAGTCCATCATTTGTTTTCTTGAGATTAAACATACTGTCCGCATACTTATCTTTTGCTTCCTTATCAGTCGTTTCGTAATCATAGTAATAATCACGCTGAGTGACAGGACTTTTATTGTACTGCGCGACAACGCCCTTGTTGTCTTCTGCCATTAGAGTTCTCCGTTAGTTATATATTTACTTTTCGTCTTCGTCGCCGTCACACTTTGGACATTTTCCATCTTTTCCCATCTTCTCACCACACTCACAATGATCCTTCTTGCCCTTCTTCTCCTTCTTTCCCATAGCTTCGCCAAGAACACTGTTCAACAATTCTTCTAGGTTCATTTACTTTCTCCTCTAATCAGTTTCATAGTTTCTCGACGCTCTTCTTTAGTCATTTTTAAAAAGTATTTCACCATTCCTTCCAGAGCGTCCTCGTTTTGTTCCTTAATATACGATTTTATAGATGATCCAAGTTTCTGATGTTTCTCAGCTATTCTCATAATAGCAACCTTATCAAGCTCCTTAATATACTTCTTCAATGTCTCCTCTTCAAAGAATGTTTGAATTCGTTCTTTGAGATAGGCCATAGTAGTCACATCATCCTTCTTTCGAAGTGCTGATTCACTAACCCACTTATTTACATAATCGATTAGTGCTGCAATGGGCAATCCCACTGGGGCACCAACCAATTCCTCTGAAATGTTGGAGTTGATAGGTTCAACAACTTTCTTTGGGTTGGTGTAATCGTGTCGAGCGATAATCTTTCTCTGTCTTTCTAGTGCCTTTTTATCAATAGCACCATTTACTATTTGATCCAAACTAAGGTTCATTAGCTTTTTCCTTTAATCATATTCATCGCTTCTTCTCGATCTTCTTTGCTCATGCGCTGGAGATATCCAGCCATTTCGTACAGATCATAATCGTTAGGCTTCTTAATATATGTTCGCATACTGTCAGCAAGTTTCCTATGCTTTTTAGTCATCTGTGTAAGAGTCTCTTTATCTACATTCTTCATGTGTTTTCTGAGATCTCCCTTTTGAAAAAATGTCTTGATAGCATCTTTGAGATATGCTGTAGCCGTCACATCATCTTTTTTTAATAGATTTGCGCGGCCATATGCCCCAAGAACAAAACCAAGCAAAGCACAGAGAGGTAGACTTATGGCTGTACCTATAAGTTCTCCGGCAACCATTGGATCTATGAACTCATCCATCTTTTCAAGATGAGTGGAAAATCTATCTAATTCCATCTTATTTGCCCTCCTCTTCAGCAAGAGCTTTGCGAGCTTTGATGTGAATGCAATCAGGATTCACTGGCCTCAAAGCAACAGCCATGCAACAATCGTCATAGATTTTAGAAAGATCTGTGATAATCTTTTTGAGAGTTGCTTCGTCCTTGATCTCACCAACAATTTTTTTGTAGGTGATAAAGGGTTGTTCCTTTATCTTCTCGATCAAATTATCTAGTTCCATTTCTTATACCTGAACTTGAGCCGGTACGTTCGCCTTTACTGGAGCCGGTGCTGGAGACGGAGGTGTTGGCTGGGCTTGTGCCTTGCGCTCAGCGGCAGTAGTGGTTTTAGCAAGCTCAATCAATTTTTTCAAAAGATTTTCGAAATCGTAGGTTTCTGTTTTTCCTTTCCAGGTCAATTGATACTGTTCATCTGGTAGTTCCTTCACCGTGAGTCCCTCGAGACCAATATTCTTGATTAGTTGAGCCTTCATTTGTTTAGCTGGATCTGGATCTCCCTGAAAATCGACGTATTCGAGTTCATTCAAATACTCATCCAAATTTTTTAGCTCTCTATTTTCTTCAGTATTCATTTAGTCCTCCTTATTCCCATCCAAATACTTTCGAGCTCTATTATGCACGCACGTCGACTCTATCAAATTGCGATTTTTGGCCATGCAGCAATCATCGTAAATTTTTGCAACGTCGGCCACAACCTTCAAAAGAGTTTTTTCGTCTCTAATGTCATCGACGATGTTTTTGAGTTCGAGCGCTTCTTTCTCAGCGAGATGGCTTACAAGTTTTTCTATTTTCATTAGAATCCTCTTTTTTCGGCCTCGACCTTCTTGACTTCAATATCAAGCAAAGTATCCATGACCTCCGCAATGTTATCCATTTTCTGCGACATTTCCTTCAGCGTCTTTATGATCTGAAGCATCGCTTTCATTTGCAACTGGTCGCTCAAGTATTTTCTCCTTTGACTCTATTTTATCACGATTCTCGATCAGCTTTTGAAAGCGTTCTTTTCTCGCTTCCATAATTATTTGAAGCTCTGTCCTTCTTACATCTGTTCTTCCTCCGCCTCTTTCTAGTATGGCAAAGCCAATCTTTTCCAATTTCAGGTGGTGTTTATTGCACAAGGTCACAAGGTTGGTCATGCTATTATCATGACTCAACTTGACTGGAACGATATGATGCGCATGTAGCTTGCCCCTCTTCCCACAAATCACACAACGATGGCCGTCGCGCTCATAGACTTTATGTCGAATCTCATCCCAATTCTCAGTATAAAGTAACTGCTTTCTCTTCAGTTCTTGTGCTTTCCTATGACGGTCCCTTTTGACATTCGGATGGAATGTCTTAGCGTATACAAAACGACTGTCTTTGTAGATCGTCAGTGGTATAACTCACCCCCTTTCCTTATGTTTAGTTTATCTTTCAGACTCGATTGGATTGTGTTGTTAGAGATTTTTCAGATTTTTCTCCAAATCATCAACGGAACTGAGTTTGGTAAGTTGTTTTTTGAGTCCGCTGAATTCCTTTGGAGCAAAACTCTTCTTGTGGAAGAACAACATGTAGGCTGCGAGAGAGGTAAGAATAATGGAGTATTTGAGGGAGGCTCTGATTTCACCCATTTGGAAATCTGTTGTCCAGTCAAACAGATCAGGAGTTACTTTCTTGAGAAAAGCGAACCATTTAGTTTCAAATTTTGATTTGTGAGAGCCTAACCATTTCGAGAATCTATCACCGATAAACCTAGAGAGATCGGAAGGAGAGGCATGACTGAAAATGAAGAGTGGGACCGAGATTTTAAATTTGTAGGCTAGAGTGGTCGGTGGATGGTATTTGACAACGACAGATCTGAAGTTATCACTGAGCCACCTTTCAACGTCCCACTTATAAATTACATAGTTTTTGTCGGCAGATTCGACTTGGATATATTTATCGTCTCCTCTTTCGCTGCTCGTATGAAGATAGTCCTCAGCAAAAGCCTTAACTTGTTCAGCAGAAAGCGACTTATCTATAGGAGTGAAGAACGGCCATTGGACGTACCACTTCATCTTCCATTCGCCCTTTTCTTCTCCGAATCGATGTCTCATGAGAGTAAGATTAAGCTTTTGTTTTGGTTTTACAGTTTCAACTTCTTTATATGATCGAGTCTTTTGCATGACCGGTATCATAGGCTTTAAATCTTGAGGGTTGTTTTTGATGATTTGTTTTTGAATGACTGTTTTGGCGATGTAATCTGTGAAGTTCATTATAGTTAAAAGGGCCCTCAAGGGCCCTATTCCTTATGGAAGGTTGAAAAACTTCTTGATTGCAGCTTCAACATCATGAATTTCAGGGAGCAATTCTCCCCAAAGCTTCTGAGCCGCCTTGCTGATAAATGAAAGACCGATGTGTAGTGGCCCAAGAACAACTGCCAAGATCCATCCTAATACTTTTTTCCACATTTTTGTATTCCCCCTATTTTCTGATTTCAAAGACATATCCTTGTGAGATATATTTGAAATATGATTTAATCATCTGTTCTTCACTTAAAGCATCGTGGCCAGCAGGCCTATATCCTTCGTTTGGATTTTTACCAATCCAAATTATCCCCTCTTTCTTTCCAAATTTTGGTTGATGATATGGTTTGGGTTTTGTATAGTCATAGAGAGTCATGTAATAAAACATTTACTTTCTCATATTTTTGAGATCGTTCTTAAGTTCTTTATAAACTTCTTTAGCGAGTTTTGTGATAGTTGGATCGTATCCAGATTCTTGGGCGACTTTTTCAATAGCTTCGTCATCCTTGTCGTCAAAAACAACCTGAGTCACTACTCCAATCGCCATATTCCAATGAGTTCTATCATAAGCAGCCTTAGCTCTACCAGATGTCTCTTCAAGTTTTTTTGAAAAATCGTTGAACGTTTTCACTCTTCGTTTTCCTTATTGTCGAATCTTTCAATGATCGTGTTGCGTATAAATCTCTCAATCCATTTCTCGAAGATAGAATAAGTCATTTCTTCTTTCTCTTCTTTCTTGAATTGATCCAAGATTTCGAGCTGTTTGGCAGTTTTCTCTACGATTTCGGTCTTGGACGCAGAAAGTTTCTCCAATAGCTTGTCAAAGCTGTATGAGATTTCGGCTTCTATATTATTGCGCCAGCCATTGGCTCGCACCTTATCGAAAAACTCTAAGACGTCCATTTATTTATCTTCTAAATCTTGTCGAGGTTCTTTGCAACTCGTCTTGAAATATTCACGTGATTGGACTCGCTCTCTATCAAGATCATAGAGTCTTTTGAATTTATAGTGGGAGAAGATTCCATCTTGTGAATAGTCTTTTAGACATTCCACGATGATTGGAAAGCGTCCTGTCAGAGCATGGATTTCTGTTATTAAGAACGCCGCAAAGATTGGAAGTCCTGGTAGATTGATGATAGAGAAATCATTTTCACAAAAATAATTTTTATTTTTTTCAATAATATCGTGAGCTTGAATATATGTACTATGCTTCTTTAGATTCAAAGATGCTTTGATAGACACCATCTTAAGTTTTACATTATGCTTCTCTTCTATCTCCTTGATCACATCTTCGTGTAATTCAGCACCGAAATTGATCAGATTCACTTTCTGTTGCCCCTCCATTTGCTGCCTCCGTTTCTAGTTGCGTGAGCAATTTTCTTATATACGCCCACCTCTTCATGAAGCCGTTAAGTTCATACCTCACGAAAAGCTGTTGGATTCTATCTTGATCTAGTGTTATCTTAGTTTTGTCCAACAGTTCGATAATGGAGTTTCTGTTTTTCTCTTCAAATGGGTTGGCAGAGAGATCGACAAGGTTCCTAAACTTGGCGATAATGGCAAGTTGTTCATCAGTCACCTTAGCAGAGCCATTCTTCATGTCTTCCATTAGTTTCAAGCCTCTTTTGGCTCCAAAGCCTGGAATGCCGGTGATTCTATCGCTACCGTCTCCAGTGATCGACTTATAGAGAATAACATCATAGGCTGGAGTGTCCTGGAATTGTTTGTTGCGGGGATTCCATATCTTGGTATTAGAAAAATGCTGAGGAAGCTGAAGCATGTCTCCATCCCCAGATACCACAATTTGATCATTTTTAGCATCCGCGGATAAGATTTTACACACCGAGTATATCAAATCATCAGCTTCTGCCTCGTCGACTTGAAGCTGATAAATGGGATATGCTGATAAAATCAACCTTTCTTGCTCACATGAGCCCTGGAATTGTCTGTAGAAATTGTCACCAGAATGATCCCTTCCTGCCTTGTAATCTGGGTAAGCCGCCTTCCTCCATGTGCTGCCAGAGGGGCCGTCCCACACCACGTACATTTTGGAAGGATTGAATTGGCTAATATAACTATGAATCATTTGAAAATAGAGATAGGTTGAAAAATTGGACAATCGCTGTCTTCCGGCCTCATCCTCAGTCAGATTTCCACGCATATGGGCCATACTCTTGGCTTTGAAATAGGAAATGCTGGAAACATTATTGCTGTCGATGATTAGATTAGTCACTCACGGCTCCCTTCAACTTGCAATTATCAAAATGCCATCTCACCATCACCCCACCCTTACCTTTTTTACCACAATAGGGACAGATTCTCTCTTCGTAGTCATTTTTTATTCCCATGTGGGCCTCACTAAGTGTTTTTCTCAACTCTTCAGAGGCTTTTAAGCCCTTATTCCAAGTCGGAATACCTTTGTGTGACTCACTAAGCCTTTTTCTATGCTCCAGTGACTTAGGACCAGTATTTTTACCCCTCATAGAAGCACTTTGCTTAGCACGGGTCTCTACTGATGGAAATATGCCTATATGTGATTCACTATTCTTTCGTTTTCTCTCTTCTGAATGTGGGCCAGTGGTCTTTCCCTTGTGAGACGCACTCATTCTTAGCTTTGTTTCAGAAGAATGGGGCTTTGTCTTCTTTCCTTTGTTCCAAGGCTCTCTCGGTGTCCAATTCTCACTCATTTTCTTCTTAGTTTCTTCAGTTGCTAGACAGCCGTCACCGCCAAGAGTCTTATTGTAACCAAAATGCTGATCATTCGACTTGTATTCTAGAATATATTGTGTCTCTAATTCATTCAGGTGTTGATCAGTTTCAATCAGAACTTCGAACTTGAAATTATTGATCCCATATTTCTTTATAGCGTTGGCAAAATGTTCGTTAGTAGTTCCGGCATATTTCCATCTATCTTCTATTGATACTTCACTTTTACCAATATAGACCTTGCCGTTGATCAGATTCGTTATTTTATAAATCCCTTTCATAGGGTATCTTCTACTCCGTTAAAAAAGCTAATGCGATCTTTATCTTCTCATTTTGGGAGAGATGATCTTGACTCATCTCATTAAATAATCTATGCTCTTTTTTTATGAGCGGTTTTCCACTCTCCAACTTCTTTGAAATTCGATTGATAAACTTCAATTCGTTTTCATCAAGAGCCTTATTTTTTAATGCCCTTAGTATAGCATTATATTTAGCTACATTTTTTTCATTGAAAGGGTTGACAACAACAGGGTTATAGTGTATTCGATACTTAGAGTTACTAAAAGACATTGAGTATTTTTTATCGATTGGCTGGGACTCAACTCCAGGTATTTTACAAGTCGCTAATTTTTCAACGAAGAGATTAACAACTGTTTCAATTTTTGATTTGGTGGTGGTTGTCATTGAGGCAAAATGTAAATTACCATAAGTTTTTACAGTATCATCTTTAACATTTTCTAAAATTTCATAAAGGTTAATTGTTATTTGATGAGGATCTATCTCTGGATGTGGGGCTACCTGCAAAGTCCAACAATTGTTTGTAAAAAACACCCTAATTGACCAGCTAGCGGCCTCAATTCCATTGTTTGCTAAAGTTGCAATATATTTGAAATAGCCCTTGGTTCCAGGCTTCATGAGATATATAGCCACATTTGGATAAAGCTTTATGTCCATAAGACTATTAATGCTACCATTCATTTGCTTCAGCAGCTTTGGAGGCAAGTGTTCGTGGAGAGGCTGGTCTGAAGCTTTGACAAATTTCATTTCATACTCGTCAAATGGATCATATTTTCCGACATATCTCTAGCAATAAGAGGAAAATCTCCTTCTTCAAGCTTTTCAAAACCCTCAAATGCGTACATATTTGGGTATTCAATCTTAAACTTATAGGCATAGAATTGAGTTTGATCTAGTGGAATAGACCTGCAAGTCTTGTTATTATAGACACTCTCAAGAAAAATGTGCCCATTCACAGCTAGTTTAAAACAGAATGTGAAGTTATATTCAGCAGCTTGTCGATTGTAAAGAGAGTCTTTGATTATGGATTCATAGGGCGTCGTATACGACTTGTCGTCAGAAAATAACCAATCCTTTTTGATTGGATCCCATCCCATATATACTGGCTGACCTGGAATATGCTGAAAGAACATAACCTTATCATTCCATATGAACCATGGAAGAACCTTTGCCTCTTCAAGGGTCAATTTTGCCGGTTTCGTACCTGAGAAGATAACGAGATGAGGGACAGAATATACGAGCCCTTTTCCACAAATAGTAGTAAGTTCAGAAGTGTGGGCTCCAACGTCTGCTTTCAGAAAAAAAACACCATTTCCGTCTCCACTTACCATAATCCCCTTTTCATGGAACCATTGAATCGTGGATTCATCCATCGAGGCAAGTTTATTACGAATAAGTGTCGCTGTTGTTATAGGATTCTGAGTCATTTTGTTCTCCTAACACTTTCCAACATCACAATTGGTGCCTTTACAGTATTGACACCATCTACAATGGTATCCAGGAGCTGGGTTCCAATCGGTGTTAGATTCTATTGTAGTGATCTTTTTCCTTATGTCACTCTCAAAGAGAATGATTTCCTTCTTTGAAAAAAGAATCTTCTCTTCAGTATCTATTCTTGGAAAATAGACAACAAATCTGATTTTGTCGGGATCTTTTTGATAGACGTGAGAGAGGATGAGATTATAGAGTCTCATTTGGAACATGAATCTTGAAGTGTCGGCGTATTTTGCTGTTTTGTAGTCAATGCAAATGAGTTGGTTATTATCGATCAACTTGTCGGCAAAGCCATATAACCAAATGTCATCCGTTTTCCATTCAATTTCAAGCTCTCTTTTTTCATCGACGTGTTTGTATTTCTGACTGAACACAAAAAGATTTCTTAATGTGTGGGCTATTTCTCTCTTGTATGCTTCATTGAGATGGTAATCTCTTGTAAGCTTTACCACTTCAGTGAGATTGGATCCATTATAAATCTCTGCTGCTTTGTGGATGAGAGAACCAAATTCTGTGTCTGGTGAGACTGGTTTTTCTACTTCGATGTTTTCAATATAGTGTAGTTTGAATTGCAGTCTACATGTCTCAAACGTTTTTATTTTGGAGGCTGAGTACCTATTCATTTAACTTAAATTATGCTTTGAACAGTCCTTTTATCATTCTCTTTGGGTAAGAAAGAGGCTGTTCAACTTCCATCCATGGCTGATCAGTGTTGCTTTCGACCTTGAAATTGAAGGTTGTGAGACTCACTTCGTCTCTCACATCCTCGGCATCCCAAAGCATGGTGGCATCAGCAGTATCTGATTTTGATTCATGCATCTTTAGGATAAATGTAACCATTACATTCTTACCAGGAGCATGGGTTGTTTGGAAAAACTTTCCTATATATTTATTGTAGGGCTCTTCAAATTTCATATTATAAGTGCTCTTTCCATCGATTTTCAAATAAGGCTTCTACCATTTTTTTAGTTATGAGATTTATTTCAGAAGAAGTCATTTCGTGCCATTCGGATTTTTGACCAACGTTAGTGTTTTCATTTTCAAAATCAAAAATCTCATCTGTGGTGAATATGTCGGGATCGTTGAAATAGAAGATAAACGCTATAGTATACTCGCTTTCATATGCTTCTGTTCCAAATTTCCGTTGTTTTTCAATTTTTTTATGTGTCAAATAAACCACCGTGTCTTTTCCCATGGTGCGATGGGTCGTCAAAAAAATTCCCAAGTATTTTTCAAAAGGCGGTTCAAACTTCATTTGTTCCCCAATGAAATATTCTCACCATTGATGATGGTGTAATTAAAAACTGCTCTGATTATTCTATGGTTGAAATCCTCTGGAAATGGTCTCTTTTCACCATGCTGACCTGTAAAAACAGTCTGGCCCTTCCTCCAGCCTCCCTCGTAATCCATAGAATCGTGGAAGTCTATAAGAGTCCGCGGTTGAATGGTAGCATTCAAAACGTGAGTTGGAACGTGCGCTATCATAATTCCGTAGATTCTACTGCCGTCCATGTCTATTACATAGAACTCTCGAGCCACTTCTCCTGATCTCATTTCCACATAATACTGACCAACTTTGGCTCTTGGAATTTCATGTTTTTCCATTTTGTTTCTGCTTTCCTACTTCTATTATCTTTACCGGGTAAAGGTAATCTATATGTCTCAAAAGAAAGGTGACAACATGATACTTCTCGGCGTCGATCAGAGTCTTTCAGGAACGGGCTGCTGCATTTATTCCGATCCACCTCGTTTTTCAATTTTTGCAACATCAAAAGATCCAGACGAAGAAAGAAGCATTGACTACACTTTCAGACTTATGGAGATTAGAGACGAAATTAGAGATCTCTGCAAGACATCTGGAGTCAATTGGGCTGCCATGGAGGGAATTTCGTTTGGTTCTCACGGCAGAATCGCTGAATTGGGTGCTTTAGCATACATGATTAGAGAAATGTTTATCAAGGAAGCCATCAATTTTATGGTTGTTCCACCAACAGTGGTGAAACAATATTGGACTGGCAAGGGAAATGCTGGTAAGGATATGATGATTGCGAGAGCAGTACAGATGAATCTCGACATCCCATCAAAGAAATATAAGGGTGGAGTTATCCTACCCGATGACAACTGCGTAGATGCCTATGCTTTGACTTGTTTCTTGAGGGATTATGTTCAGAAGATTAATGGAATCGACAAATTTAGAAACAAGATTGAGGTTTATGAACCATAATGAAATTCAAAGAAGTGAAACCAGGAATGATTCTTTGGTATTCACAATACTTAGACAAAGAAACTAAAACTTTAGCTTGGGCTAATGTTTTTTTCGTGAAAAGAAAACATTCAGAAGCGCATCTCGTTTGGGGGTATTTCCTAACAATTTATCATGAACAATCGCTCTCAGATGAACCTGAATCAGAAATCAAAGTATGGAATGACAGAATGTTGCGATTAGTGCCGCTTGTTCCTGAAAAATACAAAATCATAATCAAAGGTGTTTTTGGAGATTATGAAATTTAACGAATTGAAATCTAGAATGGTACTAATTGATACAATAGACCATGCTGCAACTACTGGCGGCTATAAGATCTATTTGTATTTCATCAAAAAGAAAACAGTTGATATAGCCACATATAATCAATATATAGTCAGCAATGGCGTCACTGGAAAAGGCTTCAATCTTCCTCAATACATTACGGTAAATCCCAATAGTATGGCAGACCACATGCATTGGAACATAGATCATGGAACAGCAGAAGAGGCTGATAATAGAGACTGTAGGTTCGCAGTGAAAGCAATTTTCGATAGTACCACATGATAAACTTCAAAGATCTAAGCCCAGGAATGATTCTCTATGATCTAGTTGATAACTCAACAATCACGAGCGGTTACATTCTCTATCTCGAATTCATTAAAGAAAAGACCTCAGAATATGTAGTCTATGATCGCATCATAATCAATAATGGGCATGAGGTGGACTCTCCTAAGAGAATAACTCAAACCTTCAATGAAAAAGCGTGGGTAAAGGGGTGGATTTTGACGAATGGTTCAGCAAAAGAAATCCAAACTGGACAAATGCGAGTAGTAATCACATCATTATTCGATAAGAATGGATAGAATTAAATGAAATTTGGACAACTCAAACCAGGAATGACACTATATCTTTTCGTCAATAAAACAGTAGAAGAAAGCTATAGTGCGTTTGTTTATTTCATAAAAGCAGTTGAACCACATTTAGTTCGATACCATCTTTACATCATATCTAAAGAAGAAACTAGAGTCAATAGGGATCTTTCTTACAAGCCAAATTGGGACCAAATTCACTCTGATGCTAATGAAATCACTTCTTTAGATATGCAGTTCGCAATCCAGACGCTGTTTGGTTTTTAATCCTTCTCACGGGCACAGTCTCTCGAATAATCTTCCGGTATCACAATGTGTTGAAATGATCCTACTGCTGGAAGCTCGGCGATCGGAATCCAAAGAAGATCTTCATCACCCAGCCAACCACCCAGATCTACAAAAACATGTACTGTGTATTTATTTCCATCTCCATAATCGATAGAATCAGGTTGTTCTTCATACTCGCTAACGCTGAATCCAGTATGAGCGAAGTAGATGAGACAAACTTGACTCTGTAAGGGGTATTGTTTCTTTCCAGTCCGACGCCAAGCGATTTCTATTTTTTTATCGAACATGCTTAATCCCTTTCGCAAAAATCAATACAACTTCTCTTATGTCTCGGCAAGAAGCATTTGTAATATAGGCAATTGTCCATGCCTTTTTTAGACTGTCTCAATTGAACACAATAATCACATCCATCAAAACAGGGCACCTCAGCAGAGATATGAAATTTCTTAGGTGTCATATCTGGCTTAGCGCCTTCCATCATCTCATACTTGATTGTGATGAGATTTCTAAAACGCTGTTTTTCTCGAAACACTATTGTCTGACCATCACCAAAATAAAGCTTTGACAAAATGTCGTCAACTGCTCGAGCCGCCTTGTATCTATCATGGATGAAGTATTTGAGATCCGTTCGCTTTGAGGGGACTATATGAATTGTTTGATAGAGAGTATTGCCGTCGATTTTATTATCGGTTTCTATCGTCGCAGTAGCTTTGCACATCTGAAAAGAAATATGCAGAAGCTAGTAAATGCTTAGATAATGTAACTAGTTCGTCATCAGTTGGAAAGTATTGTTCTACTGAATAGAGAATTGGGCTGCCATCATCATGAATAACTCTAAAATAACGGTATCTTAGCTGTTGGTTTTTTATGTCGATGAAAACGATTGGAAAATAGATGCGACGTTCTAGACCAGCAATCAAACCTCTAGTCGAATTTACATGTTCATCTTCGATGAAATGCAACCAACTTCCGACGTATTGTTCTAAAGGTTCTCTGAAAATCATGGAACACCACTCTCATTTGAATTTTCCAAGTGGTCTATTTATCCCTCTTTTATTCTCTTCATTTCATCAGAATCTGCAAGTTCATTTTCGTATCTTGCAAATCTTGAATTCACTTCTTCTAACTGTGAAACCACCTCTTTGAGAGTTTTGTTCATTTCTTCTAGTAAATTGAAAAGCCTTTGTTCATCCATTATTCTATCCCCGCTAAAACTCTCAAAGCATGTATGGATTCTTGACTCATTGAATTAACGTCTAGAGTTGGTAATCCATCATTATTGACTACTATTGGCGCCGCAACCTGCTTTGGATCATATGTCTCACTAGATTTGCGAACTGCTGGGGTGGGAGCAATTGGTTGTGGTGCGACTATTCTCGCCTCTTCTTTTCCAGCTTCGGCCTCAACTGCAGCAGGATCAAAGGTTTCGTAATCAGTGTAAGAAATGGTTGGGATCTTCATCCAATCACGTTCTGACATCGTTCCACCAGGATGCAGATTTGTTTTGTCGATTTGTTTGACAGGAGCGGTGGATTGGGGAGAAAGTTGAGAAGCAACACCAACTGAATGAACTGGAGCAGCCCTATGGGTGGTGGTTTCTTCCACAAGCTCTCTCCCTTTGGTCTTGAAATGAAGCTTTAGAGTACTATAAAGAGCTTCCAAGACAATTTCTCTTTCTTTTGACGATTCGAATGTTTTCTTCACAGTTCTCATGACAACACTAGCGTAATTAAGGGCCTTTTCAACAAAATCCTCTTCAAGCTGTTCTTCTTCTACTTTTTTCTCTACTGTGCCGAATTCCTCTTCTACGGGCTCTTCTTTTGGTTGTGGTATTGGTCTTGGCTTGGGCTTTGACTGTGTTCTCTGGACTGGTACATCTCTTGTAACTCTGATAAGCTCAGCCCTTGTTGCTTCCTTTTGTGGTTCGTCAGACGTTTCACGTATCATTCTATCGAGAAAGTTGTTTGCAAACTCACTTGCCATTTTTTACTCCTTAGTTCTATTTAATTAATCCTGCCCACTTCTTTACTGAATCAAGATCTGCTAGAACGAATTCTCCATTGGCCTTTTGAAGCTTAACCTTATCACCCAGGATCTCTTCAATCTTCAATGTCTCTCCAGTAGGAGACTTGATTTGTTCATTTGGAATTATCTGAAGTTGAAGTTTGGGCTCTTCTTTTTCTGGTTCTTTCTTCTCTGGTTCTTTCTTTTCTTCTTCACTGTCTCCACCCCACCACGTGTCATAGAGCTTCTTGACAGCAAGGCGAAGAACTTTGTTGTAACTCATCTTCAACTCTTTCTGAATCTCTGCATTGAGATCGTCCATATCAGATCCCTTTCTATCGAAATCACTGATCTTCCAAAGAGCATCTGAAACAGTTTGAGTCAGTGCTCTTGAAACCTTGATCTTGGGGTCCGTTTCATCAGTGCCAGTGCCAGTTGGTCCATACATGCTTTGCTCAGTCAGGGCTTCTACCATCTTCTTGACCAATGATAGTTTCAATTGATTCTCATCTACCAGGACGGCTGGTACAATCTTACCAGGCTGAGTAGTTTTTGGAGGTTCTGGTTTCTTTGCTGGCTCCAGAGCCTGATCAACTTCTTTATCGAGTTCTTCATCTACTCTACCTTGAACGAGGTATTTCGTAAGATCTTGATTATCGCTCATACTTTATGCTCCTTATGCCTTCAGGCCACAACGTCTTGCCTCTCTCAAAGACATCTGTTATCATTCTTTTTTCAAATCGTTGGTGATCTTTTGGTTGTACTACTTTTAATTTGAGCAATTTCTTGTCGAATCCTAGTGGCCCCTCTCCCCTACTTCCACCAAACACCCACCCAACAGCTATTGCCCAACCAGTATTTGACTGTATCCCTGTTCCTATCAGATACCACCAAATAGGCTGATCGATCCTGCCCTTAGAATTATACAAGGTATCGCTCTTCAGCCACTTGTAGAACTTGCTCATTTCTATTATCTTACAGAAGATGGGCCTCAGGGATAAAAAAAGCGCTCGTTTCCGAGCGCTAAATGGAGGAAATGGAGGAGTATTATTTATGGACCATTTCAGACGTCAACGACGCCCCCCGTAGCCCATTACTCTGCGTCTAGAATACCTTCTACCGCCTTGGCAATTTTCGTGTAGTCCTCGGAATAGTCGCCCTTCTCACGGGCGTGCAGGACCTTCATGATGTTGTTGATATCCTTGATTGCCATACCAGTTTTCTTTGAGCATTCGAGCTTTTCTTCGCGGATGTCTTCTGAAATTGATTTCTTTTGTTCCTGAAGCATCTTCAGGGATTTGAAGGTTTTCTTAATATCAGCAATTGCTTCTTTATTGAAGGAAAGGTCGGCCATCTTTTTCTCCTTGAACTCTATTATGGAAAGAATTATGCTCGGACCGCAACAACTCTTTCGACTTCTGGAAACTTTCTTTTCAAATTCAACTCAATGAAGTTCTTTACCATTAATCTTGATGAACAGCCAGCGCATTGTCCGATAAGTCGTATATTGACAATTCCATTCTCTGTTGCTCCTAAAAACTCTATGTCTCCCTCGTCTTCCTGAAGGGCTTTAGACAGGTCGCGTATCGCTAACCTGATTTGTTCATTATTCATTACTCTCTCCTGTGATTTTTTATATGATTACTTTATCAACAGTCTTTTTGCTATAACAGTAGTGAGGACCTGTTGCATGCCCTCAGAATTATTAAGATCACCTAAATCTATTTTTACTTCTTCTGCGTATGGGTGATCCGGTTGATGCAGAATAAGATGTCCATTTTCAAAATGGAGCTCTCCTAAATAGCTTGGATCATGTAATTCATTAAATTTGAGCAGCCATGGGTTCTTTTTCATGTTCTTTGGAGTTACAGTTCTTGGAGGGGCAGGTGGAGGTGTTGGTTTCCTTATGCCTCCAGGCAGTGGCTGTGGTAATTTTCTGCTCAATTTCTTTTCTTTCCCTTCAGTAGCTCTTTCGCAATATACACGGTCAAATTTTCTATCGTTTCATCTATGTCTTCTATATCACCTATTTCAGTTACCTCATCATGATTGATCATACACAACTTTCCTGCTATTGTGAATATAGAGCCCAATCCTTCTGGAGAAGGATCACCCATCGTAGGTATATCACTAGACGGATCCTTTTGAAGCGATTTGACATACTCTTTTAGTTTCATTCGTTTTTTTCCAACATCGTTTTTGCGATGTGAGTGGTAAGCTTCTTTGCAATCCCACTATCATTTTCTATCTTGCCAAGGACTATTTTCTGTCGAGGATTGTCGTGATATAGTACAACATAACCATTTTCAAAGAAAATCTCACCAATTAGATTTTTTTGGAGTCTGCCTTTAACTTCGGCGTACCACCAAGAATTTGATTCATACCAGTGAACTTTATGTCTTCTCATTTGATTGATTGATCACTCTTTTTGCTATGAGGGCCAATAGTCTTTTTGCCACTTCGTTGTCAGGATCCTTGTTTAAATCAATAATTGGCACAGCATACATAGGATCTGGAGAAATCACAAAAATATTTCTACTTGGCAAATAATGAACCCTTACGTTGTAGGAGTTGTCGTCTGAATTGATGTCTCCCCAGGCAATGGCGTCCTTCGGCCAATTATCCTTATAGCTCATTATTTTGCTGGAGTTCCTTCGGAAAGTTTTTTCTTGGCTGCAATGGCTATGAGAATTTGAGCAGTTTCACCTTCTGCAGTAGATAGGTCAAGAAGTTCTACTTCCACACCCTCTTCCGTCATCATCATTAGCTTTCCATCTTTTATGTAAAGGAGACCAATTGTATCAGGAAGATTTTCAGGCCATTTTGGAGGTAGAGGCCAAACAGAAGGAATTGAAATGACTCCTGGAGTTATTGTGATAATTGGTTGAGTGGTTGAAGGATTGTACGGCCATATTGTTGAACCAGTCTGTTGCCACTGCCATCCACCACCAACCTGTTGACCATAAATTACATTGGTGGTATTAGTAGTCGTAGTCGTGTATGTCGTATAGTCAGATTGACTACTACCGGAGGCATAATCGACTCCAACATTGAGTGAAGAAGAAGCACTGTTTGTAACACCACCAAGTATGGAAGCACCAATAGAAACAGAATAGGAAGGCGTATTACTATTTGTATTCGACATTTTATTTTCTCCAAGAGGTCATCTCTCCAACATTGTCTTAGCTTTTTCGGCTATTTGAACCTCTCTCATATCCATTTTTGGAAGATTGGAACACATAAGACAGGCAGGATGGACTCTGATTTCTCCAAAACAGAGATATATTTGTTTTTCTTGTGGAACTGCGGATATTTGTGGCCAAGATAAGCTACTGACGTATGATGGAACACCATTAATTGTCATGACTCCAGCACCCCCACCTCCACCAACGACCACGCCCATCAAACCACCTGAACCTGCACCTCCGCCACCAACCGCAGCAGAATATGTTCCAGTAGTACTCGAATAGATTCCAGTTGGAACTACCGGTGGTTCAGGATTTACATATTTTGAATGAGCTGGACAGTCCATTTTATCACATTCTAGTATTTTCATTTTCTTAGATAATCTTTTGCTAATGCTGCGATTTTGATTTCACGAACATCTATTTTTGGACAATGCACACAAATCAAACATTCGGTGGAGATTCTGATCCCATCCAACTTAATCCATCCAGCAGCTTCTGATAGATTTTCCCAACTCAATGTTTGATTACTATAATGGTTTTTCAATGCAGCTTCTCTGAATTTATGTTTGAAATTCGTTTCATTTTCAAGATTTGCTGGTTCCGAAACATATTCAGGATGATTTGGACAGTCCTTCTGCCTGCAATCGAACATCACCAATCACCAGCCAAATAGTGTTCAAATGAAGCATATTGAATGAGTTGTTGTCCGCAGTCTGGACAATTGCCAAAAAAACGAGGATAAAGTCTTCTCACCTCTTCAGCACTCATAATTTTTTTTCTAACTCTCTCACTGTCATAAATTGGTATGCATTTGCTATGAGCACAACCACCAGCAGCGAGATAGGCCTCGTATTCAAGACGATTCTTTTCAACTCTATCAACACTTTCTTGACGCATTTCCTCGAGCCATTTATCAAAATCATTCTTAGATTCTAGAATGTCTTTTTCGTCCAAGTTCATTTATTGATCTACATAAAAATCAGCGTTTAAAACTCTTTGAAGAGTCTCATTTGGATCGCTCGATACATCAATCTTAACAAAGATTTTGTCGTTGACCATATCCAAATAAGCATTCTTGACTCTTCTTTTGAATGCTTCATCAGCAGTTTCAAATTGATCTGATTCATCGTTTTTGTCGTTATCAATTAATTGTTGCTGCCTTTGAAAATAAAATGAAATATCAGGTTGCATATAGTGAGATGCAAGAATATTCATCCACCCTGCAAATTTCTTATCTAGGAAGTACTTTTCTAAAAGCTGTTTACCATAGAATTGGTAAGCAATTGTTGAATACCACCATCTATCAGAAATAACAGTGATGCCATTTTTCAAAGCTGGAATTACGATCTTAGAAGTGTGTTCAGATCTATCCAACAAAAATGCAAAGAGATTTGACAGTGGATCTAATGGATACTCTTTCTTGGTGCAAAACTTATCAATCAGTTCTGCATGAGAACCATAAGCTGGATCTCCTGGCTGAAATGTAAAGATGGATTTGATACCGGCATCATTCAAAGCTTGATTCAAGAGCTTTCCTACGGTAGTTTTCCCACAGTGATCTTGACCCTCTAGACAAATTAATTTACCCTTGAACTTGTTTAATAGCATCTTTTGAATTTCTCCTCATATCGATCTATGAATCTAACTAACTCATTATCATGAAGTGTTCTAATTTCTTCATCAGAAAGGCGTTCCACTTCGTCTATGATTCTATATTCAAAATTATGCTTTTTACACCACTTTTTTGCAGCCTCTTCCTTCAACAATATATCTTTACTATTTCTCAGATTGTGGGGTTTTATTTCAACAACAACACTATTCTCTATTACAAAATCTGGATAATAACTCCTATTAGTTCCTTTGTAATCTACATATGGAATATTGTATTTAGCTATTTCTCCAGTGTCCCATAGTAATTTCTGTTTTTCTAACACATTGACTATAAATGAAAGCTCTAAAAGACTTCTGAAATACTTTGCTTTGTACCACCCAGACCAACCATTTCCAGAACCTTGTGGAGATGGTTTTCCATACATTCCATTGTTCTCACCCGAAGAAGCTTTTGAAAGTTTTTTCTTATATTCACCAGCTCTTTCATCACCATATATTTCTTCGAATGATTTACCTTTTATGTTGAGGGGCCTATCTCTAAACCCATGTGAATAAAGACCACCAAAATTAGGATTATTTTCTCCAGAATTTGAATTCGATAATTTTTTCTTGAATTTTTCAGCCTTCTTTGTACCATAAATTTCTTCGTATGTTTTTCCAGAGTTTTCAACATTTCTTTCTGCTAACTTTATTCTCTGCTCTTCTCTCAAACCCCTTTTATATTGTTCTTTCAATTTACAAGAATAGCAAAGATCTCTACCATATGTTTCTCGTCCCTTCAAGACGTAAGAGTATGATATTTCCCATTCCTTTCCGCACTCTTTATTGTCACATTTTATTTTTACGAATTGGGTGATTTGAATTTTGTCTTTAAGTTGGGGTTTGTATTTTGAATTTACTTTTTTCAACTCAGATAATATCATTGGAATCTCCTCATGATATTATCTTGCTCAGGAATCAGAATTATTCAATCCGCAATGATCTTCTCCTTCGAAGATCACTAAGCGACCCTTAAACTTGTTTAGAAGCATTCCTTACTCCTGTGCGGACATTATTACTACACATAAATATGCTTCTTGTCATTTTTTACGAAACATCAACAAGCACTTAGCTATATTGTTTTCTCCTATAACGTGTCGAGCCCTGACATCAGACAAAACAGACTTATAGTGCGCCTCATATTGACCATCTAAACCCATTATAGTGACAGTCGGGTTCTTTAACGATTTCTTCGTATTTATGGCGGCGATCATATAGATAGCACCAGAGATTTTTATCACGTCTCCAACTGCTAATTCCATCTCTTCAATCCGTCGTTAAAAGCCTTATTGAGCATGTCTTCAAAATCCGAAATTTCATTGATGTAATCTTTTCTGAACTCTGGTATTTGTTTGACCGCTATCCACGGCCTGGCTCCTCCCATTCCCATATTATACGTCAACCATGCAAAAGTAATGTCGTTGGCAAAATTAATTGAATCTCTGAATTGGCGAAGAGCTTCTGGAGTAGCTTTCCAAACGTTGTAAAAATCAGCCACCTTCCAATTTCTTCTATGACCATTGTTTAGTTGCCAGTAGCTTCTATCTACTGTTCCATTAGTATTACGATTAAAAGCCATTGGATTAAACTGGCTCTCTCCCTTACAAAGCGCGAAGGCAGAGTTAATTGGAGCATTATATTTCAATCCATACTGCAGTGTTGCTTTTATCAACTCTCTGTCTGGAATAAATTGGTTATAAAAATCTACAAAATTGACTTGATTATACAATCGCGCTATTTGTTCATTAATTTGAAAACCAGTATAGTATTTACTAGTATCTGTTAGAGATTTTTCATAGCGGGCTTTATCAAACCAATTTGAGGCTTCAGACACGATCTCTTTAGTAGTGTCTGGTAATATCTCAGCAGCTAACAAAAAGAGAACCAATCCCAACATCCCCAAAATCATGGCGAAAATCGGAATAATTCTTCGTGTCATATTATTTTTTGGCTAAATCTTTTTCACCAGGTACGCTAATCGCATAAGATGTTCCATCTCTCTCAATAACTAGAAACTCATCGTATTCCCTATTGAAAACACGAATCTCAGTTATTTTACCATCTTCATCTCTATAGACGTTTGAAACAACATCTGCAAACTCGCCCTCACTGTCACCAAAAACCACATTCAGATTATCGAAAAAATCTTCTATTTTCATATTGTCAGTTTTCCATCCTTATTTGCTTCTATAACTTTTTTACACTGAGAGCATTTGAATCTTCCGGCCTTTGGAATTCTCAACTTGGCTGAACAGGAGAGACACTTGATATTCATTGGAAAAATTGAGGATTTTCCAATAGTTTTTACCTCTTCTATAGTTGAAACTACCAAGAACATCTGCAAAAATCCAAGAAGATCCATGACTTCCTTCACTTTAGTGTTCATGTTTAAAAGAAAAAGGCTCTTGTCAAGAATAGTTGATGTCTTCAAAATTTCTACCAATGTACCAACTCCTGTAGAAGAGACATAAGTCAACTGTTCAAGATCAAGAACAATGTTTTTTCCTGTATCTGATGTAACGGTTTGTAAGATTGCTTTACAGGCGTCTGGTGAGTTGTAAGTATCCATGATGCCATTAGCTATAATGACTAAAACATCATCACCATTGGCGTGATTTCCAGTTAAGACTAAGTCTTTTTTGGCTGCATTGAAAGAGTCGAAGTATTCGGAATTGAATGACATGAGTTCATTCTCCTATACCCTTATCTTTCAACGCAGTCTAACTTCTATTCATCTATGTCGATGTAGATATTGTCTCCCCCGGGGATCTTATTCTCGCTCTGGGTGACACACCATACGACCTTGACAGCACGAGTGTCGAAGTTGTGGTCAAAATAACCGTCCGTAAACATGATGAGTGGATACGTGGTGTATTTCTCTTCGACCATCCAGTCGAAAGTCTTCTGGACGTCCGTGCCTCCTCTGCCCTTGATTGCGATTTTCTTCCAGTCGCCCTTCTTGTAGCCAAGTTTCACATCTTTGATTTCCGTATCCCACTGGAGAAGAATGATGTTGGACGTGTCTTTGACAATCCTCTCGACTTCGGTGAAGAACATCTGAAATTCCTTCTTACCAATGGATCCAGACGTATCAATTCCGATGATGACACGGTTGTTGAGCTTCTTGATTCCAGGAAGTGGAAGCTGCCTTCTGTTTCTCTTGGACCAAGAGTTTTCGTAGATGTTTCCAACGTCATGGATGGCCGCAGTGAGATACCTTCGGAGAATCTGCTTCCAAGAGATCTTGGATGGTTTTGTCAGTTCTTCGAGTTTCTCGACCGCTTCTCCGCTAATGTTGCCCCATCCGCGGATCTTTCCAGTTTCGATGATTTCCCTAATAGTTGCCTCAGTCAGTTCATCATTCTGTTCCATTGAAGAGTGGTCATCGATCTTGGAACCGTACATTGCATCAAACAAGTCGGAACCGCGTTGATTGCCGCTTCCGCCACAGTGAGGGCATTTTCCTTCTTCGTGACCGCCTCCACCGCAGCTTGGACAAGGAACTTCCTGTCCGCTCTGGTCTTTTCCAGTTCCATGGCAGTCGGGGCAAGAGCTTCCCTGTCCATCACCTTCCTGATCTCCCTGTCCCTGACCACTACCCTGCTGATCCTGTTTCTGATCACCCTGACCTTGGCCTTCTCCCTGTTGGTTTCCGTCGCCCTTATCTTTCTGATCTTTGCCCTTTCCCTTTCCATCCTGCTTCTGATTTCCCTGGTTTTGTTGCTTCTGGCCAGTTCCACCACAGGTTGGGCACTTCGGCTTCGTAGTTCCCTTTCCACCGCACTCAGAGCATTCCTGATCAACTTTTCCTGAACCACCACAATGAGAACACTGCTGTTTTTGGCCGCTCTGCTTTCCCTGCTGTTTCATCAGGTCCTGCATTGCATTCATGTATTTCTGACGCTGATCAATGAGCCACACATACACCTTTTCAGTGATGGGCTCATCCTTATACCCTTCCTTCTTTGCCATGTCGAGATAGACGGCGCCGTCAGGAAGTGTTGGTTTACGATTTCCGATCTGCATTGTTTTCAAATCGTCATTGATAAGCATGTCCCCAGCGACGTTGAAAACATAAGGGTCTTCAAGCGTCCTCTCATGGTGACAACGAATGAGATGCATGATTTCGTGAAGAAGAACTGCCTCAAGCTGGTCATCATTGAGACCCTTCCAAGGCTCCATCTCGTAGATGACATTTCCCTGATCGTCAAGAAGTGGTTTTCCACCCTTCATCTTGAGAATGGGTTTGCCTTCTTTGTCAAACTTGTAGAACTCACCACCACCATTCATAAACGTAGTGTTGATATAGAGGTTGATACGTCCCTTGACGCAATTAACTCCCATTGTAGGAATTGCTTCAGTCTCAAAGTAGTTGAACCTCATCAAGAACTCCGAGAAGAAAGGAGCATCACGAACCCACTTCACCGACACTGCTTCAACGCGAGCCGGGAGACGGACCCTCTTGACCTTAGTCAGCTTGTCGATGACTGAAATCATCTTCTTGGCGTTTTCTTTGATTTGTTCTTTGGTGACTGCCATTATTTCCTCTTTATATCAACTATGCCTTGAGAGTCATTACAACTCGTTTTGCATCGTCAGAAAACTTGCTAAGATAATGCTCTACAAATGGATTTACAGGATTTGACGAATGACATGCTTGGATAAGCGCTCGCAAAAGCTTGTTAAAGTAAAAATCGTTCAGATCCTCACAAAATCGATGGAGAACAAGAGAATACTTCTCGTGTTCAGTTTCTTCAATATCTTTGCTTTTGACGACATAAGAAGAAATCCTAGTAGCAAACTTTGCAAGTTCTTCCTCATTCATCGCTGTCAGAAGAAGAAGTATTTTTGCTTGGTCGGCAGAATCTCCAACAATATACGTCTCGAAAAAATCGGTTGGAGAAAATCTCTTTGTCGGCTTCATGAATACCTCTATGTAGATTATACAACAAGGGAGGGAGTCTCTAAACTCCCTCCCGGCTTGAGGTTAGTTCTTCTTGAGGATGCTGATGACCAGTTTGGAATCCTCGATGTATTTCTTCAGGTAGAGGTCCATGAAGTCATTCACCGGAGAAGCTCCATTGCACGACTTGGTGAGAGACTGGAGGAACGCGATGTAGATGTCCTTCTCCAGGTGATCATGACAGTACTGATGGACGGACTCGAGGGCCTTGGTCCTGCGAGGTTTGTTGGCGTCCTTATTCAAACTCTTCACGATGTAGGAAGCCAACTCGGTGTTGAGCTGGTAAACCTGATCACGCTGAAGTGCTTTGATCTTGTTTTTCACCTCGTCATATTTGTCGATGATGTCTTTCGGAGAGATGATCTCCTTGGACTCGAGGTACTTGATGAAGTGGCCGGCACAACCATTGATGATTGCGGAACCGATGGCCTGGGTGATTTCCTTGGGATCGACATCCGGATTCTGCTTGAGAATGTCGGAAAACTTTTCCCAAGAACGAGGAGTGACGAACACATTGTCATCTTCCTTCACCGTGTAGAAAAGGTGATTGGGCTTTCCCTGGAGATAGTTGATGACATCAGGATGAACATTCGCCTTCTGGGCCCATGTCACCCAAGTGTCGAGATTGACATCCACTGTGAAGTGGATGAACCTGTTCTTGAGGGCAGAGTCGAACTCATTGACGTCAGTCTTGTCTTCCATACCGAGGTTGCCGGCGGCAACGATGTACCAGGAATCCATGAGCTTGTGCATACCGACCTGGCGGTCGAGAACAAGCTGGAAGGCGGCCTGAAGAACGTCGGTTCTTGCACGGTTCAATTCGTCGAGAAGGAGAATGCCGGAAGTATTTTGGTAAACCTTTACACCCTGAAAGGGGATGAATTCGGGCGGAAGCCAACGAGCGATACCCGCCACCATATCAGGAACAGGGATACCACGAAGGTCCGAAGATTCAAGCTGTGAAAGACGAAGGTCGATGAAACCAATTCCCATTTCATCGGCGATCTGCTTGACAGCTTGCGACTTTCCGATACCCGGCTTTCCCCAAATATATGGGGTGATAGGCTGTTTCGTTCCCTTTTTGAGGACGAGCTTGAGATTGACTTTTAGTTCCTTGATCGTAATCGGCATTTACCTCTCCTTCCTAATGTAACAATGTGTTTTGGAAGACTATGCAAATAAGTATGCACGTTCTTTTCTCCCTACTTGAATTCGGCTTCTCTGAATCCACCAATAGGAAACCACATCCAACTCTTGTTGGTATCCATTGAAGAAATTTTGGTGTCTTCGAAAGGACCAATTTTTGGGTCCCACATCTTGATAGCTTTGTAGAGTCCATGAGGTCCAGTTCCACTGTAGCCGATGGAAAATCCAGAAGCGTTATAGATCTCATCATTCTTGAAATAGAAAGTACAAACTACTTCACTTGTTGAATCGCTATGGATTCCAACTGCCACAAGCTCCTTGCCCTTTTCATGAAATGCTTCGAGAGCTTCTAGGCTGATGTCGGTCACTCCGTCGTTGTCAGAACCGAGTATTCGCATGGTTCTTCCTCCATAATCATTGTACTACAAAAAATATACTCTCTAAAATGACTACACGCAGTCATCATCGTCTTCATCTTCTTCACTCAGTGCATAAAGAGCTTCTATTGCTGTAAGCTTTCTAATCATTCTGTCATCTTTCACTTCTCTAAGCTTATCGGCTGTTTCATCAGAAGTAAAATCTTCATATGAAGACGAGACTTCTGAGTTTAGTCCAGTTTTATTTACAACGATAAAGACCCATCGAAGACTCTTGTCTGAATCCATTTCAACTCTTTGGTAGATCTTAGTTTTTTTTGGATCATGATAGATGTCATAATAGAAATCAACTGCCCTAGAAGCAAACCACTTGTCTTTTAATGCTTCATATATTAGATCCAAAGCGGTGGTCATTCTTTTCCTCCAAGTAAATATTTGGCTTCAAAGGCTGTGAATTGTACAACTAACTCTTGATCTTCTACTTCGTTGAATTGTGCGAAGTATTCAAAATCATGACCTCTATAAAACAGAGGCATAAACAACTTATGATCTTTATCAAACGCAACACTGAAATAGGTGATTTTTTCTCTTCCAAGATAGTCGTTGATTACAGAAAGACGAACATATACTATTCCATCTTTTTCAGGAACTTCAAACCATCTATTTTCCAATGCTTCACCAATAACTTTCAATACACTCATCTATTTACTCAGAAGATATTTTGCTTTTGCACTCACAGAACAATGGTCTCTGCTAATGAGATGCTCCATGAATGTATAAAACGTCATGACTCCAACTGTTTGACGAATGAGTTCTATAGTCTCATCATCGAAGAACACTAACTTACCAAGAGTTGGAATGATTTCTTCACACAAATCTTTCGAAACCAGTACCTTTTCCATCACAGTGACCATGGTCTCTGGAACTTCTCTCACAAGAGCTATGAGAGATTCCTTTACATAGAAACCAAAATCCTTATATGTGACATCACTGATGTTATTGATGAAAGTTGTGATGTCGGCCATCTTAACCATTTTTTCAGGAATAGTACTCCATAACATGAAGTAGGCTTCATTGGGAAAATTATTGACGTCTTCGGTCAGCTTGACAATCTCTGGAGTTATATTTTGACTGACTATAGCTTGTTTGAAAGTGGCAGCATTGACACCCTTCTTCTTTCTCATGCCCATATAATCTTCAAATAAATCTTTTACCATGTCAGAAGGAATCTTTTGGTATCTGACGATGTCCCAATGAATGTCATTTCTGTTCCAAAGAAATCTGATTGTGACTTCGTCAAGTTTATTGTTGAGAAGCCCCTTGAGCCAACTTACAGTCTTGATCTCATAGAGCCATTTTATGTCAGAGGATTTTGCGTGATTGATGAGGTCTTGTAGAGTTATCTTCATTCATTTGGACCACCATCCACAGAAATACCAACAGCCACCTTCATGATGTATTTTACTAATTCATCTTCCATGTCTCCATCACTGTCGAAAACCATTAGAGAGTATTCTTCAGCAAGTCTATGACAAAGAGGATCACTGTTATCTTCCCAGGCATCATGCCATGTTTCATAGGTGGCTTCTTCTGGATCACCTGAAAGCTCTTCAGAATCGTATGACTCTCTCACCTGTTCTGGTTCTATGAAATCAAAGAAAGAAGTCGTAAGGCGTTCTTCAACTTCTGAATCGTCGATTCCAACATCAATGAGTTTTTCTCTGAGATATACAATCATACTTCCGTATTCCAGAAGTATTTTTGCCTTTTTATCGGGTTCCATTTTCATCCTTTGAGATGTTGGATGAGAATAGGAAATGAGACATTCTTTGCCTGTGGCAAGACGCCCAATATTTTCTCAACTCCGGGCATGTTCATACTATGGACAACAATCTCTGCCTTCGTTCCCATTTTAGCAATGTGTTTGGCGAGCTGATAGCCAGTGTTCTCTTCCTCTGATGGGACAAAGACTTTTCCGTCCATATCATGATCGAGGAAAATAAAATCAAAGGGGCCAAGAAGATCAAATGCTTTCTTGGCCTCATCTACTTTGTCGAAAAAGTAAAGGTCGTGATTTTTGAGAATTCTCTGAAAGGTTTTTATCCTCTCAGCATCATCCTCGAAGATCAAAACTTTCAACGACGTCTCCTTATAGTTTTGGCTTCAAAATACTGTTCACATCTCTCGAGGAAGATGGATCGATTACTCTTGGAGTTTTTCCAAGACCGTGGAAAATACTTCTTCAACTTATCGGTTGGAAAGTATCTCACCATCACCATGAAAAGCTTTTTTGCTCGAGGCAAATACACTTTCAACTTTCCATTTTCTTCCTTGGCTTGTGCCATGGAAAAAAGCAAGAACCCGTCGATAGAAGGCCTATCGAACATCAAGTGGTACTTCGCCAGCAATGCCTGCTTTTGGGTGTTGTCCATATAGAGAACTATGCTTACTGAACGAGAATGTTGATTTTAGTTCCTAAGTTCTTGTCGAACTGGACCGGACTGTGAACGGTTTCCTTGGCCACCATCTGAATCCGAGTTTGAAGGGATTCATCAGGAAATTCCACCGGATTGAGTGTTTCCACTTTGACGCCATTGATTTCCTTGGGAAGATCTTCGCGTCTCACTCCAACATCCTGAGTGAAGAGTCCTTGAATGTGCTTATAGGACCTGAGAGCATCTTTTACTATCATGAATCAATTATACCTCTTCCCTCTATCACCTCTAAAATCAACTGTTTCTTGTGCCAAGGTCTGGTGAGTTCACCAGTTCTTTTATTACGAACCCATCTGGTGGGATGATGTTGATCACAATAGTTGCTGTCTTTTCTGGCTGGGGTTTTACATGCAGGTTCGAGACATCTCATACTAAAAATTATGCTAGGTCAAACTCAGAGCTGTCAAAGACACTCTTGTTTCTTCCACCATACCCCTTGGCTCGAGCGAGAACCATTCGATAAGTTGATCCATCACCAAAGATGGAGTCAAACAATTCTAGTTTCATTTTCTGAATCACTGGATCCTTTGGAAAATGTTTGAGAAGAAATTTGAATCCTTCAAGTCTTAAACCAGCTGCATTTGAATTAATATCGGATCCATGCAGGAAATGCATGACAGACGATGCTCTTTGAATTTGAAGAAGACCCCTGCATTTATAGATGTACGATTTTGCGGTGAGAGAACCACTAGCAAGTGTGCTAAAAAGGGACCAGTGCCACTGAGATGCGCGGGCGAGATCTAAAAGCATGTATTCATGGGCATAGATCTTCTCAGCCATCCCAACTCCTAGAGTTTATCGTTATGGAGGTTGTGATACACGTAGTTTGGTGGATTGATGTTGGCGATTCCAGCCCTGCTTGTAATGATATAGAGAATGTTTCCAGGCTCTCTGCCGAAGAGTTTGCTTTTTGCTACATCTGGTTTTCCAAAGAAACCATCAGTATAGATAAGAAGATATGGAACCGGTTGAACTCCGCCAACATCCAATTGAAGTTTTCCCTGCTTTGCCTTATCCGACATTTCCTTCTTATACTCACCAACACGATATTTATAGTTCTTTGGATCTGGTGGTTCGATTTCTACTTGAACTGAATCGTCCGGAAGAGTTTTTTCTTTGGCCGCCTTCGATCTTTCTTTTGGATCTGAAATGAACGGTGCCATCTTCTCGGACCAAACGAAATATGGCTTTCCATCAACCACTCTGACAAAGTGTTCATCAAGGAAATCAAAGAGAGACTGAATGTCGGTTCCACCCATTCCCATGACTGCCATTTGTTCTCTTTCTTCTGGTGTCATTTCTTTTTTAGGCTTCAACTCAGTCATATAGTTCCACTTTCTGATTGGTGGATGGACTTCAGTGTCCCAGTTTATGTAATAGACTTTGCCCTTGATTCCATGTTCTTGTTCTTCAAATTGGCGAGCGATGCTGTTCATATATCCAAGTGCTGAAGACCAATCTTCAGCGGTGATAGATCCTGATGTGTCAAGAGCAAAAATCAAAATAGCAGCATTTTTCTCATAAATAGGGAGCTTAGGAGATCCTGGAGCGAGAATGCTTCCACTATGAGTTACTGGATTAAAAACTCCAGCTTGATAGGTTTCTCTCTTTTTGATATGCTTGTTGATTTCGATCTTATACTCTCTAAGTCTATCTAAGATTTGAGAGATGTCAAACTCTTCTTTCATGAACTCTTTCAGACGAGCAAAAAAACCACCAGATTCTTTTCCAGCCATAGTAGAACGAGCCTCTATTTTCTTCATATCTGCTTCGACTTCTCTATAAGCTCTCTCAATCAAACCCTTAGCACTTCCATCACTGTCTGCCAACTTGGAATGATCATCCATCCACTCTTTTCCATTGTTTTTATCAGAGTCTTTTTTATTCCCCTCATCTTCTCCCTCACCAGTTTCCATCTTCTCTTTTCCCTTCGTGCTCTCACCCTCTTTTCCAGCAACTGGTTTCTTGCCTTCTTTTCCCTTATTCTCAAAATCTCCAATAGCATCTTTGCCCTTAGTAAGTTCTCCGCCCTTTTTATCTCCTGGAGATGGAGAACCCTGAGGTTCTCCGCCCTTTGGTGGTTTTCCACCTGGTTGAGGCGGTTGTGATGGTTGAGGTTGTCCTGGTTTTCCACCTGGAGGAGGGGGTGGTTGCTTGCCTATTATTTTTCCTTTTTGACCGCCTGGTTTTCCAGGCTGACCGCCAGATGGTGGGGGTAGTCCAACAGGAAGAACATCGGGCTGATCCCAGGTTGCTGTCTTTACTTGTTCGACAATTTCTTTTGAAAGACGGTCTAAAAACTCTAGGCCCATATTATTTCTTTCCAGCTTTTGATTGCTGCATTTTGGCCATTTCTTGTTCAAGATGGCTCAGTTGAGCAGGATTTTGAGAAAATGAAGTTGTTTGTCCAACAGGACTAGAAGTTTGCGTTCCTTGTTTGGCCTTCAATGCGGCTTCAGCTTCTTTTTCTGTCATGGTCTCTACAGAAATCTTCTTGCCAGCGATTGAAGATACTTTTCCATATTCTTGAGTTTTTTCGTTCCAAACCACATCACCAACTTTTGGAACATAAGGATTGCCCTTTCCACTACCAGGCTTAGGTGGAGGTGGTGCATAGTTTTTCTTTCGATCCAACATCCATTTGTAAAGTTCTTCAGTAAGTTCCTGTCCCTTATAGTCATCTTTTGGATCGTTTTGAAATTCTTTTTCTACACTTCCATATTGTCCAGAAGTACCACGAGGTTTGATGAACCAAGCGTGATCAATTACTTTTATTGGTCTTCCACCTGGACCACCATCTTTTTCAACTTCATCGTTGATGATCGCGTCGGCTGCAACATTGAATAAGTGGGCCTTTTCTGGATCACCACCAGCCATTTTTCCTCTGATGGTGTGTTGCTTAAAAATGTGATAGAGTTCATGCAACAACAAAAAAACGAGTTCTGGTTCAGACAGTGAAGCTATAAATTCAGGATTGTAGAAGAAATGGATCTTGCCAAATCTGACAGTGACTCCAGCAGTTTCTATACCAGGTTCTTCATACCAATCAGTATGGGAACTACTGAGAAGATTTGAAATAAATGGATTTACATAAGAGATTTTGAACAAGAGCTCTTGAATAATCTTAGGAGGAGCATCACCATCTTCCAAAAGGACTCTCTTTTGAAGAAGCTTCTCATTCAGTTGCTTCAAACTCTTCATTTTATAGCATCCTTGAGAATAGTCTTCTTAGTCCCTCTTCAACTGGATTTTCTCTCGGTGGCTCTTCAGCACCAAGTTCTGTTACTTTTGGAGCTTTCTTGAGAATTGGGTTGATGATGTTTCGTCCAAGCATTTGCATGTTCAAAATAGTCAAATAATTCGTCAGGTTTTTTCCCTTCAAGTGATGAACAGCATATGAAGGTGGTTCGCCACCATCAATAAGTTCGCCTCTTTGTGCATGAGAAAATGCTTGAATGAATTTGCTAGTCTTTCCTTCAGTTTTCTTTGCATGCTCAATAGCCACATTTTGGATATTGCTATAGGTTTCAGAAACCTCAATCAAACGAGTCATGATTCTATCTGCGAATTCGTTAGCAATTGCTTCTTTTCCAACTTCAGAAGTGTATTTAGCAGCCTTCTGCTTAGGAGCGGCTTTCTTCTTTCCCTTTGCAGGCTTGGAATCATCTTCCTCTTCCTCTTCATCCGCTTCCAATGCTCGACCAGCTCTGATTTCCGACAATGCTTTAAACAATCCACCAGCATCATCAGCTCTCATACCAACATAATCAGTAAAGCCTGCGATGTTGGCTGCAATATACATTGCGAGATCACCATTTACTTCCTTGAGGTCTTCCTCAGGTATTTTCAAATCGTGTTCTTTAATGTACTTCTGAATAGATGCCATGGTTTCGTGATCTTGAATGAAGAATGGAATTTTTACTACAAACAATTTAGCCATTCCAGCATTTGCTGCTTTTCTCTTTTTCTCGGACATTGAAACCCAAGTTAGCAAGATGTCTTCAGGTGCCAATGTACGCTTTTGCTGTTGGGCGTTCTCGAATGATCCCAAAATCTCATGAGCTACTGCTTCTGGAGCCGCGCCGAGAGAAGTCCCAGCGATTTCTGCAAATAATTGTTTTTGATTGTAGTGTAAATAATACGCCAATGCATTGGGGTAACCGGCAGATTTGAAACCTTTCTCATAGTAGTCTTTTGGTTTCTTGCCAAGCAGGGTGTTGTCTTCCCAGTGTGTCGCCGCCGCAGAGATCATCTGAGCAACAACGTTTGACATCATTCTTGGATTAAACTGGCCTTCTCCCTTTGTAGTAAATTGCTTCAGAGGAACTGTCCAGTCTCTTGTCTTTTCTTGTGCGGTTTTTTCCAATACCCAATTGGTTACAATTGCCGGGGCCTTTCCAATATGTTTATCGGCAAACTCTCTAGTGTTAGCATAATCGACCCAAGCTAACCAGTCATATCCAAGATATACTGTTGCACCAAACCTTGAGAAGGTTGCACTATCCATCTTTGCAACATCAACAGTATCGACTGGCTTTCCAACGTTTCCAGCAGCAATGACTAGTGAATGAACTGGAAGTGTATATGTATTTCCAATACTTCCTGAGAGACAGAGGTTCATAGCTGCAGCCATCTTTTCTTCTTCCCTGTTGAACTCATCAAGGAAAAGAACATAATTTCCTGGAGCTCCACTTGGTGGAAGAATGTTTGCTGGCTTCAATACAACTTCTTCAAATCTCTGCATTTCTTTTTGGAATTCTTCGATTGTTTTTCTCTCTTCAGATGTAAGAGAAGAGAGTTTTTTCTTCATAAGATCTCTAATGCTCTCATCATTTGGACTAAGTGATCTCGTGACAACAGGGAATCCACCCAAGATTTCTTTGTAGAGAGAAGCAATCTCTAGAATACTATAATGCCATTCAGTTGCCATAGTTTCAACAAATTGTTTTGCTATGGTTGTCTTGCCTCCACCCGGAGGTCCCTGAATCAAGATGGAAGGTACTCTTTCATTAATTGATTTTCTGTCAAGAGCTTGTCGTGCAAATCGCTTTAGAAGTTTGACAATCTCTTCAACATCTTTATGTGAAGAAAGTTGTTTAGATGCTTCGTCTTGATCTAATTCACCCGTGTCTAATGGAATGTCGAGTTCAGAAGTCCTCTTACCCAAAGCCTTTTGAAAATCAGCTTGAGTTTCATCCTCGAGTAAAGTTTCTAATGATACTTTTTTTGTCTTACCCTCTGGTATTGGGGCATGCGTTGGTGGGACACCATATACATCGGGATTTAAAAGAATTGTCATTGAGTGTGGAGTACCACTACCCCACTTAATGGCGACTTTCATCGTCACTGGGTCAATGATTCCCTCTTCATTTCCCTTTCTATACATGGCAAAAGTCTTATCTCCAACCGTTTGGAAGAAGATCTTCACTTTGCCGAGGAACTGTGAAACCTTTTTTAAGGCAATTCTTCCCCAAGCTGCAAACTTTTTCATATCCTCATCGAGACTTTCGTAATTCTCGAGCAGATACTCCAAGCTAACCTCATCATGGGGCAGTCCCTCTTTTAGTATCTCAGATCTGAGCTTTTCTAAGAGGACGTCCATTTGAGACCACCTTTTCTAGTGTAGAGTTATGCTCTCTTGAATGCAGTTGGAATTGCGTCAGCCTTTCCCTTTACCAAATCCACGCAAGTCTTAATGCAATCTTCGAAAGACATTTCAGGAGACTTTACCTTCACAAACCAATTTGGAAGTGACTTTGAATCGCCTTCGATGTTTTCATTGAGCATTCTCGTATATCTCATGATCTCTTCAGTTGCAGTTTCTGGTTCCTCAGCCTTAGCAGCGCCTCTAGAAGCCAACTTGGCAGCTCCGGATCTTGCCTTTTCAGAAGCTCCAGATAGTGGTGCCATATAGAAAATCTGCCACTTGTCTTTGTCGATCTCATGGACAGCTACTTTCATTGACTTGCTTAGAAAGGTCTGCTTTGGAACATAGAACCATCCACCAGCTCCGTCAGAAATGACTTGGTCAGCTGGAATAATACGACCAGCTCCTGCTCCTGGACCCTGCTCAAACAGAGCTCCACCAGCTTTCTTCTCAAGGTTTTCAACAAACTTATTGAAATCCATACTCATAGTTTTTACCTCTCCTTTTTGAATAGTAAAAAGAAATTACATCTATATCTTTATAGGTTGCTCACTCTCGTTATCACTTTGTTCAAATAGTCCTCGTATTCAGAAATACCGTTTGGACCTATAGAATGTGATAAGTTGTTATGAACAATGACTAGCCCTCTGGGTAAGGGATGTGTTGATCTTGTGGCAATTTTTAATAATGTAGCACTTTTTTGGACTTCCCGCTCATAGTCTTGACTGGCATTGGCAATTAATTTCTTGACAAGCCCTTTGGCATCTAAGGTTTTAGCCTGGTTGGAAGTCACTTTAATTACAATGTATTTGGTGTTTTTGAAAGAATGAACCCTAAATGGTTCACCCCAACGATTAAAAATAGCAGTCCATTGAACAGTGGGAGTATCTGTCAGTTGGTATCTAAAAATGACAAGATTCAGCGAATCTCTGCCGATGACATCGAAAACACTTTCATTGAGCTGCAATCTTTTTCTCCCACAGTTTTATATTTATCTTACACTAAGGCAGCATTTCGTGTCTTTCAACGTACTCCATATCTTCGTCGCTCAGCTCATAATATAGATCATCAAGTTTAGCTAGAAGATCTTCCTGTTCTGTGGGGTCATCTGTTTTTTGCGATTTTTTGTAGATAACAACATATCTCTTCAAGGTTTTAGTGCGCGTCAAATCAGACTCCTCTAGAAAAGTATAACTTCAACTATCTTATCAATCATTTCCGTGAAAATGATCAAAAAAACCTCCAACATACTATGTGCTGGAGGTGTCTGGAAATGGAGCCGGGGATAATCGAAATCCCGTCCTGAACAAAGGACCTTCGCCTGCCGTAGAACCGTAGAGTGGTGGATTCTAAATACCACAATTCGCTTTTTTACGGGAGTTTCATTGAATGAACCCGTTCTTTGCTTTTTGTTACCCAACAGCTAGAAGCAAAAAACTAAATGCCGTTAGGTGAGCGGCTATGCCGCGAGAGCGAAGTTATTCGCGTCTATTTTGTAGAAAAACTTCGGCTAAGCCCAACACTGTTCAGTCGAAACCTTTACGGCCCCTTCAAAGTACCGCTGCTACACATGCAGCAGCGTTGTTGTGCTGGTGAAGTGAATCATTATCTATCGCCTCCCCTGGTGAATTCACTTCACTATTGTTCTCAACGCTTTTATATATGCTAGGTCCTCTACGAAAAATACGAGTTCTCTGCATTCTTCGCTTTCGAACTTCTCTCATTTCAATCAGAGTCATATTTTATGCTTCTTCTTTATCTTCTTCGGAAACTGTTGTTTGTTTCTTCAGTGCACTCTTTTTGATGGCTTCTTCCATCAACTTGATCTTTGCTACGTCAATTCCGGTGAGAGGATCAACTGGTGGAACAACTGTAGGACCAGTAGCGTCATCATCGCCACTGTAATATGAATCTATAGAGGTCTTATGTAGCATTCTTGCTGACATGTAGCTTCTAGTTCCAGCAGACATTTGAACTGAAGCGCCCCTGATCCCACCAGCGGTAGCTGCAAAGGAAGCGGTGTTTCCAGCATAGAGACCCAGATGATCAACGGCGGTCTCCATGACCTTTTCAGAACCAATGAATGTGAAAGTCCATTTCTTTGAGTTTTGAAGCTCTTCTATTCTTGACTTCAGCTTCTTTCTTCCATCTTCCTGTCCCCAGGACTTAGAGGCATTTTCCTGTCCATCAGTGATAATGATGAACAACATTCCAGTATCTGGATCATCAAGTCCTTGGATCTCGCTGGTAAAACGGTCAATCGTCATTCCAATGGCATCAAAGAGTGCTGTTGAGCCGTTTGGTGCGTATTTTTCAGCTGGAAACTCTTCAATGTCATTAATGTTCTGATCAAAGTTCAAAAATTCGACATTGTCGTTGAATGCTACGAGAGTGACATATGTCTCAACTCCCGTTGGATTTCCACCACTTATCAACATCTTCTTGGCAATGGCATCTGGTGAATTTGACTCTGTTTTTAGAGTCTGGATCTGCTCGTTAAAATTGTTGAGAGCAGAATCCTTGATACCGCCCATCGACCCGCTTTTATCGAGGATGAGTGCGCAGTGTGTGCGAATTATTCCCATTTATTTTCTCCTATTTTCTTTTTCAACATTCTCTTAGAAATATCATTCACTTCCGAATATTCATGTGTTTAGAAATATGCAAAATCTAAATGAATTCCTCTACGCTTTCCTTGATTTCAAAGAGAGTATTTGGACTCTCATTTCTCATACAGTCCATACACCATGTAGGATTTTTGAATTGAATGAAATCATATAAATCATTGACTCTTTTTCTGCATTTGTGACATCTAACTTTGAAAAAGCGATGTTTTACGAAGAGTCGCATGTAATAAATTCTACTGCTCCTGGGCAACATTCTGAATGTTGTGTCGCCGAGAAGCATTTTGGCTTCTTCTACCAAATCTTTATCATCGTCTAATTGTGGAGCATTAATCTGGGATGCATATCTTTCGAGAGTTTTCTTAGTCATCAACAATTCTTTCTATGAATTTATCTAAAGTATGCTAGTTTGCAGTTGCGGTAAAAGTGATCGTGTCTGTATATGTGGCCGCACTGACCCACCCTATGGTGCCTATGGTTACTAGAATTGGGTATCGCTTTCCAGTCGCTACAGTTGCTGGTTGACTCGCTATGATGGTTACAGCAGTGGCGGCTGGTAGTGTGTATGCAACAGCATTAACAGCAAAGATATATGGAACTGAACTAATATCTCCACTAATAGCATTCTTTAACACTTGTCCATTTGTAGAAGTGACCTTCACTGTGTTTAATCCATTAGATCTCACCATGAAATCATCACCAAGATTTTGTCCAGTTGAAAGAGTTCCAAAGTTGAAAGTGGTAGAAGTGCTTGCAACATTGAAGGACGAACCGGTTGGAACGAGGCATATGTCGAGAAGAGTTGGAACAGTCATGGTTTCTGTGAAGGTACGATTTCTGACAGATGCCCCGTGAGCGGCTATTGTTCCAATATAAATGTCCATTCTTATAGCATCTGTGTAGGTTCCAACCGGAGGAAGTTGTGTTGTTGCAACATAGCTTGTGAATGTTTGGACCTGAGTCGCAGTTCCTGCTGCGAAAGAACCACTCAACACATTTGCAGATGTTGGACTCGCTGTCAAATCCTCGAGAACATTTTTATTGGTTATGTTGTCATAGATTTGATAGTTGAGAATGTTGGCACCACTTTTTGCTGTTCTTGATGTGAAGGTTCCAGATGATCCAGAAGCAAAAGTGATAAAATAGCTACAAGCGGCTCCAGTATGCCGAATAGTCATTGTGCTAACTATAGTAACACCAGTATCAGGAGAATAGGTTCCAGTAGGATTTCCTGGAGGAACTGAAAAAGTTAATGTCTGGGCTCCAATTGAAAGAGACATAAACATCAACAAGATTAAAATGATTCGTGATTTCATTGCTTTTTCTCCTGAACAACAATCGTTCCTATATTATAAGAAGCCGGGGCTGCTATTGGGATTGTAATTTTCTGACTGTATCCCTCAAGATCATTGATGGTGAGTTGATAATCTCCTGGACTCAAACCGTAGGCTTCGAAATCTCCATTTTCATCTGTGAAAAAGGTGACACTAGTATTTCCTTTGATTTGTCCTGATTGATAAGTGAAAGGCTGTCCATTAAATGTGAGCTTTCCTTTTATGGAAATTGCTGCCTTTGTTCCAACAAATAGAGCGATTCCACTCTTGTAAGTTGGCTTCATGACTCTTATACTGTCTCCCACGTTCGTATCTATAGGGGCGGTAGGAGAACTAAGGGTCACTAGATCTAAGGTATAGGATGGCAACTGTGAAAGACCAATGTTGAAGTTTTTCATAGCCATGCCATCATAGGTTTCAGCCTGCTTGTTTGCAACGACAGTTTGACCAGCCATATTGTCTTGAGGAATAATGAGAGCAAAACTATCTGAGATTGGTCTTGTGATTCCAAAATGACCTTCGACCATTACAATCGCCACACCGGCAGAGAGAACGAGACTGTTTGTTGTTGGTGAAAAAGATTCTGTCAATGAACTTTCAGTGAATGGCACATTATAGTTCGCCGAAATAGCCCCATTCAAATCTGGACTCTTTGCCAAGAAAGTTGAAAACATCGGAAGACTCTGATTTGGCTGATAGGTGGCATTTACTGAGGCTGATTGCCCATCAAGCTGGGAGTTGAAGTTGGTGGTCTCTTTACCTCCAAGTGCAACAGAAGCTAGACCAAAATATCCTTCAAACTTCAATGGATTGCCTGCTTGGTAGGCAACTGTGAACATCAAACTTATGTTTGTATCTTTGAAGATTTGTTTTGTGAGAGTAATATTCGCACTTGCTTGATCGGGGTTTGGACTCAATCCCACTTGGTATCCAACCCCCAAGCTAAGCCCAATGCCATATGGAAGAGATTGACCGTAGCTTGCAGAAAAAAGCCAGGCGTAAATGTTGCTGTTGTAATCAAAACCTGGGAGTAAGAAGTTTTGTCCAGTGTATTGGGCGCTGAAGGTCACGGTAGGACGGAGATTTCCATATGCAAATACAAGTCGATAGTCGATTTCTGCCGCAAAATCGATTGGACTTTCACTCAATCCAAACTGTCCATGAACACTTCCATATGGAGTAGAATAAACAGCCTCAACTCCTTCCATTTGACGGCCAAGTCCTGCCTGCATATTGACACCAACAGTTAGAAATGGAAGGATTCCATACAGGAAATAGCCTGAAAATATTGGAACTTGTAGCTCCCATTGTGGAATTGCTACGTTCACAGAATACGACATGTCATTTTCAACGAGAAGTCTCGCATCATACGAAACTTCAGTATGGGTTATTTGGCCATTTGTATTTATGACTAAGTCATTTAACCCTCCAATGAAAGGAATATCTGGAAGGACATATTTGCCTGAATTCAATTGATAGGACTCCAGAGTTCTATCGTTGAGTATGATACTTACTGCAGATGGCTGAGAAAGTTCAAAGCTTTGTCGAATGAGATATGGACTTCGAAGAGCTTGAGTCATGATTGGATTGCGCGTGAACTCAACTCCATAAGCAGGAAATGGTGCCATAAAAGCAGTAGTTGGGAAAAAGACGGAACCAATAGTGAGTCGTTGTGAGTTGTCTGGAAAATCATGAACAACTCTAGCGTAATCGAGGCTGATGCTAGGGTACTCAATGACACTACTTGTCACGCTGGTATCAAGAACCCATCCTTTGTAGTTAATCACAGGTTGAAGGATAAGCTGAGTGGGCAAGGTTATAGAGTTTTGGATATCATATGCTGTCTGCAGATTCATGGTTGTTCTCATATTAAGGTAGACACTGAAATCTGCTGGAGTTGCGGCAACATAGTTTGGAATCGAGCTGCCAGGCATTCTAAGGACTTGAACCCTTTGTTCTTGAATAGGAATATTTAGTTCCAGCTTCAACAAATTGGAATCATATTTTGATATAATACCATATTTCTCTAAATCTTTTGGAGGCACGAAATCTTTGTTTGCTATTTCATTTTGAAGCTTAAAGAAGGTTGATTCATCTAGAATGGGACGAACAACTTCAATCAACTTTGTTCTATCTATAGACAATAGTTGGTTATCAACAATGATGCAGTTGATTGTTTTTTGAGATTGTTCATTAATAGTAAAATCAAGAGGAACAATATTCGAGCTTTGGGCTGAAAAAGATGAGATTGTGAGAAGAAAGAATATGATTCTAACGAATCGAATCAAACTTAAACGTGACACTAAAATCTTCGCCCTTCATGTCTGGAGGGAGAGGGACAACAAAGGTTCTCTTCAAACCTGCAAGCATATTCTCTCCATTGAAGCCCTTTAGTTCCTCGGGAGAATAAATTTTAAAGGACTCACTTGTCTTGACTTGAAGTGTCAAGTTGCTCATAAGAACATGGGCATTTCCTTTATTGTAGAGTGTAATAGCAAGGTTCTGTGTGTCGTGTTTGACTGAGTCTAGGACAACGTTTGGAACGGCATTTGAGGGAGTAATATAAATGGCTCCCATATAGCGGATAAGGATTCTAATATTTACTGGCTTTGGGCCATTGAAATCAACAGGAACTTGTTCAGCAATGATCCTGAAGTTTTGTTCCATTGAAACATCAAATGGTCCCTTCCACTGAACCTTTACAATTTGGACCGAGCTTGCGTCGAGAATAATTCTTGATGGATAGATGGCAAATAAATCGGTTGGTTTCAAAGTCTCAGTTCCATCGACAGCCATTTCACGAGATACCATGGTAACTTTGATTGCTACTGTGACATCTGAGGTATTGGTAAGCTTGAAACTTTGGATTGTGTTTTCACCAGATGGAGAGAAACTTAAACTGATTGGTGAAAAACTGAAGGCAGAGGCTACACCAACACTCACCAAAAAGAAGAACAAAAATGCCAGACTAGTCAAACCAGCCTGGCTATTTCTATTGAGTTTCATTATTTTCCTGCAATTGTAAACGTAAGAGTATCGGCGTAAGCGTTGCTCGCAGCAAGGGTATTGGTTCCAACATATGATATGTTGAGGTTCTTATTAACTCCCGCTGGTACAGTCATTGCGACAGTATTTGATATTGTTGATACTCCACTTGCAAACACTACGGCGACTGCATTATATTGAAGTGTATAAAGCCAAGTATTTCCACTAGCAACATCTTTTAAGAAAGGCGCAGTTCCGGCTCCTGCCAAGTTGGCCGAGGCAACTGTAACCGTATATCCACTATGGTCGTTGGTCTGTTCATTGATTATTGCCACCAAGACATTAGTTGCAGTTGTGGTGAGATCAAGAGTATTGAACCCAGCCTGTGGTGTAACTGTAATGTTTGTGCTGGCTGCAACTATTCCATTGAGAGTAATAGTTCCCGTTGTTGCAGCGAAAGCCAATGTGCCAATCAAGGCAAGGGCCAAGATAAGAAATAGACGTTTCATTCATTCCTCCTATAAGGTAAATAGAAATATGCTTAATTTTGGCTTCACGTGAAGCCTGAGTTAGTTATCTTATCCGTCTGTCGCATAAAATCTCTAGACTATCTCATCTATCATCCCATATTCAAGACATTGATCTGCGTCAAACCACAAATCATGTTTGAGAATTTCATCTATCTTTTTCATAGGAACTTTTGTATATTCCTTGTAAATATCCTTGATCATTTTCATGAATCGATCACAGTTTTCTTTGTCGTCTTTTATCTCCTCATACTTGCCCCACAGTCTGCTTGACATTTGGTGGATAAGCATGAAAGAGTGTCTGTGCATGAATCTTTTTTTACCTGCGACTGAAATAAGAGTGGCGGCTGAGGCAGCTCCACCTTCTACATAGGTATGGATGGGAAGTGCATTAGAAATAATTGAATCGAGAGCGGCAAGTCCATCAAGAAGAACTCCACCATCACTGTTGATATGAAGCTTCAACACCAATCCATCTTCTTTATATGGAAGCATATTGTTTGTGATTTCTCTTATTACTTTGTTGAGTTTAATTACTGATAGGGAAGTCACATCTGAATAAAAGTAAATGTGACCATCAATGTGTTCGACCAATTGTTGATCATCATCTTTTTTATTGTTGTTTATCGGTAATTTTCTGTCTGGAATCTCGGGTTCAATATCGTTTTGCCAAGACAGTCGCCTCATTCTTATCTCCTTCTGGGTCCAACAAATATTTGCTAACTTTGTGTACGTCTTCATCTTTGACACTATAAAATTTTGTAAGGGCTATCAAACCAAGTGGAGTTACTCTCCAATAGTTTGCAAGTTTTTGACCTCTTGAGGGAGTTGGATTGATTTCTTTTTTCCACTCAGAAAGCTCTAAGAGTCCATGTCTATTTAGATCATGCATTTTACTCCAGAGATGTTCATCCATATCTTCAACATGGTGCATTGTCACCCAAAAGATTCCAAATTTGTCGTACACTTTTTTGAGAAGCGGAAAAGAAACCAGGGGCCTAGTTCTTCTAAGCTCCCTGGCTATCATTTCTTTTCTTGCTAACTCAGGTGTCCATGCTGTAAGCCATCGTCGCATTATTCCTCTTCAATCTTCTCATCCTCGATAGAGACCAACCAATATGCATCGTTTACAAACTGACGCCAACTTTCATATTTCTTGTTTCCGATGTGGATCCTGAGGGATGGAGTGAAGTCTGGCTTCTTAGGTGACTTGAGCAAGGTCATGCCCGCTTCCTTAGGAGTCCTACCACCCTTTTTGGTGTTGCACTTGAAACAAGAGACAACGAGGTTTTCCCAAATCGTCTTACCACCCGCCACCTTTGGCACAACGTGGTCGATGTTCAAGTGCTTCTTCTGGTGCTTCTTACCACAGTACTGACAAGTGTCTCCATCACGAGCATAGATGTTTCTGCGGTTCAACTTGACGTTGTACTTGACAAACTTGTCGAACGTCAAAACTCTGATGACGCGAGGAACATTGATCGTCAGCTGCGGCGTGAAAATCCAGTCCATCTCTGGATTGTCTTCATATGCTCTCCTATAAGCAGACACCTCAGCCCAGCTATTAAAGTCGTAGTTGGAATAATTACCATCCTCGACCTGAATAACTTCTGCCACTGTTTTGTAGAGCAGAATAAGAGCCTTCTTGGCTGAGATGATCTTGATAGGCTTGTAAGACCTGTTCAAGACAAGAACATTGAGAGAGAGCACGTCCTCCATGATAAAATCCTTTCCGGAAGGTCTCCACAATCCTTCCAATTGAGCGGAGCCCCCGAGAATCGAACTCGGTCAACCCGATGAAGGGTTGTACAGATTAGCAATCTGCTGCATTACCGGCCTGCCCGGACTCCATAAATTTGGATTTTTTTAAGAATCCTTTTTCCTGCCTATTTGAGACTTGGCACTATCGTTATCAAGTATGCTAATTGATAAGTGAAATCTTAAAAATTCAATATACACTTCCTTTTCACCCCATTCATACTTGTGGTAGAAGAAACAATGTCGAGGTGGTTTGACCTCATATTCATTATCACCATCAGTACGTTTGAGATCATAGTAGTTCAATTTTGGATCCCATCTACCAAACGAAATATCAATTTTCTTCTTTCTAAAGTTAATAATTACTTTTTTCATAGTGGCTCCAGTAATAAAAAAGGGGGCGTAAGCCCCCTGTTCTTTACAGTTTGAGGCCCGCTATAAGCGCTAATTCAATATCATCGAAACTTAGTGGTGCTATAGATCCCAATTGTCCATTTCCAATTTGAAATCTAACTGCTGCTCTTGCTTGAACAAATAGTGGTCCTAACAGAAGCGAGGGACCACCACCAATTTGAAAAAACCACGCTGCTGCATTTATCTTACTAAAGTCCGTGGCATTTTCTCCAGTTACTCCAAGTCCTGCAAAAATTGATAAATCAATGATCTTGAGATTCAGAAAATGGAATGTTGGATCAATAGTGGCAAACCATACAATGTTGTTGCTTGAATCTGGGAGTGTGGTAACTGCCGTTAAATCGATTCCAAAACCCATTGGGTCATATAGTTCCAAATATATTCCAGGTCTGATGAGTTTGGTGAGATCTCCCGACTGCAATGACTGCAATTGGGAATTTGTCGTAAATTCAAAATTTCCCGAAATTCCAATCTTAAAATCAGCCATTGCAAATGGCGCAATAAACAAAAGAGCCAACAATATAACAATGAATTTTTTCATTCGTTTTCTCCTGTAGAGGCAACCAAATTATCTTTCTTCTCGTGCAACTTATGATTGCAACTCGGACAATTTGGTTTTTTTCCTACCCGTACATCAGTCTCAAGGATAACTATCCTATCACATCTTTTACAATAGAGTTCATAGGTGTAAATCATTATGAATAAATTATGCTACGGCATGTTCCACTATGCTATGACATGTTCCGTTATACTACCACCATATTTCATGATGCTATATCGGGAAAGAGATAGGATTGGCCCTCATAATTTCTGAAGACAATGTTCTTTCCTTCAGTTCCAACCACATAATTTGGAATGACCGGTGTTTTTCCACCACCATTCGGTAAGTCAATTACAAATTGTGGAACAGCATATCCAGAAGTCCATCCTCTTAATCCCTCAATCATCCTGATGCCCACGTCCAAAGGAGTTCTAAAATGGGCAGCTCCTTGAACAACATCACACTGATAGAGATAATAGGGGCGAACTCTAATCTTTAACAGACCCTGGAACAGAGCTTTCAGAATATAGAGATTATCATTCACATCATTCAACAAAACTGTTTGACTTCCGAGAGGGATTCCTGCATCAGCAAGCATTAAGCATGCAGTCTTACATTCCTCTGTGAGTTCGTCGGGATGGGTGAAATGAATGCTCATGAATAACGGATGATACTTCTTAAGCATTGCCACCAGTTCTGGGGTTATTCTTTGGGGAAGAACGACTGGAACTTTGGTACCAATTCTTATGATTTCGACATGAGAAATTGCTCTAATGCTTGAAATCAAATACTCAAGATTATCATCGTCATATGTGAGAGGGTCTCCACCAGAGATAAGAACGTCTCGAACTTCTTCGTGTTCTCTGATGTATTCGAATCCCTTTTCCCACTCAGACTTAGTAAATCCATTTTGCTCTATCACTCGGCTTCTTGTACAATAGCGACAATAAGTAGCACAAAGATCTGTTGCAAGGAACAGAACTCTGTCTGGATATCGATGTACGATGCATTTGACAGGAGAGTCATGTTCTTCTGCAAGAGGATCATCCGTACAGTCAGATGTCACAATGTTTTCACTCATGTTCGGCACGAAAGTTTTTTGAAGAGCTTTCGAATTGAGAGCGACTTTCAAATAATAAGGGGTTACCGTGAAGGGAAGACGCTTTGGATTAGGCAATGTGTCATCTTTCCATAATCCCAATGTCTTAATGTCTTCAATGTTTTTAACTCGATTCCGCATTTGCCATCGCCAGTCATTCCACTGGTCCGATGGCACTGTACCTGGAGGGAACTCCTGGTCTTGTTTGTCAGATTCATCCATTTAGTTGCTTTCTCCTCCCACATGGGTGGTGTATAGTCTTATAGATAGTATCTTGCACGAGTGTCGAATTCATTTTTGTTTTTCAGGAAGTTTTTCGTTTTAGATTGGCAAGCAACATTCGTATTCTTGGAAAACTCTTCGACTTGAAGATCGACCAAGTGAGCGAGTTGGGACTCATTTCCTTCCAAACAATAGGAACATTCTTGAGATTAGGAAGGAAGAAGTCTCTCCACTTCTTGAAAGCTTCGATGACGTCATTCTCATCATTGAATTCTTCTTTTCCCTTGACATACATAACGTCAAAGTTGTCCTGAGGATATTCAGGTTCAAGAACTGGGCACTCACTTCCAAAACGAATGGCTTCGTCCAAATCAGATTTGAAACAAGATTCAGCCAGAATGGTTGTGATCCATCTCATATGGAGACGTCTGAAAATAGTTGGAAGAGCTATTTCAACGTCTTCCCAAGCGTATTTACAACCCTCAGCCTTAGTTCCTTCAATATCAGTGTGGCCCCAAATATAGATTTGTTTTGGGTGCATATTATTGAGACGCTCAAGCCTGCTTCTCATTTTTCTGAACCAATTGAAGTTCTTTTTGGCGTGATAGATTTCACTCTTATGTCTCTCATATATTTTTTCGAGAAGAGGAGATCCTCTCTGAGCCTTAGCTTTTTTTTCATTTTCTTCTACTCGATCATGATCAAGTTCGAAGAAACCATTTGGGCGCTTCTTCCACGCTCCATCAAAAAGATTAATAGGTTTCTCGCTCATGTCTTTCACCCAAGAGAGCTTTTGCTGTTTGAGCATAAAAGGCGACATTGATCGCTTTTAGAAGCTTCTTGTCCTTTACTTTTTTGCGTTTCCATAGTGGAAACGATTCTCTAATTTCGGAGTAGTATCTACCAAAATCACTGACTACCATTGCTGCTTTATTGTTATTGTAGTTGATAATATGGCCATGAAGCAAATAGTCTTTATGCCAATCATTCCACTCAAATCCCTCAATACAAACAAGGAAGCGGTTTGAGCTTAAATTGACCTCATACCACTTATCGATCATGGACTGAAAGTCCGTTTCATACTCCTTTCTGAGCTTCATCGAGACATATTCGCCATGCGGTTTTTCATCACGCATAGCATAAACTATGCTTCTGCGCGCGGCAATTCTTCCAGCTTCTCTTCTGTCATGAGTTTTATAAACTCATCTTTCTCTACGACTTCTTTTTCAAGAAGAAGTTTCGACAAGTCTTCCATAAGCTGTTTCTTGGTGTTAAGGATAACCACAGCTTTATCGTGTGCTTTAATGAGCATGTTTTTAACTTCTTCATCAATTTGTGCCGCTACTTTTTCTGAATAATCTTTTTCAGAAGGGAAGAAAGAATTATCTTTGAGAAATGGATTTGATGGTCTCTCATAAGAAGAAAGTCCAAGAGAGCTCATTCCATATTCTTTGACCATAGCTTTCGCAATCTCTGTTGCCTTCATCAGGTCACTTGAGGCTCCAGTGGAAACGTCCTGAATGAAGAGCTCTTCCGCGACTCTTCCACCAAGAAGAGTAGCGAGCCTTGCTTCAAGCTCTTTCTGAGTCATCAAGTAACGATCTTCTGTAGGAAGATTGATTGTGTAGCCAAGAGCAGCAATTCCACGAGGAATAATGGAAATCTTATGGACTTCATCACCCTTTCCAGAGAAATGGGAAACAATGGCATGACCAGCCTCGTGATAAGCCACAATTTTCTTCTCTGATGGACTGATCAGCCTTTTTTTCTTTTCTAGACCAGCAACAACACGATCGATAGCCTCACTAAACTCATCCATCATAACTTCAGTCTTGTTGCGTCTTGCAGCAAGAAGGGCTGCCTCATTCATGATGTTGGCGAGATCTGCTCCGACAAATCCTGGAGTTCTCTGAGCAATGGTTTTGAGATCAACGTTCTCAGCCATCTTGATCCCTTCTGAATGAACCTTGAGAATGGCTTCTCGACCAACAAGATCTGGCCTATCAACAAGAACCTGTCGGTCAAATCTTCCAGGTCTCATGAGAGCTGAGTCAAGAATCTCCGGTCTGTTCGTAGCAGCCATGATGATGATGCCAACTCGAGTATCAAAACCATCCATCTCTGTAAGGAGTTGGTTGAGAGTTTGCTCTCTCTCATCAAATCCACCAACTGGAGAAAATCCTCGAGCTCTTCCCAGGGCATCAAGTTCGTCGATAAAAACGATACAAGGGGCTTTTGACATCGCTTGAGCGAAGAGATCTCTTACTCTCGCAGCTCCAACTCCTACAAACATTTCAACAAACTCAGATCCAGAAATACTGAAAAATGGAACCCCAGCCTCTCCGGCGACCGCCCTTGCAAGAAGTGTCTTGCCGGTGCCAGGAGCTCCAATTAAAAGGATTCCACGAGGGATTCTTCCACCCAATTGCTGAAAGCGCTGGGGAGTCTTCAGAAAATCTACAACCTCTTGAAGCTCTTCTTTCGCCTCATCAACTCCAGCGACATCTTTAAATGAGATCTTTTTTCCAATCAGAGGTTGGTTGAGTTTCGCCCTACTCTTTCCAAATGAGAGAACATTAGTGCCCGCTCCACCAGTTTGTCGCATGAAAAAGAAATATAGAAGAGCAAAAGGAATTATGATCCATAAAAGATTGGATAAGAAGTTGCTCTGGATTTTTCCAGAGTATTGAACATTTTTGGATTCGAGTAATTTCGTCAATTCTGGATCATCTACGCGAATGGTTGAAAACTGCTTCTCAATTTCTTTATCTTTCATTACTCCACGGATCTCAGTAGTTGAAACAGAAACTTGTTGGATCCTACCGTCAATTAGGGCCTTTTTAAAAGTACTATAGCTGATTTCTGGAGTAGTTCCACCTCCAATAAAAAACTGAAAAACAAAATAGCCTATTAGCAGTATGGCCACAATAGCGATATTTTTACGCATGTTGGGAGCTTTGGGAGTTGGTTGATTCATATAAAGGAATTATGCTAACAATTGAGAACGAAGTTTCTGAATGAAAGAGTTGTTAATGGACTGTTCTTGTTGAAGAGCAATGGTTGGATCGATTACTCCTTCAATCCCCTTTTTGAAACCAGCATATTGAATGCCAAAATTGAGGGCCTTTTTAGTGTCTGTAAATCTATCTAGATAGGGCTGAACTTCTTTCCACCACTGGGCGATTTGCCCATTTTTCAACGGGGTGTTACCCTCATATCCACCTCCAAAAGCTATTCCATTCAAAACATTTTGCTTTATTTGGTCAGCTGTTCCTGGACTAGGGGCATGAAGCCCAATTGCTACTGTTTGTCCTTTTGTTTGAGGAGTGTTCAGTTCATACTTTTGACCAAAAGTTTCTATAGCCTTAGCGAGAACTGGATTTTCATTTTTTGGATTTTTAACTACTCTGGCGTTATATTGACTACCTACATATGTAAGGAACATTTGTCGAAGCTGCTTGATGCCATCTTCATTAAAAGTACCATCCTGTTTTCGTAAGAAGCTGTCTATATCAGACTTTGGACCATTGTTCGCCTCTCTTTTTATCCATTCCAAAAATTTGACCTCTAATGGCTTAAGAGTTGCAGCAGTTTGACGCGATCTGTGTTCTGCTGTCTGTTGTTCTTTGTCTTGTTGTGGGGTATATTTGATTTCCGGAAGTTTCTTTGGTCTTCCCAAATCATATAGAATCAAATTTCTTACATTTAGAAATTGTTGCAAAGTATAAGTAGTTTTGTCTTTGAAAAAGATCAACGGAGTAGTCGTTCTGCCAGAATCTTCTGGTTTTGAATTTTGTTGAGAAGTTGTTTGATCTGGTGATTGAGAAGCTGTTTGAGCTGCGTTTTTTGCGGCCTTCTCTTGCTCCTCTTCAGCATCCCAAACAGATTGCTTCTTGGCCATGGCAGTTGAAAGCTGATCAGTGAAGTCTTCTTGTATCCTCAATTGTTTGTTGAGTTCGAGATTTATTCCAGACAGAAACTTCTTGTAGTCCATAGAGTGTCCCATATGAGATTATCTTACTTAGAACAGTGGTTTATTGATTGAGGAGAATCTTTGCGAAAATAGATAGAAGATCGTCAGATGTAGGTATTTCTATGTCTTCAATTTCGCCATAGATAGATTTTTGATGCATCTTTATAAAGAAGCGGCCATCCTTGATGTAAAGAAGGCCTATAGTACCCGGTGTTTCTGGAAATGAGATTTGAGGATCAATGGCACCATAATTCAAAGAAATATTTGCCATGGTCTCATCTTCTCTTGTCTTCTTTATTCCAACCCCAACGCCACCGGAACAAAAGCCATCCAAAAAATACTATTTTGCATGAAGGATAGATTTCGATCATTGGAAGAATATGAATGCTGTTAGTGTATCCGCTTCCTATTCCGAGGTAGTGAAGACCAGCAAAAAACTTCCTGCCTTGCCATGCACCATACACCTTCCACCTCTCCTTTCTAAAAAGAGAACAGTCGTCTCCGTAGCCACGATTCTGGTTTATCTCCACATCTGTCTCAGTCTTTCGACTGGTCCTTGCGGACTGCCTCAACCCGTCCATTGTAGGGCCGCTTTCCCCCTAGGACTGTTTGAGTTGCAACCATCTACGTGGTAATAACGGTCTTTCGACCTCCCACGGTCAGCGGAGTTGTCGTGAGCTTCCCTCTAACTCTCGATCGCAGCTGCTGACCAAGAATCAGCGTGGAGTCGATACGACTGTTCTTATTTGAAATATGCAAAAGAGATTGGGTCCTCTAAGCGGCTTGCTTGTCATCCGTAATGACTTTAAACCATACCCGCCAGTTCGGAAACGGAGTCCGAGGACCAAATGAGCAGACCCAATCTCAAAATCATGGTAGTTTTATTGGAATGTGATGCATTGGGATGACGCTGTTTAGTGCAATCATCAATAAACAAAAAATACCATCGATGAGAAACAAAACAAGAATCATTCTAATGTTATCTCTTGTGATTCCAGATCTATCTATTAAGTATTTTATTGTTGCTCTGAGCACTGTTTCTTTCTTTTTTGAACGACGTCATAATCATAGTAGTGAGAATCCTCAAGCATATGAACACCAAACTCAACTATTCTGTCAAAAAACATTTGTTCCGTCATTCCATTCTCTACGATTTTTTCAGCGGAAACGATTGGGTTGATGATTGTAATAACACGACCATCACATAAAAGATTCTTCCCATCTAAAGTAAAGACGTGACCGGGATACTTTTCCCCCAGAGCACGGAGATCTGCTTCCATCTCCTACCTCCAGTATTTAGTTTTGTTTATCTTCGCCTGCTCGTGCTTGAGATAAAAAGGCTCACTAAATAGTGAGCCTTTTCTTCAAATCTTTTCCCGTTATTGGCTTAGAGATGGCCGCGAAGAATTGCGGCGCCGATGATCACGAACTGGGAGATGAGGGCAAAACCAATCAGACATCCCAGAACAACCCTATTCATCTTCGATTCCAGAATCTTCATGCTCTCCTCCTTCCTCTAAAACTTGAGGTTGCTGAAGCGCAGATCGTAGGGATTGCCATTGACGTTCCCGATCTTCCTACGAGAAATGAAGCGACCCCTGTTTTCGAGGATTGCCCTCGCGAGAGACTTCATTCTCTGCTCGTCGCGATCATAGAACTTTGGGACGTCGTTGGTCACGTCGAGATAGACCTGGCTGCCGTGAGACATGACAAACTTCCTGTCATATTCATCGAGCAAGATCTCCCTTTCCCACTTTTCCCCATTGCGAGTCCAATGCGTCTTTAGAACACCTCTCATCAGTTACTCCTTCTCTTTGTTTAGTTTTTCTGCCAAGAAGTCGAAACCCTCGATGAAACCGCTTGCCCAGGAGGCAACTTCCCCATCATTGGGGCTTTTATCACCTTCCTTTTTGGCCTTTCTCTGGGCTTGGCGACGAGCGTTCTTGATCAAGTCAGAAAACTGGTCTTTCACGATAAGATATATGCTCAAAGTAAGTAAGATAAATCATATGAAACATTTCAATTTTGACCATGAAAAAATCAAACAGTTGCCATCGTATAAAGATATCATTTCTCTTGGTTGGCGAGATACTACCACTCCAGCCCAACTCAGTCATGGAAACATTGACTTCAGTGGCAATCCTGATGTAGCTGATGACAAAATCACGGTATTTGCGCAGGGTGTGATTAGAGGCTATTCTGCTGAAACAAATTGGCCAAGTGCAACGAGTAAGTGGAGAAATCTCAGACCATATAGAGTCAAAAAAGATTTACCACCAGTACAAACTGAAAAAGATTATGAACTAATGTTCGACATTGCTTACACATACTTGGCAAAACGAATTCATAGATATGATAAATGGATGTTGAAAAATGCTAAAGATTTGATCCGTGTTTTCTTCGATGAAGAAAGTGAAAGGGTAATTCTAAGGAATAAGTGGGTTTCTTCAAAAGACTTTTATAGCGCATTCTCATACGCAATCAAAAAACTTCACGATCCAACTATCTAGAGATCCTGGAGGGGCTCGAACCCTCGACCGACGGGGTTAGAATCCGTTGCTCTGACCATCTGAGCTACAGGACCAAGGCCTCTCCGGCGGGTGTCGAGCCCGCGACCTAGAATTTTAGGGATTCTTGCTCTACCGTTGAGCTACGAAGAGATATAAAGACATATGCAAAATAACTCCGCCGGAAGGACTTGAACCTCCAACCTTCTAATCTTTCGACTAGACGCTCTGCCAAATTCGAGCTACAGCGGAAAGAAAACCTCGCCAGAAGGATTCGGACCTCCAACCTCCCGGCTGACCGGGTGCTCTACCAAGATTCGAGCTACAGCGAGAACGTGGCGGAGACCAGCTCCGCCACATTCATACCAATGCTAAAGTGTCAGTGAAAGAAAGATCTTTCACATCCGCAGGACCAATAGCGAGTGCTGTAATAAACCCCTCTTCCTCCATTAGCGCAACGTAAAGTTTTCTTTTCTCAGCTTCAGCTTTGATCTTCATCATCTGCTCCTTGCCCCAAGCCTTGCATACGACTTTTGTATAATGATCCTTAAGCCAAAATCTTAGGGCCAAATCGTCCGCATCAATGGAAAACTTGTCTCCATTCCAAGTTCCACGATTAACGATGTTGAGCATGGAAGCATGAGCAATTTGAGCCATCAATCTTCCGAGAGGAAATGGAACGGCCATATTTACCACAATCACCTGTTTGACTTCATCTGCCATTTTATGCCTTCCTCGTGATCTTGAGAGTGGTCTTGCCAAGTCCATCTTTGGGTAGAACCTTCTCGGTGTTGTAAGGCCAAATAAAACCCTTTACCGCGGAGAAATCGATTCCAAACTGCTTACAATACTTCTCTACACGGTATTCACTGATCTCATTGCCCTCAGTGATTCTTTGCTCAATTTTATCATAGGGTTTTCCACGGGCAATACCGTAAATGATGTTCAAATAACGGGCTTTCTCTTTGTCGGAAAATCCAGACTGAAGTCCATCGTATTTGAACCCGTTTTCCTTGTCATAATCAATCGCTACGTTTTTCTTTTCATCGTAGCCCCAATGGTTAGGAGCAGTCATGCCCTTGTCGTGATAAAACTTACGACGAGCAGCGATGTATGCAGCCTTGGCCTGACGATCGAGTCTTCCAATTTCGATCGTCTTTTTCTGAAGAGCCCTAAGCTCAAGGTATTTCTCCTTGCTGCAAATGTAATTCCTGGGGGTGAAGACCTTTTTTTCAACAGTGGTGGTTTCCATTGTTTTTCTCCTTTAGTTTGTGTTGTGATCAGACGACGACAAACGTCAAGGAGGTGGCATTAATGTCTATGACATAGATAACCTCCTGGTTTGTGAGAAAATCGGTTCTGTGTTGTGATTTAGAATTGAGTGGCGAGAGTTAGTAGTAGAAGAAGAAATCTACGACATCGTTCTTATCTTTGCCTTTCGAATAGAAGTATGCAAGATCTACGACTTTTTTGCAGATTTCTTTTCATCAACCACGGGGCTCTGCTCGAAATGGCGTGTAAATCTACCAAGTCCAGCAATCAGATTTCCAAGCTGGACGTCAAGCTTATTGTTGAGACCTGCGACCGAGCTGCCTTTTCGAGAATATCTCTCAATAAGGTCCAATTGTGTCGAAACCATGTTTTGAAATCTTTCTACTAATTCGATGTTGTCTGTTGAAAGCGTGCTCATTTTTATCTCCTACTTTTTTATCTATTAATGCCTGTTTCCGTCTTTTTCGTTTTTACAAAATTATTAGGGCGTCTCATTGCAAACACAGCGCCAGCATTAGTTCTTCCATCATAGTCGGTATCGACCACAATTGCTCCACATTCGTAACACCATCTTATGACGTCTGCCTCTGCGTCACTGCCAGAGCTATAGATTTCGATTAAAGAATGTTTCTTGCCATCTATGCACATTACTTCTTTACCTGAAATCCGAGTGGAAAAATAACCATCGCACCCCTTTCAATTCCAAGGGCTGCAAAAGCGCCTTGGCGCATTTCAATTGCAAAGTGAGTATGAAGTGGTGAAACATAGATTTCTTCTGAAAGGGGCTCCATATCAACAATGCCAAGGATCTTTCCCTTAGCAGACACCCAAGCAGCAGAAAGAGCTGTGGGAGTGTCTTTCATCCAGAGAGACGGACGACTATCTTCGATGAAAAGCATAGCGTCTCGAGGACCCAAGTCTTTTCTTCCCATTAAACCATGTTCTTTTTCTTCGTCTGTTCGCGCAACTTCTGTGCGAATCTTATGACCATTGATGAGGAGGGTGATTTTCTCTAGAGAGGCAACCTTTTTAGGAAATCTCATCTTCCTCTTCCTCGTCTTCTTCGTCCATATACTGAAGCCATGATTCTCCACCCATATCAGTCATGTTTGTATAGACTGCAATCTTGGCCTCGACATCAAAGTCTGCCATGGCCCTTTCAGCAGAAGTCTTTGCCTTATCGAACTTCTTTTGGTAATCATCAAGCTTATGCTCTTCACCATATTCCCAGCCGATGATCTCTGAAATGAAGAAATATTCTTCATTCTCTCTATCGACTCTGACCATTTCGTTGTATTTCTTTGGAATCTTGGCGGGCTTTTCAGGAAACTTAAAACCAACTGCAATAAATGAACTAGTGGAACTATTAGACACGAACCCAGTTCTTATCTTCATCTTCTTCTCCTCAAGGACTATAAAAGTCCAATCTTATTCTTTCGATCAAAGATTTGGCCTATAATGCTGATCAATGAAAGGCCTCCAATAAATATTTGCCAACTAAGTGGAATCTTTCCAAAAACTCCGTCTGCAACAACGAAGTTCAAAATAACGACAAATCCGACATAAACCAAAAAGCTTATAAGCCATTCCTTGGCCAACTTGGCTCTGATTTTTTCACCTTCGAGGCTAGCTTTTGCCATGGCATTGCGATTAGCTCTGGAAACAGGCTTACTCCAAGTGGTGCTTCCCTTGGAATCATAATCGAGTTTCCAACCGGCCTTCTTCATATTTCTTCTGTATTTAAGTTCTCTTTTCGACAACTTTTTCAAAAATCATCTCCGAAAAAGCCCTCTGATTTTACTATACTGACATAGGCTCTCTTGGTTAGCTTTTCGTTGTAATTTTCTTTTACGATGGTATTGATTTGATCCCAGAAGTCTCCATCATGTTCCGTCTCACCTTCCATCATTTTGTCGTAGACATAGTTTGTGATTTCTTTGATTTTAATAGCCTTGGAAGATCTAGTGGAGGCCTGATTTAGGGCTTTGTTTATTTTCATCATAGGATCCTTAAAATGAAAGTGGCTCCCCGGCGGTGACTCGAACACCGAACATGCGCATTAACAGTGCGCCGCTCTACCAACTGAGCTACAGGGGAATGGTAAACACATTCAAATATGCTCCTTACCTTCAAGTAAATCTCTAGAGCGTTTTAACATGTGATCTACGTGGTGCTGTCTATGAACTAGACAATCCAAGTAAAGCAAAAAAACAGCAATGATTCGAAATCTAGATTCAACAACGGCATGACTATAGTTCCACGGCGGACAATATGCCCAACTAAGACCATGCGGACTGAATCTTTCAATCACTAATTTCGTCCCACAGATTGGACACTTCATTCAAACCTCATTTGTTTTTCAAACTTTGGCACAAGGGACACATTGGATAATTACAGCCCTTCTCTGGTTCTCTTTTTCGATAATCTCTACACAGAGCTGAAAGAGTTGTTCTAACACCTTCTAGAAGATCGTTATATTCTTTTTCCCAGTTTATTGTATCACTCACTTTTCATCCTTCAGATAACCCAAATGGATCCCCGATGTGACAGTCCCATCTTTGTGAAAATGGACAAAAGGGGTGCAAACAATCGCCTTCATCTTATTTGGGGTTGGTCCATCGTTTTCAATTGGAACAGAATTTTTGATCTCTTCAGCGACGTCTGGAGGAGCATCTGTGTAGCGAGATTTTCTTTTCTTCATTACTGATAGTCCAGTTTTATGAAGTGTTTGGCGATTCGATTTACCAAATAAGATGCTGATAATGAATAAACAAGAACAGCTCCGAGAATCCACCAAAGACCAATATGTATTTCCATAGCTCTGATAAAAAGAGCTAGAGAAGCAAGGACGCCAACATACGACAAAATGAGAAATGTTTTCTTCATCAATAAAAACTATGCAACAGCGGCTGTCTTTTTGACATATCCAGCAGTTTGAGGCCCTTGAACTTCTACTTTCAAAATCTTGATGTTGCCATAGACTCTATGGATTATCGCCTCTCTCTTCTCAGCATCGATTGCTGGAACAAAGAAACTACCACCAGTATCAATTCCAAGAGCCACATAAACATCAACCCATCCTTCTTTGGCATTTGCTGCCTTGGCCCAAGGAATCGACATGTGTCGCTCAACTAGAAATGGAACCCCTCGATTATTGTTTGGATCTGCATAGTCCAAGGTTTCCATTTCTTCATAATCATCAATGTTTTCAAGATACTCCACAACATTATTCGTCGCAAGTGTGCTCATATTTTCTCCTTCTATTCTATCTTTTCAATCGTTACCAAAACATAGTTGTTTATTTTCTCTGTAGAAAAGAAAAGATTTACTTTCTTGGTGGTATTGTCGGAATTCATTATGATATGAAATGATTTAACATGCTCGTGGGGTTCACCAGTATTCATCGTGTGTGTAACTGCCATTCTCAACGCACATCCAGAACAATGATCAGTTCTACCACATTTTTCTGGAGAACGAGAATGTTGACATTCAATCACTTCACCACCCAGCTTACCTTCAACGCTTTCTAAGCTCTTTGCAAGAAGGCTTAAAAGAGAATCGTTCGCAAAAGCAGCCCTCACTTCAGCATCCATTACGAGGATTGGGTGATCAAAAGAAGAAATAAATTCAGAAAGACGTGCTTTTTCGCCGTCTAAATAAAAGGAACATTTATCACAAATGCCATGTGAAGTTATATGTTGATCAGGATAAAGAGAGGGATCCTCTGTGAGAGGATCCCCACACCATGAGCACTTACGATTGAATGGCATGTAGTTATCTTTCTTTACTTGACCTCACGAATCTCCCTGACCTTGTAGATGTCGTCCTCTTCTACAGCCTTTCTTATTTGGTCATCAGAAAGCCGATCGACAAAAACTTCTCCAACTACTGCACCAGTTACGTTTCCACCAGCTTTCGTCAAAGACTTTTTGACAAAATGCACACAATTATCGCACATCATATTGTTGATAAGGACTCTTTTCATAGGTGCCTCCTATTTACTAAATAAATATGCGAATCGCCTATGGTCTCCTAACTCGCGTTTGTCAGACTTATATTTATTGTTTCGTTTGAATTTATTACTAAACTAGATAACATGAGTGTAAGATTTGGAGATCCAGGAGAAACGGTAAAATAACTCTGTGGCACTCCACCTATGGTTTCATTAACTCCAATAGTTCCAACCGTACCAACGGTGGAAAGATTTATGGAGAATGAATAGGTTCCGGCCGGAACATTTGGAACTGAATAAGAGACTGAAGTTGATGGTGGAGATGGAATGTTTAAAGAAAGATTTGGGGGGCCCACTATGGATATAGTGGCTGGAATAGTTGAATCTATGCTGAAACCATTCGTCGTGGCAGCTCCGCTGACAACGAATCCAGAAATTAATGTGGCTGTCGTTGGACAGGCCATTATCAGTAAAGAAAAAGATGCTACCAAAAGCAATAAAAACAAAAACATTTTTTTCACGTAATACCTCCTTCGATATACGTTGGAGATAAAACGAGCCTTCAACAACCTTATTGAAGGGCACTATTATTAGAGAAAAGAACTGGCTCCGTGTGGAGCCAGTTCAAATGATCATTTAGGCCTTTGGTGGGAAAAACTTCTGGTAGACGCTAATGAGCAACTTGACAATGGTCTCATACCCAAGCTGGGCAATAGCCAAAGCAAGAAGCATAACCACTAGCCATGCCGGAATGAGTGACAGAACCAATACTAGTGCAACGACTAGGACTGGTAGAGCGACTTGCCATACCCAGCGAGGAGCCGTCTTCCAAACGTTCTTGAGGAACTGGATTACTCCGACGGCGATGACTGCTGAAATGGCAGCCAATACGATGTCAAACATTTTGTTCTCCTTTTGCGGTTTCCCGCGACTTTATAAAATAGTATGCGAATTCTAGAAAGAGTTTTTTCTTTTACCAGTGTGTCTGCCAATTTCACCACTCACCCATTACTGAGTGAGGTTGGTCTCGAACCAACATGCCTTACGGCGCCGGTTCCTATTGATGTAACTCTAACCCCGCTGCATACTGTATTATCTTTATTCTATGTCGAAATCACTTATTCTTTCCCTTTGAAAGGGATGTAGTGATCACAAACTCCAACTTGCGGACCCCAAAACTCATATTCGGTCCCATCTGATTTCAATTTAAATGAACCAATGCATCCTTGCTTCTGAAGCTCTTCATTGATTTGTTTCCAATTATCGACAAAATCGAGATAAGTGTCTCTCGCAATGCGACATTTTGCACAATCTCTTTCGAGCATTAGATTCTTAGCACAAAGGGCTTCGTCCATTAAAAGAAAATATGCGAATTTTTTAAATAAAGTCTAATACGACTGGCGTTCTATCCAATTGAACTACAAGTGAACCACTTATTGATGCATTCACTTGACCAGATTCGAACTGGCAACTTCCGGTTTGGGTTGATGAAACTCTATCTACCGCTGCATATCTCCCTTCTTAATTTTCTTTTTTCATGTACGTTCAGCAAACGGAATTCTTGGTCCAAGCGTAACAATGTCCCCTACGAGAATTGCAATTTGGCATGTATTGTCGGCAAAAGAAAAAAGAAAGTGCTTCTTATCAAGTACGGTTACATTGTTAAAATGAGTAAATGGCAACGGACATAAAAGTCGTTTGGCTTCTTCGACAATTTCTTCATCTGTCTGCGACAGCCATTCCAACCCTTCTTCTATCATAGAAGAGGTAGTTCTCCAGTAATCTTGTCAATTTTTTCTGGATCATCTGGTCCAATTGAAATACAAGTGATGGTTGGAATTCCATGGAATTCTGTGAGTCCGGCATCAGTCACTACTGCGTTTATGATACCTGCTTCATCCGCTTTCTTTTGAAGCTGAAGAACTTCTTCCTCAGAATCAACAGAAACAACAATCTTAGTAAAAAGACCGCCTATCCATTCATCTACTTGAGAAGAGATAAATGGAATCTCGTAGTATTTTCTACCATCATGATCAGTTACAAATTTTATTCTATCGAAGAACACTTTCATTGAAGCATGACAACTTTGAGCTACCATCTTGCCCTTTCTCATATTGAGATCTTTTCTTACAACTATCACTTGCTTTGGTGCCACTTTTTTAACCCGTAAGAAGTCTTCAATAATTAACGACTTTTATAACCACCATCTCTATCGTTCCGTGGCTTATCATTAGCTTCATTCACTTTCAACTGTCGGCCGTCTACTTCCTTGCCATTTAGTGCAGCAATTGCTGCTTTTGCAGCTTCTTCGGTTGCCATTTCTATAAAGCTGAAGCCCTTAGCACGACCAGTAACGCGGTCTGTGATGATGTTGACGGATACTACCTCACCATATTGAGTGAAAAGTGTCCTAAGAGAGTCTTCACTCGTGTTGTAGTTCATGTTGCCAACATAGATTTTCTTTGCCATTATCGATCTCCTTTGAACGAATCAGTTAATTGGTATACTCCGTTCAATAGGAAATCCTCTGAATCGTGAATAATAACTCTAACAACTGATCCTATAAACATCAATTTAAATCTTTCAAAAAGAAGAATAACATGAATAACGAAAAGAGCTTTTTTTAGTGCTCTACCAACTGAGCTACATCGGACTTTCGTCCTCTGGCTGGGCTCGAACCAGCGACCTCTCGATTAATAGTCGATGAAACTCTCTCCTCCGCTACGTCATTCCCCTTTATTTTATTTTCTTATCTACTGGATCCTCTACTGTCACAGGACCGTCACCAGTCATCATGCGATAAAGAAGCCCTGAGTGCATAATGTCGGCGACCATCTGCTGTCGAACCATGGCTCTAGTTTCTCCAGTAATTACCGGCTGCTTAAAATAACCTTCACCGTGTCCAGCACTCGAAGCACTTTCATGGACCTCTGTGGCCCATTTGTTAATGGTCTGGATCACAAAAGCATACTGCTCATGGGTGAGCTTTGTACCTATGAGGTGACTGCTCTCCCACGGCCCCTCGATCTTTACGCTCATTTGATCTCCTTTATCCGCACTGTGCAGCTCTTCAAAAGGAAATATGCAAAAATAAAAGGTCTGTGAAATTCAGAAACAGTTGAAATACTCGTCTTACGACGGCCTTACGGATTTGAACCATATAGGACTTGCACTTGAAATCTCTGAAGGATTTTGTGTTAACCGATGTAACTGTTTTCCGCCGCTACAAACCTTTGAAAAGATTTAAGCAATGTAAAAAGAAGACGTGTGGATTTTATGGAACAGTTGTTTTTACAAATTTTCAGTTTGATGTAACTGGACCAACCGCTACAAGTCTTCCAAAATTTCTAAAAAACGACTCATGAATCACATGGACGGTTGTTATCTACCTAATGATGTAACCGAACCACCCGCTACGAGTCGATATGGCAGGAGTTGGATTTGAACCAACGATCTCAAGGTTATGGGCCTCGTGAGGACGACCAGGCTCCTCTATCCTGCTAAGTGAAGATGGCAGGCGAGGGATTCGAACCCTTCCGATTCCGAGGTTATGGGCCTCGTGAGACGCCATTTCTCCATGCCTACTAAGATAAATATATGCAAGATCTTTGCGCAAATTACTCTTTATCATCCATTTCCATCAGAGCTTCAAGACTCAACTGTTCCCAACCTTCTTGAAGGCACTTCTCACAAGTCAAGTAATGATTGCCTTCTTTGTCTTCTGTCATATCATCAAGCTCAACTGGAAACCATTTCTTGCAAACGTGGCACTGTTCTTCTCTGAGGAGAAGGTGCTTAGCTTCTTCTACTGAATCGCTCATTTTAGATAATTCTTTGCCATCTCGGCAACAATAATAGACTGCCAATCTTCTGGATGTTCCATAGGAAGCTCTTTATCCTTGATGAAATATTTTCCATCTTTTTCTGTAATGGCTATGAAGTTTTTTGGAACTTGCAATTCATCGAAATTCACTTGCCATGTTCCTCCGCCTCCACTGCCCGCCATGACTTTGGCCATTTGCGCGAGTTTTGCTTTGGCAGCTATATCGGGACGATGATCTTCTGTCTCACTCATTTAAGTAATTCTTAGCCATTTTCGAAATGATGATTTCACCCCACTTTTCAGGGTTATTTATTGGCAGTTTCATTCCATCTACAGAAAACTTTCCATTCTCTTCTTTGAGAATCATTTCATTAGATGACTTTGGTCTTTCTTTGAAGATTACTTTTTTTGCTCCAACTCCATATCCCCACCCTCCGCCGACGAGTCCCCTAGCCATTTTTCAAATACCTTCTAGCTACTTTCGAAATAATGATCGGTCCCCATTCTTCAGGATGATCTAATGGAAGCTCAATACCATCAAGAAGAAATTTTCCATTTTCTTCTTTGAGAATCATTTCTTTTGAGGGCTCTTCTTTTAGGGCGTCTGTGAAGGCCTCAATCATCTCACTCAATGACATTATCTTACTCTCGCCTCAAGAGATTCTTAGCCAATTTTGAAAGAAGAATAGATCCCCATTCCTCCAATTTATTTGGATCTAGTTCAATTCCTACTCCATCCAAATAATATTTACCATTCTTTTCTTCCACAAAAACTCTATTGAAAGGAATAATATGAGGTGGCTTCTTGACTCCGAGAGCTCTCATGAGATCTTCACCAGTAAGCTTGTCTCCATCAGCATTTCTCACAGTGTCTATCTCTCCATCAGCGTTGATCATTCATCAACTTCTTTGCCATTTCAGAAATCAGAATTGATCCCCATTCTTCCAGTTTGTTTGGATCAAGTTCTTTTTCACCAATATAGTATTTATCGTCTTTTTGGGTGAAAGCCAATTCATCTTTTTTGGCTTCGAGTTCTGCATTAGTGTTTTGAAGAGTTTTGTTGAGCATGTCAACAAGTTTCTTATATACGCCGTCTATATCAGAATCTAGATTCCATTTTAAATTTGACATACTACTTTCTTAGGAGCTTTTGTGCCATTTCTGACATGATGACTGCTCCCCATTCTTCAGGATGTTTTGGATCAAGTTCCTTATCACCAACAAAATATTTTCCATCCTTCGTGGCGAGAAGAGTATATTTGCTATTAATCTTTTCCAAAGATTCGATTACGGCAGCTCTTGTGGCTTCATCAAGTTGGTCAAAAATACCAACATAGTGATTTTGGTAGGCTTCAGGAGTACTATAATAGTGAGATACTTGTCGCGCCATTACCTCTCCATCATCAATGCTTTAGCTACTCTGTCAAAAGGAATGTGAAGAACTTCAAGAAGACAAGGCCAACAGTAGGTGTGTCGATCAAGATTGCCAAAAGTTATTCCTCTGGAAGTATCATTTCCAATGACACGTTCCAGGTCATCTTTAGCAACAGCGGAAACAATATGGACGTTGCCTTTGATGACAACGCCCTCACCATCTCCAATAGAGGTTCCACATTTCTTGCAGACGAAGTAGTCTTTCACTTCCTCTTCCAAATGACCGGCTTTCCATTATAACCATGGAAGACATTCTCGTAGTCTTGCTTCAACATAGCGGTTTTCTCACGAGAAATCTTTCGAGGTGGAACTTTCTCGCCCTTGCTGTTAATATACTGGGCGAAGTGTCCTGGGTAGATTCTATTTCCCTTTGGAGAAAAATTCGAAGTAAGCACAAAATACTTCGGCTTGGTTGCAAGAACTCCAGCCAAATAATCGAGTGGCTTCTCATAGTGCTCGATTACTTCAAGTGACATATAGACGTCGTAGTACTGATCTCGTTGTCCAAGAGTAGCTGGAGTACAGGCGGCTTTTTCACAAAAGGATTTGAAAAGGCTCACTTGATCTGGATTGTCGTTGAAGTAGAAGACGTTTTTTGGATCTACACCAGATTCAAGAAGAGAAAGAGTGGTGATTCCAAGTCCGTTATAGTCGTCGAAGAAAGTCAAGTTCTCTTTCCATCCAGGTTCATTCATCTCCATGAATTTCTTCAATCCTGCGAGAGAACCCTTTGAAACATAATGCCAACAAAGATAGAGATTTGTGAAGTACTTCGGATCTTGATACATTGAAAAATCGGTAAAACCCGATTTGATCCATCTCTCACCAAGCTCTCTATCCCACTGATCAAATAGAGGAAGCGCATCCTTCGGCTTTTCATAGGTGGCCTGAGGCTGAAGTATCTTCAAAATGTCGGCGTCTTTCATTTTTTCTCCTATGTAATCTTGTCTAACCATTTATTGAAACGAGCGAATTGGACTTGAACGAATCTATCGTCTCGCTTGCCCATATCTTTAATAATATATGCCAAGTAGCCGGATTTCTCTATCTCACCAAGTTTGATTTTGTCACGGTTTTGTATTTGTTGAAGACGAGAGTTGCCAATTTGTTGGTAGTGCCATTTACCATTCCAAAGAACTGCCACCTTCTGTTCAATCAAAATTACGTCGGCATCCCAGCCATTGGACATCGGCTCATTCAATTTTACATTGAATTGGGCGCCGCAAAGTTCAGCGAAATAAATTTCGTTTTTACTTCTTCGTAAGGCTTTTTGTTGCTGGCTACTATTAATACCACCACGTCTAAATCTTGCTATCATTTCATCAGTATATGTGACATGATTTCTATAGTGTTTGTTACAATGGCCCGTTTTGTTTGAGAATGGAATCATAATCCCACATTCTTTGCAATTTGTCATTTTTATCATTTTAGATTCTCTATGCGCTTTTGCTTTTGGTGACGTTATTCTACGGTATTGTATTTTACAACTTTGACATTTTACCTTAGCAGAACTACTTCTCTTGTTGACGAAAAGATTCGTCCCGCAAACAGCACAAGAGGCTTTCTTTTGTTCCTTTGAATCATCAAACATTGTTGAAAGTGATTTAGCACAAAAACTAGAGCAGCACATCTTTTCATATTTTGATTCTTTGGGTTGTTTCCTTTTATCAAGAAAACGAGCTACTGGAAAAAGTGTACCACATTTTTTGCATGGTTTGAAAATCGTGATCTTTTGGTGAAAATTACGATACGTGTGGGCAGACGCGACATGAGCACCGAGAGACTGTTTTTTATCGAATGATTTTTTACAAAGTTTGCAGGAGTACAATATAGAGAGGGTGGGACTCGGACCCACGATAGGCAGGATATGAATCTGCTGAATTAGCCGCTATTCTACCTCTCCATGGAAAATAAAATATGCATGAGGCCGGTGCCTTACCACTAGACTACGTCAGTAAGAAATAACAAATATGCTATCACTTTGTGGTATCAACCTTCGTTTCTACCATATAGAAACTGGTTGAAAGTGATGAATCTACCCTGTAGATAGCTCTCATAGAGACGATGCCTCGATCGATTTCATCAGGAGTTGTAGTATTTTCTACCTCAAAATCATAAATGGCGTTCCGCGTATGAAGTTCAAGAAATCTTTGAGTGAGCTCCTCTTCTAATACTGCCGAAATAAATGGAAGTGGTTTGCTTTGAAGAAGGTGTTTCTTGATATTGGCAGCAATGACCATTTCTAGTTGCTTTGCAAGAGTGGGAGGATCAAGCAGCCATTTAGCCTCTTCTGCTGTTCTTGTGTCTGGATCATCTGAGAAGAGAGCTGTTGGATTGATGAGCGGTGTTTTGTCTCCAAGTCTTTCATACATATGATAAACTGAGCCTCGTTTTATATGGTATTCTTCTACCATTCACTTCTCTCATAAGAATAAAAGACACACACTTTTCTCCAATTAGGGAGTTACTAAGAGCAATTCCAGTAGCATCAGTGAGTCCAAGAGACCGAAGTTCTTCTAGTCTCTCATTCAAATCAACTCTCAGATGTTCTAGAACAACTTTACCATCTTTGGTGACGGTGTTCATAATGGCGTGCTCAAGCTCTAATTCAAGACGCTCTAGGGCATTTCTAGGATCGAGGAGCCATTTTGCTCTGTCTGCTATTTGTTGTTCTGACATTGAAATTATTACGGAATGGCGGATTTGAACTGCCCACCCCCACTACGTCGAAGTGGTGCTCTACCAAATGAGCTAATTCCGCGTGTAGAGAGAATTATGCTTTCTTCTTTTCGTATTTATCATCGAACCACCAGCTTATGGCTATAAAGTTATCTGGACATTTGCATTTGTACAATCTTCCACCACCCGAATCTGTATCAAAACGAACCCATGGAGTTCCACAATCTTTGCAAATGCCTCCGTTCCAATCTTCTTTTTCTAAGCGCAATACTACTATAGTACCCAATACAATTATTCCGATAACTCCAAGTACGACCAATATACTAAACATATTATGCTCCCATATTTCACCAAATCATTCCATTAGTTATTGAAGGAAAGCTGGGCTTGCTGCCAGGATGATAAAATAGACGAAAATGTGGTACGTACCAAACAAAATCTATCGACCCTCCACCTTCAGTAGCACATTCATCCTTGATAATGGGGCCTATGAAGATGTGTTGAACGAAATCAAAATCCGCCGTGATTATCTCTGGCACAACTACAGCCCAAACTCCATCTAACTTCATCTGACAAATTAGTGACAAAACATTAGAAGGAAATGCGTCTATGGTTTCTTTAGCATGAATTTCCATAGCATTTTTGTTTGGCACGATAACTGATGAACGGAATGTTGGATCATAACCGCTCCGTTCATCATCAACACCAAATTTGAACTTGAAACTCGGAAACAAATACCCTTCAGATGCGTGCTGAATTGTGATGACGTGATAGCCAAATTTGTCTTTTTCTTTTATCTGCGTTTCAAAGATCGGAGCAGGAGCCAATTGAAAATTTTCTCTTATCTCTTGTGCAAAACAGATGGCTAACTTTTGTATTTCTTCACTAAAATTCATACTCATCCCACATGAGTAAATCTTTTCTCGAAATCATCCTCAATCAAGCCACAATGTGGGTATTGCTTATAAGCGCCATCTGGTCCAGCAACACTGATGAATTGTGGATAGGTGATTGCAGGATAAAGCCAATTTTTATTCACATACATGACTTGGCTCTTGTCCGCATTTGCATAGGTTCCTTGAAGTGGTCCGTAAATCATTTTTAACTCCTTAAAAATCTAATAGAGCTAGTTTAGCCAAAATTGATTCATCTTTCAATTCTGTTAAAAATCCTGATTGCACATCTTCGTAAAGCGTTTCAGCAGAAATATCTTCTTCTCTAGCTGCCATATCTCCCTCTCCCAACACCTTGCAATGGACGAGCAGCTTTACGATTGGACTATTTTCAGTCTTGTAGGGTTTTATATATTGGCGATTTCCATCAAGACTCCATGTAAAAGTCACATTGAGTAGATGTTCAGGTTTATTAATGGGTGGAGGATAGTCACCAAGTCTTTTCAAGGTTTTAATCCATTTCGGTATATCGGAATAGTTTAGGATCATACATTTTTCGAACACTACAGAAGTACTGAATAAAAGCTTCCATCATAACATTTGTATATGATTTTGAAATCAAAACCAATAGTCAAGCTTTCATCAATACGAAAATCTTCAATAAAGCCTTTCATGTAAAGATAATGAAGGCCTTCGTCTAAAGCTTTGTGTTGTTTTCTTTTTGATCGTTCGTCTTTTTTTGTTTTTCTTAGGGCTTCGGCAAGACGATCACTGAATGGGCCTTCTGTAAGAGTGACCTTGGCCTCTTGAGCCCATTTGTCTTGAGAGAATTGTTCTCTTTCTGAGAAAAATTCGCCTAAAATTGTGGCTTGAAAATCAGGTTTTTTCAAAGATGCACTCTGCTGGGCAGTCATCCATGGCTTGATGAACAGAATGAACAAATTGAAGAGGAATGTCTTCATTTGATATAGCTTCGGCGTAGTCTTTTCCCATTCTGAAAATACCAGGAACATTATCAGTACAAAGACCACAAGCGGTGCAAAGATCCGGGTCGATCCATACTTTCACGATAAATTCTCCTGTAGAAAATAGCCTGGCACAGGATTCGAACCTGCGTGGGATTTCTCCTCCGGTTTACAAAACCGGCCCATTCGACCGCTCTGGTAACCAGGCACAACAATACTAATTATGCTTATTTCTTTTTGGGTTTCTTCTCTTCTTGGTCCAATCTATCCATTTCTTCTATAAGTATCTTATTGGCGAGTTGATTGAAAGTGACGTCCTGCTCGTGTGCCATTTTTGCAAGAGCAAGAAAAGTCGCGTCATCTAGATCCACTTCTACATCAATCATTTTTTCTTTCTTAGCCATTTTTTATCTCCTCTAATGCATCATCGTATGCGCTCGAAATCATTTGCATAATATCAGTTTCATGATTTATGAGAGATTGGGGCAGCATCTCTCTGACCTTCTCTATGGTTTCTTCTTTGTTGAAATTCAAACGAATCATGATCATCATCTGTTCTTTCAGCCCCTGAAATGCTCTAATTTTCAATTGAGCAAGAGTATCTAATTCAGGAGTATCAGTATTGAGAGACTCGGTAGCTCGTTCAGCATCTAAATAAAATGCCCTGGCACTTTTATCATGTGGCAGTTCAATTCTCTCAAAGAGCTTGAGAAAGAGATCTTCTGGGACATCGACCATGTCGTCACCGATTATGATTCCATAAGTCTTATTGACAGGATCATAGAGAGGAACATCTGAATTGATGTGCCTCAGTCTCCACCTTGATAAGATTTCCATTTATCTGATTCTCCGTCTTACGTAAATACCATTTCCAACCTCTGCAACAATCTTGTATCTATCGGCGTCTGTCATCAAGGCTCCTTCGCTGAGCTCCTCAATAAACTCCCCATATTCAGGCACTAAGAAATCATCTTCAAACTTAGAGGCAAAGAGTCCGACTGATAGTCTGAAGTGGCGCTGTGTTTCGATGTTCTTGTATTGCATGCGTGAGACACAAGTCAAAAAGTTTTCGACATACGCTGTCTCTGGAACTGTCATGAAAAAGTTTGTGATCCAACCACTGATTTCTTCTTGGTGACCACTCCCACAAGGAGTCACTTCAAAAATGCTTTTGAAGAAATCAACATCAACGCTTTCTTCAAAAACATCAATGATCTTGCCAATGGTTCCCCACACTTTGTTCAAGTAGTGAGCTACCATTTGGTCGTTGTCAACCTTGTCGAAAATTGCCTTGGTTTCATTAAGACTATTCCTGAAGAGCACCCAGTCCTCTTTTGTTCCAAGAATCTTGAGTCTTGGAATTCCGCAGAGGTAAGTTGAATAATTGAAGAACGGGGATGCCATATCACAAAATGCGATCCCATTCGCGAGTTCTGAAAGCTCAGTAGAAGTTGAGAACTTTGGAAGTGTCTTGCTCATGTCAAAGAACACCAACTCTCTTAATTCTTCAATCACAACAGAAACACTGATCTCTGTGACATCATCGGTTTGAACCAATATTTCCTTCTTGTCTTTCGAATCTGTGAAGAGAGAGCGATACTTCTCTGGATTCTCCTTCACTTCATTTGCGAGGTTGCAAAGAACTAGATACCAAAGATGCTCTGGAGAAACAATAGAAGAATAATGACCTCCATAGCAGAATGCGAGATACTCGAGATAATTAAGATGCTTCAGTGGAGCAATTGTCGCGAAATCACTCTTGATGACATTGGGAGCCATTTTCTTCACTGTTCGGTAAAACTTCTCCTGATGATTCTTGATGGTTTGCGGAGAAAGTTCTCTTTGTTTCAGTTCAGGATTCAACTCTACTATCATCTTTTGCTCCTTATTGGAATTGCAGCAAGTGCTATTTGATAAGCCAGCTTTTGAGGTGGCCATTCAATCTCAATTCCAATGTCTTTCATAGTAGCTGTAAGATTCACTCCCATTGCTTCTGGACACGTACTTACAACATACTCTGAATTGCTATTTTGAAAGTCTTTGATGTCTTTTTTCAATTGTTTTCTGGCAGTTCCTTGCCAATAGAGACAGCATCTCAATTGTCTATCAGACCAATTTGGATGTGATGCACGCATTTTCTCGATATGTTGTCCAATTGGAAAGGTGTTGACAATAGCAAAAACAGAAGAGGTATCAAACACGTTGTCAAACATTGGTACCTTGGGAGGACACCCCTTTTTCTTTCCAAAGTTTGGACATCCTTTTGGATGTGAAGGGTATGATCTCTTACAAAGAGCAATCATCTTGCTATCAATCACCGGCCTCACTACGTAGATCATAGCCTACTTTATCTTCGTTTCCTTGTGTAGTGTGTGCTTTCTGTCCCACTTGCAATACTTCATAAACTCGAGTTTCTCTTGAGTATTTCTGCGGTTTTTCGCAGTTGTATAATTTCGTCTTTTGCATTCAGTGCATTGTAGAGCTACTAGCTCTTGTGTTTTGGCTTTAGCCATTTTCTCTCCTACTTGCTAGGCAACCAAGTTATATTTGGATCATTGCCGGTATTTCGATAAACGTTGACAACTTCTTGAGGGGCCTCGACCAACACAAACTCCCCAATTCTATCAGTCAGTCCGATTTCTTCATCAGTCGAAAGCTCCCACTTCAAGTGATCAAACATTTTTTTTGTTGGGCGGATTCGATAGCCACAAAAATGAAGAATGTTTCCTTCTTTGTCGAGAGCCATGATGCCATGTTTGAAATCAGATACGTCCATATAGACCTACCATAAATAAACGAGCGGGGGGACTCGAACCCCCAAGCCTTGCGGCACCAGAGTAGAAATCTGGGAACTTATCCAGTTAGTCGTACGCTCGCCTGTGAAAACATTGACTCTGGCCCGATTCGAACGGGCGACCCACAGCTTAGCTCTCCAACATCACATTACTGTGACACTCCAAGAGTTTGTTGGCTGGACTATACCTTCACCATGGCGGATGCTTTAGGTGGTCTCCATCTAGTCTCTACACCTTCCCTTTCGGGCTTGGCTCGGTATTGCCCTTTTCAGGGGATCCACCGAATTTGAAGACATTCACTCAGAAAGTTTTCTCTCTGGTGCTCCGTGAAAAACAAAGGCTGTTGCTCTATCCATCTGAGCTACAGAGCCGTACGTGAATATAAGTATGCCTACTTGAAATTAATCCTGCCACCATCAATCATCTTGTGGATCCATTTGATTTGTGTCCTATGGGCAAACCAATGTATAAACTCATGGACTATATGGTGGAATTTGTCTTGTCGAATCCATATAGTATTTGAATATGGATTGTAGGCCGCCTTATCGCTGCTGATAATCCACTGAGGCAACTCTTCAACGATCTGTACTGTGGGAAGAAAATTGAAGAGTGGGTCGAGCATTATCTTCATGAGCGACTGGAATCTCTTTCTTTTCGAGTTTAAGACAGTTCTTGCACACCTTTTTGGTACCAGTAATTTCCCATCCATTTCCACCCTTATCAATCAATCTCTTATCTTCGGAGTAGCGTGCAGGATAAGACACTTCTCTTTTTCCAGTGGTGACAAATTCAGGCTTTGATCCGGGTGCTTGAACTTTATGACAAACGTCGCATCTATAAGACATTATTATCTCCTTTTTGATATATCATTTTGAATCTTCTGGATAATCGGGATATGGAACGCCGAGCTCTTTAGAAATTTTGTCGATCTCTGCCTCAAGTGAAATGTTGTTCCAAAGCTCTGGATATTTCTGAGCAGCTTGAGACATAGGTCCCCAAGGCAGCGTTCCTCGGTAAGCACAAAGTGTATGAAAAAGCATCCTAAGAATTGCTATATGTCTCTGAATAATGAGATCATTATGTGGTGGAGGATCATCATCACGAAGGGTCGATTGATACTCCATATTGCGATACTGGATTTCATACATAAGTTCTTTTTCGAACTGATTTTTAGCATCTTCTGGATTTAGTGACATGCTTTACTCCTTCTCCTGGACTATTTTCATTACTTCGTCAAATCCTTCAGCAATTGTTGGGTCTTCGAACTTTTTAGCCATAGTATAAATGGCTACATTTGGAACCTTGGCTTTTCCCTTACGCTGAGCATTGCGAGCAACACACTCTTTTACTGACATCGGAAACCAATAAGCAACAACTCTTGCTCCAAATAAATGTCCAAGATCGATAAGAGGTTTTCGAACTGCTGCCGAAACGCTCGTATTATCAACTATCACATTCAATCCCTTCAAAAGAGCAAGAGAAATCATTTCTCTTTGAGTATCTCTCTTCTTAGTAGAAGAACCAGTCATCAAGTCTTTACTGACTCTAACATAGTACTGTCGCTTTCTAACAAAGTGTTTGTTATAGTAAGTAGATTTTCCAGATCCCTGGAGACCAACGAAAACTATCATTTCCATATTCTTAAACTTCCAAAACTGGCATCAATCATGTCATTACACTCTCTTTGAGATTACTCCATGATGCTGGCGAGACCCCTTTGTGTAGCAATATGCTGCATTATTACGAAACGCAATAGCAGTCTGTCGAGGATTGCAGCCTTGGTCAATAAGATCTATGAGTTTGTCTAGGATCTCTACTTGGGCAGCCCAATTTGACATTCGATTGTTCGGTGGGTCAGCCACTAGTAGTGGTTGTTTCTTTTGACGCATCACACTTTTCCTACCACTACCCAAGTTATGGTGTACGCAATGAGATAAAACACACAAAAAACAGCAAATGGTGTTGCAAAACCAATTGCAATTGATGCAAGTGCTCCTAGTTGATGTCTCATACAACGCCACGATATAAGGCATGAAATCAAAATGTATCCAACCGCTATCACAATCCGCCATATTAATGGAATCATTCTACACCCCTCTCATCATCTATTCTCAATTTCAGACTGTGACCTTTCAAGATCTCAATAAGAAGACTTGGATCAAAAGACACGATTCCTCCACCAACTTGCTGGAACTTTCGATACATCAAATACATCCACATTTACTTTTCCCTTAATGTGGTTATTATTGACTTCTATCCATTCTTGGCGGATAGGCTCTTCAGGAACAATGGTTTTGCCATCGGGGTAATAGTCTTCATCTGGCCATTCGGTAAGAATAACGAATTCTTTTGCGTCACAGAAAGTACATTCAGTGATTTCTGTATCATCAATACAGTGATGTGGAACGGCCTTAACCATATGACCGTTGCCACAGAACGCCACGTAGCCGGGTGCTCCCATTTGTTTCTCCTAAATGAACTATGCTTCTTTGAAGACCGTTGCGGTGAAGATTTCGAAGTAAGCATCTTTGGCCTTCCATGCCTCTTGTATTAGTCCAGCCTTGTGACAAAGGTGGGTGAGCATGGTGGGAAGATCCCACCTTTCTTCAGCAGCCACCTGTGGAAGAAACAGGGCTGATCGACCTTCTTTTCGAATCATGACTCCATGAATCCCTATTTGAATCTCTTCATAGTTCGCTATATATTTGAATGGAGAGAGAACTGAAATCTCTATCTTTGTTCCTTCCCATCGAGTAGAAGTCATACTGGGAAAGCGACTATCATTGAAAGCGCTCTGTGTTGCAACTTCTTTTACTGTTTCTATCAGGGGCTTTGCTGCTATGATGTGGCCAACACAGCCTCTTAATTCATTATCATGTCTTAGGGTGACAAATGCACCACATGGTTTTGAAAGCTCTGGAGTGGAAGATGAGTATTTTGGTGGACGTTTAAATAGCCATGCTTCAATTGACTCTCGAGCAGTTGTCAAAAGAACTTGTTGTTCTGCATCAGTCATCTTATTTCTTCTTAAAAGTTTTGGCCTTTGGATTGATTGGAATCATTGGTCTCTGCATATAGAGAGGAATTTCCTTTCCTTTTCGAACTCTTTTATCGGTATGCGGATGTTCTCTTTCGTTCATTTTGTTCTCCTTCAGAAATCAAATTTTCAATAAGCAATTTAGCCACCTTGTTTTCTGGAATGTGTTTCCATCGTTTATAGAGCGTCTCATAAGCGATTGTTTTATGAATGTTTGTGAGCATGTTTTCGAGGTAGATCCAACCACTGGTGGCGTAGAGAATCTTCCATGGAGCGTGGCTTTCTATCGGTCTTATATACTTCATGCGTTTGATTCTTGTTTCTGGAGTTGGATGCCTTCTGCTACCCATTCAATATTCTTTCAACTAGATAACATTTCATGAGCTGCCTCATCCGCACTTAACATCTGATACCCATCAAAAAATTGAAAAGGTGTGATGATAATCTTGTCGTTAGAAGCAAGATCCCATATCTCAACAAAACCATGATCTTCATCGTACACCTTAGCGCTCTTCACTTCGTAAAGACGGCGATTTTCCAAATCTTTTACAATAGTGTGCAGCCAAATTGTTTCAATCACGACAATAACAACTCTTTTGCGACGTCTTCTTCATTAGCAAGTGTCCATAAATCCATAAATTGTTTGTGAGAAAGAAGTGTTTGATCACTAGAATTAAGATCACGAAGAGCAATATGCGCATCGTTCACGGCTAGAATCTGACAAACAAAATGATTAGTATGAGAAATGGCGTATTTATACGACTCAATCATTTTTCTAGTAGGGTTTGCCATCTCGTTCCGCTCCGTCTAAAAAGGCTTTTGCCAATTTAACATCGAGATCATATTTTGCAATATCTTTTTTAGATGCCGGCCACAATGGAAAAAGCTGAAATGGGTGGACCTCTATTTTCTCATAGTGTTTGAGCTCTTCTTTACACGGATAATAAACAATTTCTTCAATATTCCATGCTCTGTGGTAGATGAGATTGAAAGAATTATCGGATTGTCCCATGAGTGAAAAATATATGAAGCCACCACCAGGAGTTCTCAACCATTTTTCGTGAAAATGCTTCTTCACCATCTTATCTTTCATGTTATAGCAAATGTTTCTCACATAGACAATAAGAAAGGTGTTCAGCACCATTGCCAGCAAGCTCGACAATACTGCATAAATTTTGAATCCGGAGATGTGAAAAATCATGTCGATTGTGAGTGGAATCACAAACAATCCGAGAGTGAAACTAAGAAGGACATATGTTTTCCACATCATTCCTTCGTGGAACCAACTATTGATCCTATTGGCCAACCAAAACATTCTCATCCTTCCATTTCGCACAAGTTCTCTTTTTGGGAGGCCTCTCTTTTGGAGTGATAACCTGAGAAGACCATCCCGTTCTCAAAAGACAATACTCTGGATCTGTGATTTGAGGATCCAGATAGTTGGTTGATTGTGGGATTGTTCGTAAGTATAGACAGTTACCACACAAACGGTTATTGAGAAGATTTGAAGCAACAATTGAAACTGTCTCAGGCCTCATCGATAAGAAGTATGCCTGAGAGTAAGAGAGACGCTTATCGACGTTTTTTATACTTGTGCTTATGCCACTTAAAGGGTGTCATTTTTGAGAGCTGCTCTTTTGTAAGTTCTGGGATGTCGGAGGTGTCAATCTCAGAATCTGGTTTTTCGGCGAGCTCTTTGAGATTTCTCTCCTGCTTTTTTGAAAGCTTCCTAAGCTTTCTCATCTTTTGAATCTCAAAGTACGACATTACCGTTCTCTTTTACTCCAACAAGAAGAGCCTTGGCTACTTCATTTTCAGTAGCTATGAACCAAGTTTTACCAAATTCTATTGTAAAGAAAACAAACTCACTCATCGAATTGATTCTTGCTTCTACAAGATTGTCCCTCACAAGTTCTACTTTGAAAACATGACGATAAGCGTCTCTTACATATTGACCAACTTCAATCTTCAAGATCGATTTCTCCTAAAAGAATAGCCTTGGCTAATTCATCTTTGGTAGCGATTGGCCATCTACTACTCAGTGCTCTTCTGTCAAGAACCTTATTATTATCTTATTTTGGACTTCTGATTTCAATCAACATGTCACTTATATTGACTATCTTATAGAGTTGTTTTGAGAAAGGCGCTTTGATATATTGACCAATCTTTGATCTTCTCATCTCTTCTCTCCTAAGAGAAAAACCTTGGCCATCTCATCATCCGCGACATACATATCGTCCATAGCTTTCAATCTTAGAGCCAAATGACTACCATATTCTACATTTTTAAGATAGACCAATCCATCTCTGATCTCTGTTACCTGATAGATACGTGGGGATAGTAAAGATCTAATATATTGGCCCGTCTCGACATTCACTGAGTAGACATCTCCGTCATGGCGGCCTCATTTCTTTCAAGCTGATGACGGATCCATCTCATGAAATTGAGGGCCTTATCGTCTCTAAGGAAAATACCACCAACAGTATCCTTGATAGGAATTTCAAAAACCAAGTTCGTATCGGTTTTGTAATAAAGGATTCCATCTCGATAGAAGTCGAAATGGACTTGTTGGTTGTCTTTTACATGTTCCATAATGTTCATTTTTCAAGTATCTCCAAATCTAATAGACTGATGTCTGGACCATATTTCTCCGAATCTGTTTCTATGATCCACCCTTGTTCTTTGTAAGATTGTTTGAGATTGAATGATTTGAGCACTCCAGAGGCTACTAACTTCTCAAGTACCACTTTCATCTTTTCTTCAATTTTTTCGACTTGCATTCTTATCGCAACCTCATCACCATTGATTTGTAATGAGGTGTATTTTCCACCAATAGTCATGTAGGGACCATAGATATGTTTATTCCACCAATGAAAGTAATCCATCTCTTCTTCCATGGTCGCGAATTTCTTAGCCATTTTCTTCTCCAACATAAACTATGCTTTCTGTTTTCTAATAGAATCCATCAATAGAAGCTTGGCAGCAAGAGCTGCTGAATCTTCAAGTGGTCTTAAATTTCCAGCATAGATGTCTTCCAAGAAACTAGTTTCTTGAAGTCTTTCTATTCTTGACCCTAGACTATCCGTCACATCACAAATCATATAGTGTTCATTATCACTCGGATCAACAAATAGTGATTTGGGAGTGATTGAGGTTTTCTCTTCTCCTATTTGAAATGTGAATGTTTGTTCTAGAACAACTTCTGGATTTCTTTTCAAAATCCATTCGTATTCCTCTTTTACGGGATGATTGTTGAAATCTATACCGGCTCCTGGACCCAATGCCAACATTTCTTCTTTGATGACATCATCAGATGGAGGAACGCTTTGAGGTAGATAGTGAGGAGGGATTTGCGTCTTTTCTTCTGTTCCATGATGAGGTTCAAGAAGACTAAGTCTAAGGTTCATGAGAGAGATCTGAATTGCTATTTGAGAAGCCAGATCAGCTCCACTCATGTTTCTGTCGATACCCTTAGATAGATTGTCTTTCCATCGTTCTTTTGATCTTTGAGCATGCTTTCAATGCCAACGTCAATAAGATGCTTGGCCATTTTCTTGAAAACATCAGTGGGCAGTTTGAATTGATAGATTCCACCATGACCCTTACTTAAAATTACTTCATCACCGATTACTGAAAGTTCATAAAAATCAATATCTTCTTGAATCTGTTTCATCAAATCAGTGGCTCCCTCTGGAATTGGGGCCGTACCAAACGGTACAACTTGAGCTGCTGAATCACTGTTTTGGATCATAATGACTTCTTCAGCAGAAAGTACTTCCTTATCAGTGTCAAGATTTGCTTCGTGCCATTTGTCCATTTCTTTATTGATATATTCTTGGCGTGTTCCGGCTAGACTTAGGGCCTCTTTACCATGCTCAGAATCTTTAGAATATTCAATCAGTTGATCATAAGTTTTATTGAGCATTTCCACTACTTGCTTTTCAATATATTGTTGTTCTGTCATTTTTTCTCCAATGAATAGGCAGTTTTCCACCTATTTGATTTATCCCATTTGCTCACTGAGGAACATTGGCAGCATCATATGATTGATCTGATCCTGTTTCTCTTCGATCTCGTTGATGTGGCGATCTTCATCTTGTAGAATGTGTTCGAGAAGTTCGCGAGTTGCACCGTCACCAAGATCGTAGCATTGCTTGATTGCAGCGTTATAACTCTTGATGGCCGTGTCTTCAGCAGTGTGGTCATTGTCTAGTTGTACTGGAACTTCTGCTCCAATATGGATTGGGTTCAGCTTTGAAACGATGGGTGTTCCTTCAAGAAAAAGGATTCTATCAATAAGCATTTCAGCATGCTTCATTTCATCAATGGCCCTTTTCTCATAGTAATCATGGAGTTTGGTGTATCCCCAATTAGCTACCATGCCTGCATGGACCATATATTGATCCACGGCGGTCAGCTCGTCAGCAAGCAGACCATTCATAGAATCGATAATTGCCTGTTGTCCTTTCATTTTTTCTCCTTTTATGCAATGAGAAGGGCCACAAAAAGAAGCCATCCCCATCCGTGTATTTCATGAATAGCCATTACAACTGCTCCCACAATACAAGCAAGTGCAAGCAGATGTGTTGGTCTCAATCGCTCAAGAAATTTTTTTCTTTCTTCTATTTCCGACATATTTTCTCCCAAGAATAATATCGATCCAACGAGGAGCCACCAACATATTGTTTGGACTGATAAGGGGCTCATGCCAAATGATTTTGAATTCAAGTCGTCCTATTTTCATATATGACAATCTAAAAGGACTACTTTATGATCGGGATATGATGCAAAAATCTCCTTTGCTTCGTCTTCCCAAGTGTCCATTTTTCCAGATACTGCTCCAAACCAACCCATCTCACCCTTTTCATGCCACTCTCCGTCCGGAGTAATTAACCCAAAAGGAATGAAATCAATTTTCAAAACATCAGAAACTATGGCAATGTTTTCTTCTTCACGATGGTATTCATCACCAAAATTGAATCCACCATCCTTGTCGTCTATTTGTTTGCCTTGAATGCGGCCACACCATCTGCCACCAATCACCCACCAATCCCATTTCGATTTAGGATTGTAGGTCGATCTTTCGAGACCGGTTCCCCAACAATCCTTGCATTTTGGATCTGGAGTATTTTTTCCTGGATGCTTTTCGAAAAGTTCGTCAGTAAGAGTATTTCTCTTATCCATGACTTCTTCTTTCCAGGCCTTTTCGTGACCATCTTCATCCGGATCTTTCGCATTATGACGTGTCCAAAAAGCATCTCTTTCAACTTGGATGTCACCAAACTTTGCAGTAACTTTTTCTTCAACTTCTTTTTTTGCTAATCTTCCGACACACCAACATGGACGCGTGTATTCATCAACCTCTATTCTCTCGTCATAGGGAGCCATGGTATTATTTAAATAATCTTGAACATTTTGTGTTTCATTTAGCATGATAACACCCATGCAAAAATGACTCATTTGAGATTCAACCTTGCTTCAACTTGATCAAGTATCTTCAAAGCTTCAATCCCACTTTTATCAGTTACCCAAATGGTAAAATAGATTGGATCTTTACCGTTGTTAAATAAAACCCAAATATTTTCAGCCCAAACTATATGTCTTCCAGGACCACTGCTCAGTTTTCCATCATTAGTGATGTCATATTGAACAGGGATACTGATTCTAATAGCGGCGATTTGATCAATTGAAATGATCCAAACAGTATTTTCTCTATCTATGATTCTAAGAGTCTTGCTAAGAGGGACATTGCTAGCAGCAAAAGCAAAAGAAGCTAACACTAAAAGTATTAGCACAATGAACAACTTCTTCATACATACCTCTTTATCTAAACTATGCTTGTTCCAATAGATCGAATGTGACCCAGAATCCATACTTGCACAATTTGGCAGCAGTATCATCAATTTTTTCTACTGCCATCGTGTCTGAGTGCTCGGCCATAAACCTCTTCATTTCTTCGTTCAAGAACTGCAATCTTTCTGGATTCTGTTTGAATTTTATATGGTTTCCTACATCAATACCCAATCTTTAATCCTCTCTTGATTTCATCAACAAGTTCATCTAAAGATCTATTGATGTGAAGATTCATTTCGAGACCTATCTGAATGGATACATCCATTTCCCTTGGATAACCTGGTTCTATTCCAATAAAAATGACATGTTCGTTTGAGAATGCATACTTTCCAAGCTCAAAAAGAACGATGGGTTGAACCTGGTCTTTGCAGAACCAAAATGAAATATATTTTGATCCCTTTAAATGGTCTCTTTCCCATTTAATCTGAATCCCACTCTCTTCTTTCTTTGTTATGTCGAATGTCTTTCTGCGAGGATTGAAAATGATCAACTCTTCATTCTTCAGCTTTTCGACCATTTCTGTTTGCCAATCAGGGCATCCCGTTATTCCACCAGCCAAAAAAATTGATGGTGAATGTGGAAGGTCTAATGGATATATTGGTGCCTCTACGTAAAACATGTTTTCTCCTATGGATGATAAGCTCTTTTTTCTTCGAGTTGCACGTTCATGTCGAGTGAAAGGTCATAGATCTCTTGAACTACTTGCGTCTCATTTTCTCGAATTTCTTTAATTTTCTTTCTCGTGTCTTCATTCTTCATGACATACATAGGGTAGTCTTCATACTCGTAAGTGTCTGTAATGACGAGCATGTGATGGGCATCTTTTGATTGCCCTTCTTTGAACCAGCGCTGAATTCTTTCTTTTGTGGCTGCCATTTTCTACCTCCACCAATACTTGCCGTAGATAACCATAATCATTGTCACCACACGATCCTTGTACTTATAGTTGTCATGATTGAGCTTGTAATAGCGAGTAAGATCATCTACGATCTTATCGACAATACCCTCTCGCATCAAAAAATTTTGATATGCCTGGTAGTATTCATACATCTTTGGATCTACATCGAAAGCATAATCTCTTACAATTCCAATACCTGCAAGAACCGCATTCACTGTATCCCTTTGCAAGGTAATGCTGAATGTTGTGGCAGCTTCCCACTGATAACCAGCCCATTCATCAACAGTGATCAAATTGACTGGAGTTGCGGTTATTTGTGCATCGACTAGTTGAGTTTCTTTTGAGAAATCAAAACTAGACCTATTCGAATCATTAGGAAATAGTTGTGGTGTGGCTCGAACGTTAGAAAAATTGTATTCAGCATAGGTCATAATGGTTCCAAGCGCAATCAAAAGCGCTATGGCAATGAAAAGGGCTTTCATTTTCATTTTCTCTCCTTAGTGTTTTATTTTCCAATAGTTAAAATCATTGATGGATCTTTCCCACTTTTTAAGTGATTCTCGATCGCTCAGATAGAGAAGGATAAAAAGCTTCGTCAGACGTATTTTAGGTTCCTTTTTGAGAAAAAGGGCTATCGTCTGACGAAGCTTCTTTTGGCTATTATTCACTAAACGAAATATGCTTACTTTAGCAAATCCTCCACCATTTCTACAACTTTGTCGAGACGTCTGATATAGGTCGGATCATCAATCACCATGATTTCTCTGAAGCCCCTTGCAGCATACATGCTGTAAAGCTCGTCATGTAGTCTATTACGATCTGTCTGGTTCTCATTCCAGCGAAGTCCGTCAGCTACCCAAGGAACGTTTGGAGCAAGCATGATGGTGAGGTCGTACTTGGTGGGATCAACGAAGATCTCGATGTTGGGGTTGATGTTTCCGAGATACAACTCGCAATAAAACTGAGTCACTACTGCATCAGTATCGAAAAAGGCGATCTTATTGGCAGTCTTGAGAGCGTGTTCATCAAGCTCTGTCTGCTGAAAAGCAATCTTGAAAAAATCTTCAGAAGTGAAGACACTCTCGTTTCCACCGAGACAGCGTTCGGAGTAGAATCTGCCAAGTTCTTCTGCCCAAGAGGTGTGGTACATTTTTGCCAGCGTTTTCACGAGAGTCGTTTTTCCACAACTCTCAGTTCCAGTGATCAGGACCCTCTTGGCGAAATGTGCCCTGGCACTTCCGAGAATGTAGTCCCAGTGTTGAAGTGGACTGTTACGAACCTCAGTTGCACTGATGGGATAACGCTCTCGATTGCGGTCATAGACAACATATTCGACGTTTGGAAAATTGGGCATATAAGTCTTTCGATAGACCTCTTCACCACCAAAGATGACATCGAAAGGCTCAGGAACGGCCTTCTTGAGGAGAGCTGCCCACTGGACAGTTCCGGCTGGATAAGCTGGAATATTAGTTTCATCAAGCATCACAACCTTAATGTGATTGAGACCCTGAAGTTCCTGACTGAGCCACTTCGTTCGAAGCATCATAGGCATCGGACGAATCTCGTTCTTAGAAGCCGATTCTGCAGCGTAGTTCGCGTTGTCGGAAACCACCACGTAAAACTTTTTACACTGAGAAGCTGCACGAAGGATTGCATTCAGATGGCCACGATGAGGAGGAAGAAACTTTCCAGGAAACACTCCAACCTGATACATCTACATCCTCCTTTTCTTCGACCAATTGTATGCACCATAAATGCTATTGAGTAGGAACACTACCCACATGATTAGGGTGGGCATCACCATCGGCATCTGAGAGGGGTCAGTGAGAGCCACAGTAGCCCACATGAAAATAGTGATCACATTCGTGGCAATCCACATCGGCCACTGGAGAGCAAAACGAGCGATCATGAGGATCTGGCCTGCAATCTGTAGAACTTCAGTTGAACTGTCCATCATCGGGCCAAAAAGAGGAACTCCCGTGACCTTCGCAATGTTGGAATAGATTGACACATTGCGCTGCATGTCTTTGATGAACCAGTGATCAAGACTGTTCAGAGCGAACCCGAATCCAATCAGAGCTCCGATAGAAAAAACAACTGCTAGAGTTGTCTTCCACCAGTTGAGTTTCGCAACTCTGATGAGATCTAAACTCTTGCTCTCGATATGCTTTCGCCAGAAGATATAGATAAGAATCTGAGTAGGGACGAAGAAGAACCAATTGAGGATCCAGTCTCCATAGTAGCCAGAGACCCATGCAATCAAGCCGTAGAGGATGGACTGGACAAGACCGAAAGAATAGTTGTAAATGCTCCCTCGAGCAACGAGAAGGACGCAAACAACTCCCGTCACCGCACTGACTGGCGACACGATCCAATTGAGGACAATGTTCTTCCAATCTCCCCAATTGGTTCCAGTTGCGCTGAAGTAGATTGTGGTAGCCAGAATGACAAGCGTGAAAACTCCAAGCCACCTCTTCTCGAACTTCGTCATCTCGCCAAAGACGTTCTTCCAGGTCTGACCCAGTGTTCTCATGGATACTCCTCTCTACTTATGATTATACATTTTGTAAAGAGGGCTCTAAAATATGGGATGCGAGACATAGGACTCGAACCTACGGTGGCCGCCTTGTAACGGCGGTGCTTTAGCCACTAAGCTAGTCTCGCTCAAAATTATCCATTTTGCCTCTTCTCTGCAACATCTTCAAAAATCGAATCCTTGAGGCTTGAGAGCCATTTGGCTGCAATGAGAACTTCACCAGAAACACCATTGGGAAGCTGATTCAGAATAATTTCGATTTGCATTGCAGTCATGAGTGAATCGTCTCCACGTAGAAATAAACCAGGCCAATCATCACCAAACTGAAGAGCTCCACTCTCCACTCTCGGCTGATCTGAAGGGCGGTCGATCTTTGTCATTCTCTTACCTTTCAATTACAGAAATATGCTATTTTTCTAATTCACTGTGTGAGATTCCAGAATATTTACGATTTTTAGTCACAATCAAAATATATCATAAACTAGCCTTGTTCACCAACTACCTTTCCATCTTCACTAATCACTAGGATTTTTGGACCTGCACTAGAACTCAAAGGCTCTTCTGGTTCTATCTTCACCAATCTCGAGCCATCGAGTGCTGATGAAATAGAGAGTGTTTTCCAACCGGGTTTTATCTCTTTTACTGTTTTGTCAATTAGGTGTTGATCTGCAAATTTGACAAGATCTCCAACAGTGACAATAGCTTCTTCTTCCTCATCAGGGATTTCGATACTCATAGCTTGTTCAACAGCAAGGATGATCTCAATCACATCAAGATCATCCATACTGAAAGTTGCTCGAAGAATAGAAGACGGAGTGATTTCACCCTCTTCTATTTCGAGTTGATCTGCAACTATTTTTCTCACTCTTTCAAATGTTGTAATACGTTTTCTCCTTTTAGAGAGGAATCTCCACATATTGACCAGTTCTAGGAACGTCTTTATGAGACCCTATCCATGCTCGAGCCGCTATCTCAGTATCCCAGCACATTTTACTTTCTGTGTTGTCTTTCACTTTTAACCATTTCCATCCAAAAAAACGTCTTGGAATCTTGGCATAAAACTTATCATAAGTTCTACCATCATCAAACATGTTTGTTTTCTTGAAGAGACGGTAAACTTTGGCATTTTTTCCTTCAAGAAGATTCTTTGCTACAAGAGGCGTCATTTCTCTGTTCAAAGTTCGACCTCCTCATAACTTCCAGATCGAATAACTTTTTTATGTGATTCTATCCAAGCTCGTGCCTCTTCTTCTCCCTTCCACTCCATCTTGAGTCTTGGCCAAGATTCATTTCTCTTTAACCACTTCCATCCGAACAAAAGTCGAGGAACTTTTATATTGAAGCGATAGTAAAGACTACCGTCTGTCATCATCTCTGTCCTTTTGAAGAGACGATAAACCATTCCACTTTTTCCTTCTAGAAGATTCTTTGCTGATCTTGGCAATACTTCATTCATCATTTCATTCTCCTAAAGAGGAACTTCCTCAAGTTTTTTCTTTGGAGGCTGCTGCCTTTCTATCCAAGTTCGAGCTTCATGTTCGCTTTCAAAGGGGAGTATGCGTTTATGACGAAAGTTACCACGTCTTTTGACCCACTTCCATCCAAAAGGACGCATGCGTTCTTTGATGTAGTATACTTCTTTTGTGCTGCCACTGAATTGAGTGGTCACTTCCCTAAAAATACGAAATCCTTGAAGAAGTGGTTTTTCAGCAAGCAAGGCTTTTGCCTCTTCAGCAGTCTTCATCCGTTTCTTCCTGCTCCAAATGCCACTTGAGGGGCTAATAGGCCATTTTCCTCAGTCATTCCATTCAATAGCTTTCCCTGCCAACCAGTGAAATAATTGGCATCGACACGATCATAGTCATACTCATCTCCATTCCAGAAGATCTCATCACCCTCGTCATTGAAGATACGAACAATAAATACCTCACCCTCATGACCAGCAAGAAGACGTTTTGCCTCTTTGTCGAGAGGACGAGTATTGTTGACGTCAAAAATCACATCGTATGAAAGATCAACGTGAGTGACATCATCAAAAGAAAAGACTGAAAACTTTCCATGCTCACCCTTGACATAATCGTCATATTGGACACGTGATATAAGCTCATCAAAATCTACAACTGACACATCATACTTGTCGAGAGGGATACCATCCCTCTTGATCCAGGCGTCGAACTTCGCGCGATCAATAATGGCGGCGATGCCAATAATAAATGAGCTTGCAGAAGAGTTGCTCACAAATCCATTTCTGATCTTCATTTCTTTTCCTTGAAGTGTTTGTGCAGAAGCATACTATTGGCCACATCCACATTTGAATCCAACACTCCAATTTCTTCATCTATAAAAGAGATAAAAAGATTTCGATGTGTTTCTGCATCTTCTTTGCTATCGTATTCTAAGGAAAGAAGACCGATCCCATTTGACATGTTGAGTGGAAAGGCCCACTTGATGTTATCTCCTTTTGAGAGTTGTTCAACCTGACCAACTTCTACAAGTTGGTCAAGGTTGAGTATGTGAGTATTGAATTTGATGAACACTAACGGCGACCTCCATTGTTGCAACCTGCACCACGATCATTTGCACAAAGTGCAGAAAACTTTTGTTCCATTTCATACCTACCTTGATCGATTTGAAATATGCTCAGCAACAATATGTTCGGACAAATAAAAAAGGGGCCAATTGGCCCCTTAGATTGATGAATCGAAAAGTCTACATTCCGTTGATCGCAGTTTGCCAGAGGGTGTTGAGCTGATCAAGGGTCTTGTGCATGTACAATATGTCGTTGACATTGGGGAGACCGCCGAGGGTATAAGAAATCACATAAATGTTATAGGGCGCGGGGGACGTAGTCGATAATACGGGAATACTAGTCGATGCATTGATACTGGCCCAATCAGCAACAGGCTGGTTGCTATAAGAGGGAGCAGAAGTGGGAAGAGCTCCAGTGTAAGGGTATACACTAGCATACTCAACAACAGTACCATTACCAGCAAGAATCTGATAAGGGACCGACCAGACATACCAGCACTGAGAAGTGGTTTTGTCGAACGTACACATATTGACAATTCCATTTCCAGAATAGGTATTATTTTTGTTGAGCTTTGCTCCGGTCATGGTGATATTCATCAACATGACGGCTTCATCTCCGCTAGCAGGCGTGTAGTCATATATCACTGTCTGAGCGAAATCGAAAGTGTTGTTGTTCAAATGATAAGTGATACTGAAATTCCCACCATCTCCAAACTGTCCATTAAATACCACATCAGTTCCAGAGACGTAAAAACTAGTCGTGACATCATGACCAAGAACAGTGCTCTTGAAGGAGTTGGTTACGGTATTGACTGAAGACGTATCGGTCGTCCATCCGGTAACAACCGGAATAACAGCCATGGCTCCAAGTTGTTCAATAGTAAGATTGGTTTCACTGCCTGAGATTGCGATGTTCCGCGAAGATGCCATCGATTTTCCAGCGACTGTATTACCACTACCGATAATGGGAATCATCTTCACAGCAGATCCATCACCCATTACAGCATTCATGCTGCAACCAAGAACCATTGCCATCAGAACAACAATCACAAACAAACCAACAAGCTTCTTCATATTTTCCTCCATTGGAATTGAAGATTGATTAATGACATTCTATCATTTTACAAAACAGCTCTAAAACAAAAAGGGGCCTTTTGGCCCCTTGATTTGAAATGAGAGTCTAGAGATCCCACTGATCAACGAGAGTTGCTACCACGGTCGAACCATTATTGGCTGATCCTCCAATGGGACCACTCTGGCCAAAACCACCCCACCTATTGTTTGAAAGATTCAAATAGTAGAGACAGTTTGCATTGGTAGTATCGGGCGAAGCTATGGTGTGCTCACACGCAGCATCAAGAGAAGTGAAATCATAAAGATTGATACTGGTGGTTGAACCATTTACAGTGTTTGATAACATCACGTTGTAGTATGCTGTATCGGCCTTCAGATTCAAATCACCATAAGTGGCTGCAAGCATGGAGACTGCCGGGCCACTCTGATCATTGCTCATGCCATTCTGATAGATGTTTGCAAATCCGGTGGCTGCAAATCCAGTTGCGTTGGTAGATCCAGAAAGAGAAGTATGATTCATGATGGTGATGTCAGTCGGGGTTCCATCCTGGTTGTATCTCGAAAAGGGCCCCTCAAACACTACTCTCTGGTCATACTGGAAAGTTCCATCAGAATGCATGGTGAAAACATATCCACTCTGTTGATCTTCGTCGAAAGTGCCGGTGAAAATAATATCACCCTGATCATCAGTGCTGATAATGGTGGTAATGTTCCCAGTGAATGTAATGAGATTGCCGCTGTCATCAGATACCTGGATTGGACTTGAAAAACTGTCGCCCACATTGTATTGTGTAGTGCTCTGAAGACCGGTAACAATAGGGGCGCCGAGTGCCACATAGGCACAATATCCAGCAGTGCTGCTCGCATCATACTGAACAGGGATTCCAGTAGTGACGGTGCGCGATGCAATTGATCGACCCTTCAAATTCATCGGCTTTCCACCAATCAAGGGCACCTTCGTGACTTTGACCGTCTTTGCACCTGGAGTAATGGTTGACATCCCAGGCATCTGGCATCCAACTACTGCCACCATGAGGATGGCAATCACAATCAAACCAACAAGCTTCTTCATATTTTCCTCCATTAGAGTGCTAGTTTTTATCACATGTCATTCTAACATTTTGTTGATTAGCTCTAAAACAAAAAAGGGGCCTTTCGGCCCCTTGATTTGAAAGGGAGAGAATTTACCAGCCGATCGTACCGGCCAGCTGAGTAGCTCCGTAAGTGACCGCTATGGGAGTGGTGATGGCGAAGGGAGGGACAAAGTCAGCCAAGCGCCACTGCCAAGTTGTAGGAAGGACCCAACCAGTAACCCCATCACAAAGGAGCTTATTGATGTTGGCGAACCCGCCTTCCGATGTGAACTCGGAGATCACCAAGCAGTTTGAACTGTACCAGAGAGTGACAGTCGAGGGATCCACAGGGAGAGACACAGGCATGGTGATAGAGAAGTGACCAGTGAATGTCGGCTGCTTCACGCTGTTGATTGTATCATTGTTGAGATCGATCTGGACCGGAGTGCCGATAGATGTTGAACCAAGCATTCCCTTGATAGAAAAGTCTTTGTTTCCAAACCTAAGGCTAAGTTCAGTGATGCCGTAAGAACCAGTAACCGTACCATTCATCACCTGGCCCGTCGTTGCAGGTGTTGCACCAGGAACCTGCATATCGGCTGTGTGTAGCGTAATGCTGATCGGAGTGACCTGACCCTTCGTGAGTGTAACAGTCTGAGTACCGGCGCCCAAGAGGTAAGCAGGATAGCCACTGGGATCATTGGGATAAGGAGAGTGGCCGGCGACCACTACGACCTTGTAAAGCGCTGAGTCGGTCGACATATTGATGGCCAGATTGATTGAGCCACTCGTTACAGGGACCGAATGAAGAACTGTGCCGGTGCTATCATAGACATATAACTGGTAGAGATTTGCATAAGTCTGGGCCCACGCAGATGTGATATTGGCCGACCGTGCACCACTAGAAGGAAGAGTGAAAGTCACTCCAGCCTGATCAGCAGTGAGTGCGGGAGTATTTCCGCCATTGCCATTGCCCCAGCCCGAAGTCGTGTCTGAGGTAATCGAACCAGGCATCTGGCACCCGAGAACGAAGGCCATCAACATGGCCAGAACCATCAAACCAACAATCTTCTTCATCTTGTCCTCCATCAAAGCATTTTGGTCGACATAATTATCGACAAACAAATATTAACATATTACCATACATCTCTAAAATAGAAATATGCTTCTACAGCAGCTCTTTGGCTGCAGAAATCACCTTCACCTTCCAGAAGCTCTCATCAAGCTCATACTCATATTTGTTGCCCTTGAGGCTGTTGCACTTGGAACACATCACCTGAGAATTACTGAGGCCATTCCCACCACCAAGAGATTTTGGAATGATATGGTCACGCGTCATCATGATGGACCGTCCATCAATGGTAGTGTACATGTTGAGATGAGGAATAGTATTTGCGTTCGACCATTCAAGCTGAAAGTGAGTGGCCACTGTTCCACAAGCCACACAAATCTGTGACATCTGAAAGAGCTTCAGACGAACCGAAGTGGTGTGGACTCTGAAATCTCCAGGCAGAAAGTCATAAGGCTTCTTGGCCGTCTTCAGCCAGTTGAGCATATTCTGGACGCCATACTTGTTGAGCACCCTGATGGGAGAGGGTTTGGCAGCATATGGTGACATAGAAAGCTCACCATGGCAGTAATAATCTCTTACGACTGCTTTGCCATTTTCGCTGTATTCATAGTGGCTTCCGTGCTTGATGCCCTTGGTGTAGTGATAGCGGAACTTACGGATTCCATTAGGGTAGAAACCTCTATGGTCTCCATTCATTTGGCCATCGACAAAGAAACGAATTTCCTTGACTTGCTTCTTTTTGTCATCGTAATATTCAATGACTCTCTCAAGGATATGAACTTCTCTGTCTTCTGCACCCTGAACATGCTCAATACTTCGTTCAACCATTATAAGACATTCTACTACATGGTTGTTAGACTCTAAAATAGAAGATTAGTGTTGAAGGACTCGCCAGAACTCTTTAGGTAACCACACATTCTTCAAATCCGTACATTCTCTGAAAAGAGGAGCTATCTCTTTAGAAGTATGCCCGGCAAGACCACAACCCACGAGTGTCACGAGAAAGTTGAGCTCGTGATGATCTTTTGCGAACTCAATGAAACGATCCACATATCTTTTGATTTTTTCAACAGAAAGATTGTTGGAGATAGAAGCATTTACAGTAGGAATAGCAAATGTTTTTCCATGAAGGCCGAAGGCTTGACCAAACTTAGCTCCCCACTGAAGAGCAGTCTTAGCAGCGCCCTTTCCATGGCGGCCTTTTTCATTGCTTCCGAACAGGAAGATTTCATTTTCTTCCAAATGATCGATCCATTTTGGAGTGACTCTTTCACTAATGATTGTCATTTTTATCTCCTATTCGTCTAATACTTTTCTTATTAAGATAGAAAGGTCTTTTAAAGAAAAAGGCTTTTGAATGAAATTCAGATTTTTGTCGAGCAAACCACTTTGACTGATAATATTTTCTGTATAACCAGACATAAATATGCTCTTGATTCTAGGATAAGTCGTGGACAGAGTTTTCATTAAGTCTTTTCCACTTATCTCTGGCATTATTACATCTGTCAAAAGCAAATCAATCTTACCATGAATCTTTTCAGCCAAACAGATGGCTGCTTTTGGAGAATCTGTTATCACAACAGTGTAACCTTGTTTTTCGAGCATTTTTGTAATGAGATTCAAGAGGGAAAGTTCATCTTCTACAATTAAAATAGTCTCACTTCCACTTTTCATTGATTCTATCGTTTTTAGCTCCGGTTTTATACCATTTTTGTATCGAGGAAAATATATTTTGAAAGTGGTTCCACGATTGATTTCGGAGATTATTTTTATATATCCATTGTTCTGCTTAACGATGCCGTATACGGTAGCTAATCCCAAACCAGTCCCTTTGCCTTTTTCTTTGGTAGTAAAAAATGGCTCGAAAATATGTGATTGAACTTCTTTCGACATACCACATCCAGTATCAATTATCTCGAGGAGCACATAATCACCTTTTATATGAAAACTTTCAATAAGTTCATCATTCATAGTAGCATTTTTTGTTGTAATGATTATTTTACCGATTCCATCAATAGCGTCTCGGGCGTTTACCGACAAATTGATTATGATTTGATCAAATTGAGATGGATCTATTTTTATTGGCCACAGACTTTTATCGAAATGGCATTCTAGTTTGACGTTTTCACCAATTGTTTGTTTTACCATTTTTTCTATATTTTCTATAGAATTATTCACATCGGCTATTTGAGGCATGATTGGTTGTTTACGCGCGAAGGCCAAGAGATTATTCACCAATTGTGCAGAACGTTTTGCTGCCTTGTGTATTTCTTGGAATGTGTCATAGAGCGGATGTGATGGACTTAATTGACTAATCGACATTTCTGTATGACCAAGAATCACTCCAAGCATATTGTTGAAATCATGGGCCACACCACCGGCCAACTGTCCAATAGCTTCCATTTTTTGAGATTGATGAAGTTCGTTTTCAAGTCTCAGATTCTTTTTCAGAGAGAGTACCCGAGCACTAATATCTCTAATGTTACACTGAGCCAATTTTTTATTACCCACATTATATGTATTACTGACAAACTCGACATCGACCAGTTTGCCATGAGATGTTTGCAGGGGCATGTCTTCATAGCGCACATACTTATTTTCTTGCAACTCTACAAAATTAGCCTGATTGACTATGGAATCTTTAAAAGTGCCTATCTCCCATATCTTCTTTCCAAGAAAATATTCGGATGAATATCCTAGCAGATCGACTAAAAATGGATTCACATCTAGAATCATTCCAGTATTGGCATCAAGAATCAAAATACCATCCTTTGCGGTTTCAAAAAGACGGCGATATTGAAGTTCTGAGGTCTTCAATGCTACTTCAACAATTTTTTGCTCTCGAAGCATAGAAGCACGCTGCAATCCTCCTTCTACTGCGGGTCCTAGACGCTTAATCCGATCTTTGATTATATAATCCCAGGCGCCTGCTCTCATACACTTCACTGCGATGTCTTCATTCATCGAACCTGTAATTAAAATAAATGGAATGCATGGAGAGTGTTTGAGTGTCAATTGTAGCGCCGTCATACCATCAAAATTTGGCAGCTTGTAATCAGATAACACAGCGTCAGGATTGAAGACTGACAATGCAGTAAGAAAATCTTCTCGTGTTTCGACTACCAAAAACTCGCTATTTGGAATAGTTTCTTTAACTTCACGTTCAACAAGTTCGGCATCTGTGCGAATATCTTCAACAATCAGAACACGTATGTTATCAGACATAGCGATACTTCCTATTTTGAGGGTTCATTCACTACTAACCAATACAATCCCAGAGTGCTCATTGAGTCTAAAAAGACATCAAAATCAACTGGCTTCACTACGTAGCTATTTGCACCAAGATCATAAGCTGTTTTAATATCAGGATCTTCTCTAGATGAAGTTACTACAACTATTGGAATTGAGCGCAGAGACTCATTAGATTTGACTTGTTTTAATATCCCTAAGCCACTTACTTTAGGAAGTTTGAGATCTAAAAAGATCACTTTTGGAGGGCGTTGAGGATGTCGATCTATATACGCTCCTCTACAGAAAATAAAATCAAGTGCTGCTTCACCATCTTCTACTACAAAAAGAGGATTTGCGAAATTGCGTTTCTTGAGCGCTCGAATCATCAACTCAGCATCCTGAGGATTGTCTTCAACTATTAAAATGTCGATAACATCTGTAGGCTGATCCATAACTATTCTCCTTTTTCTATTGTAAAGCTAAAAGTCGCGCCTTTATCTATTTCACCTTCGGCCCAAATTCTGCCGCCATGGCGCTGGACAATGCGTTGGACAATGGCTAAACCAACTCCTGTCCCTTCAAATTCAGTCGTGCTATGCAATCTTTGAAACACTCCAAAGAGTTTATCAATATAAGCCATGTTGAAACCCGCACCATTGTCGTGAATTGAGAATATCACTTCGTTTTTCACAGTCTGGTCGCTCACCTTAATGATAGCTCGCTCTTTCTTAGATGAAAACTTGATAGCATTTGTTAAGAGATTGGTCCAAACCTGACGAATGAGAACTGGATCTCCCATTATTACATGCAAAGGCTCGACATTGAAATCAATTCTTTCTCGACTTTCAGGAGTCGTTATTTCAAGAAATACCGCTTTAGCTAAAGCGGTCATATCTATAGATGAGCGTTGCATTTCAGCTTGACCAAGACGTGAGAAAGCTAAAATGTCGTCAATGAGTTTTCCCATGTTTTTAGCACCATCGCTAATCACAGTGCAAATTCGTTTTCCTTCAGCATCTAGTTGAGTTGAATAATCTTCGAGTAAAATGCGAGTGTATCCAGCAATAGCTCTCAGAGGTGAACGAAGATCATGAGATATAGAATAGCTAAAAGCTTTGATTTCTTTATTGACAGTAAGAAGTTGTTGAGCTGATCGCTCTTTCTCTTCTATACGATTGCTAATTGAGGCCGCCATTTGATTAAATGATTGCGCAAGCATGCTGATTTCATCTTTGCCCTTGAATTCAATTTTGTATGTTAGATTTCCTTTCGCTACTTCTGTGGCTGCTCTCTGCAATGCTACAATTGGTTTAGTAATAGATCGTGATAAGACGAATGCAAAGAGCAGACCAAGGACAAATAGGGCCCCCGACATAAAAATGATATTGTTTCGTAAATTAAAACTCGGTATTAACACTTCGTTCACATCATTTCCAACTATCAATATCCACGGCATGCCAGCAAGTGTGAGATATTTTTGAGATCTAGCGTATGAAAAAAGAGTTTGTCTGCCACCGTCGACAGATATAAATGAGCCACTCTCTCCCTTGATATTTTGAAAATATGGCTTAGTCGAAATGTCTTCCATGAATTGGTATGGTTTAGTTGAATAGATGAGTTTTCCGTCGAGCGCTATCAATCTAATTTGTGTGTTCTCATATTTCTTATAAGTGATGATCGCGTTGCGGATAATTGAGTCAGTGGTCACATCTACCATTATTGTTCCTAAAAACTTATTTTGAATATCAATAATTGGTACTGCAAATGGAACAACCTCCTGTCCAGTCCGTTGACTCATTTCAACTTCTCCGACAGAAGATCCTGATTCTTTTGCTTTCTGCCACAAGAGATTATTATCAAATCTATATTTTTCATACGCAAAGCGTTCAGCAACAGTTGCTCCGTATTTATTGGTGACAACAAATGTATCAACTATTTGAAAACCCAGTTTCTTTTCAAAATGAATCGCAAATTGATTTTTCAATTCTCTCGAAAGATCACTTTCAATCACCCTCTGGAGAGAAAAAGACATTTTTCCATTTTCGTCAACAGTCCAATTTTTTTCGATCTGGTTCAGATATGACAAAGGGACCCCCGATGCCTCAAATTCTTTATTTGATGCACTTACACTCGCAATTACAGATCCAGTTGCGGCTCGTTGTTCAATGCGATCTATCCAATCATAGATTGCCATATTCATATTTACAAGCATATCTTTAGCTACGAAAATCAAGTTCTGACCGATTGAATCTTGTAATGACTTTTGACTTGTAAGGGTTGAATAGAATGTGACAGCAACAATCATCAAAAGAAAGATGAGAAAACTGATTATAAGTTTCGTGCCCAATTTTTTCATAACAAGTTATCTCTAAAGTTAGCGAAAATTAAGCGTATTGTTTAGAATTTGTGCTGCGTACATTGGAAAAGCAATGACATGTTCTCCTAATTTGAGTCTCACCTGTCCAAACACGCCCGAATATTCAAACCCTTTTGCTAAAATGTCTCGTATACTCTGTCGAGTCATTGAATGATCTTCAAACAGTCCAGAAATTAATTTGATGAAATCATAACCGATTGCCGCCCAATGATTAAGGGGTTTTTGGTATCTTGCAGTAAATTTGACTGCGATGTCTCGGGCGTAGAGATATTCTGGGTTATATATAATTGGTGCTGAAAGATAGATGCCTTGCATCTCAGGTAAGATGAAAAATGTAGGATTGGCTCCGGCGCCCGGTATTAAGATGTGCCCAGCGTATTTTATCTCTCGAAGTTGATGTATGACATTTGTCAGGCTAGTGCCCAGCGATGAAATGAATATTGCGTCAGTGTTCTTAAGAGCTTCAATTTGCTGATTAAAGTCTGTAGCCATCAATTCAATCGATTGAGTAACGACCGAACCGCCAACATCTTTGAACGCCTTGGCAACAGACTGCTGCTCTTCAATTCCATATACTTCGTTTGAATAGATAATGCCCAGCTTTTTTATTTTCAAATCCTGAAGAGTTAACAATATTGGAGGGACATCAGCCTGTACTGTTGGCCAATATTGATAAACAAATTGACGATTGCGCGTAAGGGCTGGAGCATTTGATGAGAGAGCCACAAGCACGACTTTCTTTTCATCTACAAGAGGACCGAGAGCAACGCCAACACTACTAAGAAATGTCAGATAGAAGAGTGGAGGTTGAGACAGCTCTATTTTGTTGAACATATCGACAGCAGTTTTCGGATCACTTTTGCTATCTTCAATGATCATTTCAATTTTATTTCCATTCACTCCACCACGCTTATTAACCTCATCTACAGCAAGTAGGATACCATCACGCATGCTTTGGCCCATTCCAGCAGAATTGCCCGTGAGCGAAAGAATTGCACCGATCTTTATTGTATCTGCAAGCAGCGGAGCGCATATTGCGACACATATTACAAATATAAGAGTTATTTTAATTTTTTGCATATTTTTCACCTCGTGCTCCTAGGTCTTAAATAAACCAAAAAGAACACCTACTATAATTTATCTTTTGGGTTTGTCGAGAATGTTGAGAGTTTTGTTTGAGGCTAGATTCTAAATAAAACAGAGGAGTAGGGGTGATTTTGAGATCGGTACTATTCTTTTTTGGAGTGACGTCAACTGCAATTGGTAGCAAATTGATCCGCATACCGAAGCGCAATCTGGTTTCGTATGATTCTCTATAAAAGATTCATTACTTTTATAGAACGTTCAAAGTCATAGGGAATATTTGTTTTCACGATGTGGTTTTTCTAAAAGGGACAACCTCTATTGGTTTCTTACATTTGGTGCATTCCATCACATTCAGCAGCTTATAATCAAAGATTGATTTCACTAATGAGTCACAAAGAGTGAGAAAAGTGCCATCCTCATCCTTGCTTTCAAACCATTTACATTTATCCAACACAACCTCCTGAACTACTCTTCTTCAAACTCTGTTTCGTCCTCTGCTATTAGTTCACATGTCTCATTGTTGTCAAAATCTAGTTCATCCTGTTCAGTACCATATAATTCGTCATTCAAATCTACAGACTGAAAAGGAATAAACTCAACCGAATTATCCTCATAGAGAATAATGGACCCATAGCTACAGAGATACTGCTTGTATTTTAGCTTTTTCATTTTCACCGTCTTTCCATGAGTAGTAATAAAGTTTAGCATAAAACCTCTTATAAATGCGAGGTCAAAGATTTGAACTTTGGACCTGCCGGTTATCAGCCGGCTGCTCATAACCAGACTGAGCTAACCTCGCGTTAATCAAAAAAGAAATATGCAGAAGCACTATTTCACTATAGCAAAAACAGTTTGTTTCTTACCTAGAAAATATTCATTGTAGATCTGATTGAATTCCTTATTGTCTCTATCTATCCACAATGGAATTTTGTTCAATTCTTCGGCTTTTCTCTCTAAGGCTTCTTTTTTCGCCGGTATTTTCTCTTTATAGCTTCTCCACTTTTTGGATTGATAGTCACTAATAGTGCTTTTTACTTCAGCTAAAAAATGTTCTGTAACATAATCTGGAAAAAAGTGAAGTGGTACTCCATCAAACTCATATTCAATATAATCGACTACATTATTTATCTGTTTTTCACCCAATCTTGCTAAATAAACATATCCAGCTGCTTCCAGCTTTGAATCACATTCAATTCTTTTTCCATCATAAAATAATGTACATTTAGTGTAGGCTTTACCATGGCGCACTGATTTTTTGACTGCCGACTTAGAACAGAGTTCTCTATATTCATTTGAGGAATTCAAACAATTTCTACAAAGTTGGTGTTTTCTTTTCTGTATTTCTTTGCCACAATTTTTGCAATGGTAGACAATACCTTTCCAGTTGTGGTTTTCTGAACCGCTTCTTCCCTTACTCTTATTTTGTTCTTTGGTAAAAACCTTTGAGTTAGCACAACTCTGTTTGCAAAATTGTTGTTCTCTTTTTGGTATTTCATCTCTTCTGAAGCGATAGACAACAAAAGAAGTGCCACATTTCGGACACTTCTTTTTTATTTTCATTCTCTTTTCATATTTTTCGGCGATCTTTTTATGTCGAGTTTTACACATTTTCTTTTGAACATCGGGTCGATGAGAAGCATTGTCGTGTCCTCTTAGTTGACGCCAGTGTTCAAATTCTTTTTCACAGATTTTACATTTGTTCATAATTAGATGGATCGCGCTCTAACCAACTGAGTTAATCCCCGTTTCATTATTTGGGTGAAATGGTCTCCCATTTTCCACTCTCCACTAACATCATTTGAATGAAGTCGCGATTTGCCAATCCGGTGAAATCCCATTCCTTGATTTCTTTTGTAAGATCTCTATCTGTAAATTCCGACATGTCGAGATCTTTTAAATTCTGACTGTTGATTTCTCGGAGATACTCCATCGATTCTATGAACTTCTTTTTATCTACTTTCATCATATACTCACGATCTCTATTGCTACAACAGAAGAAGGCTCTAATTTTTCGCCTTCAAGATGAAATCGAATAGCCTCTTTCATGTTATCAATGGTTTGAAAAATCGTGTCTCCGGTGGCAACACATCCATCCAATCCTGGAGAATAAGCTGAATAGTTGTTTTCTACTTTTTCAACTACGACTACAAACTTTTGTTTTCTCATGTCGCCCTCTTGCAGAGGAATGGCCTCAGGTTGGTATCCCAAGGCCATCCACCACGTTCACCATATTGTCTTTTCAACTTTTAGTTGGCTCCATAGAGCTACGTCTGACAACTAGATGACGGGGTCGGTAGATTAGAAGAACCTAATCCATCCCACCAAATCATTTTTTTCAACCTTTCGATTGGCCTTAAGGCACGTGTGATGATTAGATCACAGGTGAGTGGATTGCCTCGGTTGACAACCGATTCAAATCCTTTCAACCACCCCAAGTTGTCGTGTTTGAGTGTGACAACTAGATCACTTTTTCTTGAAAAGAGGCTTGGTAAGTACATCCTCTTTCTTTTTGTTTCTGAAAAGCCAACCAAGACCAAAATGCCCCATCCTATACCATTTTGCAAAGGCAGGATCGAGCTTCTCCATGGTAGTGGCACCAGCATGCACCCTCTTCCGAAACTCTTCAAATGTTGGAGGCGGAGGAGGAATTATTGCTCCCATTCATTTCTCCCTTTAGAAGAAGTATGCCTATCGGCAAGACGATGCTTACGGAATTTCACTTCTCGTTTCATCCATTCCTCAAACTTTGGAGAAATGCTTCCAATGAGTGTGGTGAGACCCATAAGTGCCAAGGTAGCGAGGCACATCCATCCAAAGGATCTATCATGAAATGTTCCGACCAATGATTGAACGAACGTTATAACTAGCCATCCAATCACAAAACCAAAGACAATCACACGCTCTCTAGTTGTTGTCATTCTTTTTCCTATTTTCGATGAAAAGATTTGCTAGCCAAAAGAGAACTGCCGCAATAGCTCCAACAATTCCACCGAGTATTGCTCCCTTGAATCCAGATGATCCATTAAATCCACCTGCTGCCCAGCCTATAAGAGCACCTCCAACACCAAAAGTTGAAAAAGAGGATGTCATTAACCACGGTTGTCGAGCCATTATTTTTTCCTTCCAAGTTTCACTTTTATTACCATCCAGTCTCTCACCTTTTCTGAAAGTGCAATGATGAGAGCGATTATGGCAATTCCAGTGATGAAGATTATTGTGATCCAAACTGGTTGAATGAAATGTGTAAGGACGGCAGTGACCCCAATTACCATCCAAACGAGTATGTAAGAATAGAACGCTATCTCAAACCTTCTCATATCATCTCCTAATCAGGCAGGCCAGATTTGAACTGACGGTCTCTACCACCCCAAGGTAGCGCGATAGACCGAACTACGCTACTGCCTGAAAATCATACAATTTTGAACCAATTCTCCCAAGTACCTTTCCGAGAGCCTTCTTTGATCCAAATCACTTGAAGAAAGAATCTAGCCACAGTAATAGAGACGTTGTAACCACCCTTCATCTTAAAGCCACCAAAAACTGTGGGATGAATTGTTCCACCAACATCTGTCCTTCCAAATCCAAATCCCACAAGCTGACGAGTGAAAGGGAGTTTGAAATCCCCAAACCACCAGCTAAACAACTCTCGAGTAATTTTCATCTGTTTTTCCATTAAATGTCATTGCACTTCACAATGTCATATCTGATTTTTCTGCTACATCCAGGACAATGAGTAAAAACTTTGCCTTCATCATATGGCATGCCGACCCAACCACATTTCTCACATCTATGTTCTTGTGGAACAGAAGAAAAGATACTCCCGTTCGTCATATATGTAGTTTCATTTTCTAACACTGGAGGAATCACTGGAACATAAGCCACACGTATTGGAGCATTTTTGAATACTTCAATTCTTTTCTCAAGCTGTTGCTTTCGACTTATTGCAAAAAGAGTATAAAACAAAAATGGAAAAACAAAGAGTATTACAATTCCAGAGATAATCGGAAAGAGCAGGCTGTGTGCTGGAATCCTATCAACAACAATCCACTGCAACAAAAAACCTCCCCACACAACCAATACTACTAGTGGAGGAAGCGCGGCTTGGACTAGACTTAGATGAAAAATATCCTTGAACTTGAGCTTCATGGTCTCACCTTCTCATTGTGAATCATGATTTCTTCTTCTGAGAGAGTGCTGAAAATGGAGGCGACCTTGATTTGCCATGGTTCCGTCAAAAATTCAGATTCTCTGAAGAGTTTCATGGTGATGAACTCTCCAAGCGCGCGAAAGCAGTTTCCAACCATTTCAGGAGGCTTATATGAAAAGTCGTTTATGAACCAATCAATTTCTTCTTGAAACTCCACAGGAATGACAGCTTTGATTTGCTTTGAAACATCTACCGGGCTTCTTGGCTCCATTTTCTTCTCCTAAGAAGAACTATGCTTTCTATGCTAGAGTGACTAAAATCGTAAGAGCGCCCTTAAGGATGTCAAGAAGAGAATTGCAAAGAGCTTGAGCGGCAACCCTAGTTGTCATATTCATCTTCAACAGTTCTGCTTGCATGGCGGTATTGATGTCGTCGAGAAGGGACTGGAGCTCTGGTCCTGAGAGCTTTCCATCTTTTCTCATGTTCATGTACTTTGTGACAAGTTCTGCTTGAGAAAGAAGGAAAGGAGATTCACTCATTGCTGCACCAGTAAGAGCACCCTGAAGAGCTGATAGGGCTGCTTTGCTTGAGTTGTCACCAACATATTTCAAAAAGTCGTCCAAATGAAAATTTAGTTCCATGGATTTTTCCTTTTATCATTAGCTAGACTAGATCAAATTGATGATTTCCAAAAATCTCAATATAGTTTATATTATTTTCTTTAGCACATTTGCGTTTTTTAACATCTCTAATAGTCCAAGTTTCAATGGCACCTTGATAAAATTTCGAAGTTTTCGCTTTTTCTTGCCACCCATTCATTTTCTTAATATGGTCATTGTTCGTCACATCAAACGCTTCTTTTCCGTGAGTCCAAAATTCATTTAGCTCTATAAACAAATCTTTTTCTGGAATATAAAAATCACAATAGAACGGGTAACGATAATATGAATATTGTCTTTCCACGTCAACGTATTTTAACTTCAGAATTTCATAAAATTTGTCTTCAGATTTTGAAGAATTAAAAGTATGATTAAGTTTTTTGGTAACAAGACCATTCGCTACAGTCTTAGCATGAAATTCTTGTACTTTCATATTGTGATCGACTCCGTATCTCTCTAAAAGAGTCTTTTTTCCCTTTTCTAACAGTTTTTTAGAAATTTCAGAATTTTTCCATGGATGATCCACTCCGTATCTTTCTATACAGGTTTGCCTAGTTTTCTCTTTTACTTTTTCATTTTTAGCTGGATTATCAACTCCATATCTCTTTAAATAAGTCAACTTTTTCTCTTCTTTAACTGATTCTAGTTTGTTGGGATTAATAACACCATATTTTCTCAAGAAAGTATTTTTACGTTTTTCCACAATCGGAGCCATATCATTCCCATATTTTTTCCAGCTTGTATTTTTAATTTTATTCCTGACTTCTTTTATTTTATTTGGGTTGCTTACTCCATATTTCTCTAAACATGTTTGTTCAAATTTTTCTCTTACTTCTCTGTTTTCAAATGGAGTCTCTACTCCATATCTTTTTAAACATGTTTGTTTTGTTCTCTCTCTAACGTTCTTTATTTTAGAAATATGATCAACTCCATATTTTTCCAAACACGTTTTGGTAGTTTTACACTTTTTACAAAGAAAATCAAATTTGTCCAATTCAGCTCTAAGCAAGAGTTGCTTAGTACGGCTACTGCCACAAGATTTACAACTGTAATAGATTTTATTATATCTAGTATTTGTTATTTCTATTCTCAACATCTTAATTAAGCTCGAGGTCTTGCGTATTCAGTAGATATGATTACATCTAAGATTCTGTCGAGAGTTTCGACTTTAGCATCTTTATAAAATTGAGAAAGGTCTGACGCCTGAGCTTGTCCAACAAAATCGTCAATTCTGCCCTTCAATAACTCTAGCTGAGCAATTGTTTCGTGATTAGCAAGGCCTTTGCCCTTTTCATATTCATAGATTTTGTTATAAATGAGATAGAATATATCTATTTTGTCTTGAGGAGTTTCAGGTTTCACCATTTCTATAAAGGCGTTCAATTCAGCCTTGAGAGACGTGAAGTTCTCATATGACTTTTGATCATATTTTGTAACAGCCTTGGTCCAAGATTGGAGAGTGGTACAAGATGAAAGAACGGCCAAGGCCAAAAAAATGAGGGCGAACTTTTTCTTCATATCCCACCTATTTAAGAAAGACAAGAGATTCAGAGGCGGAGCGATTCGAACGCTCGGTCACAGTTTCAGGCGTGGAAGGACTCGAACCCTCGATGTGTTATGACAGATTTGGAGTCTGTTGCCGTCGCCGCTGGGCCACACGCCTATGTGAGAGACAACAAAGCGTTGTCTACTTCTAATTCAACTATGCTCAGACCAAGATCTTTATATCGACGATCATTTCCATAAATAATCAATAGCTTCAAATCATTTCTTTTCTTTGCATCTTCCATCTTATGAATCATTTCTTCTGTAATCCATCCCTTGTATTCAAGATACCAATCATTTTCAATAAGATGAAAATCAGGGTAATATTTTCTATATTTCCCATCTTTTGTGATATAGGGAAAACCTTTCCAGTTTCTTTCCCATTTCAATTCAAGCTTATCTAAGATGGTTGCTAACTTGATCTCTTCCGTATTTAGTTTCATCTCTCCTGCTATTTTAGAATGATGGAAAATCTGTTTCGATTTCCCACCTCCATTTCTTAATCCACCAGCCTTGCTTCCAGCTTTGTGTTTTATTCCTTTATGAGATCCTCCGATACACTTCTGACTACAACATTTTCCCGATATTGAACTCGATAGAAACAATTTACCACAAGTTATACATGTGACAATGAAGGGTTTTGATGTCGAGATCCTTGTGATTAAGGTCTCAATGTCAAATTGTATTTTTGCTTTCGGAACAATATCTCTTTCTTTCAAAGACACGCTAATCTTTTCATTCCACTCTTTTGTATGAGAATGTCCGTGGGAACAAAAATCACAAAATCTTCTTTCAGTTTCTAGCTGTGGTATTCCTCTTTTCAAATATCTTTTAGCTTCAATCTCCTTCCCACATTTTTCACATGACTTCTTGACCAAGATCAATTCATAGATCGGTGGTTTTGGATGTTCTTTAGCATGATGATTTGCTAAGTTGACAATTGATTTTAGTTTTGCCCCACATTTGGAGCATGTGTATTCTTTTTCACTTTCAATCATAATTGGCCGTTGAGCCACGCCTCTAAGAAAAATGAACTGTCGCTACTGAGATTCGAACTCAGCGTTTCCCCGTCGGGCGGACACCTAGCCCTAGCAACTTAAACCAGATCTTGCTCTCAGATCAGCCACGCTTTGTCGAATAGCTCTGCGTTCGCTTGATGGCCGAGCCCCTTAGGTCTCGGTCATCCTTATATTTCATATATGCCTACGGCACTGATATGCTAATCGTCAGACCGCTCTATTTTATCATTGTCGTCAAACAGATCTGCTCCCGCACTCAAGTCTTTCACCTTCTTTCCAGATCCCCACAGCCGCTTAGTATCTTCTTTGTTGATCTGATCTGGCTCTTCTAGCTCAATCTTTTCATCGTCTGGATCAAGACACGCGGTTTCCATAAGCTTCTCAAAAAGATCACCATGGTATTGAATGATTCTTTTTCTAAGTTCAATAGATGAAAGAGAACCTAGACAATCAAAAGCGGCCTTGATTTCACTATCTGTTGGCAACTGTTTCCTCCGGATCATAAAATTCGACCTTCATATTTTCTTCTCTCATGGCCTCATCAACTCTTCTCTGGATCTGTCGCTCTATCTCTCTCTTATCTTCTAGAGACTCCGCTGTTTTGATCTTAAGCCAGATTTTGAACTTGGGATGTTCCGTTAAACGAATAAAAGCATTGCGAAGATTTTGTTCTCTGCTTCTTTGATCCTGACCAGTAACAGTAACTCCGCTGTCCTTGTGTTGGATTCTACAACACTTATGATGAGCGTTCTTGTTCATCCCACCATTTCCGGTTCCGCTGAACCAAGTCAGTTTTAAATCGTCTTTCGTCACTGAAAAAAGTAAATTTTTTGGATCTCTATTTGCCATTTTTAAACTCCTCGGTTTCAAACATACCAGAATCGATTAGCAAGCGTGCTACCAACCCGTCCATATGCCTATCTATTTCAGATCGAAGAACTTCTGGTGGCATTGTCGTCAATTTTTTGAACGATTTTTCTGTAGCTTCTTTCACTCTTTTACTGTTTGGCATTCTATTTCTCCATGGAGTGGTAGAGTTTTCTTATCTCTGTCTCTACACTATTCTTCAGTCTTATCTTCTCCTCAGAGTAGGAAAGATTAGGATCAAATGTCATTGAATGTCCTATTGAGACTCCACCAACTTTACTGTTGACTGCGATAGGAAGAATTGAAACCGACTTTCCAGTTGCGTCATAATACCCCTTAGCCAGAGCTATAAACCCAGTAGCGAGCTCATGAAAGTCTTCATTTTCAGACGGCTTCGCACTTTCTCCAAAAATCAAGACCTTCTTTCCAAGCTTGAGAAGATCAATGCTTTTATCAAGGGTCACCATTATCTTTCTGCTTTTGTCGTAAACAGGAATAGCGTTGATGTTCTTCATCAAAACGATACAGATTCTACCAATCCATCTTGCAAAATAGGTTGAAAATGGAGGCTTCAAATGAAGCTCTCCTTCAAGAAATTCTTCTTTAATTTTTTTAGAAACGGTTGACTGATCTGCTATTTCATGGTCTATCCATGGATAGAGAATGAATGGAAATGAAGAAATTATGGAAAGTGGGCCGAAAGATCCCGAATGATTCGATACTAAGATAATTGGTCCATTTTCAAGGTGTCTTCTTCCGGACACATGGATCTTAAGTATGAGAAATCTCATCACCTTGTAGCATATTCGATAGATTATTTTTGGCATGCCATTCCTCAAAGTAAATGTATAAGATAAATATATGCGAAGATTACTCAGAGAATTTGGAAATGATGAGGCCTGGACTTGTGAAAGCTGTGGTTTCGAGTTCTGGCGTTATTACGAATCAGGAAATGGTTGGGAAGATGCCAGAGGACTGGCCTATAACTATCTCTTTGTTTGCCCTTTATGTGGAAGGGACGAAATGTGGATGGATGACGACACTCTTGAGTTTTATGCAAATGAGAAGAGATATCCCGCTGGTTACAGACTAAAAACTCCAAAACCAAGAGCGATTGCGAGAGCCAAATATATTAAAAAAATAATCCCCAAGAAGATGCTAAAAGCATTGATGACTGCTGCGGGTGGAGGTCATGAAGTTCCGAGTCATCGAGATGTCATTAAGACTTGCTTTGAAGAAGATTGGATGGCAGATCTCTAATCTATTCAGCTTCAAAAACCTGACTAAGAAAATATCTAAGGGCTTCGTCTGGCAACTTTGTAAAGGCAAAGGGGAGTTGAGTAGCGTCATCTTGACCAGATAGTCGTGTCCATATAGCACGTCCATTCTGATAACTAACCATAAGTCCGCTATCTCCTGTTTGTGGCCGCTTAGAAGGAAATGGGAGAAAGAAGTTCCAAATCGACCAATCTTCTGGTGTTAGTTTTTCTTCACCATTTGGATCTGGGAAATAATAGATGTGTGCCATATGTAGTTATCTTGCTTCTAACACCGATTTTTGCATTGGTATTTTCGCCAACTTTTCCAATTAGTAGATTTTTTGAACCATTTAAAACTGTGCCAAGAAAAATCACATGTTCTTCTGAAAGAATCCTTGCAAAAGACTTTGCCAGGAATGTGTTTCATGCAGTGGGGGCAAATGTCTCCCCACAAGACCCACTTATAGTATATGCTGTAGATTCTATTCGAATCCGTCCATTTTAGGACATTAGACTTTTTGTGTGGCATATACTAATGCCAAAACATAGAACCTCCAAAATAACTATGAGCCTAGCGGGACTCAAACCCACATTTCAGGTTCCGCAGACCTGTGTCCGATTCTGCTGGACGATAGGCTCGTTTAGACATGTCAAATATGCTCTTATGAGCAATCAATATGTACGCTACTTTATGCGAACAAAATCATCACCAAAAATCTTAGCGATTGATTGATGCGCGATTTTGGTAGCATGTGATACTTTGAACCAGAGATAACTGTCCATATCAGACGGCTCAAAATCATTTATCCTTGAAATATAGGAAGATGGATCGTCCTCAAAATGAGCGAAGCCAATGTCATCCTTCTTGTCGCCCCATGGAGTAGGTGCAAAATAGACGCTAAAATGGAGATCAGGGTGATCTGTTACAACACCATGTTGAATGAACTTTTTACTCGAGGTGCGTGAATACCAAACATATGGCTTCATCACAAACTTCTCTCTCATCTTTTCTCCACCATTGGAACGCCAAACACACCTCGTATGAATCTCTTGCACTGTTGCTCACTCGCTAGCTTGGAACTGTAGTAAATATTGAAAGCATCATTCCACTGATCTGTTGGAATGACATGATGTTGAATGTTGAAGAATTGTGAACTATTGTTTATGGTGAGCTGGCCGATTACTACACTATCATCCCTAATTTCCTTTATGAAGAAAAGGTAGTAAAGATCAGAAAAATTGTGGGCAGAAAGAACAGTGTTTGAATTGAGCTCAACAAATTTCATTATGAGATTATCTTACAGAAAATCGATAGATTTGAGCTTTCAACAGACAGGGTCTATCTTACAAAAAAGGTGTTTAGAGAAGAGGGAGAGTGATGGGGGTTGAACCCACGACCTGAAGATCCACAATCTTCCGCTCTACCAGTTGAGCTACACTCTCCATGTGAAAACAAATATGCAAAAATGTCAATCAGACAAAAACACATCCGTCAGAAATCTTCTACAAAAATCCCAGCTAGCTGGAATAGTCTTGTGAAAGATTGATGCTCTACTGTCCCAGCCTTCCGAGGTTATGGTCGATTCATTATCACGGGTGAGTCGGGGCTTTCCATTTGAATAAGACATGACATATTGCAGTGACGTCACTCCCTTTTCTGAAACATCTTTTATAAAAATGAGAAACCAAATGAATGAACCAGTGGTAGTGCTAGTGTTTTCACCCTTGAGAATCATGCCTGGTTTTAGTTCATCAGACGTCATGGTTCTACCCTCGGAGACTCAAAAAGACCCTTGATAAAGAGTTTGAATGTGGTTGGATCAGCGAGTCCTAAATGGACAAAAATATGCTTGCTGCTATTCCATTCCTGCCAACTTATTTTTCTGTGATCGTCGTATAGATAGGGCTCATCAGCAGCCCCACCAAATGTGTGCCAATCACAAATCACAGCATTTTGGACTCTGTCTTTGATGTAGATCAGGTAATGGTATTTGAAGTCTGGACCTGCACTGATGTTGCTTCCGCCCAAGGTCATTCCAACTTCCAAATCTTTGAATAGCATGATATTATCTTTACTAAGAAAGCGTAGCTGATCTATCGATGAGTTGGTCTAGTAGGGACGATGATTCCAATCTTTCGAACTAGCGTTTTGAATCATTTCACGTTCTTTTTCGGTCATGTTGTCCATTCTTCTTTTCAAAAAATCACCAGGTTTTTCGAATTTTGATCTATCATAGGCAACGGTTCCTATCAAAAGATCATCGACCAATCTTTCCCAACTGTGTTGGCTCATACATTTCTCCTGAAATGACTCCGGCCCGGTACGATCGGGCAACCTCTAGTTTCGAAGACTAGAACTCTATCCATTTGAGCTACGGAGCCGATTTATCCTTCAACGTCTTTTCGACTATTTCATCAATCATCTTTTTATAATGAGCATCCAACTCTGTCGTAACATCATCACTCAGAGTTGAAGCCATGTCTAATACACTCTCTGTGGTCCATGTCACATTCAGCTTTCTAGCCTGTATGGTTATTGGTGTACTAGTTAGATGTATGCTGATGTCTTCAATTTTTTTCCACTTGACACATGTGAAATCTTCTGGAATTGGAGAGTATTGGAGCAGCATACATTTGCCATTGATATTGTTTTGGCAAGTACCACAATTCTTACCTTCAAGAAGATTTTTTGCTATCTTCGCTCTTGTCATTGTCGCAATGCCTTTTTTAGTTCTCTTGTGACAGCTCTAATTAGCTTTTTTTCTGAAGTTTTGGAGGTTGGAAAATTCACCGTGGGCACTGTGCTCCAGGTTAAATTCAAAGGTCTTGGTTTTTCCCATTTAGCACAGGTAAAATCACGCGAAGCAGAATGCATGCCTTGATCATGGTGACAGAGCCGCTCTGCGGCCCATTCGACATATCGACAGGAATCACAGTTCTTTTCTTCAAGAAGATTTTTTGCTATTTGAGCCTTTGTCATCCCACTTCACTCTCCAAGTCTGTCCACCTATAACGACTTTATTTTTCTTGATTTTGACTGAGAACGACATAGAATATGGTGGATTAATTACTGTCCATTTCACACATGTGAATTCTTTTGGAGTGGTTACGCTTTTCTTACCCAACATACAAACTATGGAAGTGATGTCGCTATGGCCAACATGAAGACAGTTACTACAGATTTTGTCTTCCAATAGATTTTTGGCAATAATGGCCTTATTCATCCAATGCGTTCTTTCCATTTTTCACAAGTTCCATCTTGGTTCATTTTTTCTATTGTCTGATGGAGTTCACTATTTCTTATTTCAAGCCTAATACAAAATTTTGAAGCGGCCCAATTTCCACACGTATCACATACCTTTCCTGCGAGAAACTTTGATGCTATCTTCCATTCAGTCATAAGCTTTCCTTTAGAAAAGTGTTTTATTCATCTGGATCTGCTAAGTATTCGAGTGGATGAGAAACAACGATTAGTTCCTTGTAGGTCATCGCACGCCAAACTTCCATGATGTTATATTTTTGATCTGGTCCGCCCCATGGATCTTGAACTATGAAATTATTTCCGCTAACACCAGACAGGACAACAAAATGGCCATTGTTGTATTCGTAATTTTTCTCTTTGATTTTTGAAGCATCAATCACAATTATCACAAGATTCCAATTCAACAACCACCTAATACTCTCAACGCCCTTTGCTGCAATGTCTTTATATGGCACATTATATTTTGAGAGAGCTCGGTCTAAGTCATCAAAACCAGTAGCCCCATTTGCAGCGGGCCAACCTATGATTTTTCTTATTGCTTGGACAGAGACGTCCGTTCCATCAGCCCACATGATACTCATTGCAACAGAAGCTGGACCACAATTTCCAATTCCTGTGTCAATCTGTGTCTTATACCATTTGGGAGCCGAGAAAAGCGCCGTCGAGACAAGAAGAAAAAGTAAGATAAACTTTCTCAAAGTATGCGCCCGAGAGGAGTTGAACCTCCACGTCTTTTGGACGCCAGTTCCTAAAACTGGTGCGGCTGCCTTTACGCCACGGACGCAGGAAACTAAAGAATCATATTCGATTTCTGGATCACTTCGGCCCCACGAGCTGAAAACGCAATATACCACAAATCATCATCCATATCAACTTCAAGAAAAACCTGTTTGTTGATGTGGGGGCCAACTTCAACCTTAGCACCTCTTGTCTCTAGAAGAGCTTTGACCTCATCACACGCAACAAGGTAATTTACACCATTAGCCGCAGCTCTCTCATCAGCCAAATCCATCAATGTCTGATAGTGCATTTGTTTTCCTCTATATCAGTGATCTTAAGACCACTTCCAAAAAGACTATTCATGAACATCAGAAAACGCATTGTCCAATCACCAACCCAAGTCTTACCAACCATCAGCCACACGTCTTCTCCATCTTGGATTACTTTTTCAAGCGTGACTGGAATTCCATACGCCCTAGCTTTCAGCACTCTAGTCTCCTATGCGCGAGAGAGGACTTGAACCTCCACGCCTTGCGGTGCTGGTACCTCGAACCAGTGCGTCTGCCATTCCGCCACTCGCGCGTTTAATAATATCCAAAATCGACAACTTTCTGTGTTCCTTCTTCTGGAATAGGTAGCTTATTTCCACATCTCTCACAATTCTCAGGAGAGATATTCCAGTCGTAGTCCATCACGATGTTTTTCGTCTGACAAAAAGTGCAAGTAATCTCTATCCTGTGCATTTCATACAAAAGTATGCTCGTGGCTGCAAGATAATCATATGATAGGTATTTCTTCACACTGGCTGATAGATCCAAACATTATCTTAGCACTTACTCGTTCATCGGGATCAAACTATAGAGTACTCGACATTATCTATCGAACAGAACCAGCGGAAAATGTCGTTCTACATGCTCAATATAATTTTTCTATGGATACTATCACCAGAAGCAAACACAGAGTAGTAAAATTTATCTTTGGAGAGTTTGCTGAGGAGTTCTTTTTGTGAGAGCAACTCATTGGGTTATTGATGATAGCTTTGTCCTTTCCACTCAAAAAATACCCGATAAAAAAGAAAAGCTATTCAAAACGATTACCATATTTTACGTGTCAAAAGGTTTTCTTAGACTCAATACTATGAAAGATTTAAAAGGTACTGCCAACTATCCCAACCATGTCAGAGTTACTCAAGATCAACATGAAGTAATTGGTTATATTTTTGATCAATTCAACCCGTTATCTTAGCTCTTGCTCTAGCCTGAAGAGTGTCTTTCTTTATATTCACTCACATCTTTTTCCAATAATCGATGTAATGTTTGAACTGCTCTTCTAGTTTGATTTCTTCATTCCTCAACATTCTGACATATGAAGCAATGATTATTCCACTCATATCGTCAGCATGCCAAATGTCATTTTCATTAAAGAACTCTGTCCATTCATTTTCACCAGTCCAAAGATTCCAATTGTTTCTCAGCCATTGACCAATGTGATGATGTTCTTCGACTCCGTCATGAGTACTCAAGCTCAACATTCTTCTATCTTGTGGTTTAAGAATGTGAGTCATTTCGGAATTCACTTTCTCCAGAAACTCTTCATGATTCATTTTGAATACACCCCGTTCACTTGTTGAGTCACTCGAATGAAAGTTGTGCATTTGCTCAATTGCTTCAAAGAGGGTGCTCCAACATAAGTACAAGTCGATCTCAATCCACCAAGCACTTGTTGAATTGTAGTGGCTACTTTTCCCCTGTACTCCACCGTAACTTCTTTTCCCTCGGAAGAACGATATCCCGCCATTCCACCACTGTGTTTGTTCATAGCAGTCTTTGAAGACATTCCATAGAATTTTTTGAATTTCTTCTCAACTTCAAGACATCCAAGATTCGATCCATCGATGTCTTTGATGACTAGAGAACTCTTATGCCATTCTGAAATGAGTTCTCCACCACTTTCATCATGTCCAGCCAACATTCCACCAAGCATAACAAAATCGGCTCCTCCACCAAATGCTTTGGCAACATCCCCAGGGCACACACATCCACCGTCAGAAATAATTTGGCCACCGAGACCATGGGCAGCATCGGCACATTCCATTACTGCTGAAAGCTGAGGATAACCAACTCCAGTCTGAAGACGAGTAGTACAGACAGACCCGCTTCCAAGTCCAACTTTCACAACATCCGCACCAGAGAGAATAAGTTGTTCAGTCATTTCATCAGTGACTACATTTCCAGCAATGATGGTTAAATGTGGCCAGGTCTCACGGACTCTCTTGATAAAATCTGGGAAATATTCTCCATATCCATTAGCTACATCGATGCACAAAAAATAAATTGGTGCTGGATTGTTTTTAGTGTCTTGTGCGACTTTTAGGAGCTCTTTAAAATTAGAAAAATCTTCTTCATTTGCTCCAATACTAGGAGCAACAAAACCAAAATCTAGAGTTTTGATTTGGCTCTTCCAATCATCCAAAGTATAATACTTATGGATGCAAGTAAGCATATGCTCTCTTGTGAAGGCTTTTGCCATTTCAAAAGTTCCAACAGTATCCATATTGGATGCCATGATTGGAACTCCATTCCAATCCCATCCAGAATATTTGAATTTGAAAGGGCGGTTCAGATCTACTTCTTTTCTTGATCTAAGAGTGCTTCTCTTAGGCTTTATCAAAACGTCTTTGAAATCTAACTTTACATCATCTTCGATTCTCATTTTTATCTCCCAAGACCTAAAGCTTTGATTATTATTGGACCTAAGTCTCTGAAAAACATTTCTTCAATGTCTTGATAAGAAACTAATCGATAGCTCACCATTTCTGGTGCTCTAATCGTAGGCAAAAAAGAAGTGCATTTCAAGGTATTGAGAGGAGGAATGGTCATCTTACAAACAAAAATATGAAGTTGTTTCTCTGGTTTGTAATTGAATTTGCCAAGCGCGTTCATTTTGCTCTTGTCGATGGTGATTCCAGTTTCTTCTTTGCATTCTCTGATGGCGGTCTCAATAGGGATTTCTCCCTCGTCTATATTGCCTTTTGGAATGTCGAGATTGTGAGAAGCCTTTTTGGCTTGTCCAAATGGTACACATCCAAGCACCATTTTTCCATCATGAATGATTGTTCCTGCTGATACTGTCATGATTTAGGAGATAGTGGAGTTGAACCACTTCTGGATTAGTCCAGGCTTCAGTTTATAAGACTGACCGCTTAACCGTTCGCGCAATCTCCCATGATTGCGTTGATGATCGTTGATCAGTCGTATTATCCATTTCATAGTTCATACTCCTTAATAAGAGTCGGTTTGACTTTTGTAAAATGATCAACTAGGGCCTGTTCTGCTGCTTTAGTAGTTTTGAATCTAGTAGCGACTGGAAATGGTTTCATTCCAGGATTGAAAACATGATGATGAATGTTGTGCCAAAACAAAAGACCCTTGTAGCTAGCAGTGTATTCGCCCTTATACTTTTCAATTCTAACTTTCATTATTTTCTCCTTCGTTGGCCCTCCCAGGATCGAACTGGGGACCCACGGATTATGAGACCGTTGCTACTAACCAGCTGAGCTAAGGGCCAATATATCAACACCCTGAAATATGCTAATGAACTTGTCGAATTCTTCCTTTACAAATTTCGGATTGAATCTTCCTAAATCTTTGATTACATATGGACGATAGCCGGCTTTTTCTATCTCACCAATCTTGATCTTATCTCTGTTTTGAATCTGATTCAGATGTTGACATTTTGTTATTTGGAGATAGTGCCACCTACCATTCCATAAAACTGCGGTTTTTACATCCTCTACTATCACATCAGCATCCCATCCATTGAACATTGGCTCATTGTGCTTGACAATAGAAAAATGTGATTCGCACATCTCACAGAACAGTTGTTCATTTTTAGATCTATTTTTTCGTGACGCGGCGGAATTGAGACCAGCTATTGATCTAATTGATTTCATTTCTGGAGAAGTCTTGTAGCAAACAACACATAATCCATGTTTTTTTTTCCTGATCGGATTACCACAAATTCTACACCTGTAGTCTTTTCTATTTCTTAGACGATTTTCGGGTTCAACCCATCTATTATTTTTTGGACCACTTCTTCCTTTACTCTTATTCTGTTCTTTTGTAAGAACAAGTATAGAATTGGCACAACCGTGAGAACAGCATTTCGATTCATATTTGTGTATGTTTTGAGTGCCGTTTTTGTTGATGGTTCTAATAACAGTAAAAATCTCTCCACACTTGACACAAGTTCTTTCTACGACAACTTGTTCTAATCGTTTTCTATTCTTCTGAGACAATTTGTATTTTGGGCTGTGGCAGGCAGTATGAGATCTATAAGAATACAAAGATTCATATTCTTTTCCACACTCTTCACATTTATACATTCAATACAAAATTATGCTAAACCAAAAACTCTTTGACAGTATCATGATTGATGTTTTGTGGGTATTGCTTCTTTACTGCTTTGACCGCTTCCATCATGGTTTTGAATCTTGTGATTGCATTCCATGGAAGTCCTTCAGGTGAAACGCTTTCAAGATGTCTTACATATTTCCAAAACAAAAATCTCTTATACTTAACTACAAAGTGATCACCATTTTGAATGATTCGAATATTCATACTTTATTCCTTAAGTACGCACTTATTAGCTTCTTCGGCAAGAACATCTCCATGACACAATTGCGGATGGCACCAACAGCCCAGCACCTTGTCTTTCAACTCATATATGTCTTTGATGAGTCCAGAACTATGGAGATAGTCTCGATACTTTTCTACAACTTCTTCTCTAGTTCCATCTCGACCAATGAGAAATGGATTGCCCCACTTAGAGGGGCGTCCAATATAGACATAGATTGCTAAATTGTATTTGTCGCGTTTGCAATGTACAACAGTAGTCACCCTTACCCTCTAATGCCATCGACTATTTTTTTCTGTATCGTCTTCAAGGAGATCTTCATTGTCATCATCCCATATTTGAAAGCGTTTCTTCTCTTTGTTTCTTTTTAACATCTTCTTTGCCATAATGGATGTGAAGCTCTTTTTGATTTCTAGAAATTTTTTCTCATTCAAATTTGGTAGTGCAATTCCAGACAAATTTATCGGAACTTCTTTGTCTCCTACCTTGCCTTTCTCATAAATCATCTCATGCTCGATTCCCCTGTAGTGTGATTTGAGGTCTTCATATGAAAGATCCAGTCCAATCAATATAGCTTCCTTGAACCACCTATCTGGGAGAACGATTCCAGCCCGATGTTTTTCCTTGCGATAGGACTTCCAAAGTTCTTTGATACTATCATGGAAATCGAGGCTGTTAGGATCCAAATCGGCCACAGTCTCATCTCTAGCCACCTTGAGTTTGCCGTTTGATGGACCGTCTACATAACTCCATTCTAGAAAATCGAGAGAATCGACTGATAAAAATATTTTTCCGCCGTAGTGAATAGGAAAAGCTCGGGCCGTTATATATGATTGCATATGATCATGATAACCACTTTTCCCCTGGTTCACATAGGCAAGACGTGGCCAATCTTTCAACTCATCAGAAATATATTCCTTCTTTACAAACTCTCTGAACTTCTCTGCGATCTGGTGGATTTTTTCTTTCTTGAAGTTTTCGAGTGATTCAACTGTCATGACTGTTTCCACATGAGACAATGATAAGTTTTGATTGGAGTATGATTGTGCAATTTACAGACGACTCTATCTTTGTAATAATAACTGGCTGAATTATATTCAGTATGCCACCAGCAATGTTCGCAGTCTTTATCGCCCACCAGAAGATTCAGAGCTCTTTCAGCTACAGCTCTTTTGATGCTCTTCATCCTGCGCTTGAAGATTTTAGCCTTCTGGCTTTTCATCGTTTTTCCAATTTTCCTTATGGACAAGCTTGAACATGTGGTCGCAAGTGATAGTCCAAAGATTGTCTTTCAGCTTGTCATCAATGTTGGAATAGAACATCATGGGGATTCTTGCAGCTCCCTTGTAAGAAGTTCCACCACCATATTCACCAAAAACTTCTTTGCAAAAGGCGTTGACATCAAAAGAAACATTAGAAGATCGCACACTCACCTCTACAGTCTTCTTGTCAGTGACTGCAAAAATGATTGCAGTGTGTACTCCTTCCATTCGAGTGTATTCTTGAGCAAGGATGGCAATGGCATCTCTTTGAGTAGCTGGAATGAAACCAATGCCTCCTACAAAAAGGCCATTTGCCTCGTAGAAGTTTCCCTTTTCATTCAGAAGCAGTCTCTTCTCATAGAGGTATCTAGGAAGAGTATAGTTCATGATCTTCTGGAGATTTTCCTTATCGGCAAGTTCAATGAGTTGTTCATATGCCTGAAAATCTTCGAGAGTCATGTAATCAGAAATGAGGTCGTTTGTATCGGTCCTGATGCCCACTAGAAGAGCAGTGTAGATGTTGGTATGATCTACATTCTTCTCAATCTTGAGTTCTCTGATCATTCGCCAAATCAACGTGCAACATGATCCAAGGTTTGGCCTAACGATCTGAAACTTTGTTTTGTTGTTTGTGACTTTGTGGTGGTCGATGATGAGCATTGCTTCACTGACACAAGAGTTCTGTGGAGTTCCGTCGACACACACATTCACTCCCTCTGGAAGGTTATTTGTGACCTTATTTACCGGCAATGAAAGAAGATTGACAAGTGTCTTATTTTGAGGATGACTGATCTCACCTCGATAGTAAATCTTTGATTCAACTCCGAAGTGCTTGCAAATCAACTGGAAACCAAAAGCGGCTCCAGCACTGTCTGGATCTGGAGTGTCATGCATGATGATGTTGATTTCTGTTTTTGAAAGCTTCTTGACTTCTTCAAAAAACTTATTGAGAATGTCCATGTCTGATTGGACACCATTTACATTCACAGCCATAGTCTTTTCTTTCTCTCCCATTTCCGATGTCCTTTCTAAGGATCAGAAAAACTAGTCCAAGGGATAGTACTTGAAACTACATAATGCTAGGTCTTCGGCCTAGTGCTCTGCCTCTTGAGCTACCCTTGGATAAAAGTCCGACGACTCCGAATTGAACGGAGGACAGGCGGTTCTTCAGACCGTCGCTCTACCAACTGAGCTATCGCCGGATGGATCTATATTTATACAACTATGCAAGAATTGGTCCAGAAAAACCAACCTTCAAAGTATCAACATCATATACCAATGTGCTTTCACATTCTGTATATGCTCCATTTACTCGTGAATAAACCTTCACTAGCTCCCCTCTTTCTGTGAAATGCAAGTAGTTCTTGCAGTTGCAGCCAACGGTGTCACTCTGATAGTAGGCCAACTTTGTATTAGGAGCGTCTTCAAACTGGCAAATAGAATGATCGACAAAATTGGATTTGCAATACGGATTCACGGTCATGAGAGAAATGAATCCAAAGTCTGAGAATCCAAGTTCAGCACCCCAATCTATGAAATCAAACATTTTCTTCTGCGAATCAATCTGTCCCCTGATCAAATTGCATCTCAAATGGACAATGTCTTTCTTGTCGAGTTTTCTCAACTGCTCTGTAGTTGAAACTTTGTGAGTGCCAAAAATCTCAAAATTAGCGTCGTCATCAAAGTGATGACGGCTTATAGAGACACATTGCACACCAGCGTTTATGGTCTGCTTTAGATTGATTCCATTGGTGTTGATTGTAGTATGAACTCTTGGATAACTCAATCTTATCAGATCAACAATTGCCTTCTGATGAACAGGATTGAAAGCTGGTTCTCCACCTGTAAGTGCCGCCTTGTTGATTTTTACTTTATGAGCCTTGAGGTATTTGAGGATTTCATTGAACTTCTTCGCGTCAAAGCGTTTTTGGTCAGTAGAATGATAGACACAAAACTTACAAGACGCTTGACAAAAGTCGGTCACACGAATATAAAGATTGAAATAGGGACCGATCTCTTCGCGCTCATCCCCATTCATACAACACGACCATTCTTTGACTGGGACTTTTGTGTCAAAAATCTTGATGGTTTTCATCAACATGAACTCTTGTAACTAGATCCACATGGATCATAATCAGATTCTCCCAAATGAGTCAACAGATCTTTAGCCTGCTTAGCTATTTGAGCATTGGTTGGAAAAAGTCTGAGTGCTATTCCGAAGGCTTCTACAGAAATGGTCTCATCTTTGGCAAACTTCATCACTTGTTTGATGAAGTCTTTCTCCTTATGTGGGCCTTGGAGAAACTTCTTTTGAGCCTCAATAAGAAAAGCTACTTCTTCTAGGAGTGTCATCTCTTTCCTCTACTATGAAATATGCGTAATCTTAGGGGAAGGTCCATTTGCCCGCACGGGCGATGAGTGGAAACTGAAATCCAATAAGGAACAACTTGGCTAGAACTGATGGATCAGTAATTGGAATGAAACTTGCTAAAAACGTAGCTTCTAGATCTTTTTCTTCAAGCTCGTGAAAAAAGTATTGATCCCCTATTGGATAATCTGGATGATAGTAGATGATTCTATAATCAGACTCAGAATCAGCTAAACGTTCTCGCCATTGAATAATGGCGTACGCATTGTCGGGGGTGTAGTGATAGTATCCAGGTTCTAGCTTATTTGCGCTCATTGGGCAGACCACAGAAAAGACACTGGTCATCAGTCTCCCATCTTGCATTTTCATCTGTATGTTTTTTGGAGAGATAGATTCTTTCTCCATTTATGTCTGTTGTATATCGTCTCTTACCATCGCTGTCAGAATGATAGTGACAAGCATGATCTGGGCTGTCTGGACAATACCAAGTGAAGATGCTGTTCCATCCAAGACCATCACAGTAGATACATTCAGCTGATCCATAGTATCCTTCATTATCTGGTTCCTGGATCTTGATTTCGTGGAAACATCTGCCCTCAAGGAGTTTTTTGGCTTTTTTTATTATTAACTCTTCGTTCCCATTTTTCGCAGGTGTCATAGTAGTTCGTCTTCTTCCTCTTCTCATTGCAATAGAGAGAAGCATCATCCTTTTCATAGGAGTGCTTACATATATCACAAGTATGCTTCATGAGATTGTCATCACTTTGTTGCCGTATATGGCGAACTGATAAGGGTATGGATTTTCATTGTCTTTCTCGTGTGATTCTATGCTGAGAAGCTCCCATCTGTCATGATCGATTCTTGGAAAAACAACGTCCCCTTCAAAATCTGCATCAACATGAGTGATGTAGAGCTTGTCTGCATGGTCTATGAAGAGATTGTAGATCTGTGCTCCACCAATCACGAAAGTCTCCTCTGAACCAACTAGCATCATCACTTCAGCAAGAGCATAGGAATCATCCTTTGCGTAGATTGTGATGCACTCTTTGTTGGAGAATCCAGAATCATGTGTGAGGATGATGTTTGATCTGCCAGCTAGAGGCTTTCCAAGCGATTGGAAGGTCTTTCTCCCCATGATCACCTGGTGCCCCATAGTGATTTTCTTGAAGTATTTCATATCCGCAGGCAGCCGCCATGGAAGTCTGCCGTCTTTGCCAATAATCATATTGTTGGCAACCGCAGCTATCAACGAGATCATTTGGCCATCTTCCTGCCTATAGTCTGGAGATAGGGGATCAATTCACTAAGATAGAGATCACGGGCATATCTCTTTTGTTCTGATGAGAAGCATGAATCTTCTCCGTCATCTCCCTCGGGCTCCCATCCAATGATCTCAAGGATGTCGCCCTCGACATAAGAATTTCCAAAAGGTCTCTTGCAGTTTACACCTATTCCACCAAACTCACACTCGTCTATCTCTAAGTTTTCAAAGAAAGCGATAGCGAGTTTCTTCAAGTCCTTCTGCTTATTTCTCTTGATCATAAACTCCCTCTAAGCAATTCATATTGTTCTTTTGTGATTTCTTCATAACTTGGAAAATTTTTAGATCTCACTCTCCATAAAACGGTGGTATACGGGATATTGAGAGATCTATTCACTTCTCCTAGTCCCCTATACGGCTTTCCTTCAATTTTGAAATATTTGATGTTGGCTGGAGTCTTGCCAGCGTTCTTTTTTCCTATTATTGCTTTTGTTTCTTTAGTGTGGTGCCTACCATAAAATGAATTTTTATCTCCAACTCTTGTTTTAGCAAATTCAGATGTTTTTCTTCTATGTTCTTCTGATTGTTTAATTCCAAGATTGTGATGGTGTCCTAGATTAGCTAATCTGATTATTTCCTTAGCCTCTCTAGATTGATGTTTGCCATACATTCCATTTTTAGCCCCCACTTGTCCATATATCTTTTTTCTTCCTTCTTCTCCTAAAGCCTTCATATTTTTATGGATGGTGGCCGTCATTCTCTCTATTATCTCTTTTTTATTAGGATGATTATACATCAAATCTCCACCAGTCGCCGCTCTACTCAAATTGAACATGATTTCTTTATCAAAGTGTTCATCAAAGAATCTCTGTTCTTCTTCCAAAATATTTTCGCAAACTTTAAAGATTTCTAGTCTAAAATTTGGTTCTCCATACAAATTGTAAGCTCTTTGAAGATGGATGCAATGATGTTTGTTGGCTCTCAAAGATTTCAAATGATAATACCAGCGTAATTTTATGTTAACAGAACTGCCTAGATAAAACTTGTTGTTTGAGGAGCAAATTATCTTGTATAAGCCACAAATCTTTTCTTTCATACTGAAATAGTGGCTGTAATTGCTGGATATGGATCATATCCTTCCAGTTTGAAATCTTCAAATTTGAAATCATCAATGTTTTTGATATCGGGATTAATAATCATCTTTGGCAAAACTCTTGGAGTTCTTGTCAATTGAAGCTTCACTTGATCAAAATGATTGTTATAAATATGCGTGTCACCAAGTGTATGAATAAACTCTGCCGGTTTCAGATTACAAACTTGTGCAATCATCATTGTTAAAAGAGAATAAGAAGCAATATTCCAGGGTAATCCTAAAAAGGTATCGGCTGAACGCTGATAGAGTTGACAAGAGAGAGTCCCATTTGCTACAAAAAACTGGAAGAGACAATGACAGGGTGGGAGAGCCATCTTTTCGATTTCTCCAGGATTCCATGCAGTCACTATATGTCGTCTAGAGTTTGGATTGTGTCTGATGCTATTGATGATATTGGCAATCTGGTCGATGATCTCTACGTGTGGCGGGTCTTGTGGTTCAGCAACCCAATGTTCCCATCTTCTCCACTGTGTGCCATATACTGGTCCAAGATTTCCCTTTTCATCGGCCCATTCATCCCAAATATGGACTCCAACATCATTCAAAGACTTGATGTTGCTCTCACCACGAAGAAACCAAAGCAGCTCCTCTATGATTGCTTTCGTGTTTAGTTTTTTTGTGGTAAGAAGAGGAAATCCTTCTTGCAGATTAAAGCGGATTTGATGGCCGAAGACGCCTCTCGTCCCAGTTCCAGTCCTGTCTGGTCTGTCAACACCATTATCCAAAATGTGTTGGCAGAGATCGAGATACTTTTTCATTTTTCACTCCTAGAGAATACCTTGTTCCTTTAGGTACTTTATTGTAAAATGAACGCCAGCCATGAAGGGGATCTTCATATCTGGACTCTCTTTGTTACAAATCTCTTTCAGAGCATCCTTAATGGATGCCTCATTCGAGGATTGAGTAGGTCGAGGAGCAGGAGCAAAGGGTGGAGGTGGAGTTCTGGCAGGTCCGTTGTTGCCGCCCTTTTTCACCGGTCCTTCATTGATGGTGTTCATTTCTTCAAAGCCTTCCCAATATCAGCTACAAAGAGTCGAACACAGACAACCAGACCAAGAATGAGGACGCCAATCATGAAGAAGTTTCCTTTGAAGATTGGACCAATGGTTGAATAAATGACGAACACGCCCACCAATGCATCTATGGCGGTGAGAACCCAATTGAAAATCTTGTTCATTTCTTTTCTCCTAATCAGCAATTTCTCGTCCAGCTTTGCCTCGCTTTGGACCTTTGAATGTGTGGTTTTTGCTTTTGATTGGATCGAAAACAATTGCTTCAAGTGCTTCTAAAACGACAATTCCTTGTCGTTTCCATGCTTGCTCAAGATAGAGCCAATTACCAATGGACCAAACTGTCCATGAGTAATCTTCTTTATTTGGCTGATTCTTGTACTGTTCTAATACTATTTTTGCATTGGCAACTGCTTTTTCCCAACGCTCAGAAAACATAGGAGCATCGCTCATTTGTTTCTCTTGTCGTGAATAGCTCGAACCAATTGATAAACCATTATGCTTTCGAGAAGAAGCTTGGCCTCTTTTGTCTTTCCTTTGAGTAAAAGAAAAATGACATCCTTCATGCTATTTTCCATATTGTTCCTATAAGAACGACCGTCTCACTTCAGTGAGATACTCGATAGCTTTGGCAATACTCCACGCATGAACCATGTCACCACTCTTTGTCACGTCATCGGGCGTGATAATCTTTCGGAGAGGAGTTTCAGACCAGTCGATGTTGATGACCCTTTTTCTCCAACCGATTTTGATGTAGCCCTGATCGACTTTCACCAGCCACCAGTGATCCTCTCTCTCCCAATCATAACCATTGACAAGACAATGCATTTTCTCTGGCTTTGGAAAACCTGCTGACATAAACCAGGCTTGAACTGTCTCCTCAGTCAGACGATCTTCTTCTTTGCCGTACTTCGGGGGTATGTATGCTGGATCGTCGGTGAATCGACTGTAAACTGAAGAGCCTTCACCCTCAGCACTCGCATGAACAACTGCAACTTGCTGAGTTCTTGGATTTTTGAACATCTCAACAATTTCAGGAGGAAGACCGTGTTCGCCTTCTTCTTGAGGTCCCTGAATAGACCAATAACCTTTTATTGTTGCTCTGCCAGAACCATGAGCAGTACTAAGTCTCATACTGTCTCCTTCTTCATATCTTCAATTATTTTCAAAACTTCTTCGAGTTGGACATAGTCGACCATCTCATAGTTTTCGCTTTTCGACATTTTTCCAGCAGCCATTTTTGTCAAAGACGAGATTTTAGACGTGATCTTTTTTGCATACTCATCAATAGACACACGGGCCTTCTTTCAAGAAGATGGAGAAGTTGGATCCGTAGGTGAAACCAGGGCCTTGGGTTTAATCAATGCAGCAATAAGCAAACCAATGATACCGAGAAAGAAGCCCCAACAAAATCCACCAAAAGGGCTTCGATTTTTAGCCTTATTGATGAAGAGCCCGGCAATTCCAAAACCAACCCAAATCAAAACCATGATCAACCACTCCATGGAATCTCCTTTCAAAAAGAGTGAGCTCGCCCGGACTCGAACCGGGGATAGTCTGCTTAAGAGGCAGATGCTTTGGCCACTAAGCTACGAGCCCATTCAAAAGGATTGCTCTGCCAATTGAGCTAGCACCCCAAGAAAAACAAATGAGCTCGGCCAGATTCGAACTGGCGGGGTCCTTACGGACGGTGGTTTAAGGGACCACTGGTTTCAACCTCTTACCTACGAGCCCAAAAACTAAGTCTCTTCTTCAGTCAATACCAAAAGATTCTCTTCATGAAGAATCTCCGACTTCCCCGTCATAATGTCCTGAACATACACGTGTCCGGGCATATTAACTATTTTTCCTAAATATGCAAAAACCACTCCCTCATAAGGATTTGGGTTGCTCTTTTTCCAATCATCGGGAAAAGAGTCATAGTCATATTTTACTAACGTGACTGGTTCCATATTCACTCCTAATCAATAACCTTCAACTTGTAGAGAAACCAGAAAAACAATCCAAGCGGAATAGCTGCTATCATGATAGAACCGCCAAATACCAACAGAAAAAATGAAATAAAAGTTATTATGGATAAAGACACTTTAATACTTAAAGAAATGACAACAAGAATCAAACCAAACAACCCCATACTAAAACCAATCATCATTCCAACAATGTGAGTTGGTAACTTTGATGGGTCGATCATACAGAGAAATATGCCTGCAATAGATATGTTATTGTATTGGATGACCTTCTTGACTCAAAAAGATCTTCGCTATCAATGGCTCACCATTCAGTCCAGCATCGACAGCCTCACAAATGAGATGCCCTGGCACATAGACCTTTTCGTCATCCATAACAAGGGTGATGAAGTATGGATAGGACACCCCTAAATTATATGGAGTATCTGGTCCTATCACCTTTGATGGAAGAGACTTTTTTAAAGCGTTTATGAAAACTGGATAAGCTTGATTTAGCAGAGTAGCACAACATTCAAATTGGAGAAGTTTGATCCACTCGTCCTCTGGGTTGATTCCAAACATTGGTGTTAGTAAATGAGAATCTTTTTTCCAATTGACCTTTAGTTGTTTAGAATCTAGAAAGACATGTTGTCCTTCAATTGAAACAATGTGGTTGCCCCAAATGATGTGTTGTAGATTATCGAGGACATGGGATAGAAACTCTTCTTCTGTCTTAAATCTAGGCATCTTCAGTTTCTTCTCTCTCAGCTTTCTTGCAAGTGTCATGATCGCAAGACATCCAATGGCATTTCCTATGGCATAAGTGATTGCCATATCCCATGATGGAGTTATGATAAGGACTTTATCTATGACCCATAAGTTTAGTAAAGCTATCGGTATCGATAGTAATGAGGCTAGAGTTGCCCATTGTTTGCCTACGAAGATATAGTAGGCTGTCACCAATAAGTCGGACAAAACTCCTAGACCGAAATACAGGAGTAGTCCGCTTACTACTTGGAGGTTCACCTCCGTATTCCTCATTACCGTTCATTGTTGTTTCCTTGTGTTCGTTCAAATCAGTTCCTATTGTAGAAATTGAGCTCGGCAGGAGTTGAACCTGCAACCATCTGCTTAAAGGGCAGTGACTCTACCGGGTTGAGCTACGAGCCCATGCGCAAGCATGCTGGACTCGACTCTGTTTATATCTACTCATGGTCTCGCCTCCTTTTGGCTAGTGTCCTTCAACGCGGCAATCTGTAATCTTAATTATGCCGTTCTTGTAAGTGAATTCGATAAAAACCTGATCTTCTTCTTTATATCCACCACGCTCTGGTTTGGTGTCCAATTCCGTGGATAATTCATATCTATCATTACCTGCAGTGTCATTGAAAAAATCCATTGAAAGATCTTTTCTTGTTATATCGAGACCCCATTTCTTCACCATTTTCTTCTTTTGTGAAGAGGCATCCCAGGCAGCAAGAAATCTATTGATGGTCAGACCATAAAGGGCGTCTGACTTTGGCCAAGTCTTATCGTAATAAGACTTTGCTTCATCAATTTGATTTACAAGTTTATTGAACTTCATTCAATTACTCCTAAACTACTTCTCCGTGGGTTCAGGAGCAGTGAGATCATGGATGTTCTTCAACTGAATGAGAAGATTTGCGAAAAAAGTATCATATTGCTCTTTTGTAGTCAGCTTTGATTGAACATTTTGCAAAAGGATTGCAAGATCTCCAGCATTAATGAAATTGCCAGCAGCATTGACAGTGATTTTGAGATTGTCGGCCATTTACTTTCTCCTTTTAATTATCTTGCTATGAGGAGCGAAGAACATCTCTCACTTTCATCAAAATTTTTCCGAGATGATTTTCACCAATTCCATTACAGACTCCCCAGAAAACATCTCCCCAAGTATTTCCTTCGATGAGCTCTTCATTTCCTGTTGCAAGAAGGAGAGCCAATAGTTCTTGGTGCGTAATGAACTTCTGTCTCACAAAGCTTTCCATAAAGACCAACTTATTTTCTTCCCAGTCTGGACGAAGGGTCACGATTTTACCCATTCTTTTGGCTTGTCCAGGAGTAGTACAGTTTCTAATAGCTTCTTTTTCTTCTTTAATGTTTGTCTTAGCTGCTTGAAATGCGTGTTCAACGGACTTATAAACTATATCATCGAAAACAGAGTAAACTTCACACTCCCAGAAATTACTGAGAAATCTTTTGTTTTTTTCAAACTTGTCTATCATACAGAGAAATATGCCTTAGAGAACTACCTCTCTGTCAATGTGGTCTGAGTAGTCTCTGACCACAGGAGCATATTCCTCACCCATCAAGCTCGATGAAATGACAAAATCTGCGGTTGATCTATTGCATGCTGTAGGAATGTTGTAGAGCACCGCTATTCTTAGAAGCGCTTTTACATCAACATCATGTGGATGTGGTTCCATTGGATCCCAAAAGAAAATAAGGATATCTATTTTGCCATCGACTATCATTGATCCAAGTTGTTGATCTCCACCAATTGGTCCAGATTTCAACATGGTAATGTCGCGGCGGTATTGGTGATCCTCAGTCATTTCTTCAGTAAGCACCCTGTCGATCAATTTACCAGTAGTTCCTGTGCAAACTAAGTTACATTCTAAAAGGGCCTTAGCATTCCAACGGGCCCACTCAATGAGGTCTTTTTTGCAGTTGTCATGTGCGACAAGTGCGATTGTTTTTTCTATTTTCATATTCTTATCTTAGAGGTGGGATCAATCAATTTCTATTTCTTCAGGATAGACCCAGTAAGAAACATTTCCAATTCCTTCAGCTTTTGAAGAATTAGTATCCCAAAAACCATCATCATTATAGGCAGTTCGAATGGTTTTCTTTTTTGTATTGAGATCAGTTGTTATGCAAAGACACCATCGATGTTGGGCTGGAAGGAAATCCTTGACATCGTGAAAATCGATTTTCACTTTTTTGACATTCATCTTCTTCTCCAGATTGCGAGATGCTAGATTCGAACTAGCGATCTCCTGCGTGTGAGGCAGGCGCTCTAACCAACTGAGCTAATCCCGCGATTTAGGGGTAGTGGGTGTTGATCCCACATTGCCCGAAGGCACAAGTTTATCAGACTTGTCGCTTGACCGCTTGCATATACCCCAATGAATCTATTTCTTTTTTAAACTTCTGCTCATTACAACAATTCCTAGTACTCCTCCTATTGTTGTAAGTATGCTCTGAAAAACTGGAAATCCTTTTGGAAAAAAGTCTTTGACCTTTTGAAGGAATGTGGCAAAATCCAATTGAGTTACACTACTAAACAAACTTTTCAATGATAGAAGAAAGGGACTAAGTGTTCCATCATCTGCTATATTTGAAAGCACAACTAAGAATCCTAGACTCATTCCAATGAGAAGAACAAGAAGAACAATAATGAGCCACGCCAAAAGTTTGTGTGACTTCTTTTTCTTGCGCGGACGTTTTTTTTGAGGGAAGGGTTTCTTCTTGGGCTTCATTTAGATTATATCTTAGTGATGGTATATTGCCCAAATGTGTTTTGCAAAACGGACATCTACAATAGCAGTTATGACACTCACTATAGCGAGCACAATTTTAATCCCTGTGGGCGCGGTAAGTTGGAGGAATGCTATCGTAATTCCAAAGATAGAAATACTCGCAAGCGCTATCAGCACAATTGTCAAAACAAGAACATCATCGTCGTGTTCCATATCAGAACCTTTCTAAAAATGGTGGAGCAGCAGTCAAAATTCAGTTAGCGAGACCGAATCCTTTGCAGACTACTGCCCCATGCTATTTCTTTTTTTAAACTCTTGTTGAATGTCTTCAACAGTAAGTTCCATCCAATCACCATTCTCGTCATTAAGATTACACTGTCCATAGAGATGCAAAATTTTCATGCAAGAAAGAAGGAACTCCCTACTTTGTTGAGCAAAAAACTCTCTCTTTCTTATCTCATATGGAGAGACGTTGGTGAGAAGATCTCTTGCCTTTTCCCACTCTTGCATTTTTGTTCCTAGGACTTTGAATTCGTCTTTTCTCCGTCCTTTTTCTTACTGGTAGAAGCCACCCGCCAACCAGTGACAAGAAGTAATGCGAGCAACCACAACCAGTTGCTGTTGCCCGTATGATAGGCAAGGTAAATCGACACTGCAATAATGCCAGCATCAGTCAACACATTCCCTATCGCGTAAATAACTCTGGCTCCATCCATACTCTCCTCCTATTGAGCTCGGCCGGACTCGAACCGGCGACGTCCTTGCGGATCTGGCGGCTTAAAAGGCCGCTGCCTTACCAACTTGGCGACGAGCCCATTTGTATCAAAATATGCTCTACTGTTTGGGTGAAATAAAAATCTTGTAAGCTTCACCACTCTTCACTAAGTCGTCATATTTCTTAGCGGCTTCCTCCCTTGTTTGGAACTGCCAGGGATACTCATGACCATAGTGTTCCTCTACCCACTTGCTCTTGTTGAGATAGTCGACTCCATTCGGAAACTCCAAGCGGATTTGGCTTTGATCGACGTGGCGATACTGGGCTTCGACGAATGAGATTGCATTAGAAAGGATCTCAGTCTTTCCAGCGGCATATCCCTTCTCCCACTTGTCGGAACGCACGCCCCATACAACGAAGACACAGATGAGAAATGCGAGCCCAGCGAGGAGGATGGTGTATCCGGAAGCTGCGGCGAATGTTCCCCAATGCGTCCAAAACTTTTCACGGCCATGTTTTGGAGAAATATCTTCATATTGCTCGACTCTTCGCTCGAGCTCCAATCCTCTCTTGCATGCTCTTTCGAGTAGATTCGGATCGTAGCCCGACCAATCCCTTTGCACCATTCGAATCTGGAGAAACGGGCTAATCTCCTCTACTTCAGTTCTCTTCTTCATCTTCGTTTCCTTCTTTATAGAAGTATGCGACTACTGGATTGGCTTTATATCGAGAATGACTCCCTTCGAAAGATGGGTATAGAGAGAACCCTTTCCATCTTCCAAAGCAAACTCATTGTTCACAACGATCTTTTTGGTCTTGAACCAGATCGAAGTGTCTTGACCATCTACAGTGATGTGCATTGTGTAGCCAATAGCCTGATCAGCCGTTATGACATCGATAGCAGCCGTCAGCAAAAGGCACTTGATTCCAAAAAAGAGGGCCACAATGCAAACAGCCGTAAAGGCCAAGATTGCAATCCATCCACCCTTTTCCATTAGTCACCTCCTCCACCATCTCCACCATCTCCACCAGCTCCGCCATCTCCCTCTCCACCAGCAGCTTCACCACCGCTTGTTCCGCCTGTCTCACCCGAAGCAGCCTCATCAGTTCCCGTAGCGGTAGCATCTGGAGCATCCATAGTTTCTACTGGATCAGCAGCAGGTTCTTCCATTATCTGCTCTTCCTCTGCGAGAGTTTTCTCAGTCGCCACTTCTGGCTTTGCGTTTTCAGTCTCTTCCTCTTCAGCAAGAGTCTTTTCGGGAAGAACGATTTCAGGAAACTCTATCTCCCGCTCCTCTGCAAGAGTCTTGGGGGCAGGCTTTGGCCGAGCAGATGGATGGTCGTAGTAATAAGCTTCACTGTAGTAGCTGTTTCTGTTCTCTTGAGAGAGCAGCCAGAGCCACCAAACAGAGTCATTCGTGTGAAAGTTTGCTGGGATCTGTTGGACTTTATGAGTTCGATGGGTTTCTCGATAAGCCGCAGAACACCCAACGAGAAGAGCAAAAGCTGAAAACAAAATCACCCACTTCATCAGCTTCATCTTCTACTCCTTCAGAGTTTTGAGCTCACGATGAACACGGCACCAAACGCACTCACATGATTTCTTGTATCTGTGTGGCCTCTGTGTTTCAACAAGAAGCTCAACAACACGAATGAGAACTTTCAGTTTCTTAGAAACAGATTCTGCCGTTCTGGAACCAGCAGATGCAGCGTTGTGGAGATTGTAGAGATCCGCCTCGTTCATTTCGGCCATTATTCATCTACCTCCAACGCTTCGACATTTCGAAGATTTTCTGCACAACTGATCAGAAGATCTTCGACTTGTTCGATGAGTCTCTCCACATTGGCTACAAGCTGATCAGCCTCTTCTAAAGTATCCTCGTTGTTTGGAAATGTCTTGTAGAGAAAATCCCGAACTTGATTGTCCTTTTCTAGAGTGGCCTGAAGCTTGCGCAAAGTGGCCTCATTCTGAGTCAGATTGCTTTTAGCCATATTGATCAATGACTGCTTTTTCTCTAAGGAAATCATTTTTGTTTCCTAAATCGACTTTTCACGTTTGCTATCATAGAAATGATTCTCTCACTTCGACTTCTAGCTTGTCTATCGGCGGCTTTGAGCAGGGTGTCGATTTCGTGAAAAGTGTTGCAGTAGTCGCATACACAGTTTCTGTAGAAGCCGCGGTGATCATCCAGCTTAGATGCCCTCTTTATGAGCCTTATTACTCGATCCATCTTGCCATTAAATGTTTTTGGCATCTTGGGTTTTTCTCTGGAAAGAAGAATCAAAGCAGTTTCTGGCTTGTTCAAATGGGTCATACGATGATCATTTTATGAGTGTGTAGATAGTGTTGTTTTTCAAGCTTCTGAATCTCCTGATCCAACTCCTTGATTGCTCGTTCATTGACTCGAGTCTCATGTTGGAGCCAGAGATTGAGGCTGAAAACCCCAATCGCAAAACCAAGAAAAAGGAGCGTGAAAACTCGTAAAGCTTTCATTTTGTCAACTTGTCCAAAGCGACCTGGTATTTCCTCTGAGAGGAAGTGGCCTCATCGATCTGATGGGTGATTTTCTCCAAGAGAGCTGTGACGAGAGGAAGAAGCTCGGGGTATTCGGCTTTGTAGTCATCATACTGCTTTTGAGCCTGCTTCTTCATAGTATGAAGGCTCTCAAGATGCTCTTTGCTCCAGGTGAGCATTTCTGTATAGTGATCGATGCTGATTCTCTTGAAGAGCATTATTTCTTCTCCTCATCTTCTGGGGTGAGCTTGAGTCCATCCCAGCCGGTGCCATCCATGTGAGCATGAACCGGCTTGATCATTTCTGGTGGAATCTTTTTCGCGAAGAGCTTTGTGAGCAGCTTAACGATGGGATTTCTCCTGAAATCGTCAAACTTCTTGATGACGTCATAATCGGCTTGAGTGAAGAGGTTCGCTCCACACTTGGGACACGGCATATTGAGATACTTCTCATAGTCGTCTATGTTTGCTGTGGTGTCGACGTAGTCGCAAGAAGGGTTGTCGCACTTCAACCCAAGAGACGTCATTCCAAGAGGATCGTTCTTCATCATTGACTCCTAAAGCAACTGAATCGCGACGTTGTTTCCGGACTTGCGAAATGTGAATGTTCCAGAAACTCGACCTTTTCTCAAGCTCGGAACAATCTTGTTGAAATCACTGATGAACATGGGGTATTGCTTGCCAGTCTTTTCTGATCTGAAAATGGCATGAGCATACTGTGTTTTCTCGACTTCAACAAACTCCATACTATCTTCCCACTGGGAGTTGTCTTTCCAAATCTCACCATAGGGATCCAACTCTCCACGACGATTGAAAGGGATCTTGTGCTTGAATGGGCTATCATTTTTCATTGGGGTTCTCCTTCTGTGATTATCTTTCTCATCCGCCAGACGTGCTTCAGAAGGATGACAACCAAGATTGCATGCGCGCACGCAAAGAAGGCTGATGCAATGATCCAGGGAAGCGATGCGTGAACCGCATAGGCTAGGGCGACGAATCCAAACATCACCAACGATGCGAAGATGAACCAAATGGTTCCTAAAGTCGCAACGGTGGTGGGCGGCAGCCTTTCGAACATTTCTTTGAAGTTGAACATCTACGCCTCCAGCTTCATCAATCTCAAATATGCCCAGGGGAGACGATAAGACTTGCCATCGGAACAGTTGGCGGTCATGGGATACTTCCTGCGGCGAGAGACGAAATCGGAAATGGTGTATCGCTTTCCTTCGTAGGAGTAGACCGAACCAATCAGCCCGCTGGGGCCGGTCGTGACGTTGTGAGATTGGCAGAGATACTTGAGGGAGCCATTTAGGTTGGTGTTTGCGACTCGCTGAGCTTCAGGGTCGTTGCTCTTCACAGACAGCTTTCCATAAAACTCGGCTTCCGTGTAGCGGATGCCACCGATCCGCATTGTGACGCCATACTTCTTTTCGAGGTCGGCCACACAAGCGGCAAAATCTTTCCGGAAAGAGGTGACGGTTTCTTTGTCTATCTTCATGACATCATACTATCATAAAACTCAATCGCTCTAAACTATCGTTTGTTCTAGAAAACTAAGCCAATAGAGCATCTAAGATGTCATAGATAGCCGGTTTATCCCAGGATCTAGCTCCAACACCACCAGCCACAACCGTACCAGTCTTGTCTATGATATATGTTAGTGGTATACTCTGGGCTCCGTAGGAGGCTGCTACGGATGAATCTTTGTCGCATAGGATTGGAAAAGTTAGCTCAGCCTTTTCAGCATAATTTTTGGCTTCCTGGGGTGGATCACCAACATTGATTGCAAGAAATACAAAATCACTTTCTTTGCATCTATCATACATTCTCTGAAGGGAGGGCATTTCACTCTTACACGGCCCGCACCATTCAGCGAAAAAATTAATCACCACAACCTTACCCTTAAGGCTACTTAGGGTTATATTATTTCCATCAATGTCTGGAAGAGTAAAGTCTATAGCCTTTTCATTTACTTTCTGAAGACTAGCCTTTTTGATGAGATCTTGAATTTCCATTTATTCTCCTAATGTGTCTCCCAGTTTCTATAGTGGAGCTGACCCGAGTCGAACGGGCGCGGACAACACTGCCAGTGTTGCGCTCTACCAACTGAGCTACAGCCCCGAATAAACCTTGTTCCATTTCTCTATCTTCTTCAACAACTCTTCTAAAGTCATTGCACTCTTACTGTTCTTCGACATATTATCTTCAGCAGTCAAAAGTCTACAATTAGCAGGATGACTGATGATTTTTGGATCAATCTTATCTACGTAACCATCTCTTGCAGAGAGAATATGGTCTCTCATAATTCCATTCAAATTTCCACCGAACTTACTATTTGTAGGTCGATAGAATCCAACCCCCTCTAGAAGAGATAGATCAAACTCATCTGGAAAATCAAACGGATCAAATCTGAAAGTGCAAAGACTTTTGTATCGTCGAAAATTATCATAAGTTGTTCTACCTCTGGAGCTTGAAGCACAACTTCTAGAACAATGAATCCCAAATTTCCTACGTGTTGTGAACAATTTCTTGCATTGGGGACACATTTTCTTATACCTTTTTACTTCTCTTGCTCTTAGACTCTTGCTTATTCTTCTTTTTGTTTCCTCAGTTTGGAGATGACCGTTCGCACAAGTTTGACTGCAAAATCTTTTTTCTCTTTTTGATGTTTTATATTTTCCATTTTTCTTTCGTCTTACGATTTCAAATTTTTTACCGCATTTTTCACATTTTTTGATTATTCTTAATGTTCTTCTCTCGAGATTTGCTTTCCTAATTGCGGCAATTTTTTCCCAATACTCGGGGCGAGAATACATTGTGCGATTTTTATTTCCTATAGCGGTTCCGGCCATACTTTATAAATAAAACTATGCTCTAACCAGACTGAGCTAACAGCCCGTATCTTTTATGAAACTATCTTTCACTGATTCTTCATGCCATGCTCTAGCCGCACTTCCACCCCAAGTCTTAGGACAAGCTTCTATATTGTGATCATGGGCCCCACAATAAACACATCTCATTTTTGCACGATTTGCTGAACCACCCCAAGTATGAGGACAGTTTGTCAATGTGTGTAGCTCACTCCCACAATAGACACACCTCATTCTAGAACGATCTCTTTTTCTGTATTATTGGATTCATCTTTTATGAGAAGATGATTTTCTCCATCAACTATTTCTCTGTGCAAATAATCATATAAGACAATCGCCCTTCTGATGACTTCAGCTTCAGAACAGTTGTCTACATAGGCCCAATGTCTGATGATATGATCAAACTTATGTGGCAGACTTATCAGGTATTTTATTTTCATTGCTTTTACCAAAATCGACCTTTCCATATATTGTCTTCGTCCAACCATTTTCCCACCCATGATTGTTGCCTATGAGATAGCCTTTAGTTGGATTTTTCTTCAACACGAGGTGTGCATCTATATAGCGTCCTTTGACTTTGCAGAAAACCACATCACTAATCTCATACTCTTCTTGCTTCTTGAAGGTGAGGGTTACACCGCTTTTGATGATAGGGGTCATCGAGTTACCAAAGACAGTCATCTTACCTTGTCCCTTGGTTTCGAGCTCCTTCATCAAAAATAAATATTTACTCATAGTGGAGCTGACCTGAGTCGAACAGGCGACGGCAACATTGCAAATGTTGTGCTCTACCAACTGAGCTACAGCCCCATTTATATAAATTATGCTTCTCTAGTCCAACAAACCATATAATGAGGACCAACTGACATTGGGTCTAAAAATACTCGAATACCTTCCAAGTATCCTACTAGTATAGCACTACTACTAATAAGAAGAGCTTTTGCTTCTCTAGAGATTTTATCATTCTCATCTTCTGAATCTAGAGACATCATCTTGAGAGTGTCTTCGCTGACTATGAGGTATTTAATTTTTCCGTTTAGAGGTATTCTAGATGTTGGTGATAAATTCAAATCGATTTCTTTTTCTTGCATTTGCTTTTGTCATAACCCATCACTATCTTGTCACTTTCCATATTTTCATCAAGGTAGATTGGTATTCCACCAAAAGAACCAACTTTAGTGATTGAACCAATTCCCTTTCCTGAAAGGAGGAGCAACAATTTAGCTTCTCTTGCGAAACTGTCTGCAGTCTCTATCTGATCAAAAACAGCCCTGTTTTTATCGAAAAGTTCTGGTGTCATGATATAGAAATATGGTTTCTTAGCCATTAGATGTCCATTGAAGACTCATGCCTGCAATTTTCACATTCCCAAACTTCTGTTGTGTTTCCATTGATTTCGTCGTCATATGGATCTGAATCAAACGTGACAGGGTTTTCCTCATGTTCTGTGGCCCATTTATGACAAGACTGGCATTCGTGAAGTTCGTCGAGCAGCAACTGCTTTGCTTCTTGTATGATTTCGTCACTCATTTCAAAACCCCAATAGAAGCAACTTAGCCAGCACAACCGGATCAGTTACTTCAACTGATTCATTTATGATAGTATGAGAGTTGCTTTGTTTATCTTCTGCAACAAAAGTCGCTGATTCTCCGTCAGGATCAACCTCTCCTGGGATGTGAATCATCACATGATACTTTTTGCTCATTGAACCACGATAAATTCTATCATCGAAAATATCAATAAGCCTAAAATAGTATTTTGCTTCAGGATTCCAATAAATTTTTCTATCCATCTTTTCCTTTGAGCATGGACTTGATTGTGTCATACATATCTTCTCTAGCATAGAGACGAGCTTCATCGATTGCTCGCTCTCTGTCTGGGTCATCTGATTCATACATGGATGATAATCCAAAACGAACACTTGATGCTACTTCTGAAAAGATCCTATCAACAATTTTACGAAGAAGCTCTGGATCAGCACTCTCAATTAACTTTTCGTATCTTTTGGTTTCAGCTTCAATTCTCGCTTCGTGATCCTTTTGTCTAGGTGATCCTCTCCTTGCCATTGCTATTTCCTCTCATATTTTTATGCATTGAAAACATGTCCATGTGCTGTTTTAACAAAATCTCCGTAATCAGACATGGTTGATTCCATCAGAAGAAGCTTAGCCTCTTCATTAGGTGGCAGATTGCCTAGAGCATGTTCAACCGGTTCAGCAACATATTCTTCGCTGCCATGAAATCTTTCCCAAAAACTCTTTCCCATCTTACTCTCCTCGTTTTTCAATTTTATAAGTATCAAGAAGATCTTCTTCTCGTTCAACATGCAAAAGCTTGATGCTTATGATCGTATGTATTCCAAACTCTCCATATGGAAGATACTCTTGAAACATTTCAATTTCATCCTCTGTCAAAAGACCTTCATAAAGCTCTGAAGGAGTGTTATCGGAGTATTCACCCCAGGGCCAGTTATGACGCGACCACCCAGTCATAGAAGCAGTCTTGGTTTTGACCACATCAATGATGTGTAGAATCTTTTCTAGTTCATCATCCTTGATGATGTTTTCACTTATGACATAGTCGGCATCGTTTGTATCAGCCTTAATAAGAAGAACCTTCATTCAGTCACCTCTTTCGCATTGTCGAAAATAGCGAAAAACTTATTGCCATCGGTGTGAGTGTCGACAAAAATCAAAGTGAGATTTTTACCTCGATACACGTGCTTTGGATAAAAGCGTTGTGTATAGATTTCGTCTTCATAGACTTCGCCATCACCCTCAATTACAGTATCTCGATTCTCATTAAACATTACACCATAAATTCCAGACGGGGGTTCTGTGGCTGAAGCAGGATCTACGGTTCTAAACCAAGATCCGTATTCATTGGTGATTTTCCAATACATCTCAGTTCTATCATCAATAGGATAAACTACCCAATCTTCCTTGAATCCGACTTCATCATATATTGCTTGTAGGGCTCTCGCATAGTCTTCCATCAACTTCATACTACACCTTTTTTGGACCATTCGGCAATTCCATCCAATGAGTTATCACTACATCTCCACAATGGACATGATACTCAAGTTCTTCATCAGAAATAGACCATTCATCTTCTAGAAGAGAACCGGTTATTATTTGTGTTCCATCGTTCTGATGTGGGTACTTGACATCCTTATACCAGAGAAGAACCGTCTTATACGGCTCAGGTAGTTTTTCATCAACCCTTATCCACATTATATCCTCATTTTCTTCCAGTCTTCTTTCTTCCACCAATTGCCTTGACCATCTTGCACGTATTCATCTTCATGGCCAACAGGAATAAAAGAGACTGGTTCTTTTCCAACTGGAATGAATCTTAGGGCATCATCCCCATCTCCATCATTATACCCTTTTCCATACCAAGGCATAAGACCTCCTAAACGTAGCTAAAAAAGAAATATGCCGATAAGATAATCATATGAGATTCAATTACGATCATTACCGCATACAATGTCTTTTTGATTTAGAGTTTATGCAGAACAGTTGGAACCAAATAGCGACTGAAGTGGCCAGAAAGATTCACTTTGACTTCGACTACTCTTCAATCAGAGATATTCGTTTTGGAAAACATGGAGAACTTTGGAGTGCAGAAAACATCATGGTTCTAAATGCAGAAAAGCGATCCATCAAAAGGGCTCAAATCAAAATAACTACCACAATTTCAGCAATCAATGACGAGTTTCTTGTGATGTTTTTCGTTGAACCTGAACACCTTATGTCTCAAATGAAGCTCAAACACACGCTGACGAAACGAACGACCAACATTTCAGAAATCTCAAATCTAGTAGCGAGCAACTTCAAAGTAATAACACAAGCAATCAAATCAGGAAAATTCAGAGAATAACTCCCCCGGCAGGATTCGAACCTGCGACCAATAGATTAACAGTCTACTGCGCTACCAGCTGCGCTACAGGGGAAAGAAAGATGCACCGGAGGGAATCGAACCCTCGACCATCCGGGTAACAGCCGGCCGCTCTTAACGCACTGAGCTACGGTGCAAAGAGAGCTCTCCCGGCTGGACTCGAACCAGCGACCTTCCGGTTAACGGCCGGACGCTCCACCAACTGAGCTACAGGAGAATGCAAAAAGAATTATGCTTCGCACATTTTATTATGCTTTTTCTATGTGCTTCACAACGATTTCAGCACCAATAGTCGAAAGCATTGCTGTCAAAAGAATACCGGCGACAATTGCTAAAATCGTATACCACCAAGTCTTCAAAGATGTGGCAAGATGGTATAGTGCATAATCACCAGCAACCATGATTACCACTATCGACAAAATCATTACCACCATGAAGAATGTGTTTTTCATCTGTCTAACTTCTCTCTCTTTCGAATATTTCGATCTGCGCGCTTCACAGCGATTACGAGTAAAGTCATACCAACCGCAAATACAATCGCAACACCCATACTCCACCAATTAAAGTGCATCCATATTCTCCTTCAAAAAAAGATTCTCCTGGCTGGGCTTGAACCAACTCTGTGAGCCAAGCAGATAGACGTGCCGAGTATGTTTGGTCCTCACCACCTCTTGTTCCGTTGTACTTCCGGGAGGTGATAGTCTACCCCTTTAGTGGCCCAGTGCTTCCAACTACACTACAGGAGAATGCGAAAATAAATATGCTTTATTTTATTTTAGATGAATCGATTGGATAATGGGTTCCATGGCCGTCAATCAGATATGCTCGCTCTTTCTTGCACGTCTTACACTTCTCTTTGACTGCCTTGACTCTCACATTGGGAACATCATCTCCAGCAATACCCTGAAAGTTACTTCTGCCAATGCTTTCTTTAATTTTTTCCCAATTGTGCTTGTGAAAAAGCTTTTCAGATAAAAGCTTGGAGAATTTCATGCTGTCTCCTTATCTTGACGGTCTTCCCATTCCTTCTCGGCTGCAAAAGCGTGGGCCCTATTGTACTTCCATCCCTCATTCTTCATCTTATCTCTTTCAAGCTGTTCATGAAGAAAAATGAATGGTCTCTCTGCAGAAACAACATCGTCGTCAATCCAAATCTCATCTTTTGGGACGAACCCATATACATATCCATGTCCACCCTCGGTGTAATCGACCTTGTAGACGTCTCTGACTTGTTTGCCATTGACAATATAGACTTTTGTTCCATCTTTGAGATTTTTCCAAAGTCGTTTCTCAATCTTGAAATCACCGGACTTGATGCTCATCATTTCACCAGACGCACTTTTTCTTTCGTCTCTTTCCTTTCTGTCGGAGATCTTGACGGCCTTGAGGTGAGGAACACTTTGAGCAAGAGATTTTATCATTGAGAGCATGCCGTCTATATAAAAGTGTTGTTCGTCTTTTCGAGTATGTTCATCGATCCAAAATTCGTTTTTTGGAATGAGCCTGGGAAGCTGATAGTGCTGCGCGCAGTTTGTGAACTCTTCGTCAGATTTCTTCAAGTTTCTGACTTTGAATCCATTGACACTATAAACTGAAATGGTTCCAAGTTTTTTGATGAGACGTTTTTCTATGTTGGGGTCTTTTTTACCCTCAAGAAGAGTCAACAAATCAGTCGTCATATCACACTACTCGTCATATATGTTATCCATATCATTTTCACTCTTATTATATTCTTCGTAGTTATCTGGATGGAAATCTTCTATTGGAGACCAATTGTATTTGATTTTGTCGAGCACCCAGATCAACAGGTCACCATATTGTTTTTCTACACTGAGAAAGCTGAAATTAGTGTCTTCGTCTCCAGTAGTGTTTACGGCAAACAAACTCTGTGTCTTTTTCAAGTGTTCTATTCGTCTGACAGAGTCTTTGTCCATATCATATCTGTCTTCAGAAAACTTCCATTTGGCTGGAAAAAGTTCTTCAAGACTGTCAAAATTGTCACTACTGATGTCTATCAACATTTGTACAAACTGAGAATCTGAAAAGAGTTCTTCAATTATTTCATGTTCAAGCTGCATTATGTTATTATCTTACAGAAACTCGGCAGAATTGTCTACAGATGAAATTTTGACATGTCGACAGGTGGAAAGAGACCAACTTTTTCTAAATCTTTGTATGTGTAGTGGCAATTGCAATGAGGGCAAAATCTATCTTCTCCAGTAAGGCGCGCAGGAATGATTCCATCACCCAACATCGCCTGTGCGACCAACTCAGGAGGAACTAAATCATAATCTTCTTTGTTTACCAACCAAAGAGTGGGAATGCCAAATGGTATATCGATTTTTTTAACTATGATCTTATTGAGAGGAGAACTCTTCTGACATTTTGAGCAGGTTACCGATTTAGGAGTATTTTTTTTTGCCATATTCGGAACACTCCGGACAGAGCCAACCAAAAAACTCAGCGTCTGGTGTGACAACTTTACCGCACTTTTTACATTGAGTTCCATCATCGAGAAGTATTTTTGCTTCTGAAGCGATGATATCGTTTTCAGTGATCTTTTTCTGTTGAGAGCTCACTAATGATCCTATCAATGAGTTGGTTCTTTGCACCAGGAGTAAATAGAGGAAAGTGCCAAATCAGAGCCATTGCTGCACTGACAACTTGACTGCTATATCTTTTCAACTTTCGTTCTGGATCGGCTAAAAACTCCTGTTTTTCTTTTTCGAATTCTTCGTAACCCCTCTCAACTTTTCTTATTTCCATAAGAAACAGGAGAGGAAGAAAAACAATCAGTTCAAAGAGACTAGCAGCACCAGCAACCAAAAGTATGACGGTTACAGGATGAATAGAAGCAACAAGAAAATTGACAATGATCATAAACAAGATCACGGCAGATTGCGTGATTATGTAGGATCGATTGATCAACTTCATCCGTCTGAAAAAGGAGGGCCTTTTCATCATGACGCCTTTCTTAGGAGAATGGCCGGAAAGACATGCTCTTGAGCATGACCCAAGGTATCGAACCAAGTGCACTTGATCTCAAGTTCGGAATAAATTGTCTTGATGGTCATCTTGGGTCCACCAGATTTCAAAACAACAATTTCTCCCTCTTTGAATGGCATCATATATTCTCCAATTTCGATATGATTTTGGTGATGAGTTTATTTTTCGCTTCCAAAGTGAATTCAGGACGGTACTCAAGAGTAATACAGAGATTTTTGGCATACCAATCACTCAAATCCTCGATCACCTTGTCTTGATTGTTGATAAACTCTTGCTTCCTGTCTTCTTCAGCCTTCTCTCTCTTTTCAATAAACTCAACGTCAGTAAAGAGAAATGCAAGAGGAAACCAAACAAGGCAGATGGCAAAGCAGGCAATTCCAAGAAGGAAAGCATGTGGAGTGTGAGTGCCTATTGTAATGATCATAATGAAGGCGAAAACAAAAAAACCAAAGCCGTAAAGAGAAAGCTTACGGCCAAGACGAACCTTCTTCAACCCTCTCACGCGACCAACAAACCAATTGACTACTCTCATCATACACTCCCCAGCTTCGAAATGATGGCTTTCACAAGCTTACTTTTCATTGATTTGGAAAACCATGGTTTGTCATGAAGAAGATCATTGACATAGAAGATCACATTGTCGCTATATTCATCAATTGCTTTGTTTTCATTTGAAACGAACCACTGCTTTTCTTCTTCAGCTTCTTTTTCTGATTTTTCCATGTCTTTCAAATTGACATTCCAAATCAGAGGCGGCACAAAGAGAAAGACTAAGCCCATAAGAGTGGTGTAGATGACGATATATGTAATGTTGTGAGCTTGAAGGGCGTAAATAAAACCAACAGCAGGAAAACAAGTAGCGAGAACTCCAGCCAGTAAAGTAGTGATCTTTCTGTTGAGAGGAATCATATAGAACTTCTTGAACCTCTTCAAGCAATCAACCATCAAGCACCTCTTTAGTCGGGGAGAAAGTCGGGCAGCCCGGGCACGATCCGGGAACCGCCTGGTCCCAAACCAGGCATTCTACCAATTGAAATACTGCCCGTTGTAAAACTCTAAAAAATTATCAATCTCTGTCTTTATATATGCTTTGCCTTCAGGCCTATTGATGCTCTTCCATTTGATACGATAAACTCTATAGCCATTTTTTGTAAGAGCAGCATCCCTTGTTTCGTCTGATTCTATTCTATCTTCATAGAAATGTTGCTTTCCATCAATTTCCAAATCAATCATTTTTTCTGCAAAGAAAAAATCTAAAAAATAGTTTTCATTACCACTAAGTCCAAGAGAACTCTTTGAGATTGGTTTATTCATCTCACATTTCTCAAAAAGTTGATTATTCTTCAGAACATCAATAAAAAACTTCTCCGGATAGCTAACAATGTTTCTAGTTTGCCATCCTTTATGAGTTCCATTTTCAACATTTCTTCTTACAGAAGAAGAAAGATTTTTTCTATATTCATCAGTAGAAAATACATGGTCGCGAAAATGTCGATTACAATAACCTGATTTGTTGTTGTATTTTAGTTTCCTTCCACACTCTTTACAAAAAATAATCAGAGAACTTCTTCCATCTTTATACCAAGATGTTTTTCCTTTCGTTCCCTTACTTATATTTGATTTCCATTCTTTAGTATGTATTTGTCCATTTGCACAACTACGGGTATCAAATCTTTTCTCATTTTCGGGTATCTTTATTTCGCCTGTCTTCAATATAAGCGTTCTAATGACATTAAATGGTTTTCCACATTTCTCACAATGTTTTGTGACAATTATTCTTTCTATACGCTTGGATTTTGAATAGTGCGAGGAACAATGAGAGGTCATTCTTTGTTGAGTGTCGAACTCTTTTCTGCAGATTTTACATTTATACATAAAGGAATAGGCTATTCTCTTTCAATGCCGAGTCCATGAGGACATTTTCCAGAAGGATCACATTGTTTCACCACGTTATGTCGAATGCGCTTTCCACATCCAGGACAATAGTGCCAGAACACTCCCTTGCTGTCTTTGGGTCCACCATAGGGGATGAATGTCCAATGGCACTTGTCACATTCGTGATAGCCGTCTGTAAAAGAAGAGAGACAACTTCCATGATGAGTGAGAGTAGTCCATTTTTTAGGAAAAAGCGCGGCAGAAAACTTCACGTCGTAATCAATCGATCGATAGTAGTCGATTGACGTTCTACCATAGGTCGATCTATCTCTTCTCACCATTGACCTTCTTTTCTTCAACAATAGGACCACACCATTTCACTTCAAGATGGTGAGTTCCAATATAGTGCCCAAGTGCAATGTTTACAGTGTGCCAGTCTAATCCTTTGGCTCCACATTTCGTACAAGTATAAGTTTTGTCGGTCTTGGTCATCACTATCAAGTATGCAAGAAAGCTCCCCCTGATGGATATGGGCCACCACCTCCGTCTTATCGCCGGCTATACTTGCCCTAGGAGAAGAGTTCATGACCTCTTTTCTTCAAGTTTTTCTTTTATACGAAGAGGGAATGACCTCTTCGCAACCGTTAGGTTCTACGAAGAGGGAATGTAATCAATGGTTGTCGTTGTCTAGCTGAATGTAAGACGCTTTTCCAAAGATGAAATCCTTGAGAGTATTTTTTGATTCAAAGATCTCCATGTTTCTGTCTTCAGCAGCACTAGACTGGTGGTCAATGTAGCCATCTTCAAAACCACCATACTTGTCTTTCGTGAATCCCCAATCGATTTCTTCAATGGATGAGTTTTCCTTGATGACCTCTTCCAGCATCTCGAGATACGGATTTTGATTTCCATGCACAACTCTGATTGCTTTTTCGAGAAGAGGATCTTCTTCTGGATGAGCGTAATGAGCTTGTAGATAGGCCCAATTGATTCGAGTTCCAATGCCCTCAATCTTTTCAGGACCCCATCCAAATTCAGTTTCTCCTAAGCTAGAACCAGCAGTGAGAATGGATCCATCGAGAGAGTCATATCCTCTAGAGGCATCGATGATGACAAATGACGCACTAGAGCTGTTACTGACAAATCCTTTTCTCAGTTTCATTTTTACCTTTCATCAAAAATATGCCTACGGCACTGATATGCAGAAGAGATTGCGCCGGGCAGGACTCGAACCTGCGTAGCCGTTGGGCAACAGATCTACAGTCTGCCGGAATTGCCGCTCTCCCACCGACGCAAGAAAAATGGGTAGTAAGAGAATTGAACTCCTTCGGCTTCCACCACAGTTTGACGAAACGCCAACGGTTTTACAGACCGCTCTGTGGAATACTACCCTAGCAATGGTCAGTGATCATCTTTAGCAATGAAGTTATATATTGCAGATGCACAATAGCCATCGTATCCATAGCTGGGCTATCATAGACTCTTTTTTGAAAAGCATATGATTAGCCCGCTATGAGAGTCAGATAGGTTGGATTTGAACCAACGATCTCTTGATTCCAATTCAAGCGGGATACCGGACTTCCCCACTACCTGTTGTAAAAATCCAAAAATTTCTGGATCTCTTCTTTCATATATTTCTTGCCAATGTCATTTTTGATATTTACCCACTTGATTCGATAGACTTTATATCCACTCTTTATAAGAGCCTTGTCTCTGATTTTATCAGACTTGATTCTCTCTGGATCGGAGAGATGCTGCCTTCCATCTATTTCTAAGTCAATCATTTTCTTGGCAAAAAAGAAATCTAAAAAATAACCAACAGAGTCATTCAAACCAAGCGCTCTTTTGGAAACTCTCTTGTTTATTTCACAATGTTGAATCAATTGATTATTCGTCAATACTCTTATAAAAAACGATTCAGGGAAACTCAGCTTAGAACGCGACATCCATCCTTTAAGTTCTCCATTTGCGTATTTTCTCTTCATCCGAAGAGAGACATTGTCTCTATATTGTTGATTCTCATAGAGATGCTTTGGTAAGCACTTTCTACAAAATCCAGATTTATTGTCATATTGAATAGTTTTTCCACAATCTTTACAAGATCTAGTGGGGTGCAGCTCTCCTTTTCCTTTACGCCAAGAAGCTTTGCCTTTTAGTCCCTTGCCTATATTTGACTTCCATTCTTTAGTGTGAGGATGACCGTTTGCACAACTCCGAGTATCAAATCTTTTTTCATCTCCGGGTATACTTACCTCACCTGTCTTCAGGTGAATCACTCTGATGACATCGAAAGGTTTACCACACTTTTCACAATTTTTAGTGACTTTTATTCTTTTGATTCTTGGCTTATAGTGATGGGCACTCACAGAGTGACGTGCCATTTTCTGTTGAATTGAAAACTCTTTACTACAGATCTTACATTTATACATTTAGAGAAAATATGCTAAGGGGGTTATTCCCGTTATTTTTAGCAATGACTAGTGATCGCCAATGGCGCACATTGGTCATTGTATCTCTCCATGAGCAGTGAGTTATAAGCTCACCTCCATAGAGAAGAGTTGGGTGAGGCAGAATTGAACTGCCGACCTCTTGCGTGTCGAGCAAGCGCTCTTGCCAACTGAGCTACCACCCAAAGTTTTTGATTGAAGTCAGGATGATTGGATTTGAACCAACGTTCTCTTGCGTCCGAGGCAAGCGGGATACCAAGCTTCCCCACATCCTGAAGTTTTATTTGAGAGGTTTCTTTGTAATCTTATCTATGCCAACCATGTGACCACTATGGTCTTTATCAGAAACACCATACCAAAGCAGAATCATGTTTTTTTCTGTGGTCATCGACTTTTCCCACGACATGTCTTGTGTAGGAGTGATGTTTTGGCCATCTTTCTTCATTGCAAGTTGCAAAAGAATTCGAAGATTTTCACTGGTGTTTGGATCATCGATAACTTTTTTTGCTAAACGTTTATCAGTTATGAGATCGTCAAAATCCATAATGCCCCCTACATTTTTCTAAGTTCTTTGACTGCTTTCTAAATCTTCTTTCTTTTCATTCCAAGCTCTTCAAGCATAAACCTTCTCCATTTTCTTCCGTGAAGAGTTTGAAACTTCACCTTTTGTTCTTCTGTCATTTCCTCATCCCACGGCATCTCATATTCCCATGAGCTTCCATCTTGAATGAGGCGACCGCGAGGCCGTTCAGGAGGTTTGATTGTTTTCATTCTATTCTCCAAAGTATACTTCATATTTTACACAATACTGGACTTTCATCCTCACTCGAAAATAACCACATGGTGTTTCAGTTGGTGGATTTCCATACTTGCATGGCATGCTATATTTGCATCCTATGAGAAGTCTTTTGGCTTCTAGCCAAACTTCATATTGAAGATCGATTGGACCATTCATTTACAATTTGTAAGATCGACTTCTATGTTGTAGAGAAAACACCATGGAGGACCAGGATCTTCTGTATTTGGACGCAAAGCTCCTAAATGGTGGCACATCGCATTTTCGAAAATTCCCCACTGTTTTCCAGGAGTAAAACAAGGCTGTCCTTTATGACAACCACCAGTGAGTGCGATTTTTGCTTCCATCCATTCATCCATCAATCACTCACTTCTATTTTCATGTTGTAGCGAAGACAAAAACCATAGGATTCGTCACTTAAATGATCGCGCTTCTCTCCCAAGTATTTACACATAATGCCTTCAAAATGTCCCCATTCTGAACCATTTTCAAAACAGGATTGTCGATTATTACACTTTCCAGAAAGAAGCATTTTAGCTCTCTTCCATTCTTCACTCATGACAAGAGTGCTTTTGCCTCTACGGAAACTTCTGGAACAAGGTCTTCAGCATTGGTTCCTTGTGCAGTATAAGGTTCATCACCAGTCTGCATAACCATTATCACTTTCGGTATACCTGAAAGTCGATCTCCTATGAGATCGTATTTCACAAACACCATATTTCCTCTCACAGATGAGACCACACCATGTTCGCAATCCTCATGAAGAGAATCTCCATGAACATGAAGAGGAATGTATACAACCCTATCACCTTTTGCAAACATGTTGGCCTCCTCAATTATGGAGATGAAGTTATTGTCCAAGTGTAAAATTGATTTGCTGTTAAATTAACAGCCTGTGTGGTTGTTGGACGGCCATTTGTAGATACTGATGCACCTAAAACATGGCTTCCAGGTGAAAGGCCAGCCCATTGATTTCCGAGCAAACTTGTCGTATATCCAAAAGGACTACCGGACATCATAGCACCATCTAGATAAAAATTAACAAGAATTGGACTGCCCACAAAACCAGCATGATTGACAAAACTGACTGTAGCCGTTCCTGGCAATACGCAAGAAGACGAAACCAAAATCACACCCAAAATCAAAAGCCAAAATGTTTTCTTCATATTGGCCTCCTTCTTTATTGTCCCTCCCCGACTTGAACGGGGCGCCTCCTGATCCAGAGTCAGGCGCTCTACCACATGAGCTAAGGGACAATGAAAGTGGTCTAGGAGGAGTTTACCCGCGACTCCTCAGGCTAAACTGCGCAGCAGATGCTGCTACCCGGCGGTTATACAGCCTCGCCTACCACGGTTAAAGCTTTGTCAAATCTATCTTGTTCTCCCAACTTTTCAGAAGATTTCCATCAACAATTGCAATGTTTCCTTGATACCCCTGAGTACAGAGTTTTCTGATCTCTTCTCCATTCAATCTTTTGATGATTGGAGGCTCGTCCTGTATTTCAAGAGAGAAGACGATATAGGTCTTTGTCGTATCCTTCATCTATCACCTCCATCAGTCTTTGCTGCGGAGATTTTTCAATGTACGACTAACTGATTCACTAAGGTCTTTATGCTCAACGGCGATTGATGCCTTGGGCTTGGTTCCGGAAAGCACTGGTAACAAGTGGTTCAACACCTGTTCAGCAGTTGCTTTGAACTTCCGACCACGAGCGCTCTCCTTAATCCAATCAGAACCATTGCGGTAATAATGTTCTACACTCTTTCCAATGTGAATGGTGATCAGATAGCAGTCATTCGTGAGTCTCGTTTTCACCTATCCATTCCTCTTTCATCGTGAAGATCCCATGCCCAAAGAATGAGCCCGATACAAAGTGAGAGGACGAATGGAACCATCACAATCCCCAAACCAATCATTGGAGGAGCAGTCATGCGGCCAAACCACAAATACATGGCCGCTGAAAAGGCTGAACCAGCACCAAGAACTCCTACCATCCCCATCATGCCCCAAATATAGTAGGCGAAGAACCAATGCTTTTTTCGATCATCCCAGTTGTTATTACTGTTACTGCAAGCATAATCGAAGAGCGCCATTGTTCCTGCCCAAAAGGCTCCAAGAACAAAGGGAACAAGCACAACTCCCAGAGCAATATACAAGTGTTCAGATTCCACGAACCAGAAGTAGATTGCTCCACCGATACATGCTACCATTCCAGCAAGTGCAAAGCACCAAAGAAACGGAATGCACATGTATTTGAAAAAACCTTCCTTCATAAACTTCCACCTTTCAGCCATCTTTTGGAGATAAGCATTGTCGTGTGCCAATAAGGCTTTTGCAAGCTTTGATTTTCTAGCGAGAATTGTAGGGCCCACATCAATCTCGTTGCCGTTGACCCCTTGCCAAGGACCTGAAATAGCCATCTTTATACACCTCTTCAAAAAAAGAACTATGCCCTGTTGTTTTTGAAACCCTTGCAATAGGTTTCAGTTTGTGAATGACAATTTGGGCAAAGCATTCTTAGATTTTTTCTTTTGTCGTTCCTTTTGTTCCCATCAATGTGGTCCAACTCAAGAACCAGTTCTTGTCCCATCCAATCTTTCGAATCAGCTTTGCATTTCAGACATTTTCCACCTTGTTCTTCAACAAGAAAATGTTTCCAAACCTTTTTGCCATATTTTGCTACAAGTTGATTCCAATCAGTTTGATAAAGAGCGAGAACATTCTGTTTACGCTTCTCTACTCTTGCTCTATTCCCTCTCGCACGTTCTTCAGCAGTAAATCCTCTACCGTTATTGGAACCCCTTAGTGTCCCATCAGCAAACTTTCGTTTCAGTGTTTGGCTGACTTTTTCATTTATTTCTTGACGCTTCTCCTTAGAAGAAAAAGCTCTTGCACACTTCTGGCCACAGAATCTTCCGGAGCCATATAAGCCATCATGTTTATTACCACAATTTTCACATTTTTTCATTTGAACCTCTCAGATAAAATATGCTTTATCTTACATTTGAGGTTCAAATGATATCATTATTTCCCCGAGAGGACTCGAACCTCTAAAGTCAGATCCAAAATCTGAGGTGTTGCCATTACACTACGGGGAAATGTTTCCGCGACTAGGACTCGAACCCAGGAAAGCAGGCTCAAAACCTGCCGTGTTACCGCTACACTATCGCGGAGCGTCCACTCCATGGTATCGCGGAGTGTATCGTGTATTTTTATGATAAATCCTTTTTTCCGATAAACAATTTACGAGTCTTGAAGACTCTCTTGCGAATTGATCCATATTTTCTGAAAACATTCCAGCGGTAATCAGGCAAAGTGAAAAATTCCCAAAGATTTGTCTTGAAGGTCCATTCAACCTTTCCAATTCTGATAATTCGTCCTTTACAAGTTGCCCAGAACCAAAGTAATCCAATCATCACAATAACGAGAATATACATTGGAAGAGCTTCCTTCCAATCATTGATGAGTGGATCGATTGGATATGAAATGTACCCAAAAATGGTGAAGTTGTAGAGATAACACAACCCCCACCATATTGCACCCCACGCTTGAGATAAGAGACCAATCACAGCATCTACCATGTAGCAAAATATGCTCTACGGCATGTTACACCGCGAGCACCAATATGCATAGTTTTCTTTATGGATATAGAACAAAGCAAGCGTGTTGACAACAAACCAATCACCCAACTAGTCGATCAAGACACTGGAAAACGCTACATTGATATGGATGATCTCATGCATTTCTTAGACAACGTTGCCTTCAGAAGTGAAGGATACAGTGGTCCTCAGGTCATCGAGTTTTTGAAACAGCGTTTTACTGTGATGCTGTCTGGTCAAGATGACAAGTGTTGCTACCAAGTATTCAAACTTTAGTGGACAGTGGGAGATTCGAACTCCCGACGTCTCGCATGCGAAGCGAGTGCTCTACCAACTGAGCTAACCGCCCAAAGGGTGATATAGGAGAGTCGAACTCCCAACTAGACTTCCACAGAGTCTCGTGTTACCGCTACACTAATACCACCATGTGAGAGATAGGTCGGATAGTGTGTCCCCTGGTGGCCAGTTGTTTCCCGGCATGGGCCACTCCGCGAAGGCCGGGCGAGATGCATCCTGCATAGGGACACTTTGGATGCCCACGATCTAACCCATCTCTATCTCACTGATCGAATCAGGCGGCGGCAACCGCTTGACTCACTGATTTATTTCATTATACGAAACACCGCATCTGATAGGTTTTGCCGCCTATACAGTAGCGGGAATCTCGCGCTGGGCGTAAACAGTGATCGCCTGATTCAATCAGTGAGATTCATGCGCCTACCGGGATTCGAACCCAGACTAAACGGCGTTAGGAACACCGTGTGCTGTCCGTTACACTATAGGCGCAGAGATGAACCCACCTATGTCATTAGACTAAGTGGCGTTGTTTGTCAAAGAATACGGTTAAGCAGATTCTTTCGTTTCTGCTTTCCTACCAAAAATCTTCATTCATCGTTCATTCAATCTATCATTTTTCAATTCGTCTCTAAAACCACGTTTTGCTTACGCAGAAAACGGCCCGAAAAAAAGAAAGGGGTACCGAGCCGTATTGGCCAGGTACCCCTACCCGTTCCCATAGCAGCTCGCGATTACGGCCCACTCTTTGGATTAACAAAGTAAATGGGTTGATAATGCTTCTGTGCGGCTGCTTGTACCCACAACATGTATTTGTATCTTACCTCTTGTAAATGAATATATGCAAGGTCTCTTGAAATTTTTTCATTTTACCAGTTTTTTGTTTCTTGCTGCTTCCATCTTTTCTTCTGTATCCATATCTTTAGGGTTGATGCCGGCTGCTTTCAGCTTGTTTGTTAGATAGTCGTCAGCTTCTTTGTCCGACATATCAGTACCATCTATTTTCCAAGCATTAGCAGATCTAGCACCATAGGGAACTTTGGGTCCTTCAAAACCTCTCAACTTTCCATTAGAGCCACGACCACTTCTTGGATTTCCTTTTCCGATAAAAGTAGTATGCATTTCTTCAAGTTCACTCAATAGTTTTTTCAAATTCATTTCGTCCCCCTTGCTGCTTCTATCTTTCTCAGAACGAATAACTGGTGATTAGAGAGACTAAATGTCTTCACAGTACTTTGTGTTCTTGAACGGCTTTGGAAGTCCAACGGATGCTTCTCTAATGACTCCTCTCTTTTTCAAATTTTCATATGAATCATAGTAAATAGTCTCTGTTCCAACATACAGACAATCAGGGATTGTGACTTCAGTCACTTGAGAATCAATCACATCTCCTTTTCTAGTTCCTGCTGCAAAATTAATCGCAGAAGCCATTAAGTTCACAGGCTCTGATGTGGATGCTACAAGGGAAGTTGTATTCAATGTCGAAGATGTCCCATTTGCAAATCCATTAGTCATTCCAGTCGTCATGACCTGATCTCCAGTAGAACTAGTGGTGTAGGTAACACTGTTTATATTGTAGTTTGAACTATTGGTTCCAGACGTAACTCCAGAAGTTGTTCCTCCATAGATGGTTGTGGTAGGTGATCCCCAATAGGGTCCACCAATGTATGGTCCAACATACCAAGGATACCAATAAGGAGGATAATGGGTGGGATAGTGATGTATGATTGTAGTTGTTTTATTTTCGAGCTCTTTGGCTCTGAAAAATGCTACGCCAATAACTCCAAGTGTCTCTTTTCCTTGGCCCAACTTGACTGAATATGATTGGTCTTTGTTGAATGTAAAAACAAACTCTTTGACTTGATCGTCACTGATCCTCCAACCTTCAACTAGGAGATTAGAGTGTGGATTAAGTACATAACCATTTTCACATGTCATTTCTGCAAGTTCACCATTGATGACATTGATACCATCAACAGAGATCACTGCTAATGTACGAGCGTCTGAGCTGTTTTTGATGTCGAGGGTATACGTAGAGCCATCACGGGCTTCTACCCATTTCCTACCGTCTTCATCATAATGTGTTTTGATTGGTTTGCCGCCGACGAGTATTCGGCATTCGAGATTAGATAGAGTCATATTGTTCTCCTTGCCACCTAAGTGGACTTTTTCTTGACGCACTGCGCGTCCAATTATATCTTAGCGGCAGGAGACTAGTTTTTTCACAGTTTGGAAAATAAATTGGGGCACTCTATGGTGCCCCTTTTCATCTTTAGTTCATTTGTTTTATTTATCTCTAAATTAAAGTTGGATTCTAACAGCCTCCTTAGAACCCCGTAACTCATAATAATTTTTTTTCTGCCGTTACCGACAGCGAGCCTTGCGGCCCGGGGCTTTCTCTTTGGCTCTTGGAGAAGAGACCCCGTATTTGTCCACTTTTGATTAGTTAAGTGGACGAGCTACAATCTTGTTTATCGTCCATATTGTTTCATCTTTATTTGTTGTAGCCTTCAGTAAGGCTTTTCTAGTAAGGTGGAGTCAATCTGCACCTCCCTTCGTTCATTACCTCTTTATAAGCTGAAACTCTACAACCTAACGAAATAAAGTATGCAAGCTCGATTTTACTTTATTTTGGTTTTAATTAAACGAGAGTAAGCTTCAGAGTTCTCCCAGAACTCTTCATCGTCAATCTTTCTACACCCAGAAACAACCACTCTATCACCTTCATGACGAAAGTAAAGACGAAGTGCATTGTTGATGACCTTGTCTTTGTTGAGTCGATACTGTGCTGCTAGAGAACGGAGAAGGTAATTGTGATCGGTTGAACGAATGAAAGAAACCATGATCCTGTCGTCGTAGATGACGATTCGACCATCAGTTTCTTTGAGCAATCCATCCTGAATATACCCTGAACCAAAGTAGTAATTCATTCTATATTTTTAAAATATGCTCGGCGACTTGAGTCCGAGATCATTTACGAGCTTTGCTATTGAAACTCTCTTCTGAGTCTCTATGTTGACCATGTGGGTGATACCACACTTCTTGTAAGCTTCTACCCAATTTTTTGAATTGGTTTGGGCACTCCTGAGTCTTTGATTCTCCTTTTTGGTGACGAACCAATTGAAGAGGTGTTCATTTAAAAAAGCATCAAACTGCTTCTGTGTAAAGTTGGGTTTGAGCTTCTTCAGGAGAATCTTGGCGGCTAGAGTTGTGCCAATCACATGATCCCTTGTAATTCCACCATCTTTCGAAGATAGTTTCAAAGCCTTTTTGGAAGTAGTCTTTTTCAAAACTTCCCATGCCGCCTGAGAAGCAAACGGCTTGGAGTATCTTTTTCCAATAGTTTGATCGCCAATGGTGACCCTGAGCAGAGAAGGCAGTTTTACAATCAGGACTGAATCTGTGGGATCTTTTTCAAGCTTCTCCAGAATAGCCCTAAACACAAACGCCTTTGCTCTCTCAGTATCGATGCGAGAGTATCTCATGAATTTATTATATCTCTAAAAACATTCGCTCTAAATTATCTGGAGAGAATAAATGGAGCACTAATTGCAACCGATGTTCCAAAAATGACACCATAATTCACAGTAAGAGTGGCCGTGTATTCTCCATCACCAGCAGCAAGGCCATTATCTTTCTTTCCATCCCATTCAGCAGCCTTAGCAAGGAACAACCCCCTGCTATTGATAGTGCGAACCACATCGTTTCCCTTTTTGATTTCAATTTTCCAAGACTTAGCCTCAATAGCTATTTTTCCAAATGAAAGATTGAATTTGATGGTTTTCATCGATGGACTGACGGTGAACTTGTCGGACGTGAGATATATCATTGCCACTTTCTTAGAATCACTAGCAACCAGAGAGATGCTGGACTTTGAAGTGTTGCCAAACTCATCCTTCACGGTAGCTACTATAGTGTATACTTGATTTGGATCTACAGAATTTCCGAACTCTATTTTTCCATTCCAAATATACACATTCTGTGGGTAATGACCAGCCATGGTAGCAATTTCTTTTTTGTTGGAATCAATAATACTAACAGCCCAATCCGACATTGCTGCAAAGGGGGTATGTGCTACGATTGTGAGATACACTGGCTTAATGGATCCTTTATCGTCTGCAACAATCTGTCCTGGATCTGGTGCGATTGACACTAGTGGAGCAGAAGATGCAACACCAAACACTTGTGTTACTATAGTGACCGACTTCAAAAGAAGTGTATTGTATGTTACCGACAAGGTTGCTATATAGTTTCCATCTGGAACTACAACCCCAACATCACTCTTTCCATCCCAATTTAATGAAGTAATGGCCTTGGTATCTGTAAATGTTTTTTGAACGCCTTTATCTGCAGCTATTTCCAATTTCCAATCTTTGATATATTGCTGATTTCCAAACAATAGATTGAAACTCAGAGTTCCAAGAATTGGAGAAAATCCCTTGGCTTGAAGCTGAACTGAGCTTGGTTCAACTGCAATGGTTGGAACCGCTGGATTTGGAATGGGTGTCGACGGTATCGTTGGGACTACTATTGGGGTAGGTGTGGGAGTTGGTTTTGTACCAACCGTCACACACTCAAAAAGAAAGAGAGAGATAATCATCGTTATGAGAAAAGTATTCATTTTTTTCATCCTATGGCCTCGGTAGTCTTTTGAAGACTAGATCTAATATAGTTGTAAGATTATTATGAAGAAAATCAGTTGGTGTTCCAGCTCGACCTCTCACATAAATAACTCCAGTTAGCGGTTTGCCTTGAAAATTCCATTGTTTATTATAATCTGCTCCCCAATAGAAACCATTTTCGGCAGTAGAGGGATGACCAGAGCGTGATCCACTAGGACCGCCATCAATTTGTATTGATTTTGAGTTTTTATCCATCCATCCCCTGCCATACGCTTCCATCTCTTTTGGAATGCCATGGACATCTGGCGGTTCACCCTCATCAAGAAGAATGACATTAATGCCACGATACTGTCGGAGCTTTTTTCCTATATTGGTTGAACCAGCTACTGGCACAGCTAACTCTTTTAGAAGCCTTTTCAATTGCATAATGATATCCTTTTCATTATCTTTCAATTTCCAGCTCGATTTTGAAAGATATAGTATAAATCTTCTTTAAGGAGTTCTGATATGCAAAATGGATGGAATCCGTTCGCTAAAAAATGTATTACACAAATGCCCTACAAAATTGAAAGCCCTTTGACCGATATTCTACAAAAGGGCGACGTTATTCTTTATCGAGCCAAGGGGAATCAACTGCTAGGAGGTCTTGAATGTGATGTGACGGACTCTCCATATTCACACTGTGAAATCTATACTGGTGATGGTTGGTCTATAGAAGCAGGTGCTTATGGGGTAACTTTTGGCAATGGTTTTCATGATTATACCGGTGTAGATATATTGAGATGGAAAAAGGGTCTCTCTGATGAACAAAGAACGCAACTTGTTGGAATGGCATATAGACAACTAGCAAAACCATACGAATATATTGAACTTTTTGCTTTTCCATATCTAAGCAGAAAAGCAGCAATAAAAAGAGCTGCAAATAAGGCTTTTATTTGTTCAGAACTTGTAGCTTGGTGTTATACTGAAATCGGTCTCAATCCGAATGACAACAAAAACCCAACATCGATTCAAGCTCCAGCAGATTTTGGATTTTCTGATAATTTTAATTGGTTGGGATGTTATAGCCAGGGGCAAAAAGTAGAAGGAGTGAAAAGAAATCAATGGAGCGATGCTGTCTCTGGAAAACCAAATTGGTTCTCAAAGTTCCTTGTTTGGATGCTCGTAGAGCCCTTCTCAAAGAGAGAAGACTATTATGAACAATTGAAAAAATCTCAAAAAATTATGTCTAAGAGTTGGAAATCAGGCTCGCACAGTTTAATCAATAAAAAGTAGTTTAGTGATGGCGTTGCCATCTAATATGTCATCCATAAAGGAGAAAAAGTATGCTTACAATATTATTGATTATAGGACTCATATGTCTTATATTGTGGATCGTTGGAATCACAACTAAATTGATACCACATGAACTAGTTACAGTGTCCCTTGTTTTTTGGATCATTTGTGCGGTCATTATCTTTGTGTCTGAAGTTGTACGCAGTGGAAAATTGAGTTGGTAACTTAGTCGATAAAAAGCAAGCCTTTAAATAACATCCCTACAATGTATCTGCCATAATCCTTTTGCAAAAGCATCTTGATTATGGCAGTGTTTATTTCCTGTGGATCTTTTGATCCATTAAGAACAATTGTTGGAATATGATCATCAACATTCATCGACGCATGAGTTCGAGATAAAGAACGACATAGGAATATTTTTTTGAGGGCGTCATTTATGCTCATGAATCTAATCTCATTCCAAAAAACATCAAAGCCGGCAGTATTCTTTCTTTTATTAAGTACCGTCATAAATGAGCCTTCATGACACCCTTCCAGATCTTGATATTTTTACCCATACCACCACGGCTGCTTAATATAGCTGAATGTCTTGGATCCTTTTCAAGGATGTTGAGGATCTTATGGGCCGACTTATACGGGTCACCCTGTCGCAGCGCTTGCATTTCTTCTGGTTCTACATTTAGACTAACCTCAAGGAAATCGCCATGAGTGCTCTTTCTCATGTTGAATCCATAATACATTTCAATTGGAGAAGATCCAACTTCTCTGGCAGCGTCCTCTCTTTTACTTTTCTTAAACTTTTCAAAGTCGTGGGACCATACTTCCTCTGTTCCAGAACTATAGGAACGCTCTTTCGTTCCTCTGTATGGATCTTCACCTTTTTCAAAGAGATACATTAATCTTGCCCTATTATTGGTAATACTTGATACTCTTTGTTTTGCCTCTTCGGCATCATCCGCAAGAGTCAGTACTGCGTCAAGGCCTTGAGTGGTGATAAGGAGAAGATACCTTTTCATTGATTCTCTAGCAAACTTTTCGTTGTTGGGGTAGTTGGGTTTCCCTTATTGTCAACAAGACCAAGAAGTTGTAGATATTTTATTTTCAATTGATCCAAAGTCATAGCCGCATATGCATTGTTTTGTGGCTTTCCGGTCAATTCTCTATCGTAGATTTCTACAAGAATAATAAATTTTTGGACCGTTCCATCAAGCACTAATACTTGTTGAAATAGAATCTCGGGAGACAAATTAGTTGTATCGAGAGTTGGCAGAACTGGTTTTGGAAGTGGTTCATGAACTGGGGCAAGTGTCCCTTTGGGAACATATCCCCACTCTTCAGCATGTGCTCTGAAATACGACATACAACCGCCCAAACTCATTATGAGAAGACCTATCAACAATATATATATCAGCTTTTTCATATTCACCTCCGCTTATTTTGTTGGTACTTTTCCAGCATTGTAACCTGAGTTTCTCTGATTGATTTGATCCAAGAGCTTTTTCATTGCATCGTACGATGCCTGAGTTGCTTTTCCACTTTGATCAAAGGTTTGTTTGATTGTAACGATGTCCTTAGCAGTCTGAGCATCGATAGCCTGGTATGCCTGAGTTACTTCAATGGCACTAAGTGCGTCGTGAAGAAGAGCACTGGTTTGATCGAGTTGAGTTTGCTTGGCGGCCAAATCTTTCTGGTCTTGGACAATCGTTGCTTTCAAAGAGTTTATTTTAGCATTGCTCAAAAGAGTCTTTATCAACCAACCAATTCCGCCACCAAAAATGGCACCTACAATCAAAAGAATTATTGACACTGCATTCATATTTTTCTCTCCTACTATTTTATTGTTGCCATATAGACAATATATGGTAAATCTTTTCCTCAAGTCCTGGATCTAGTTTTGAGGGTGTACTATTATTGATATCAGCAATAAGTGTTCCGGCTTCTAATGAATCGACATGATAACCAGTTTGAGTATTGTTGGACACTAACGTAATAAAATATGCCGATTTGGACAAAATTCCACCGTCTGGTTCGTGAAGAGGAACAACGTAGTATGTTGTTCCTTTTTTAGTGATGTTATAACAACTTGTCATAGTAAATTACCTCTATTTTGGATTATGCACCAAAGGTTCTTCGCACCAATGCCTTTCTGTATTTAACCATCTTCTCTCTCAGTGATTGCATTTGTCTAGGTGAAAGAGAGCCTTGTTTTTTCAATTGATCTTTCAATTTATAATAGTACTCACCATATCCCGACATTCCTTTCATTTGAACAAAAAGTTCTAGTATTAAATCAAGAGCGTATCTATCAAATTCATCGAACTTGGGTGCATTAATTCTTTCCCATGTTCTTCTAGCCGCATCTATTTGAGCCTGAGAAAGAGATCGTTGAGACGCTTGCCAATGAATCGATTTTAAGAAGTCGTTATTAGAACTAGCAAACAAATCGAGATCGGGAAGATCTCGCTTGTTCAAATCATAAACTGTCATCATTTACCCTTTAGGTGGCTCGGGTGACTTCCATCCCTTCAAAGGTTTTGGACCCATATTTTTTGGTGGCTCTGGTGGCTTAGGAGGTTCTGGAGGTGTTTCATCTTTATGAAAATCTGGAGTTATTTCTTTAATGGATTCTTCCTTTTTTTCTTGGATGTGCTCATCAATCTTTTTGTCGATATCGTTCTTCTCTAAAGTTTTCTGAGGCTTAAAGTTTTCTGCTCCTCCAATTTTTTGAACATATTCTTCTAGGACCCTTGAGGGCCAATCATCTTTTGGAACTTGACTGAGTTCTTGTTCTAAGAGCTGAGCCTGCTCCTGTATTTTCTGCTGTATTTCTTCAGGAATATTAGAAGCAATAACTGGTTCTTGTGGTGTATTCTGATCTGTGGGATCAATAGCTTCAGTGGTTGCAGGAGTCCCATTCTGCCCAGGAGGACCTGGCATCAAGAAAAACTCGCCAGGGCGCAAAAGAAGCTTATTGCCACACACTTTACATTGGAGATCGACACCGTCCTGCCGCACCTCTATTGTAGAGTTATGTTGACCACACTTGAGACAAGTAATAATAAAGCCGCGAACGATTATCTTTTTCATCGCCATGAGTAATTATCCTTTATATTATCTTGTGTAAGAGGAGGGAAAGAGACTATTGCTTACTCGAAGCTTTAGAGCTTTTTGAAAAGAGTTGGAATAATCGAGTGACTATACTTGATCCAATTTTTAGCATTAGTTTTTCTATATTCAGCCAAGGCCTCTTTATCGAGAAATGCTTGTGAAACTGAAGCTTTATTGTCTTGGATTATTATCTGTATGCAATACACTCCATCTGGGTCTAAGCCATTGACAATGTATACATACTGCTGATTTTCTAGGAATGTTGACTTTGTTGGAAAATAAATGAAGTCACCAAACACTATACCCTTTAGTCTCACACGGCTATCCCTTGTTACTTTGTAGAGTATATAATGTTTCGAAAATGAAATCCTTTATACTATCTTCATAATGAACTTGGGTTGCTCCACTTTCTACTGCCCAATTGTTGAGAGCTCTCATAGCATCATAGACTCTAAAAATCTCATATAATTGGTTTTTATTGAGTGTTACAGTTTTAAGACTATTATTTTTTTTCAAACTATTCTCTTTAATTAAATGGCTCCTCTTTCAAGGAGCCATAGAGTGAAGTTTATGTGTTATAATTGTGCCAGGTTGTTCCATCATAGCTAGCAATGGTTTCATCGCCACCTAAGAAATAAATTCCTGTGCTGTATTGAACGGTTTTATAAATATACTTGTTGTTCATAGCAGAACCACCATTGTATATTCCAGTCCCAGTTCCAGATCCATCATAATTCTTCCATGCAGTTCCGTCCCAAGAGGCGATTTGTCCATTTGTAGCAGCCAATATTAAAATAGTTCCGAACACGGTGAGAAAAGGGTAAGCGGTAACTGCAGTCCCATTGTTGCACAATCCAGATCCTGCATTGTAGTTGGTCCAGGAAGTTCCGTTCCAAGATGCAACTCTTCCATTGTAACCACTGATGACAAGTTTGTTGTCGTATGAAACACAGCTTGCCATATTATTGGACCCCAAGGCAGTATTATAATTAAAAGGTCCCGTTCCTATACCTGTTCCGTCATAATATTTCCAATTTGTACCATCGTAAGATGATACTCTGCTAGAATCGAACGCGCCTCCAGCAACTATCAATTTGCTGTCATAAATACACATATCCATTGTAGAATACGCACCCAGGACATTGCCATTATATATTCCTGTTCCAGTTCCTGTTCCATCATAGTTCTTCCAAGCAGTTCCATCCCAGGAAGCTAATTTACTAGTATCACCTGAAATTATCAAATTTCCACCAAATACAATCATTGACCTTACATAATTGGACCCAATTGCAGTCCCATTGTTGCACAATCCAGATCCCGTATTGTAGCTAGTCCAAGAAGTTCCATTCCAAGAAGCAACTACCCCGCTGGAGCATCCAACTACAAGCTTATTGTCATAGACTGCCATAGACCTTATAGATGCATAGCCTACTACTGATCCATAATTCCATAATCCAATTCCTGCTTTATTAAAAGCGTTCCACGTTGAGGTTCCAAAATCATAAGAAGAAATTTTACCCATAATTGTGCCAATCACTAAATGATTATCATAGACAATAGCTTGAAGAATTTCTTCTTCTGAAACTGCGCCCATTATTGCGTCGTAATTAGGACCCGCCCCAGTTCCCGCCCCATCATAGTTGTGCCAAGCAGTTCCATCCCAAGAAGCAATCCTTGAATAAGTACCTGCAACGACTAAATTTGTCCCTTGAACAACACTGCATAAAACTTGAATAAATGTACCAAGAGCAGTTCCGTTATTGCATAATCCAGATCCTGTATTATAGTTTGTCCATGAAGTTCCATTCCAAGAGGCAACTCTCCCCGCATAAGAACCCGTTACTACTAATTTACTATCATATACTGAAAGAGCTTTAATAGCTTGACTAGCGCCGAGAGTGGTGCCCGCGCTACAAAGTCCAGATCCAGCATTGTAGTTAGTCCAATTTCCAGTCGAAGAGTCGTAAGATGCAAGATACCCTACTGCTCCCGCTATTACCAACTTGCTGTCATAAACTATAGCAGTCCAAACTGCTCCTGTTCCCAGTGCTGTTCCTCCGTTGCATATTCCAGATCCTGCGTCATAGTTTGTCCACGTTTCTGTACTGCACGAAGCGACTCTGCTGTCAAGACCTGCTACGACCAAACTTCCATTGTATTCAGTCATACAATATATACTATCACCATCCATTGCAGTTCCATTATTACGAAGTCCAGAAGATGCGTCATGGTTCGTCCAAGCACTTCCATCCCATGAAGCAACCATGGCCATATCTCCCGCAATAACCAAATTGCTATTGTACGTTCTAGCTGCTCTTATAGCATAAGTGCTTCCAAGAGCAGTTCCATTGTTGCACAATCCAGAACCAGCACTATATTTTGTCCATGCGGTTCCATTCCAAGATCCAAGTCGACCCGAATCTCCTGCGACTACTAATTTGCTATCGAAAATTGCCAGACATAAAATATTGGAAGCACCAATTACACCTGTTGAGGCACCCCCATCGCTACTAACTCCTGTTCCACTCATAGGACTGTGCCAAATATCATTCACATAATCGTAAGACGCCACCATTCCGGAATTCGCTGCAAAGACTACGTAGTCTCCAAAAACAATACTAGCATTGATCATTGGTGAGTTGTCAGCAGAACCAACAATATTTCCGCCATTCATTGTCAAGGGTTGGAATGCTCCTACTCCTCCCGTGATAATAGTATTCGACAAAGACAAATCTTGAGTTACACTATATGAACCCTTTGTGATTTTGACAGTGGTGTCATTTGCGGCTCCAGCGCTCCAATCAAGAGTGCATCCCAAGAATGTTGCTGGCATTTCAGAATCTACAATCGTATCTCCTGAATCGATTTCTGCATTCAGAAGTGATTGGGCTAGTTTGACTAGAGCCTGATCATCGAGTGTTATGCCTTCGGCTACAAGAGACTTGAGTGTTTGAAAATGAAGTTTTTTCAAAATATTGATTAATTTTTGTGACATTGATTGCCTCCGGAAGTTGAGTACATTTAGACTTATCTTTATGAGATTGTCGAAGTAGATACGAAAAGCCCTCTTTCGAGGGATTTTAGGTTGCTATTTTTGCCATTTGAAGTAAAACCATTCCTTGAGCCTGATAGCTATCAAAACATGTTTGTTGGCGAAATAGAGGGTGTTCTTTCCATTGTACTTTGTCAGATTGATAATTGGAAGGATTCTTTGTTTTAATGTCACTTGCTAAGCCCTACATGTAACCACGTTCTTCTTCTAAGTACTCCATGAACTCTTCTTCATCACCAAAACTTCTGAAATTGTAGAAAATCTTTCCATCATGCTTTTGAGTGCAATAGTCAATGATCATCTCAACCTGAACATGTGTTGGAAGTATGAGTCTGTCAGCAACAAGACAGAACTTGCTGTCTTGTAGTTTAGTCCACCCAAGACTGTCCATGAGTTTGGCAGGATCCTGAGACTCAGGAATGATTTTCGCTTCCTCAATGTCCGCAGCAAGCTGAGCATGTCCAGCATATTGGCAACCATAAAAGTCACCATTAGGAGCAAGCCAACCATGGTGAAAAGAAAGAAGCCTGGGAGTGTCGAGGATTCCAGGCCATTTGGGGCGCTCATGCTCCACTTGCAGAATCTTGTCGATCTCATCGTCTTCTCTATAGCGGCGTTGAGCGACATGCTCATGAACAACAGCCCAGGCTCTCTCGGATTCAATAGCCTCGATCTCAGTGAATCTGGAACCAAGCTTGTTGATGGGAATATCGAGAAGAGTTTTGCCAACGAAGGGATAGAGAGTGGCCAATCCTGCAAGAGCTTCCTTCGACTTGAGAAGAACCTTTTTCAGAGTCTCTTCATCTTCTGCATACTGACTGAATCCACTACCATCTTTTCGATAGGAAGCTGCTCGTCCAGTGGGAAGCTTTCCAAGCTCCATGGAGCGCTGAAGAAAAGAGACATTATCTGTGTAATAGACAAATTTTTCCTCAAGCTGTTCGATCTGCTTTTCGACTGTGAAATAGGTTGGAGTGTCGTCAGGTACAACTCGAAGAGTGTGATCTCCTTCACGTGTATCTCCCTCGAGCTTGAGCTTTCCAGTGCAAAGATCAATACCCTGAGCGGCGTCTATTCCACCATCCGTACAGATCATCAGAGCCTGATTGACGAGATTGCTGCTCCACATGTCACGAATGATGTTAGTGAGTCCTTCACCGGTCGTCCAGAAGGAGACAGTTCCAATCAAATGTTTCTCAGTCGTATCTTCCATCTAAAACTCCTTTTCGGGAGACGGTCGAGAGATATATTTTACTGTTTTGAAGTAGTCGAGATCAGCCGCGAACACAATGCTTCCATGACCGCGAAGGTTGATGGCAAAATTCATCTTTCGAGGATCCATCCAAACCGTTCGAACTTCATTGACTTCGTCGATGGCTCCGCAGGGGATTACTGATCCAGTGAAGGGAGCGCCTTCGACATACACGTGGCTGTGAAGCATGTAGCGGACGTTTTGATAAACAGAGTAAAGCATCACCTGAATGGGGGTATCCACTGAGGGTTTGGCTTCTCCGTAATATTCAACTTTTCCGTTGAAGTTCGCATTTACTGCCACAAATCCATCTTTGCCAATGAGGCGTTTGTCAATATTGCGACGAGAGACGTAGATATAGTCGCCGTCTTTGAAAGAAGGAAAACCATTTTCACATCGGAATGACATGTTTCCAAGAAATCGTTCAGTGTTTTCAGGGTGAATGAGAGAATGAAAGGTTTCGGCAAGATTTTTTCCAATCTCAAAAAATCGTCTTTCGTCAGGAACTGGAAGTGCATCACCAACCTTCACACTCCCAACTCTTTTCATATTCAGGAGCTGCTTGATGCGTTTCGTAAGAGCTGCTGCCACCTTTTTGACATCAGCCTCTTTCATGCAGTAAACGTTGTTAAGAGGGTCAAGAATGGAAGCAACGATGTGAGGTTTGGGTGCCCAGCCCGGTCGTTCGATCATTTCTTCGGCGTCCATATCCCGAGATTCCATTCTGAACTCGACCATAAGGTTGCTCTTGACCTTGAGCATTCGAGAGACGAGCTCCATATAGGAATATTTGCCTTCGAGATTGTTTTTTGAAGTGACAAGAATCATCTTCTGATTCAGCTCTTTGAGACGATCTATCGACTTTTCATAACTGTTGGGAACGTTGACAAACCAAAGAACGATGTCAAATTCTGAAATCTTGTTGAGGTAATAGGCGAGTTGAAGAGCTGAACCACCGTTCTGGAAAGTGATATCAAACTCATTGATCTGGACGAGCTCTGCACAGAGCTTCTTGATGTAACCAGACTCCCTAATGTTTTCTACCCAATTGCCACCTAGAAAGAGTATTCTTTTCATAAGACTATTATATGCTTTTTGAAGGGTCCTCTAAAAACAAAAGCCCCCATAAGAGGAGGCTTTCGAGAGAGGTAGAGGGAGTACGATTCCCCAACATCCGCCTTGGCAAGGCGGCGCTCTACCAATTGAGCTACTACCTCAAGAACTCAGTCGATACCAACTGAGCTACTCGCGCATGCAACCATCGCCTAAACGATGGAAGATCTCCTTCTACACATGGTAGATGAGACTTACTTATCTTAAGTAGAAAGTATGCAAGGCTATCGTGTCATTTTCATCATATCAGTCATCATTTGTACTTGAACCTCTTGTTTTCTTTTCTCATTCTCTTCCCATTCGTCATGACCACTCAAAACATTCTGTGCTGCAGTGGCCAACATGATTGTGCCCCACTCCTGTGGATGGTTTTTGTCGAGCTCCACTCTTTGCCCCTCTTTCAAGACATAAAAGCGGTCTTCCTCTTCACATACAAGAACTTGGCTTATCACTTCTCTTCTCTCATATTCTGTGTATTTTGGCATCTACTCTTCCCTATCAAATAGATCCCCTCTCTTTCGAGAGGGGCTTTCCACCAATCGCCATTTTTACCGAGGTGGCGATAATGCCCCGTCAAAACGGGTTAGCCGTGGGTTCCCGCAAATTTTCTAGAAAATGGAGGCGGCGCGATCGAGTCTTTCGACTTTTCATAGTGACGAATCCGCCTCACTCCGTGACGGCCGTTAACTCGCCGAGTCAAATCAAAATATGCTAAGAGCAAACTAATATGTCTCTCTTACGAATATATTCTATGAACATTTTAGGAATACATGCTGCCAGGTAGTTTAGCAACTCTCTTTCGTAAGTTGCGTCTACGATTCTTGTCTTGCTTACGTCTCTTTATATCTTGTTCAATATTGGGATATCCTAGTGTCCACAATGGAATCTTTCTCACTTTTTATCTCCTTAAAAAATAAAATATGCAAAAGAAAAACCCCTCTTTCGAGGGGCTAGATTTTACTTTGCTTCTTTTTCGTTCCAGAGATCAATCAAAGCCTTTGCGAACGATGTTTCCTTCCCGGTCCACCCGGTCAGGATTGCTCCCCTATAGATGTTTTCTGGAAGAACCGAGTTGTCATATCCTGCAGTCTGAACAGAGAACACATTGACCTTTGGATTCACTTCCTTGCGATAGAGATCAACGAGCTTCATGACATCGATGAAGTGCCCACCGACGGCAAACTTGGCATACTGTGAAGCGTTGATGCCATACAACCCATTATGGCCCGCCTGCTGATCAGAATAGATGAAGACGTTGTCCCAGTGGGTCTTCGTCTTGATCGCATCATCCCAGAACAGCCAGATTCCGTTCTCAGTTCCACCACCAATATCGTGACCAATCCTATTGATAGAGTCGAGCTCGTCCATGATTCTCTTGGTACCAATCTTCTTGACCTCAAGTCTGTCTCCAAAAACTCCAACATATCCGTCATCAGAGTTCTTGGCAGTCATGATGGAAGAGAGATTGTCGATCTCGGCAACAGTCGTGTGTCCATACTCTGAAGTCGTGGCTCCATGAGCAGAACCAGAGTTGTCGGTCAGACACATGGTTTTTCCATCAAGAACTGGGAAGTTAGCCATTGCAATGTCAACACAGTCCTCAAGAGCGGACTCGATCATATCGACGAGATGGATGTCCTTCGCCTTTACCGCGTCACGAGCAGTGAAATAGCGATATGGAAACTGGTGGCCGCCCTGGACACCGTCCTTGAGTTGAGTCAGCACCTTTTCTGCAATCACCTTGTCGTTAATCTCAGTGAAGATACCCCTGAGGTTCCTCAAAAGAGCCATGTGTGGGAGTTTGATGGTGTCGAGGATCTCGGCCCACTTCTTTCCCTGAGACCTAAGTCTCTCCCAAGTCGTGTCTTCATCCTCAACTTCGAGGGTTCCAGTTTTCATGAGCTCGTCGATGAACTCAGAGTGTGCGTGAGAAATTCTGACAAGGTCAATGAGGCTCTTGCTCTTGTACTTCGCGATCTGATACTTAGAGTACTCAGAAAGCTTGTCGGCCCAAGCCCTCTTGACGATATTTGGGAGGTGGTTCTTAGAACCCTTGAGGAACATGAAATACTCGAACTGGCTCGTGATGTCGTCTGGGCGACGAGCAATAGAGCGCTCGATTTCCTTCATGAAGTTTGGGTTCTTTGCGTTGAACTCGATCCTCTTTGGATGCAGAGAGGCCCTGATGAAAATGACAGATGGGTTGAGCCTCATGTTGTACTCGGTCCTGAGCTGGACTGCGAGCTCAAGAGTTCCCTTGAAATCCTCATCAAGTGCGCGGTCAATGGCCTTGGTGAAGACGTCGTTGGTAGTCTTTACATCGCCAGTGGAGAAGAAATCCTTAAGGACAGAGTGGCTCTGCTGCAGATAGGAAAGGTTTCCAACCGCATTGGCCCTGTAATAGGATGGCTCTCCGAAGATGGAAGATGCGGCGACCATTCTCAGAGTCTCCAGAGGAGTGAGATGAAAAGAGGTTCCAGCCATGAAGTTTTCAGTTGCACCAGAAGCAGACGGCTTCTTGGAATAGGAAGACATGCGAGTAGACATATTTGCACCTCCGCTGCGTTTTGTTGTACGCGAAATTATTTGCAGGTGTAAGAATATATGCAAGCTATTTGTACAAAATAATAAATTTGCTGTTGAATTCTGTTTTTATCCAAGGCAATGCTTTCATCAATTCACTTCTGTAGAAATAGGGAGGCTGATTCATTTGCCAACCCCTGCTAGTCTTCTTCATTTTTCTTGATTTATCGCCTTGCCAAATACCCAGAAGGACCTTAGCATTTGGTTTCAGATAGTTGAAAAGTGTTTTGACAGTTTCAATGCGTTCATGCTGATCTGGAATAACGCAAAGTACATTCAAAAGAGTTGCAGAATCTACTCCTCTTGCTGCAGCACAAAATCTGAGGGTGTCTTCATTGTAGTCCCTACTTCTGTTGTATGGATCATAAATAAGGTTGACAATTCCATGCTGGTCTAAATACTCAGTTCCATCATCCCACTTGCCACCACCCCAATCGAGATTGATTCCAGTCCATTGCAATTCTACAATTTTCTTCATCCCCGCGGGAATATGTCGAATGGACGTAGCTGCACTTCCTTCAATCGTCATGATCAGCTTTCCAAGAGTTTTTTGATAATGCCATGTCGATTAACCACCATTTTCCACTCTTGTCCTTTGCAAAATCGACCGACCATTCAGGATCTTCTGGATCATTGGCATTTACCAATTTGACAGCATCAACTGCCATGAAAGAGAGATAGCCTCGCTCTTCATTTGAGAGTTTCTTTGTGGCAGCAAGAAGCTCTTTCCAATCATCATGATGTGCATGGCCATCAATAGCATGCTCTGGCCAATAGAAAAACTGGTGAATCACTTTTTCAGATGTTGCAAGAAAGCGCCATTCATTGGCTATGAGATGTCCCGTGTCTCTACCAAATGCTGTAAAAGACCCGTCAAGATCGAGCCATTCACGGAACAAAAAAGCAAAAATTTCTAAGTCTTTCATGGCGTTATCTTCAAATGTAATAAAGAAAGCATGGAGTTTTGGATCCCACTTGTCGAGACGATAGGCATTGGGACCATCATGTTTTGCGCTTGAACCATCACAGCGAAGAAAAAGAGGGTATCCGATTTTGTCGGCGGTGGCCTTAAAGGCCTCAATAGGAATGTTTGGAGTTGGATTTCCATCGAGAGCTGGCCACATGGTGCGATCATCAAACTCGACGATTTCTGTTCGAGGAACTGGAAATTGCTGGGCTATTTTTGGAAACCAGTAGAGAGCTGAATTACGACTTGGTTTTCGATTATTGTGATACTCTTCCATCTCTTCATCAGATGGCATATTAACAACGATTTTAGGTATTGGCATCTTAGAGAGAATTATGCTACATGCGGTATGGATAAAAAATAGCAGTGATGAACTGCTGTTTGGAAAGAGAACTCATTTTTGGCATAGAGATGGGTTTCATCATGGAGATACCTTCGAAGTTGGCACTTCTCATTTCAAATGGAAAACCTAGATAGCTGCGGCTTTTGCTAGCTATTTTACGTTCTATTACGTAGTATTGATAGGCGCGAACAGATTCCCTATCTTCATCGAAGATGTAGTAATAGGCTCCACCCATTGTATACCATTTGTCAATTTCTAGTTTCATTCACATACACTCTTTACTATGATTCTTTTCACGATACTTTCTTTTTCAGGATAGGTCATTTTTATTGAGGTAAGAGGGTATCGACCCGAGGCTCCATTATTTTGCACATGATCATGATCACCCCAAATTTGGATCACAGGTATCCAATTATCTTCAGCAGATTTTGTAACTCGATCTATTGTCACACAATGAGCATTACTCGTACCGAACAATCTGACATCATAGAGATAGTTTCTAAATACGAAGTTCATTTCTTGTGCCAAAAAATTCGTTGAATTATCAACTTTTGAAAATTGGAATTATGAAATTCATCATATTTCGTCAATGGGGTATAACCATCCCAAACGTAATCGAAAAGATCTTCTCCATTCATATTAGAACCATCTTCTGGATCAAAATCAATTAGGATCTCCATTGTTGGATATTCAGTTTTTCCAATTTTCTCAGATCCTATGTATCTGCAGAAAAGTCGCTTGTTCATAGTTTGGAGAGTTCCAAGAGATCCTACGTGCCAAAATAGATCACCGACTTTAGCTTTCATGATCTTTCAAACATTCCTCTGATAAGGATCTTCCTTTTTCTTTCATTCAAAACTGATGGAGAATCTGCCATCAGGATTCCTATGGAATAGCGACGACCAATCTTCCATGCTCTTTTGTCGGCCTCATCTCCAACAACAAAAGTTGGCCTAAAAAATATTGTTTGTTTAGTAATCTCAATCACTTCACCTAATATAATGGCTTCTGATGGGTCAAAGCTTGCGAGAATCAAGTCTCCAATTTCCCAACTCATTTCTTTTTCTCATCAATAAAGAAGATCTTCTGTATATATTTCTTTCTCCAAGCATCACCGTTAAAATAAAGAGCGACCTGAGATTCACCCCAATAATAATCCCAGTGATGGATAGGATCCGACATGATCCAATAGAGAACGAGTGGATCACTTCTGTGGTTACCAACCTCACGAAGAAAAGCACCAAGAGATTTAATTGTGTGAGTCGTTCTTTCGGTCGCCTTATGTCTCATTTGCCAGCCAGAACTTGATTCATAACCACGAGGCTTTTTAGCTTCTTTCTTAATCTTTTTATCGTAAGCTATAGCATCAACATAGCTCTTGAGAGAGTATTCAACTTTTCTGACTGCCTCAAATTCTTCTGGAGTTTTAGCTCTTTTTCTCAATATGGCTATTGTCTTATCAGTGATCATACTTCAAATCCTAATTTTTTGAAAAGAGCCTCTGGAATCCTTGAATAAATGGTGTAGAGATCATCTAATACATATTTTGATGTCGCTAGGTCAGCAAATGGTCCCTGAAAATAACCAAAGTCACGGAAAAGAAGCCGGATGAAGGGCCTGGCGTTAGACATTACTTGGATTGTTCCATGTTCTGAAAGCGGCATACTACATTTATCTTTCATGGGGCAAGATAACAATGTCATGAAGAAAGATCAAGAGTTCTATCTCCCACTTGAGCGTAATCTATGGAAGTCTTTTCATCTAAACTATTCTCAATATAAACGCAGAGGTATAGTTGTCGCCATCGAAAAAGACAAACAATCTAATAATGACAAGCCGTGGAACATCCTCATGATAAATCTCTACGACAACAGCCTATGGTGGACACCACAACATTTTAGAGATTCAGATACAGAAGCTATTATACGAGACAGGGGTGGTAAGGATTTTTTCAAAAAAATCAAATTAAATGAAGAAGAAAGAAAGCAAAGCTTTAAAGTTCTCTTTGAAGATAATTTTGTGTGGAATAGATAAGTTTTACTTACTAACTGCAGTCTTTTTTCTAATAGCTTGTCGAGTAAATGGAACTGTTTGTTCAGGTTTTACCCTATACCAAACTTCAGCAAGATCTCCAACCTCATCTACAAGAAATGAAGATCGAACTATACCCGTAAAGAAAGCATAGATCTTATCACCCCATACGCCATAGGCCTCAGCAACTTCATGTGTTGTATCCGACAAAAGTGGAAATCCAAGAGAATATTTGAGATCAAACTTCTTTTGATCTTCTTGGCTGTCTGGACTGATTCCAAGGATATCAATACTGAAATTCTCCAACTCTTGACGAGCGTCTCTCACAGCACATGATTGTGCTATACATCCTGAGGTGTCTGCTTTGGGATAGAAATAGAGAAGGACCTTTCTTCCCCTAAAGTCGGAGAGCTTTATAATCCTGCTGTCTTGATCTTTCAGGGAGAAATCAGGAGCCTCTTGGCCTTGTGATAGAATCACTTCCATTAGGTTCCTCCTGATAGGAGGGTTGGTTAGAAAAAGAGAAGTGTGTGTTATGAGGAAGGCTCAACTCTCTTTCGAGAGTTACCTAACAACCAGCAAGTGGTTGTTAGGATTTGTTGGGCGCCGTTGTTGGGGCACCCGTGCTATTTGATGTAACCATCCTGCCCGCTACACTTCGTAAATTTCTAAAGAGCACTGAGTGTAATTCGGTAAGAGTCTTTTTTTCCTGTATGGATGAAACTCTCGCCACCGCTTCAATGCACTATTAAATATGCATCAATAAGTGATCTTATTCTTTTTTTCTGATTCAAGAATGTCTTTTATGAGGCCCTTCAAATCAACCCAATCTTGTTGGTGTAAAAGCTTAATCGCTCTCCTACTCCAATAGTCTCCCATTATTTCTTCAAAAGAACCACGAATGATAACTTTGGCATTTTCTAAAACAAATTCTTGGGCCTTTTTCTGACGATCATCTTGTTTGGTTAGACGATTGAAAAGAAATTGAAGACCTTCAACATATTCTTCTTCATTAGTAAAAGCTCCAGACTTTGGATCTCTTATTGGAGCATAGCGAGGAATACCATTGGAATAGGAACGAATTTTACCAAGACGAATATAACCATTAGTATGGACAGTAATAAACTGACGGGTGGCAGAGAGCGCCAAGGTGGCGGTCTTTTCTTGTCGAGAAGAAGTAACGTCTTTATAGCCTAAAGAAAGAATCTGTCTATAAATTTTAGATTGTCGAATTTTGTGAAGATCCACTAGTTCTTTCCAAATTGTGGCTCATTTGGATCTATTTCATCCTCATCATCTTCCTCATCTTCTTCATCATCCTCATCCTCACCAAACCCTATAGCCTTTGAGATAGAATCATTGATGATGTTTTGAAGTTGGTCAAGGTTCATCTTCTCAATGTTCATGATGCCGACTTCACACATGCGAATCATGTTTTTTAGCTTCGAAACCTGATCGAAATCTTTCATGGCCATTGCGACTGGATATTTTTTCACATATGCGTTTCTGGCCTCAGAAAGATGCGAAAGAGCCTTTTCTTTGATTTCGTTGTAATCGTTTAGCATCATAATTTATCTTTACCTCAGCTCTGTAAAAGAGCTTTTGCCTGGAGTACTTCGAGCTCTTCTTGAGTGCCCAACCATTTGATGAGACCGAATTTATCGGCTCCATGGCTCCAATCATTGTAAAGAATCTTTATATCAACATCAAGCTCAATCGTTTCTGCTATAACAGTTTCAATGGCACCCCTGAGAGTTCCTTTGGTATAGTCGAACCCACCATCCACTGCGACATTCTCACACGAGCACCAACGCATATCATGGCGAGCTCTAGAGAATATCAGATCTCCACACAACAGACACCGAGTTCCATGTATTGTCATACGAAGAAATATGCCTACTAGCAATCAGTATGCTATCGTCTACTCATGGCAACGAGGAATATAACAATAACAACTAAGTAGAGAAGCGGAACAATGGCAAATGGGGCCGTAGCTAGAACCCAAGAGATGTGTAAAGTTTGAATGAATTTCAAAGTGATAATGACTGCTCCAAGAAGAACAGAAGCTATACTTAACCATTCTAAAAGAAACACCTTTCTTTTATAAAAAATTGATTTGAGATGCTTTCTCATTGCTCGAATAACTTGATTTGCCTCGTTATGTCGTCTTGCTCAGAAGACGCTTTATTGAGAATAGCAATAAGATCTGAAATCTGCTGTTTTCCAATATCCATAATCAAATTGTTACCTCCACAGATTGTGCAAATTTCCAATCCAGAGTGTTCATAGCCAGACGTGGTGAAAGTGGCATATATGTATCCCCAACTCAAACTCATGAAAACTGGCTTCAACTTCTTCTGGTAGTCTATTGTTGTCTTGTTCGACTCAGCAATACCGATCAATCTAAGACAATCATTCAACATTGCAACTAAAGAATCTTTATCGGCAGTAGTAAGACTATATGAGAATAAATCAGCGTTAAGTGTCACGTTTCCAGTTACATCAACACTAACTGAAAGAATACGCGTTCTAGCAGATCCAAGCTCAAAATATTGGACTGAACCGAGAACTCTCTGAGAGTAGGCAAAAGCAAAAGTAGAACAAAGCATCAAAATCAAAACCATCAACTTTTTCATTCTTATCTCCTTTAGAATACGGAGGCGAGAGGTCTCGAACCTCCACAGGTGCTCGCGCCCCTGACCAGTTTTCGAAACTGGGCCGATACCAATTTCGGTTTACGCCTCCAAGGCAGCCCCGCGGCCGCCTAATTATTTCTTTTCTTCATGAAATTCAGCATCAATTACCTCGTCATCCAGTTTCTTTGCATTCTGATCTGGCTGAGGATCGGCTTGAAAACCAGCCTGTTGGCTCGCTTGCTGCTTATATATTTCTTCAGCAAGTTTGTGAGACGATTTTGTCAGATCTTCAGATGCCGTTTTTATTCTATCAAGGTTCTTATCTTTAATGGCTGTTTTCAAATCGTTTAACTTCGATTCGATATCGGCGCGCTCATTTTGACTAACCCTATCACCATAATCTTTGAGAGATTTTTCGACAGAATAGGCCAAAGCATCAGCTTGATTTGTGGCCTCCACTTCTTCCTTTCGTTTTGCATCATCTGAGGCAAACTGTTCAGCTTCGCGTACCATTTTCTCGATCTCTTCCTTAGAGAGCTTCTTTGGTGCTGTGATCTTGATCGACTGCTCTTTGCCAGTCCCAAGATCTTTTGCTGATACAGAAACTATGCCACTAGCATCGATGTCAAAAGCGACTTCTATTTGAGGAACACCCCTGGGTGCAGGAGGAATGCCAACAAGATTGAATCTTCCCAATTCTACATTGTCATTAGACATTGGGCGTTCACCCTGAAGAACACGGATTGTGACTTCAGTCTGGTTATCGGCAGCAGTTGAAAACACATGACTCTTTCTCGTAGGAATAGTAGTGTTTCGATCGATCAACTTGGTATGAACATTTCCAAGCGTCTCAAGACCAAGAGAAAGAGGAGTGACATCTAGAAGAAGAATGTCTTTCACATCTCCCTTGATAATTGCTGCCTGAACTGCCGCTCCAAGAGCAACACACTCCATTGGATCAACTCCACGTTCTACCTTTTTGCCAAAGAAATCTTCGACAAACTTTTGGACAATAGGCATGCGTGTAGGACCACCAACCATGATGATCTTATCGATGTCTGCACCATTTTCATTGAACTGGGCACCGTCTTTTTCAAACGCTACCTTGGCATCTCTTAGCGCCATCTTCAGTGGGCCACTGCTTCTTTGAACAATAGGTCCAACGAGCTCTTCCAATTTTGCTCTGTTTACCGTCATTGTCATATGCTTAGGACCAGAAGCATCCGCAGTTATGAATGGCAGATTGATGTCCGTGGTGAGTGTGCTTGAGAGTTCTACTTTTGCCTTTTCAGCAGCCTCTCTCACCCTCTGTGTAGCCATTGTGTCCTTTTTGAGATCGATTCCAGTTTGACGCTCGAACTCTTTTTCTACATATTCTACAAAGGCATTGTCCATGTCGGTTCCACCAAGCTGAGTGTCTCCACTAGTAGAAACAACCTTGAAACCACCCTCTTTCCACATTTCCATAATGGTGACATCAAGTGTTCCACCACCAAAGTCAAACACGAGAATCTTCATTTCCCTACCAGCTTTTTCTAGACCATAGGCTAGACAAGCAGCAGTAGGTTCATTGATAACTCTAAGAACTTTGAGTCCTGCAATTTCTCCAGCATCTTTTGTAGCTGTGCGCTGGTTGTCATCAAAGTACGCTGGACATGTGATGACCACCTCTTCGACCTTTTCGCCCAAATAATTTTCAGCATCCTGTTTAATCTTTTGCAAGATATAGGCAGAGATTTGCTGTGGGCTATAGTTCTTTCCAAAAACATTGAATTTGTAGTCAGTTCCCATTTTGCGCTTTGCTGCAAAAATGGTTCCATCTGGATTGATAGCTGCCTGCCTCTTTGCAGGTTCTCCTACTAAACGATCACCTTCTTTCGTGAATGCCACGAAAGATGGGAACGCCTTACCTGAAGAAACTCCGGCACCTTCTGCTGAAGGAATGATAGCCGGTCTATCACCTTCCATTACCGCCGCTGCGGAGTTGGAGGTTCCAAGGTCAATTCCAATTACTCTAGACATATTGTATTCTCTCCTTATTATAGATTTTGGGGTTGGCCTTTCCTAATCTATTCTTTCTATATTTTTCCCTGATGTTGCAAAAAGTATGTCATAATTTCGCCCGTAATAAGACCATATAGCGCCTTTTCTGTTTCGACTGAACCAGAAAAATTTTCTATTCTTGTCCAATGAATTATGGATGGCCCACCATCAATTGCCAAATATTCTCTCTTTTCAAAATTTTCTTGATCCGACAATTTTGCTATTTTGAATGTGTGTTCCGGAAAGTCTTTATGCAACTTAGCAATCATATCTTGATTAGTCATTCTTTTTCCTATACCCATCATTAGCTAATGTGAAATGCCACTCAATATTTTTTTCAGTTTTGATTGGGACAAAAAAACCACTGTTTAAAACAATGTCACATTGCCCCTGATTGAGCTTTGTATCTGTGCCCTTGAAATCAAAGTTTGGATCCTTTAGAAACCACATAACATGATAATGTCCAATCGCGGCACTTAGAGGTTGAGCGATTGCCCATCCTTCTTTTATCTTATTTAGCACTTCATAAAAAAACTCTTCATTGTGTTGCTTTGCAGCACGTTTGGCTTCTTTGGAGATTTCTTCAAACTTCTCTAAGTAATATTTCTTTTTATCTCCGTGGACTTCTACACGAATGTTGGAATAATCACCATCATTATCCCATATCCACGTTTCGTAAGTCATGGAATGAATATCAACTTTGTTGTCCTTATCGGTTATTACAAATTCATTTTTGTCAATATAACTATAAGGACCATCCCAATAACCCGCTTTGCCCTCACAACAAAAAACTGCTCCACCATCACTAGTTCTTACCTGACAAGTTCCTTCAGGATCTTCTTTCTGCAGTTCTCTGATCAACTCCGCTGTTGTCATGCTTTTCTCTCCATTCTGTAGTGTTGATCACTTCTCCACAATATTCAATTTCTTCTATTTTTCTACTTACACACATTGGAGACATCATCAAAACTTCTAGTCCATAGTTCTTCATATCGGTTCCAACAATTTCTTCTATTTCCCCAAACTGATTTCTTACAATGAAATACTTTTCATCGCCAATCCATTGGATAACTTCTTGGAATCCTAGTTCATATTTTAGATAGTCGTAATTCTTTTGGTTCATTTTGGAGACCTGATCTTGCGAATGAAATGTATTTCATCAGGACCCACATCCTTCATATATTTCCAATTTATTCCATGCCAAACAGTGAAAAAGAATACTTTTCCATTCTGATCAAGCTTTACTACTTGTGGTATTGAAGAGTCATAAGTTGTGACCCAAAAATATTCTTCGCGCGCTGATTGTTTGGGTGTTTTCATTTTCATATAAATAAAAATATGCTTTGTGAATGAAGAGCAGGGGGTGGGCGTCTTCGACATGAGCTCGCGGCAAGTTCCGACGGGGCATTAGCCCGTGCACGTGCTCGGGAGAACGATGCCCCCTGCCAATTAGTTCAATTTTGACAGATCTTCTGTAACAGCGATTGTTGGCCAGTTGAGTTTCTTCCCACACTTTCCACAATAGTTGTTGGCATATCCAATGGCTTTCCCACAATAAAGACACTTAAAATCAGTCTCAATCATTTGCATCCCAACACACCATTCTTTTCCACTTTCATCTTTAAAGTGGATATTTTTATGCTTCATTTTCAAAATCATATTTATACTCTGGATTATGATAAATCTTTACCCAGTATTTCGAATGAAATGCTGTCTTTTTCATAGCATAAGATGAAAATTTTTGTTTGTTTTCTTTTTTTAATTGTTCTATGGAAGTTTCAGGTTCTTTTTTCTTCAATTTAGCAATCATATCGTCAAATTCTTTGTCGGGCATTTCCCAATCAGCCATCCAAGGATATATACTGTTGTCACGATAATTATCCCATGATACTATCGGGCGCTTTTCTTCTTTAACATTTTTGAAGTCCATTACATGCTCCTCACAATAAATACTGAACATTGTCGAATAGATTTGACACAACCCCATGCTTGATGGCACTCGAGGTCTTGTCATCAGCATCGAAACTGGCTACGTCTTCGCGTCGAATAACCTCTTGATCCCAGAAATCTGAATACCAACTATCTCGAACTATGTCATATTCGACACCTATGTATTGTGTCTTGTTTTTGTAGAAATAGCATCTCTTAAAACCTGGTGCTAAACCATCATACCAGGTATTCAGCTTGATCATGCTATTATCTTTCGGACGAGGCTCACCTTCGGTCAAATGTTTGTTGGGAAAGTTCTTTGTATAAGCTCAAGAGCTCAGAAATCTTAGCATAACTGTGGCAACGCACACCATTTCGCTCCATTTCCTCGCTCCCACCACTTTCTCTATCTATTAATACTACTAAATCTGTAATGTTGAGCCCCTCTTTTTTCAAAACTTCTATTGCTTCCAGCTTACTGCGAGCCGTGCTGATGACATCATCGAGCAATACAACTTTATCAGCTGGCTTGAAACTTCCTTCAATAGAATTACCTGTTCCATGTTCTTTAGCTACTAGTCTTGGATATACAAATGGAACATTAAGATGGATAGAAACTGCGGTGGCAATTGGAAGAGCTGCTAGTGGCACGGCTGCTATCAAATCATACGACAAATGTTTGAGAAGAATGATGTATGCTTCTGCTACTTGAACTAAGAGAGAAGGTTTTGAAATGATTTTGCGTAAATCCAAATAGTAAGGAGATATCTGACCAGATTTCAGTTGAAACTGACCAAACTTTAAACAATCGGCTGCAATCAATTGGCTTAATAGCTTGATTTTATCCAACATTTTTACTCCTAAAATTACGGAGCAAGAGGGATTCGAACCCCCGATGGTTTGACCCATATCCGCTTTCCAAGCGGACGCACTCGACCAACTATGCGATTGCTCCAAATCATTTCTCTAAGAACTCTATCCAAACTCCTAGGTTTTTAACATCTGGATTCCACGAAAACTTTGGACAGCAACCAAACATATAGATCGAAAGCTGTCTTCCAGTTTCTGTATGCTTCAAATGTTCATAGTCGTTGACTGAGCATGTGGTCCAGAACGTGTCTTTGAAGCCCATGTTGTGCAAACAAGAACCACAGCAACGTCTGATTGAGTAGGGTAATTGTCTAAGTTTCTCAAGCTTGTTTGCATCCATGTCATGCATACGGAGATTCAAATTTGTATTGAATCCCACACTCCTTTGAACAATACTCGAGCTCTCCGATGTAATACTTTCCACAGTTTAAACATGCCCGGTATCTTTTTTTACACTCATCAGAACACCTGCCATCCTTGTTGGATTCATCAAGGATGAAGTGCTTTCCACATGTTCTACAAATGATGTAGTGATTCATTTCAAAAATAACCGGGAAAAGCTTCCGCGAGACATTCCCCGGGGTTCAATCGTGATAAGGCAGTGTGAGCACGGACAAGCACTGACGACCACGATCTACGGAGGCAGAGGGATTCGAACCCCCGATGGACTTGCGCCCATTTCGGTTTTCAGGACCGACGCACTCAACCGCTATGCGATGCCTCCAAGCATTCAAAAAGAAGTATGCTTCTCTTAAAAAACTTTCTCCCATTCATCCTGAAGATGATAAGTTCGCTTGTGACACTTTGGACATTCATAGACCCAAGAATCTACGAGTCGTCTGTTTTTAACTGTCAAAAGATACTTAGCAAACTGATCATCTGGTCCCTTGAAATAGGGGAACATGTTTGGATCTGCTCTTTTGTAGAAAGAGAAATAGTTGTGATGCCATCTCTCGCCACAGTCAGGACATCCACTTATCTTCATGTTGAAGACGTATTTCCATGTTTTCTTGTCTTTGGACCATCCTCTATAAGACATAAAGCAACGTCCCGGGATCGAACCGGGGTGACAAGTTTTGCAGACTTGTGTTTAAGCCACTCGACCAACGTTGCATGAAGTTGAGCACCCAGCAAGGATCGAACTTGCGCTTGACCGGGTTGCGGCCGGTTACCTTACCAACTTGGCTATGGGTGCATATTTCTCGTCCCAGCTTTTTATCCTTTCAGAAAGCTGTTCGATTGTAAGTATGCATCTTCTATTCTTCTTCATGTTTTCCATATGTGTAATCAATCTACAATTCGCAGGGTGTCTGACGATTTCGGGTGGAATATGATTATCAAATCCATATTTCACAGAAATCATATGGTCTCTAGTAATCCCGTTAGGATTATCTTCTTTGTTTTTTGCTGAATACATTCCATGTTTTGCAATCAAATCTAAATCAAACTCTTCTGGATAATTGAACACGTTGATTTGGAAAGCACACTGACTTCTATACTTTCTCATCTTATCAGTATTTTCATATCTACAAACAATACACTTTGTTGTTTTAGTTGGTCCACTTATTTTTTTACCGCACGAAGTACAAAAGTATTCTACTTTGGGTTTTCTTTCAACTTTTATTTTTTTTACTTCTTTGATTTTTGTTACTTTTTTTGGTTTTTCAATCTTACTTCTTCCATCAATATATCTAGGATTATGTTCGCCACTAATACCAATACTTATATGTTTCTTCCATTCTTCTGTATGAAGCTGACCATTTGCACAAATGTGACCGCAATAAACGCCTCCTTCATTGGAAGAACTGTAATTACCATCTTTTCTAATTCTTCTTTTTATAGTAAAAGGTTTTCCACATTTCGGACATATCTTCTTGACTTCAAGAAGAATTGTCGTTATTGGATGCATTTTTCTTTTAGTTTCTGGATTATGTGAGTTTTTGTGGGCGCCTAGGGACTGCCCCTTCTCAAACTCCTTTCCACAGATTTCACATTTATGCATAAAGTAATAATAAAATATGCTTGTGAAAGTTATCTTGTTTATTTGGATGGAAATAGATAGTCTTTTGGTATTCCAAGATTCTTCAACAGTTCTTCGCGAAGCATTGTGATGTCGTCACCCGGAACATATTTCTCACACACTCCCTCTATGGGAAGATCTTTACAATGTTCAACACAATTGCCACAGGCCTCTCCAAGCATTAGCATCTTAGCTATTTTATCAGCATTCATTGGACCCTGCGCAGTTTTTGAATGTTGAGTATTGAAGAAACACTGACCTGACGTGACTTCTTCATAACGACACTTATCTCATAGGTGTGATACTTTTCGCAAACACCTTCGAGTGAAATCTTTTCACAATGCAATGTGTAAAGAAGAGGAGCAAGGAGCATGTCGATGAAAACAGTTTTCACAAGAATGACCGAGCAGTAAGTATTTAGCGATCGTGTCTTTATTCATTTAATTTGGGTTGTATCCATTTCAATTGGAAACAAGCGGGTATCACTTGCTGTCACAATCTTTCCAGAGAACGGAAGTGTTATTTCTACTTTTGGGAAATCGACAAAACCTTGACAAAGGTTTTCAAGCGGCTCCTTTTCATTTAAATAACACCAGCGATTCTTAAAACCACTTCCTCGATATTTACACTCCCAACATGATTTTTCAAGCATCATATTTTTGGCTAGGATGTCTTCATTCATATTAGACTCTGTTGAATCTATATTTCAAAGGATGGTCAATATAATAAAATTGATTGCAGAACCATCCTCTAGGAGGTATTTCTTCAAAATCACACCACATCTTTGCTGACTGAAGAGTGAAATGATGCTCACACTGCTCGCAACGATCCCCAAGCAGTAGATGTTTTGCGAGATAGGCTTCAATACTCATGTTCCAAGAGCCGCTTTTGCGATAATTGGATAGACTGGATCATCAATATCTCTAGTCAATGAGATTCTAATGTTTGTGAGATTGAATTCGGCTTTCTTAGTGTCCTTGTATTTCTTCTTCGCCACGCTCACCAATTTCAAAACTGGAAATGCTGATGCCCTGGCATCTTGTTCCTTTGAGACCTCTATTTCTCTATATTGAATCTGCCTATCCATCATTTGATTCATGAACCATTTTCCAGCTCTGAGCACGCAGATTTCATTAGTATCAAGATGGATGATTGGAAACAAATAGCTTATGAATGGCCTAAATTGTCGATCTTTAGTTCTCTCATATGCCGTACAAATAGGGCAATCACCATCATTTTTCGTGCATTTGTAAAACTTGTTTTCAATATAGTGCTGTGGAAGAATCTCTATCCACAGACCATTCTCATCTGAAATGATCACAAAATGAGTGATTCCATCTTTAAAACCAATGACTTGAGGATTCATTCTTTTACCACCCAATCATAGAAGTCTTTTACATAATCTACAACGTCTTGATGAAGCATGGCACCAGTAAAGTGATACATTATTTTGCCATCGTCTCTTTTGAACTCAAGAAGTTTTGTGTGAGGAAAACCATCTCCCTCCATTAGTATCATTAATTTTTTGAGTTCCTTCGGAAGCACTGAATGCTTCGGGGTGATGAAGATCATTTTAACAAATTGTTCATTGTGTTGGGCACCACGCATTGGATGAGAATCGAAATATGAATCTCCTCCCTCAAGCAGCTTCTTTGCTTCTTTAGCGAAATCAATTTCTTCTATTTCACTACCCATTCATAAAACTCTTTTACATGATCTGCTATCGTGTTTGGAATATCTTTAGCGTAGATCATGATCACAGATTGGCCGTTGTGGTTCTTATATTTGGTTATTTCGAACTTGCTTTTCCAAATACCCGTGGTCTCAACAAATGTCTCAAGTTGTTTCTCAAAATCAAAACTCTTATCTAGAACTACGAAAAATTTGAGATCTTTCATGCCACCAGATGGCTGAATATCGAAGAAGATTCTCTCTTTTCCTTCAAGCAAATCTTTTGCTTCTAGAGCGAGTTCATCAGATGATTTCACTTTATCACCCACTCATAAAAATCTTTTGCAGTATTGACGTCCCTGTTTCCACATTCATGCATTCTGAAAACATAAACTACTTTGCCAGGCTTTTTGAAGCGGAGAATGTAAAAATCAGGCTTATCATAACCAAATGAACTGCGATGGTATTTCAATATTCTTTTTTTTAGAGTTCTCAATCTGTGACCAAGCATCGTTGGTGTGCCAGCAGAAGCTATGATTTTGACTGCTTTGTGACCGCTTGGTTCATCCCAAGTATCGAAAGAAGAACTCTGCTTAGACGCCAATAGATCTTCTGCTTCCTGAGCAATCGCGCTGTTATTCATTTTACTACCCAATCATAATAGCTTTGAATCAGGGAGGCCTCAGACTCTTCAAGACTATGAGATTTAAAAATAAAGACTCTCTTTTTACCATTCTTAAAGAGGGTAATGCTAGTCTGGCCTTTTGCATATGATTTGAACTTTCTGCGAATCTTTCTCAAATCTCTTTTTGTTGAACTTGGGCCATACTTCACAATCACCATGGTGACAGAACGATAACCAGAACTACCACCCCATTTGATGTCAGAATCCGGTTTGTTTGAGAGCAGATCTTTTGCTTCTTGAGCATCGCTCATATTTTGAAATATGCCCTAATCAGAAGATAGAAAGGATAGAGCAGAGAAAGAAGAAAGACGGTGGTGGTGAGTTTCAGCAACAACCAAAAGATGGCAGCCGCTTTTTCACGTCCTGACAGTTTTGGTCTCATCTTTTTTTGCTGCTTGATCCTGCAGAATGATGAGTTTTTGATGAAGTTTTTCACAGAAGGGAAGAGAAAAATCTAGGAGAGTATCTTTAAGATCTTTTTCCATCTCGTATTCAACAGCCTGTCGCTGGAGCGAAATCTTCCTGTCTAAGACAGAAGAAGTAATAAGCTCGAGCTCTTCAATAGAAAAATCAACCGTCATTTTGCCCTCCAAATCTTGCGCCCGAGAGGAGTTGAACCTCCACAGTCTTTCGACCAACAGATTCTGAACCTGCTGCGGCTGCCAATTACGCCACGGGCGCATTATGATCTCTGGATAATCTCACCATTGTAGAGGTAAGGACTTCCAGTAGTAGATCCAATACTTGGTCTTATAAGTTGCATTCCCTTGTATTCTACCACATACGATGGAGCTGGTAGATAGGGATAGTTGTATCCCCATCCTAATCTTCTCTCTAGTTCATCCTGTCGCTTCTTTTCAGCCAACTCTCTCTTCTCTTGCTCAATCCTTCTTATATTCTCTTCCCACTCTTCTTGTTTCTCGGCATTGACTGCCTTAATTCTCTGAAGAGAAGTTTTCACAAACAACCATTCACCCAACAGGATCAGAGCTATTAAAGAAAGCCATGGACGTCGAAACATCTTTGGACACTTTTGTAACTCAATCATTTTTATCTCGTATTGCGCGCAGAGGGATTTGAACCCTCACATCCTTTCGGACCGCGGCCTCTCGAACCGCGACGGCTGCCAGGTTACGTCATACGCGCATTTCCTAATGTATCCAAATATGCTGCTTGTGGATCTGAAAGTAGGGCGTGAGCAATATCAGATCTGATTGTGTCCTTATATCTTTCAAGTTCTTCTTCAGAAGTATAATCTTTGATGATTTGATCGACGAGTTGAACAAGTTCATCATTGACGTATTTGACGTTTCGATAAACATCCTTATCATGATATAATGGTGACCTGAAGAGCGTCTTCATTGCAGGAGCGAGATCCCCAGCATGACCGCAATCAAATCCAATACACCACTGATCGAGCACCATGTCCGAAAAGGTCAGACCACCATGAACTCTCACATCAATGTCGTCATAATGTTTCCTGTAAAGAGAATGGGTCTTAGGGATATAGACATAGCCACAGAGAGAAAGAAAATCGTTTCTCTTGATTTCACAGAGAAAGTTTTTGTGAGTAAAAAAGACATGATCGGGTTCAGTTTCCCATTCTTTTGTATTCTTTGGCATGGTTATTTGTTTAAAAGCTTTTTTGCTTCAGTTTTCAACCACTTAGTATAAGTAAAAACATGGGCATAAATAATGTTGAGCACAAAGCTCATGACAAAGGATAGAGGAACGCTTTTTACGTGGAAAAAGTTTTTGAGAGCTGGAATCCACAACATAAGAGCATCAAAAAGAAAACTAATAGTCATCAGAATGAAAAGATAGAGAAATCCTTCTTCCTTAAGCCACTGCCAATAGACTCTCACAATCTTCATTTCTTCTTTCCATTAAGAAGAGCTTTTGCTCTTTCAGCAATCAGAGCGGGATCGATGATATGATAGACCGCTTCCCAATCTTTGTCGAGGACATTTGGTTCTCTATATGAAAGTTGGGTAGAATAGGAACCCAAATCAAAATCCCAAGAATGTCCTTCTCTGCGATCGTTTCGTGCACCCATTCCAACAAAATGAATCTTGCCGCAGTGCCAACGTCCTTTGAGTCTCACGAGATAATAATTGTCCTCATCGATCTGCTTGATAAACTTGTTGAAGTCATGATTGCAAAGGGAGAGTTTCTTTATTTGGACTTGCGGAGAGGTGTGCTTTTTCCTATTTGCCACGTCTTTCCTCCAAGCTTCATGCTTCCTCTGACAACAGTGTTGGGACCCATTTTGGCAGCCATTGCTTCAAGCTCTTTCTTGAGCTGTTCAGTATAGGCTCTACCCTTCTTAATGTCGTATTCTCCCCACTCATTGTAAAAATATCGCTCTTTTGGATCCATCATCATGAGCTTTTTAGCACCATCTCTAAGACATTTCTTGTATTGGCGATACTCTATGAAATAGAGAACGATGAACCACCATCCAATGGCAACAAGATTGCCCCACCAAGACTTCTCCTGGTGGATATGGAGAATTAATTGATACGTGTTGTAACTAATTCCAAAGAAAAAAAGAACGACCCAAATTTTTGAGCTCCAATTTCGCCAGAGAAATCTTGCGAGATCTTTTATTTGGAAGAAAAATTCAAACCTCATTTCTTTGTCCTCTTTTTAGAAGAAGAAACCTTTTTGGCAAGAGAGGCTATAGCTTGTGGTGAAAGAGAATTGATGGTTGCCATGAGCTTTGTACAGGCCTGTCTATTTTCTTCGATCGCTTTTTCGAAGGCGTGTTTGTCCGGTTCTCCCCATTCATTGAGATAGCGATCACCAGTCATGGCTGCCTTGGCTCCATTGACTACTTGTTTTCGATACATAAGACGATAGGTGAAGAAATAGGGGTAGCCAAAGCCAAAGACAATCATGCTGATCAGATTCCACATTGCGAACTTGTGTGCGAAGATTGCATCAAAAATAACAACTCCACCATTGACAAGGAAAATAAAGAGCAAATACCAAAGAGTGATTTTGCCAGTTCTTGAGTAGCGAAGATATTTGACGAAGTCCTTGATTTTTTCGAATTTTGTTTTCTCTGCTACATCCGACATATTCTTCTCCTATGCAAAAACATCAGTTCCAGGAGCTAACTTGTTTTTCTTGAGAGGACCCTTCATCCAGTGATCATCTTCCTCAAGCTCTTTGACAAACTTTGGATTGACGAGTTTGCCTCTCATCTGCTTTCTATAGTTCTTTACGACCACTCCTTCACGAAGGTCAGTAGATGAAAAGGGAGAGAGCTCCCTGAGGTACTTCTCAATATCCTCGGGATCGAGCATCTCTTCAGCCAAAAGAGGAACGTGTTGGAACCCAAGTTTCTTGGCCACATCAACAGAGTCTTCATGGTATCTTCTACCGTCCCAAACATCAAACACCATGAAGTAAGAAGGGAGAAGATCATAGGAAAGATGATGCTGAGCCCAAAGAAGCTCACCATAGACAGTCCATCCGTTGGGGATGGAAAGGATTTTGTCGTTGTTGGCTTTGGCCCATTCCCAAAAGAAAGAGTATTGAGGATGAGCGCCGGTGTCAGCGAGCCCTCTCCTTTTCTGGAGGATCCATTTATCACCATTTCCTCTGACGATTCCAGCATTGGCACCATCAACTTTTTCAAACACCGAAACCTTGCCGTCAAAGAGCCGTTCCTGGTCTTCTTCAGACAAGCATCTCTTTGTCACGAAGTTGAGAGTGGGAGTCACAATCCTGAAAGTTTTTTCGTATTCACGAAAAATATGAATACCCTCTAAGAGAGAACTATGCTAGTGGTGAAGACCCTTGAGATAGTTGAAAAGCATCACAATCGCACCAGCCAAACAAATGAAAATGACGATGAGATTGCCTCTGATTACGGTGCCATTTACTTCGTTCTTTACCGCAACAGTGGTGGCAACAATGACGAGAGTCGCTATGGCTAGAAATATGATGAATCCCCACACGGCAATCATCTCACTTGAATTGTGATACCATCATCTGCACCAATAAATGTCGTGGTTTCATGGTTGCTTGGATAGACAAACAGATTGTTGCCCTCAATTACCATCTTCATGCCTGAATGAAGCTTGACAATATGTTCAGCGTATTTATCACCTTTGACAGTGATAACAAGATGATATCCAAAAGGAGGATGGCCCGTGATTGCCAAGCACGTGACTACTATCAACGCGGCCACAATAAGACACACAAACACAATCTTGATAATGAATCCGATCCTCAAAACCAAATCATCAAGGTCCATATCACCTCCTAGTGACCGTAAATGTCTTCATGCTCTTCCTTCCTTCAGCTCTACAAAAACCTCGATGAGATAGTTGTAGGCCTGTTCAGCGGTCATGCCATGAGACAGCCTCTTCTTCAACTGAAAAAAGATGATGAGATCATCAAGATCCATATATCTCTTTCCGGTTGCATTATGAACTTTTGAGCGAAGAGTCATGCCATTGACACCCTCAATCTGAGGTTTTGTCATATTCGACCCCTACAGAACACCAGTGATCAGGAGAACTAATCCAATCACGGCAATTCCTATGCAAATCAGCGCAAAAATCTTAGTAGAGTTCATCTTCATAGCTTCACACCTCTTTCATCAACCGATCTATATTGACCTTCTTGCGAATAGTGATGCTGTTGGCAGCGAACACTTCCACAAGCTTCATGATTTTCTCACCACTCGGCTCAAGAAGATTATGTCTCTTGGAGTCTGCACCAATGTTGACAAAATCCGGCTTGCAGAACATGATGAGGCTCAGAAGTTCAGGAACATCGAAATCCATAATGGGTTCAATGGTGACAAACTTCTTTCCTTCAATCTGGCCAAGACCATTTGCACGAGAGATCGGATCAGGAGCTTTTGACAACTCCTTAAGAATGTTCTCTCTGTTTGTTTCGATGGTGGTGCCAATTGTTCTCTTTTCAGGAAGATGGTGTTTGAAGTTCCACATTCTTTCAGGGTTCTTGGTCTGAAACACATATTCGTTGTCGAATTTTTTGCAGTATTCCAATACCTTTAGAATGTCGGCATCCTTGACACCATCTGCAAACATATCACAGAGATGACCAATGAAAATTGTCTTGCCGATGCCAAGTGCAGGAAAAGGTTCCTGAAGAACAGTCTCCTCAGGCAGGTCTCTCCAAGAATTTTTCACATAGCAATAGGAACACTGATGAGGACAACCAGTGAAAGGTGACCACATGTGAGTCACCCAATCATACATGTTTCCGCGAGCTTTGCTGAGCTTATTCATTTCGAAACTTCCTTACGAGCCAATTTGTTTTTCAACCAAGTAATACCTGCAAAAACAAGCAGACCCCACGCAAAGGTGAGAATAGAAACGAGAAGGCCGAAGATAGGATCAACATATGTAAGACGCCAAAGTAAGTCCATCAATTTCTCCTTACTGTTTTGTCGGAGGATACTTCATCTTGAAACAACCAAGAATTTCATCATTTGTTTTGGCCTCGTCGGCGAGAACAATGATGAAATCTGGCTTTAGGTTACCATAGACAACTTTGATGAAGTAGGTCTGACCATCTTCGAAATTGATACTCACTGAAGCAATTGCGTTTGCTATGTCGGGCTTTTGAAGCGCCATGAGAATGAATTTTATTTGGCCCTTATCAAGCAAACAAGGACTGTAAGAACCACTACTAACTATTGTTAATGGTTTATTATTCACCATAATCCAAACAATAGTCAATTTGGCGAGAGAACCAGGCATGTAGAAATAAATTAGAGCCTTTCCTTCTGGAGCGTTTGGCTCTTCAACAAAGCTCGATTTTTGATTGATCTGACCAAAAATAGGACTCATAAAAATGAACATTAGAACCATTGAAAGCAGAGTGATTTTAGTTGTTGTCATATTCGTCTCTATCAGAATCTCTTTCGTAGTCTTTCTGTTTCTGCCACTTCTCTACCAATTCAGAAACCTGAACTCCATAGAGATCGATTCGAGAGCGATATCCCATCCTCATAGAATCACCCATTAAAACAGAGGGATATTGATAGCTTTTGCAAGCATCATAGAGCTTTTCGTAAAGATCCTGAGGAAGCAGAACCTTTCCCCACGTGAGGGCCTTCTGACCACTCCACTGGCAGTTGTAGTAGGGAATCTCATCCTCTTCAATTTCAAGGAAGTAGGTGTGGTGAGTCAATAGATCCATCAACTGCTTGTAGATGGGGTCACCAGGCTTCTTCTCGCGAAGAGAACCGACATAGTCGAAAACGAAAGGAATGGAAACTGGCTTTCGATTGACATCAAACAGCATGTGACCAGAGGAATACATCAAATAGCAGGGGTATTTCTCGATTTCATTGATAGAGGCCGGCTCTCTCTTCCACTTCTCAATCCAAGTTCCATAGTCTTTGTATTCAGCAAAAGCTTCCTGGCTGAAAGCAGCAGAATCAAGAAAGATCGGCCAAAAGTCTCTGGCATTCTTTGCTTTGGAAGTGTAGTAAGCCGCTACCCCACGAAACTCTCCATTGACCCAAGTCTCAGTGAAATAAACAGACGTATCTGTTCGATAAGTCTTGATGTCTGTGGTTGTGATGATTTTTCTTTTGGAAGACTTGACGATCTTCATGGCTTCATTATACACCTATCACTCATCGCTCTAAAACTATTGTTGAGTTACAAAAACCCTCATGGTTTCTCGGTTAGATGCTATATCCCAAACTTGAACCAAGATATATGGGGGCATTTGTTTGGTAATAAACCAAACCGTGGTCCCACCTTCTAGAAAAACAACGTTGCAAGGACTTTTATCACTAGTTTCTGTGTAGTAGATATGATCGAAATTCAGACGCTTTCCATCAAGCGATATAGCATAAGTTCCAAATACACGGAATATTGCGATGCCTTCTCCGTTCTTTGTAGAGCTTCCACCATCATATGAAATGAGTTGGGCATGCCAGACGCCCCGAACTGCGGGATCAACTTCCATGATTTCTATTCTCTGTTGTGCGAACAAAACCATGGTTATCAAAACAAAAACAATGATGAAAATCAATCGTTTCATTCATTCTCCTTTCATCATTTTACCCCCGGAGGGACTTGAACCCACACGTCCTAAGGACGTCCGCTCTTAAGGCGGATGCGGCTGCCAATTACGCCACGGGGGCATATATATAAATTATGCAGTATCTATATTTAGCTTGCTCGCAATGGTCAATTGTGATTTTCTTGGTATGTTGAATAGCTTTCCATTCTTCATCAACCTGGCACCTGTTTGACGAAACTCAAACGGCACCCTCTTCTCAACACATTGTCTTCTGATGTCAAGCACCCAATCGTAATCACAAACTCGAGCTCCCGAACCTGATTCTCCACCAACACTTACACCCTCTATCCAAGGACCAAGATACTTGCTGATATCGACACGTTCCAAGAGAGGCTCACAAATAATGTTCTTATGTTTGATTGGGGTTTTAAGAAAAATTGGAAGCCTATAATCAACTCGATCTTGGTTTTCAACAGTGCAGCTGATTGTGATGTTTGGATAACCATCTCCCCAATTAACAGGAAGGACAGATATCAATCTATCTATCCTTTTAGTAATGATGAAAAACTCTAAATCAGACCGCTGTTGCATCATACTCCACGCTTCATCTCGCCATTTATCGGCTTCTTCTAGAAGAAAATCGGAGGTGAAACAAGTGTAAAGGGTTTTACCGGACGGTATCTTGTATAATCCATCTTTCGATTTTTTGATTAGAGCATCAAAGGCACCGGTCTTTTTTACGAGAGTTGGATCCCTCTTATAACGGTCATCCATCCTATAGACATAACAGTTCAAACACCCAGCACTTATTTTATGGCATCCATGCCATGGATTCCATGTCATTTCTTATATCCTATGGAAGAGGAGAACTAGATGGTTTCATTTTTTGCTTCTCTCGGACTACATCAATCTTCTCCCATACTCTAGCCAATTCTTTTTCTCCAGCTTGTTCCATATCAAGTCCCGAGGCGTTTGAGAGAGCAGCTAGCGTGACCATCACCCCACCACATTCTTGATTCAGATCTCCAACCGGACGATCAAATACATAATCAACTAGCAGAAGAGCCTCTTGTTTAGTGCAACCGTTTGACTGCACCAATTCGAGAGCTTCTTCTAAAAAGCGATGATTTCGTTCATATTTATCAGCCGCAATTTTAGGCCCAAAACAAGCCTGCATCCATGCAGCAATACGAGCCTGATATGTTTCACTCACTACCTTCTCCGATCATTTCAACAAAAGACGTTGTGCATATAGCGAGTCGAGTTCATCAATCACTTCTTGGTCGTTGATCATGACCATGAATTTGAATTCAATCATTTCACTGATTACAACTTCTGTCAGAATTTTGTTTTTTGGATTAAGGCGAGCAAAAAGTAGACCACCCATTTTTGTTCTTCCAATCATCTTGACATTATATAGTTGTTTTCTGTTCTGTCCAGCAGCATACAAAAACCATTTGTCTAAAAGAGTCTTATACAGCCACTCAGAAAAGTTCTCATCAATCCTTGGCTTTTCTAGCATCTAAATGACCCCTCAAGAAAAATCCAATCAAGACTCCTACGCCGATCAATGTGGCTGCTACTATAGCGGCTAAAAGTGCTGCAAGAAACGCATTCATTCCTATCTCCTTAGAAGACTCTCTGCTAGGAGAGCTTCCCAATATCCTTCCTGGTTTTTGAATCGATACATTGCGTCTGCCTCTTCTGGGAAAGCAAGTCGCATGTGCTCAAGATTTTCAGCATCTGCGCTGGCCATACAATCAAAGAGTTTGGTGAAAAAACTCCCCGACATTTTATGTTGCCAATCAACAAGGTGTTTCTCTCCCCGATTCATTTATTTTCTCCAATGTCACAGATCCAGTATTTTTTGCCAGCCTTTCTGGCAAATTGAATGGTTGTTCTTGTTCCTGGACTCTTGCCATCCCAAAAAGCGATGACACAGTCTACTTTATCTACAACTTGTTGATTTCTAATTGGTCCTGCAGCATTTCCATATTTTTTCCACTCTGCTTTAAGCTTATCAAAAGGAACGTGATTGCCTTTTGCAAATATAACTGCAAGGGCATCTGCTCCAGTGGCATCACCAGTTGCTATATATTCAATTTGTTCTAGGGGGATACATTGTAAAACAAAGCGTTTGAGAAGTCGATAATCACTAAAAGTTCTAGAACCAACTATGGCAACCTTCATTCATTCTGTATTTTATCGGCTAGGGCAGTATTAGCCTCTACCATATCGTTTCTCTTTCTGATGACAGAAAAAAGTTCAACAAAAGAAGCGATGATTAGAAGACTCAAGAATGTAAGAGCAGAAATTACAATGGCGTGGTTCATTTTGGATCATCCTTTCTTCTATGCCATGGCTGGCCATCAGACTGTTGGTCTGATTTTCTTCTATGCATGCCCTGTGCAGCAAGAATAGCTCTATCCTCGGCCCTTCTACCAAGTTTCACCATTGCATCATGATATGATTGTTTGGTATGGTGGTGATATTTAATATGGTGGTGCCAATCTCGAATGACTAGTCCCAGTAGTGCGAGGGCAAAAACTATAAAAACAACGATCCATATGCCCATGATTTTTCCTTATATTGGCCCAGGTCAGAGTTGAACTGACACGCTCTTGCGAGCACCAGATTTTGAGTCTGGCGTGGCTGCCGGGTTACACCACTGGGCCATTTCACTATAAAATATGCTAGTTCATGAGAGCTTTGTCTTCTCTAGCTTTTCTATCCAATAAATCACTAAGAGTATCAATCTCAAATGGTGTCATTTTATTTTGAAGAACTTCTCTAAAACGACCAAAGGCTTGTGATTTGGCCAATAGTCTATCGGCATCTCTCGTGTTGTTGAGATAACCTTGAGCAATTTGCAAATAGTCTCGACCGGCGCTTATGACTTCAGGATCATTCATCTTTGGTAGTATTTTTGCTAAGAGTTCTCCTTCCTTTTTCATCGCAGCGTATTGCTTTTTTGTCTTTGCTAGTTCTAGGTCTAGTTGTGCGCCTTGTTTTCTGAGCTCTTTTGTTTGAGCCTTCATATCTGCGATTTCATTCCATCTTTTAATGATAGCTGCAGGAGAAATATTTTTTCTGTTCTTTACGATGTCAATTATAGCTCTTAAAAGAAAGACAAAACCAGCCGATGCAAGGGCCGCCGTCAAAAGCGTAAAAGTCTCATCAAGACGTTCTTCTTTCTTTGGTTTATCTCTTTTTTGAAGCTCTTTGTCGAAATTTTTTAATTCCATTTTGTATCCTATGGTCGTCCAACAACACGTCCAAGCCTGTCAGCCCAGATCTCTGTGTAGAATGACTTATAATAATTGAGATTTTTCAACCAATGAGTATTGATAATCAGCCAGCAAATAGAAGGAATACCAACTGCAAACAAATAGAGAGGTCCTAATATTAAAGACTGCTTTACGTGACCAAACTCATGCATCTCCATTCTTGACTGTCGTCCATCATCAACATCCACGTCGTAATCTAAGATGAAAAGAAATGGTGCAAGAGACATGCCAGAATCGAACTTATCAGATTTGAACATGATCGTACCATAATTATAGAATGAAATATTCGCTTTTGGATATCTAATTTTTCTCACCAAATACAGCATTGATCCAACTATTGCCTGTGGCAATCCCCAAGTAAAACAAAGAATATAGAAAAGAATCTTATTCACTCTTATCTCCATTATCCAAAACCCTCCTGACCTTTTCGAGAAACTCTTTGTTTGAGAAAGGCTTTTGAAGAAAGTTGACTCCTTCCTCTAAAATACCTTGATGAACAATAGTATTGTCGGTGTAACCAGATATAAACAAAATCTTTATGTTGGGATGTATTTTTTGAATTATCAGCGCCAACTCTTTGCCATTCATATGTGGCATGATCACATCTGTAACGAGCAGGTGAATGTCAGCATTGCTCTTAGCCACCTCAATCGCATCAGTTCCATTAGTGGCTTCCATAATGTGGTATCCGGCTCTAGTCAAAAACATTTTTGTTAAATTTCTAACCGTCATATCATCCTCAACCAATAGAACGGTTTCAGTACCAATCATCTTAAAAGATTGAATTAATTGTTCTTCTTTAAAGACTTCTTCGTCCACCCTTGGCAAGTATATTTTGAATGTTGTTCCTTTATCTAACTCACTGTAGCAATATATGCTACCACTGCACTGTTTTACAATACCATAGACCATTGAAAGACCCAGACCTGTTCCTTTGCCCTTGGGCTTGGTAGTAAAGAATGGTTCAAAAATTTTTGCAAGCACATCTTTTCCCATTCCATGTCCAGTGTCAGATATGGCCATGCAGACAAAGTTTCCGGGTACAATTTCTGGATGTGTTTTCACATACTCCTCATCAATGGTCTTATTATTTGTTTCTATAGTAATGGTGCCACCACGAGGCATTGCATCTTTTGAATTGATGCACATGTTCATAATGATTTGTTCGATTTGGGTTGGATCGGCCTTGATTCTTCCAAGATCCTCATTTAAGAAAGACTTAATCTCTATGTTTTCACCAATGAAATTTGACAACATCTTTTGAGATGTTGTAACAGAGGCATTAAGATCCATGACTCTCATTTGAAGAATTGATTTCCTGCTGAAAGCTAAGAGCTGAGATGTGACGGTTGCCGCCCTCTTGGTAGCCAATTTGATTTGTTCGATGTCAAACTTAATTTCTTCAGATTCAATAATTCCACTATTAGCTTTTTCAAGAGCAATATCGGTGTATCCACCAATGACAGTCAGAAGGTTGTTGAAATCATGTGCTATTCCACCGGCTAATCTTCCTATGGCTTCCATTTTTAGAGCTTGGTTTAACTTTTCAGATAGAATTTTTTCATTGGTAACGTCCCTGCCATAGAGATTTATATACCCAGAAAAACGAACTGGAACAATATAAAGATTCAAAGATCTATTCTTTGATACCATAATCTCAGTTTCGACTGGCATACCAGTTTCCCAAATTTGCTGTATTCTTTCCAAATACTTTTCGAGTATTTTTCCACTCTTTTTCAATTCATCACTCATGACATCTTTAGCAGCATCGTTCAAATAGAGAAAGGTTCCATCAGGAAGAATGCGTGCGACTGGATTTGGGTTTTCTTCTGGAAAACGGGCGAGATCAGTAATGCGCTTTTCAGCCTGTCTGTGTTCAGTTATGTCTTCTGCCATAGAAAGAATACCAACCGATACACCGTCTTTTATAAGAGGAGTGTTAATCCAATTGCAAAGAATTTGTCGACCATCCTTTGTTAGATTCAAATTTTCACTATTTACCACTCTGCCAGCGTTTAGTTGATCCCAAACAGCATCAACTTTTTTGACTTCTTCTTGAGAAACGAGACACAGTTGCTCAACTGTTGCGCCTATGGCTTCGGCTTGAGAATAACCAAACATTTTTTCAGCAGCAGGATTCCAAGAGTTGATTGTATGAACTGGATTCCAAAGAATACAAGCCACTGGCATTTTATCCATTTGTAGCTGAAGCATTGACTGAGCTTCAGACTTCAACATCTCTGCTTCCTTTCTAGCAGAAATATCGACCAATATACCCCTAAAACCAATAACTTCATCAACTTTAACAACTACTGAAATTATATCTCTGACCCATATGGTATTACCTTTGATATCAATCATCCTATATTCAAGCTCGTGGTCCTTTTTTACACGAGTCATTTCTTTATAATTATCAACAAATCGATTTCTATCATTTTCATGAATGTGTTCAATGAGAAACTCTGGATTATTAATCCAATCTCTCGTAGGATAACCCAAAAGTTTTACTGCTTGCGCGCTGACAAATGTAAAATGACTATCAATATCAGATTCCCAAACAATTCCATCAACTGAATCAATTAATGTCCTGTATTTGATTTGCGATTGATGAAGCTCTTGTTCCATTTCTCTTGAATCAAGAGGCTTGATAATAGTTTGGTAGAGACTTTCACCATTCCTCTTCAAAACATTGCCTGTAAGATTCACTCTTATCTTTTCACCATTTTTTGGAACATAGGTAGTTAGTACTTCATAAGTCGATTGATTGACTGTTTGATAAGCTATTTCCTTTGAAACTTTCTTCCATTCATCTTCAGAAAGATACCACGATTTTGCATTCATCTTCGTTATTTCTTCATAAGCATAACCAAGAAAGATAGAGGCTGCATCATTGGCATCAATAACGGTGCCATCTGGTTTTCGAATAATGATGGGGTTTGAGGACGAATCAAAAAGCATTTTGTGAGATCGCTCTCGGGTTCTCAACACTTTTTCAAGTCGCTCACGACTCCAGGCCGTAATCCATGTAATGAGTGCTATAATAAACATCAGGGCAGCAATTTGAATGAAGTTGAGGTGGTTTACACTTTTATCTAAAAAGAACGTTGGAACAGCAATGATGCAGACTGCAATCCAACTCGAAGATGGAAACAACAAAATACCCGACAAAAAGATTGGAACCGAAAAAAGAAGAATATTGTCGCTAGCCAAAACACTCGATGGGGCATCGCTGAAGAATATGGCAACCATTATAGAGAAAATCAGAATAATTGCAGCAGGATAATAGAATCCCCTTTTGTTTAAAAAGTAAGATACTATGTTTGGAACAAACATGATCCCACAGGCAAAAAATATATAGTAATAATTTGGATTATGTAACAGGTCACTATTGATTAGGCCCATTACTCCCAATACTGCTGCTAAAACAAATGAAATTACTAGGATGCCGATTATGATTGTGTTTAGAGACTTTTTGTGGGAATTCATTGACACCTCTTATATAGAGTATCTTTTTGTAAATTACGGTGTCGATTCGCTATTTGAAGAGCATGGCAGATGCCACATCAGGATGGAGAGCTGCTTCTTTGCGGATAAGCTTCCACAAAGTAGAACCACCCATAAGCTTCCCAGTTTCTTTCGAGTCTATGTCAAACTCGAAGACTTTCATCTCACTTCCATGAGAAATCCAATCTTCGAAAGACCATCTCATAGGCTGCTTCTCTCTAAAGAGGTCAATCAATCCTCTTCCAAGAAGCTCCAAAGATGAGAATGTTTTCATGGTATGGATATGAATGGGTCTCGTGGCACCAGCCTCAGCCATCATGTAAATCTTCATAAACAAAAAATATGCTACGCATGTTGCTTGATGCCTCTACTATCGGTTCTTGCATCTGCCATGGGCCTTATTCCTCTTGGCTCTATCCTGACGCAATTGCTTCCTGTTGAGCTTGGGTGAAAGAGGTGGTCTACGATCGAGCTCATACTTCAGAATCTCAATCTCTTCCTCAATCGGATCAATCTTGTATTCCCTATACCAAGGAAGATAAAATTCTGGCTTTTGATCAACAAAGAAATCACGACTCCTCATGTATGCCGCATAGCTGAGATGGCATTTTGCATGTTCCCATCTGCGGTTGAGCTCTCTTGTATCTATTTTGAGGAGTTGTTCTCTGAGAACTCTATTGGCGCGCTTGTGTTCTACTCCTTCCTTCTTCAAAAGAAAGTAGTAATCAGCAAGGCGATCTGAGGTGAGTAAAAGTTTTGCTTCTTCCCAAATTTGAAGACCCATATCATCCTCCGTTGGATTCTTACCAAAGCGGTCCTAAGGTAGGAAATCCTTGTCGGATGACTGACTGTCTGTCTTCGTCTATCTCATTTTTAAATATGCTCGAATCGTATTGAGTTCTTCTAGATCAAGAACACGTCCATCGGTCTTTCCACCCCACCTGCCAGTTTCAAGTCGCTTTCCAAGATCTTCTGCAGATGCGACAGAAAAGTCGTCGTCGCCATGGCCAGCTAGACATCCACCAGTAGAGGCACATACAACACATGGACCAGAACAGTCGGAAAACATCTTCATTCCGCCATCATTGTCTTCATCGGACAAACTTGCGAACATGTCGTTCTCCTCTCATAAGGAACTATGCTTTAGTTAGAAGTGGCTTCTTATACTATTTTTGCCACTTTTTCTGCTGCGGCGGGATACTTTCGAGCGTGACGTTTTACTCTCGCTCCCATTTTAGGATCAGCATAATGAGCAGCGTATCCGTTCGTGTCCCACACTTCATGGCACAGATGACAAACACCAGGAGCACCCACGGCAGCACATCTTAGATGAAAACACAATCCTCCACAAACAGGGCATGCCTTATATCCCAGAAGCAACAACCTAGCTTTCTTTGCTCTAGAGTTTCCATGCCACGGAAGATAATCATCATCTTTCGTCATGAGAAATAGTTACGTTGCGTTTGCGAAAACATAAATTGCCGGATCAAGCAATTTCTGAAGAGTTTCTTCTACGAAATTGAGAGTTCCAATCTGGGCATGTTCACATCCGTGACAAGCTCCACTATAGCGAACTTTCACCTCAGTGTTTCCATTGACCGATTCCACCTGCATCACCTCAAGATCTCCACCATCAGCATTGAGCATTGGGCGAATGCTTTCGTCGAGAACTCTTTCAATCTCAGTGTGTTTCTGGATAATTGATAGATCCTTGAAGCCTTCCATGGTTCCTCCTAAGACTCTTTACTTTCCCACTCCAAAATATGCTTTTTGCGATCAACTCCCCAGCGATAACCACCAATGTTTCCGTACTTAGTTATGATTCTATGGCATGGAACTAGGAATGCCACATGATTACTACCAACCGCTGTTCCAACGGCTCGAGCCGCTGTTGGCTGACCAATGTTCTGAGCAATGTCCCAATAGGCCAAAGTTCGACCTGATTGGATAGAGAGCAGGGCTTTCCAAACTTTTAATTGAAATTCGGTTCCCATAAGATGAAGTTCAAAAGGACCTTTTGCGTGGGGCAGACGTGAGAAGATGTGTTGTACGGTAGTGATAGTTGAAGCTTGATCTTCAACAAATGTGGCTCCATTGAAATCTTTGTGCAGTTGATCAAGCGCCACTCGATGAGACTTATCAACAAAATGCAATGCACAAATGCCCTTGTTTGTCATACCAATAAGAACTTCTCCGAATGGAGAGGTATGAAAGCCGTAGTGGATGATAAGCTCTTTGCTCTTTTTGGACTTCGTGACTTCAAACGTCACAGGAATACCATTGATGTTTTTCATAATGTCTCCTCTATAGTCTCAAGTAATGTTGAGTCTGATATATCTTCCAGCCTGAACCCAGGAAACTCCCCATTTTCTAGCAAGGACGGTGATATACCCCCAACTTTTCTCTATTTCATCGTAATCTTTCTTTCGAGAGAGAAGGAGGTTCAACTTGGCCTCTTTTCTTTCCATTCTTCTCTTCACTCTTATTTCTCTCTTCTTCTCTGCCTCAGTTTTTATTTCCGACATGAATGCCTTGTCATAGGTATTTCCTATGAAGCGTCGAAGCTCAACGAGAACATCGTCTACGTTAGATTGAACTTGAGAAGCAGAAACAGTATAGAGACGCCAACCAGATTTCAAGATCACTCTTCTTTTTCTGGCATCCGATCTCTTTCTCTCTTTTTGATTATGTTGAGAGCCGTTTATTTCTATAGCGACCTTAGTGTTTAGAAGAGCGAAATCTACAAAGAATGGAAAGAAGGATTTTTCTCTTTCGATTTCAAACTCTTCATTGAATCTGTGTCGATAGAGGGCATCCATGAAAATCTTTTCTGGCCAAGAAAGTTGATTGGCTTTTCTCCATGCTGTATTTTCTGGATGCTCTTTCATGTGCCTCAAATGAGATTTTCTCATTTTTAGACGAGACTGTTGAGTATGTCTTTTTGACCTACGAATCTTGTCGTCGCATTCCTCGCTGGCACATGTTTTATAAAAATGCAGACCGCTCTTGTATTTGCTTGGTTTTCCACAGAAAAGACATTTAGGAATTTCAAAACCTTCATATTCTATGAAATAATCAACAAGACTTAGATTATGTTCTTTTAGATGAAGAGAGAAGCCATTGTGGTTTTTAGTGTTTCGCTCACAGATTTTACATTTCAAGTAATAAAATATGCAGATAGAGCTACCGGGATTCGAACCCGGGCACCGAGCTTGAGAGGCTCGTCACCTAACCGATTAGTGTATAGCTCCACGAAATAGTCCCTACCCGATTCGAACGGGTGTGTCCGCGCTGAAAACGCAGCAGCCTTCCTGTAGCTGAAGGGACCTCGAAACTCTAGCCCCTGGGATAATCGAAATCCCGTTTCTGGGATGAAAACCCAGCGTCCGAACCACTAGACGAAGGGGCCATGCAGAGTCAGGGTTTCAGCCTAACTCTGTAAGAACCAATGGTCGCTGTGAGAATGTTTTTCTCCCAGGTTGCCAGATCCTGTTTATTTACAAACACGATAGGGGCTGGATTTTCGGGTTCAACGAAAATCCCCTTGACGAAAGGTAAATCCATTAGTTGAACTTCGGTCTTTGCCATAGATGCCTCCTATCATTCGATTGTCTTTGGGCAGATCATTCAAAGTCTTGATCTTCTTTTTTCTTGCGCTTGTCTTTTTCTCTTTTCCAATCCATGTAGGAATCAAGTGCAAGAAACAGCAACACTATCACTACGAATACGAGTGCGGTTGCCATAATATGTGTCTCCTATGTAAAATCCCCCTTCAATCGTATTTCCAGAATATACGGGAGTTGAACCCGTACCTACGGCTTGACAAGCCGCCGTGCTACCGCTACACCAATACTCTATAATCCATTCTGTTTGTCCTCAGCTCCAAACTAACCCGGCATATATTTTCGACCAATATGCCATCCACCACAAAAAGAACATTGATAGGCTTCCAACTTGTGATAACCGTCCCTCTCCTTCTTCAAGTTCATTCTCTCGACCGCTTTCTCAGCAGTCTCGAATGACTGGAAATCGATCTTGCCTTCGCAAGAATTGTGTCGCCATTTTTGTAGTCTCTTTTTCTTCCTTCTCATAAAAACAAAAAAGGCCGCTCGAAGGCGGCCTGTTTATTGCAATAGGTCTTGCCTTCTTTTTGAGTCTCTAAGTATCTTCATCCTCACGTTCGCAACGCATTCTTCAGTTTCCTTTTTCTTCCAGACTACGCTGGGTTCTTCTCACCGAACGCCACTCTGGCACGCTCAGCCATTCGATCATACTCCCTCTTCAAAGAAGAAGGAATGGGCAAAATGGTTCCATTGACAGCTCGTCCAGTGGCGAGGTTCCTGCCAAATTCCTTGTCAAACTTCATCGTTCGGTCCCATTTGGACCATCCGATTTGTCCCTTCCCAACTGCGACAACATACCCGATGGGCATGCCAGGATGAGGGGACTTCTGTCCCTTGTGAACGAAGCGAACAAGAATCTTCGACGTATCAATCACCTTCATCTCTTCCTCCTGCACCATTCTTGTAATGAGATATATGCAAGAGCAATTATATCTTAACAGTAAGATGGTCTAAAATGTCACTCAAGATCAAAAATAGTGGCTATAACACCGTGATGGTCGTCAATTCCAAAGACAAATCTCCTGGGGATATATCTTTCTTCAGTAGGTCCCAGCTTTCCTTGATTCATGACCTCTTCAGCATCAGTGTAAAAAATTTCAGTAGGTCTGACATGTACTTTACCCTCAATGCCCGATGGGATCTGATCAGCTATGCATACAACTTGCCAGGGAGTTTCGTGAGATAAATATACAACATAAACTTTTCTGATAACTTCGCTCACAAAGTTATCTTAACTATTTCACACTTGACATCACTTGAGTCATGACTTTAAGGATGATATCCTGAGCATAATATGGATAATAATTTTTGCCTCTGAGTTCGATGAGTGGGTAGCCCTTACTACTCTTTGTCGCCAACATTTTGTTGAAATACGACATGGCGACGATTTCTTCCAATCCTGCAAGCTTGGCAGCCACTTTTACGTCATTCAAGTAATTCACATTTTCAATAAAGAGAGATTTTACAAACTTTTCAAACTTCACCTTATCTGCTGCTGTTTTTCCACCAAACCTCATTTGATTAGCAACCATCGTTTGAATAGGTCTTTTCACCATCTGTCGAGGTTGTTCCGCCGTAGAAGTCATAGAAGGAAGTATTACTGGAACGACCGAAGAAGGCGCTGCTGAGGTCTGAGTCTCTATTTGTTGTGGCTCTGACTCAGTCATCCCAATTTGTGGTACTGGTTTTTCTGGCCTGTGAAGCTCGATCACTGATTGCATGCGCATAGAATCAAGAATAGAGGCTTCTATGGATGCATGGACTGGTGCTGGAGTAGGAGTTTGTTTTGGTGCTTCAATAGGATTTTCTGGTTCTTTTATCGGCTCTTTTATTCCTGACGTGAACTCATGGACTGCTTTTGGTGAAGTGAATACTACACATGTTTCAACCATAATGGAAAGAAGAACAAGCAGCATAAACTCAAACCGTTTTGAAGTCATGCCTAGGGTTTCAGCAATGAGTTGAAAAACACTCTTGGCTACCTCCTTTTTTATGGGAGTAGCAGCAATTTTTGCAACAAGCTCAGTTCTCTCGGTGGCTAATTGATTGAGTTGTTTAGTAATGTTGTTTGAAGCTGTAACGAAATCGGGAGGCATGTCGGTTTGACGTTTCTCTAGAATAGCGACTTGTTTGTCGATAGTATCAATTCGACTCTTGAGAGCAGCATTGGTATAATCTGCAACGGCGACTACGTCTTGAGTTCCTTGAATAGAGGAGAGAGTAAAACCATATGAAGCTATGATTGAAAGAATGGCAAGGAAGCAGTAGATCGTAATTCTTATTGCAAATGAACCAAATTTTTTGAGAGTGAAGACGCTCATAGCAGAAACTAGGGCGAAAATCTTTGAGCCCTCAACAGCAAAAGCGAGACATCCAAAAAAAATCTTTTCTATTATTTTGTCGGAGAATTGGATAAACAAGTACATCGTCACGCTGAACGAAATCGTCACTAAGATGATGAACGAAACCGTTTTTATCACAGACATGACATTGAGTCTGCTACTTTCCATTTATGTAAATTCCTTGGGTATGTGTTACACCTCTACAAACAACTTTCTAATCGAAAGCGAAATGCGGGAGTCGAACCCGCCTGGCTGGCTTGGAGGGCCAGAACATAGCCGCTCTGTCAATTTCGCATAAAACTTCTATCACTTTACCAACTGAGATAACGTCGCATTTTTACTTGCCCTTCAACTTATTCAGGGAAGCATCAATGCTTACAAACTTAATCTCACCACATTTCTTGCAAACTTGCTTGTAAATATGGTCCTTGACAATACTACCTGTGGACTTGGTGAAGCTTTCAACTTCTTCCCAGATATGGAAACACTCAACAAAAACCTGAACTGCTCTGCCACACTTAGAACAGTATTGAAAATTATTTTCATCCACTGGACCAAAGAAGTGATCACACTCCTTCTTGAAAATTCCCACACTCTCACCAATCAGAAGGCAGATGATTTTCCATTTCTCCAACCTTCTTCGACAACTTGTTGAAATCTCGAAGAAGTTTAGAGAATTGATCTTTCTTAGAAGAAGGTAACCCTCCATGAACAATCATTTCGAGATCTTCGACCCTGCCCCTCAGCATTCGAATCTCCCTCATCATTTCTTCAGGATCCAGCATTTCATTTTCTTCTGGATCATTCGGCACCTCAATCCTCCTTGGAACAATCACAACATTGGCCTTTACCATGTCACCTGTTATAAAGTGCTTTCCACCCGGCATACCCTCAAGCATTTTCTGAACTCTCTCTTTCGAGAGAGGAAAGTTTTTCTCAACAGACTCCTTAGCCATTATACCTCCACATCAGATATAAGTATGCCTATAGGAAATCAAATATGTCTTTAGACCATATGCTAGGTGTAAATCAAAAAAACCAACAGACCCGTCTTTGGGCATTTTAGGCACACACATCCATCTCTTTGATGTTGGGGCAACGGTTTTCTATGGTAATTACCACAAGCTGGACATGTCTCAGCAAAAAGCAACATTCCTGATCCTTTAGGACCAAACCTAGCAGTCGCTTTTAACTCTCCAGCTAAGGCTATCTTAGCTTCTTTCCAAACTTCCATACTAAAAATTATGCTATACTTGAAATAGTATAGAGCATAAAAAGCCCCCATTTGCAGGGGGCTTATTTTCAAAGCTTATTGCTGCAAAGTTCCAAGATCCTTAAGGATCTGGTCAGCCGCTAATGTGATGATCTGGTCCTTCTTCGTCTTGTCGGGAATGTAACTCGAATTCACATGTGCGATCAACTGTCCCAACTTTGCAATCCTATCCAAACTGTCGTCATTATTAGCCATCAAGGCACCTCCTATTTTTAATTGACGATTCAATAATACAATTAAGTATGCTCTTTAGATTTATCTTTTCTTTTTAGATACAAATCTAAAGCCTTAATTAAGCCTGCTAAAGAAATAAAAACCATCGTACAACCTATAACGAGAATTACATTTACCCATAGCATTAAAATGTTCTCCAAATGTTTGGGCAAGCTGGTCGTTGTAGATTGCACTACAATTCGACATATTTTTACAAGATTTACTCAATCGAAATAGTTTTATGTCTTTCGTTTCGAGGAGTTGCAAGGTATGCGGCCTTCATTTGCTTGTAGAGACGATCTCTAACTTCTGGAGTCAGATCCGGATACTTCGTCCTCAAAATCCTTCTTATCTCCTTTATCCACTTTTGACGCATGTTCTATTCCTTTTTCCAATTCTATCTTGAATTTCGATATGACTTCTGTCGGTCCTTCTATTTTCAAAAGAGCCAAGGTAGTCAATACCCTTACTTCTAATACCCTATAGTTGCCCATTAATTTTGAAGCACCGAGGACAATCAGATTGTGACCATTTTCGGCCCATATCCTTTTTATCATGTTCTCGACTTCGTCCATATATTTGATAGAATACCATTTTGGCCTAATCATAATTTCATCTCACAAATAAACTATAATTGAACAAAAACACGATGATAAAGTATGACGCTCCAAAACAGAACACTCCCACGATACAGGCAACCGTCCAACAAATAAAATTCAGAATGCTAACTGTTGATGGCGGCCTCTGGTTCTTTACTTTCTTCGGGAACCTCCTCTCTAACATCTTGTTCTTTTGCGGAATACTTTTCTCCTGTCATTGGTTGGTATTTTACACCCAATGATCTGCGAACTTCCATTAGCATAAGTCGCTTTTCTTTTGGATTCAGACAGTTCTCACAAATCCCAAAAAACTCTGTATTGATTTTCTTGGTAAATGTGAAATGTTTTCGGCCACACCTCAAACACTCGCACTCAACAACGTTTGGCTCAAATTCCATGCTATTATGACTCTGTTCCTGATCCAGACTCTTGTTCATCTGACCCTTTGTTCGATGCTTCCGGGCGGCCACGTTTTGTGGAGGTGACGTAACAAGATGTCACATGCCCTTGTGCATTTGTGAATAGATAAATCCATCCGTTATGGACAGCCAAAACTGAAGTTTCGGCATCGATTTCCAACTTTTCATGTAGTTTTAAATCGTAAATAGTTTTTGTAGCAATAGTAGTAGCCATTATTACCTCCTAAAAACATTATTGAGCTGGAGGAGGGACTCGAACCCCCGAGTGATTTCTCACGGCTGCTTACGATGCAGCTCCAATAGCCGCTATGGGACTCCAGCAATTAATTACCCAACAAAATTTGTATTTTATCCCAAGTCAAGTTGTCCTTATTTAGGATAAAAATTTTCACTTTATTTTCTAATTCTACTCTTCTTATCTTTTCAGAATCTTTCATACCAAATCTTGGATTTATCTTTTCAATCAAGTAATCAGATTTTGGATCCAAATACACTCCGTATTCTGGTAGATAAAAATCTGCATAATATGTGTGACCTCTCAACGAATCATCTTTCCATGGAAGACCATTTGGTCTCACCCAAGTGATATTGTTGAGATCTAATTCTTTTGCAACTGTTTCTTCATATGAAGATTGTAAAAGAACTTCTGACCCACCTTTCGTGATATAGTGGATCCTTTTTCTCGAGATATTACCTCCATAGCCATTTGCCTTGGCCATTTCAGAATGTCTTAATCTACTTTCTAGACTTCCATTGTTGATTTGAAGCTTTATCAGAAAGCTTCTTTCTAGTTTCAGTTGAAATTGTGGGCTTTGAAAGGCCTAAACTAATCGCTTTTGTAAATTGATTCTCTCCTCTTTCTTTCTCCTTATTCCATTTGGCAAAAGAACTAATATCTCTATTTGAATTTGCTCTACATAATCTCTCATGATTTATGAGAGAATTATGGTTCTTACAAACTCTTCCACAAAAAGAACACTTCTTACTTTCATTTATGAAGACGCATCTATCTTCGTGTCTTCTAATGTTTTTAGAAGATATCTCTTTACCACAAACACTACACTGATGAACTTTTTCTTGCATAGAAAAGCTGCCTCGCGGGATCGAACCGCGGACATCCGCCTTACCAAGGCGGCCTTCTACCTACTGAAGTAAGGCAGCAATTATCAACTGAGCTAAGGTGGCATATCAATATCTAATATATGCTCTTCATCCTCTACACTAAAATCATCAAGCAATTCTTCGATTTCTTCTTTTGCTTGCTGACGTTCGATCTGATGAGTGATTCTTTTGTTTCCTCTTGCAGGATCTCTTGGACCAGGACGTCTTCCCCAATACTCATATCCACCGGATCTTTTTTGACTTCCATGGCCGGGCTTGTATTTGCTATGGGCCATGTTCTTTCTCCTTATGAAAGAAGAATCTCCACACAATCCAACCGCATGCGAAGAGTAAAGCATTAATAATCGAACAAAACCAAAGAAAGTTGCCTATTACTGGATTCAACATAAATCCTAAAACACCCGCAATTATGGCCCAGACTTCTATCGCTACAAAAATCTGAGGTATATATACTCTCATATTAAATTATGCTCTCGACTAAGATGGTAATTTCTTGTCTTTGTTGAACTTCTCAAGAATTGTTTTCTTAAACAATTCGGTGAAGTACTTATTTATCTTACCTTGTATCACTTCTTTATCTAAAATGTCGAACGCTCTCTTCAAATCGTTGTCTGGACGATAAGCTCTTTTACTTGTCAAAGCATCAAAGATGTCTGCAATAGTGCTGATTTGGACAACTTCCGGTATTTTGCTATCAAGTAATTTGTCGGGGTAACCAGACCCATCAAGTTTTTCGTGGTGGTTTCTAATTACCAACAAAGAGTTTTGTAACTTCTTTAAATCTTTGCATATACTCCATCCATCAGCAGGATGTTGTTTTATTTTCTCATATTCTTGTGGCTCCAATGGATGTTTTTCAGACTTGAGTATATCATCTGGAACACCAATTTTTCCTATATCATGGAGAAGGCATCCTAGATACAAAGCTTGACGTTGATCGTAATCTTCATATCCAATTGCATCATAAAGCATGGTACTATACTCTGCCACTCTTCTTGAATGACCTTCTGTGTAACTATCTTTTGCTTCAACTGCTCTATTCAAAGCAGTGATGATATCTCTGGCATCTTCCAGATCCGAATAGGCATCAAATAGATTCAGAAGGTTATTAACTGATGCTTTAAACTCTCTGCCATTAAATGGTTTGGAAATAAACAAATTCGCACCAACTTCTAGAGATGGCATTTTGATTTCATTGCCACCTCCCGATAAAACAATTGTTGGAGTAGTTGGATTATTTTCTTTTACAATCTTGATGATGTCAGTTCCCAAACCATCTGGAAGAAAATAATCGGCAATTAACATATGAATGTCGATGTTCTTAATAATCTCTAAGGCTGCTTTTACGCTTGGGGCAATGATGACGTCTGTATTATCATTTTCCAGCTGTCTTTTCACTATTGGAGATAGCTGAGGATCGTCTTCCACCAACAAGATTATGTGCTTTGGTTTCATATATTTTCTCTAATAAAATCTTTGGTGTAGCAGGCAAATCAACGATTTGCCAAGTCCTCCCCTCTAAATGATAGAGACTATTATCCACTCCTATAAAGCAGTCTAAGCTGCATGAATCTAGTAGGTGATGATCAACTAACTCTTCAAACGCTCCTTTTGTCATATTAAAAGTGATGCCTATTTTAGTAACATCGTATTTTTCTTTGTCGAGAAAATCTCCAATGAGATGATACTCTTCTACGTCATACAAGTCAAAAAGTGTTTCTCGTAGCTCCTGTATTTGCCAGCTATATTTATCCATGAGTTCAGATCTTCTTTGGTTCTGTAGCGCCTCGTCTAGAGAGGCATAAAACCTACTTAAGCGTATTGTTTTTTGGAAGTCCATGTTTTATTATACTCATAGGAATCGACATTGCATACATTAAAACCACAATTACAACTGATGAAAATGCCGCCATCAAAGCTCGTTCAAATAAATGCTGTGTTAAGACAGATGTAATCTGTGAAATTTGATAGTGAGAGGCTGTATCAAATACCATATACATAGACCACAATTCAAGCAAAAGAGCAACAGTCAAATATGTTGCAAACCTGAAAACAAGTTTGCCACCTCTTGTCGGCTTCTCTCCTCCAATGTTACCCAAAACCGATATAATCATCATGATGGCAATGGCCAATCCTGCGGCAATGAGACTCTTCAGCGACAAAATTACCAACAATGAAGAGAAGTCAGAGCTCACTTTGTCAATGTTGAAATCACTAGCGAAATTAAATGTGCTATCAAGTGTAAATAACACAAACATCAACACTGTTATGGTATATGCTATTAATCTAAACCACATTTTTTTGCTCATAGTATATCATCCCCAAAAACTTTCTTAGCAAAACCATAGACCGGAGTCTTTAATTTCACCAAAATACGAAGATTCTCATAGTCTCCAGGACCCAAAATCTCATCTTGGACGTCCCTATCAAGATTAAGATATGCTTTCATAAATGCCTTTGATATAACCATATAAAAAGGAGAGAGCATTTGCTGAATACAACAAACAATTCCATCACTTAGTATATTTTTATCTTTCACATGGGAGAAGAAATAATCCAAGTCGGTTTCAGATAGTTTATCTATACCTAACCGCATCCTAATAAACTTATAAGTAGAAGCTAAATCTTGCATCATTTTCTTCTCAGTGGAAATTGTTTTTGACATTTTCATCTTCATTCTATATTCTTTATAATTTGCAAGAGCCGTTTTGGTTCTAAGTTGAGCAGGAAATATACGGCGGCCTTTTCTCAACCTACTAAATACTGCATCAATAAACATATCTGCATTGAAGTTTTCGTCGTCCTTGAAAATCTCCCAAGTTTCCATAAAATATGGCCAATGTTTTGATTCGCGGATCTTATCTGCTGGGTATTTTCCATCTCGCTCATAATTGTAGCACTGTTTGGCTTCAGCCGACGGAATCCATTGCATCACTTCACCACGGTCTTTAGTGTGTTTTTGAAAAGCTTCAGCCAAATGATAGGTTGCTTTTTCATCCTGAGTCATATCGGTCCAAATCTCTTCGTTATATTTCATCTTTTATCTCCATAATGGCTTGATCATCCGTCATAATAGTGGTTATTCTCTAATAGATGTTTTGCTGCAATATTGGGTGGATCCCAACTGTGTGTCTTTCGATTGAGTTTCAAAATCGCACCATCTCGAATCCTTACCTTGTCGAAAGAAACTCCAAGCATGTAGGCAGCATTGATTGGAATTGGACCTCCAAAAACTCCATCAGTTCCTTTAGTATCATCTTCACAATCAAAACACCAAATCTTATGTTCATATTCTGACCAGGTGATACGAGAACCATGACAAAGATCACATTCGATGTCGTAGAGATATGGTTCCATTATGAAACACCAGGTCCTTTTTCTCATTTCTTTCCTAGAGAGTCCCAAGTGTCCCAATGATGACAGAGATCTGTATGTTTCACTGATTTAGCATACACATTACATTTACCCATGGTAACACCATCTCTTCTGAATTTGTTGTACAGATGGACACAGGTCACACAAGCATATCCCAATAACAGAGATTTTGCCATGTTGATTATTTCGACCTTTTCTGCTTTTCTCATTAGTGTTTTGGATTCCAATCATGACATCGCGAGTCGCTGTTTTGGACACCATTTCTCATTCTACACCATTGATGAGTGAGATCTTTGTTTACCTTTTTAGCATGATAATAGACAATAACAGTAGCATGGTTACAGGTTTCACACTTCTCACCAAGCAACATATTTCGAGCCTCATCAACAATCCTATCTTCTGAGCTTGCCACCACCAGCCTCATTTTTCTCTTCCATAATTATGGCATCCAGCTGTTCGTGTGGAGGTGATCTAGCAATAACCTTATCAAGGGCCATCTCCTCTATTCTTCTTTCAGGAAGTGCTATCCAATCAGTATCGTTCGACTTTATGAATCGTACAATCCAATTTTTCCCATCCCAATACTTGAGCCTAAAGTATTTGAACCCTTGGTTGTTGGTCCTGATTTTAGTTTGATCGATAATAGTATATATGTCACCTGCATGTAACGGCATTTCATTTATCTTGCTGTATACCCTTCGGCCGACTCATCTATCCTCGACATCTTCTCCATCCTGTAATAGATTTTTAGCTCGAAGAAGATCCCACTCGTCTTTCTCGAGATACACTATTCTTTTAACATTGTCTTCGTGGAATGTCAAGGCAAGAAGAAAAGACTTGAACCTCATCATCATATTATCGATGTCACCAATTTCTCCGCGCCATTTGATGGTAATGTTGGCATATTGAGAATCTGGTTCTTCAACGTCTGGTTTGCAATCGGAATCTGAGAACTCAAATTTTAGCATATAGAAAAATATGCCGAGGTTAGTGATGGACTGTTCTAGAAACCCTATCAGAAAAAAGAAGTCTGACTAAGAGCCTACCGTGGGCTTTCAATTTCTTAAAGTTGGCTTTCTTATAGGAACCAAGCATGGCCCAATCAACATATTGACCAGAAATATACTCAATTGAATCACCTTTGATGTTGATTTCAATACCAGTAATGCCCTCACCCTCGTTTGGATCAGCACCATGGACCTTCTTTATAATAAACAAAAAGAGTGTTTCTTCATCAGGTATTTGAAGGATGTCACCAATCGAACAATTCTTTGCTAGCATGAGATTAGCTTTCAAAGGGTGGGGCCTATCTTGCAAATAGAAAGCCCCTCGAAAGAGGGGCTGTTGAATTGTTATTTCAATTCTGCAAGTAGCTCTTTTTCGAATTCGTTCAAATCCTCTGTTTCTGGCTCCTCAATTGGAACTGGCTTTGCACCAGCGACTGAAGCTGTGGAAGCTGGTCTAGCGGCTGGCTTCTCATCTTCATCAGATGAACTCTTTGATCCCGGAGCTGCAGCTTTTTCAGCACTCAAGAATCTATCAAGAGTCTGCTTCAATTCATCGTAAGTCTTGTATTCGACTTCCTTGCCCAAGTCTTTCACACCAGCAAGAATGCTCTCTATATCTGATTCTGTTTCGGCTAGAGGAGAAGCATTCTTTTTTGGCTTTGACTTGTCATAAGATGGGAATCCGCCCTCACCATCATCCTTTTCAAGAGTGAAATCATATCCACCTTCAACATCAGTCAAGTCACCATATTCATTGTCGAAGAAATAGTCCATGAGTTTGTCGTAGAGTTTCTTTCCAGACATATAAACTTGAACTTGGTTTGGATTTGGATAGGGCTTTTCAAGCTCCATCTTTACAATGATGTTGTAGAGATACTGTTTTCTTGGCTTGATGTCTCTTGCGAGAGCAATGGCTGAATCGGTTCCAACGTCCCAAAGCTTCTTATAATACTCGCAGATTGGGCAAGTTTCACCTTCTACCTTTGGGCAGAAGTAATAATTGTCTCCGATTTTGTGTTGAGCGGTGGCCTTGTAGAAAAGGCCGTCAGATTCATTTGAAGGGAGGAAACGTATAACATACTTTCCATTCTTAATTGGCTTCCAGAACTTATACTGACCAGCTTTATTCTGGTTGTCCCAAGCCTTCTTCAATGCATCCAGATTAGTCTTTCGAGCGTGTGCTTTTGCATCCATGAGTTTTTTCCTTTTTAGATGTGTGTTTTGATTTGATGTAGGACAACGTCCAACTTTTTTCTATAAAGAATATATGCAAGTTACAAGTGAGAATTGCGTTCCACCTCCCTCTTTCTTATTTTCTCATCAGGTATTTTGTCCCAATTGTCGGGACGTCGAGCCATATATTCTACAATTTGTTCCCATGACCATGGCTTAAAATCGTGATGATCCACGCAAACATTTAATTTTTTGCCAGTAGCTATAGCAGAAATGTCGGAATGATGGTGGCCGTAGAGTTGCCATGCATTAAAATGAGATCCTTTGAAGGTGAGCATGGGATAGTGACACATCGTGACTTCTTGGTTTTCAATATGCTCATCCAATAGATCCCACATACCTTTAAATGTAGAACATGATTTGATTGTTTCACGAACCTCTGTAGTTTTCATAGCCTTATCATGATTGCCTATGACGAAAAATGTCTTAATGTTCTGTTTGTGTAGCATATTGATGATTCTTACGTCACTTTCTTTGTTGAATGACAAGTCTCCGAGATAATAGAGAGTGTCTCCACTCTTTATTGTCTTGAAGAGGTTATCAATGATCACTTCATCCATTTCAAAAACTGACTTGAAGGGGCGATTAGCATAGCGAATTATATTAGTGTGCGAAATGTGGAAATCCGAAGTTGCCCAAATACTCATCTAATTCCTTTCAAAGATTCATCCAAGACTTTTTTAGCATGATAGCTTATATATTCATCTACCATTTTTGTGGCTTGTCTCATTACTAATGGACTGACCTTTTTTATCCCTGTCTTTTCATCAGGCTTAATCTTAATTATGCCATCAGGAACATCAACTAACACCCAGTAATCGTGCAATCCACGACCAGCATTTATGAGCAAACAGTGATGATTCTCTTTCAGCATTCCAAAGGGGTAATACTGGTTATAGGCCTCCATCCAGGTTGGGTGTCTATGCGATTTAAATGTTCGGAGGTTTCCCCATATCAAAAATTCTTCTGACTTCATACTATTTCAATGTCTGAAGGTAGTGACCATCCACTGCAGTTTCCATTCTGTAGATTTGCGGGTGATGCCTCATATCTAGTTTTCAAACATTCACCTTGGTGAAGGAATGCACAACTTTTGCACAGGTCTCCAAGTAAGAGCATTTTAGCATATTGATCAGCACTGAATCTCATTTATATGGTGTGTAGTTTTCACACATTTCTTCTTTGGGTGTTTGAAGCTCAAAAGCTCCATGCTTCTTTATTTTTACATGTATAGGACAATTTCTCTCTAGAATAATCATTTGAGCTTCTGGCCATTCGTAGTTTTCTATAGCGTCCTGCCATGTTTGACACCAGCCACAAGCTGCCCCAACAAGAAGCAGCTTGGCCTCTATTGCTTCAGATTTCATAGACCTCACCGACTGCTACGAATCCCTTAAAGCCATCTGCAGCTGCAAGCTGGTACCAATCACAATCATTCCCAAATCCATCCTTGAACTTGGAAACGAAATCCTGATAATGGGTGAGCAGCATTTTCGCTTTAATGTCAGCTGAGAGCCTAGTAGAGTTGGCGGAATCCCATCCAGCCAACTGCGCATAGCTTGCATGGACTCCAGAACCGAAAACAAACTTCTTGTTCTTGGTATCCACTCCAGAACACTCACAGTCCTGAAAGATCAGATCAGCCTGTTTGTAGAAAATCTCGATTTGTTTGGGTGAGCAATGCTGACTGTCAGTGGTGAGGTAGACAGTCTTGTGTCCGGGCTTCGACATTACAAGGCCATAGGTAGGCATGATGGTTGATCCAGCCATCACGTGAATTTGCTGAATAAGTTCGAATTTCCAACCATCTTTGTCGGGCCAATAGAATGGGACATTTGCTTTGACTGGAACTGGCTCGAAAAATGTTTCAATGGTTGAATCAAATCCTTCCATAGATGCAAGTCCGCCCTTGAGAGAATTTTCCCAAAGATCTTTTAGAAGTTTTTCGTTAGCAATGATCTTAGGGGCGTAGGTTTTGTATGTGACCTTTGGATCCATATAGTCGCGGTGATTCTCTCCATTGAACTTGTAGTCATCCCATAGACGAGGACGAAGCATCCAATCATAGCGAGTGAATGCAAACTCCTCAAGACCACCAATGTGGTCTGCGTGTGCGTGACTGATGTAGATAGCATCGATATCAGTGAGCTTATACCCAGAGTTCATGAGGGCCAAAGGAACTCGACCACCGCAGTCTATAAGCAACTTCTTGTCATCCTCTTCTAAGACAAAGCTGACATTGAAGTTGATGAAAGAAAATGCATTGCCACAACCAACCACTTTGCACTTCATTTTGGTACCCTCCAATATAAATATGCTAAGTCTTGTATTTCCATTTCTGTCATACAAAAATATGTGTCGTGACAAACAATATACCACTTGGCAAAAGGATGCCTGTGGGATGAAGATGCCAGGGTAGCAAATGTTATGGTATCGATAAAGTGAGAAAGATATATCAAAGTTAAGGAGGCAAACATGAAAAAACGCCTATTGATGATAGGTATTGTGGTAGTGGTACTTGCTTTGACCATGATGTGTCAGAGCGCAAAGCCTACACCCACAACTGAAACACCAACACCAACTACTCAGCCTGCACCAGCTGTTGTCAACGCTCCAACAACTCCAGTTGAACAACCAACCACTCAACCGGCTACTGAAAATCCGGCACCAATTCCTGCTCCAGTTGTTCAACCAGCAACAGAAACTTCAGCTCCAGCGATTGCACCAATTGTTACTCCAGTACCAACGCCCGCATCTGAACCAGCACAGGTTACTGTGGTTAGGAAAACTGCAGATGAGGGTTATCAGTTTGAAATGTCTCGCATATTCTTCAAGCCATTTACTGCTGATTATATGGATGTACCACAAGCTGCACAGAACACTGCTCGTCTCGACAAATTGGCGGCAATGCTAAAAGACATTGATAATAAGAATCTCAAACTTGTTGGACATGCAGTAAAGATTTATTGGTTCAACCAAAAACTTGGTGATAGAGAGCAAAAAGACATATTGATTCCTCTCTCTGAAAAGAGAGCTCAAGTAATTCTAAAGGCATTGGCCGATAGAGGAGTTGAAGTTGCTAGATTTGCAACTGTACAGGGGGTTGGAGCAACAGATCAGATTGTTCCAGACAGTGATTTGAAAAACAGATGGCAGAATAGAAGAGTTGAGCTTTTCTTGAACTAGAGTTTTATGAGAAAAACAAGGGGCCTCACGGCCCCTATTTTTACTCTAGAACTTTTTGAAACTGCATCAAATTGACGAAATTTCCGTCATTGACAATCTTAGCAAGAACCACATCATCCATATGAAGTTCAAAGATTCGTTTGGCCTGCCACGGCCAGCAATATATATTCCTTTGAGTTGTTGTTTCGTCCTTCAAAGAAATACGAACATAGTCCTTTTTGGTCTTGGTCTGTTTCTTCTCGAGCTTCGTCACTTTTCCAACACAATAATACTCTCCAGCAACTGCTACTTCTGTGAGGGTATCCATATGAAGTGAGGTGGAACGCTCTGCTTCTTCTCTCAAGCTTTTGAATGAGAGCATCTCGTTCAATGAAAGACCAAGAAGCTCGATTTCCTTTTCAGTTCTCTTCTTAGGAGTGATCTTTTCGGGGGCGTATTTCTTATCACCCCTAAGTGTTGTGTAGATATGATCGGCCAATTCTGCTCTCTCACCAAACTCATCAAGACATCCTGACCAAACTAGAGCATCAACTGCTCTCTTGTTGAGAGCCTTGCTGCCAACTCTCTTGTAGAGATCATCAACAGATTCAAACTTGCCGTTCTTGGTTCGTTCTTCAACAATTGCATCAATAGAACCTTCTGGAAGGTTTTTGATCCAACCCAATCCCCACACAATTTCATCATCTGATTTGAGTGTGAAATTTGCAAAACATTCATTGACAGAGGGCTGTGCTACTTTGAAACCCTTCCTCATCATGTTTGTGATATACTCACCCATAATGCTCTCACCCTTCTTTTCCTTGCTTCTTGGAGTGTTGTTGAGAAGAGTGACATTGAACTCTGCAGCATAGTAACACTTCAACCAATACTCTCTGATTGAGGTGTATGTATAAGAAACGGAATGCGACAAATTAAAACCGTAATTTGAGAACGCTACCATCAACTGCCAAAGTTCTTCTGCAGCAAGTCTATCACCCAATTTATCGGGTTTTGCTGCATTATCAATAAACTGGTCGTGATACTTCTTGACATTCTTTTGGTATTGAGGATCGTCTTGAGATACTTTTCCATACTTAATGATGAGTTTGCGGAGACTATTGGTTTCAGTCTTTGAGAATCCACCAAGAACTTCCGCGATCTGCATAACTTGCTCTTGATAGATAATGATTCCAAATGTACGACCAAGAATTGGCCGAAGTGCTGGAAGAATATCATCTGAGGTCCATGTTCTTCCATGGTCATCAGGCCTACGATGCTTGCGATTTGCATATTCTTCTGGCATCTTCATTTTGAGAGGTCCCGGACGGATTAATGCTGAAATATCCGACAATTCGTTGAAATTGTCGGGAAGAATATCTTTCATCAATTTGCGCACTAATCCACTTTCAAACTGGAAAACTCCCATGTGATCTTGAGGTTTAACAACTTCAGCATAAACCTTTGGATCATCAAGGTCAATTTTTGTAATTTCGACATCAATGCCCCTTCTCTTCTTTATGAGAGTAAGAGTATCGTTGACTACCTGTAGGTTGTTAAGACCAAGAATATCGTATTTGGCATATCCAAGATCTGAAAGCTCTCTTCCACCAGCTCCTTCAACCCATCCGGTGACGATCCCTTTCTTCGTTTTGATAAGCGCTACATTATCAACGAGTTTATTTGAAGAGAGTAGTACTCCTGCGGCATGCTGAGAAACATTGCGAGCGCCACCTCTGATCCCATTGATATAATAGCGAAGTGGTTTTCCTTCAGCTTCCCACTTGTCGAGAAACGCTTTGAGTGCGGGATAATCTTCCTCAAGAGTTGCAAGATCGTCGTTTTCATCAAGATCTTTTGGCAGTTTTGTAGTAACCGCCATGGTTTCCTGAGGAGGGATGTTGCATACTCTTGCTACATCGAGAATAGCACTCCTCGTTTTGAGAATACCAAATGTTCCAATGGGTGCTACGTTGTCTTTGCCAAAGCGCTTGATCATATATTGGATGACTGAGTCTCGGATTCTTGGCTCAAAGTCGCAGTTGTGAGAACAAAGAGTAAATGAAGTGTTATAGATAGAAAGATCCATTTTTACCGCCTTCAATAAGTTCAATTACCCTGTCTATTATAGGATATATGCCATAGGAAATCGTTTTCTCCCAAACAACTATATATAGATCAACCTTTTTAGTATCTAAAATCTCTTGATCTATTTTTAGAGTTTCTTCATATATCTCACCATAAGATTTTTTCAATATTGGATTGATTTTATCTCTAGGAAAGGCTTCTGGATTTCCATGCCAAAAATCACCATGAACTTGGATGGCAATTTTTTTAGATTTGATGTATAAGTCCAATCGTCTTCTTCCATTAGCAGTGTCAACGAAATATTGTTTATTCAACTCACGACAATATAAATCGCCTATGGGATAGAGTTTAGAGTATTTCATCAAGAATTGTTCAATAAAACTACCTTCCAATAAAGAAGAAGAACCACCCCCATAAGAAACTGAACCCTTACCATATTTTTTTATTATCGTCTTATTGGCCTTATCTCTCAAGATTCCATTATTGAATGAGGTTTCACATCCATACCTTTTAAACATCGTTTTTCTTATAGTTTTCTTTAGTTCACTGCTTTGAATAGGAAAAGAACATCCATACTTCTCATTCATAGAATGAGAGTATCTGCTGATTGTCTCATTAGTTCGATGGGCCACTGTTTTTTTACAATGTTTACACACCAGACCGGCATCCAACATTTTGTGATATAAATCTTTTGTTTGCAGATTTTCTTTTAGTTTCCCACAAGACAAACATTTGAATGAAAAACTATATTTTGTTGGTTTCCTCTGATCTATATTTAGACAATCTACTTTCACTCTACTTCTAGATCTTAAGACAGGTCTTATAGAAAAACTCAATGGCAATACGTTACCATCTATATGGATGGAGAAGTATGGTGCTATTAGAAATGGGTCCATATAAAAATAAGTAGTATTCGACTCTTGCTTGTGGGATAATATACAATTCATTTCTTTTTCAAGCAAAAGAGAGGGCGCCTCTTCCCTCATCCAATCAAGAACTATCTCATTCAATTCTTTATTCTTATTTTCATCATTTTTCAAGAAGAAATCCAATAACTTATTCATATTTGCTCCAAGTCTGTATTTACATTATCTTACAGACTTGGAGCAAAATGCTATCGTTTGTTCAAATTTTTATAAAGCATGTCAATAGCTGTCAAGTCATCATTTACTCTAAAAGGATAGATTTGAAATGTTTCACTATTCTCTACCTGGATATCACATAGAGTGATTTCATTATAAGAAATATCAACCTTATTGATGGCTATTATTAGCGCCCTATCTCTGCCAAAAGACTTGATACAATCTGTAATTTTTAGATCATAGGCATATCTCACTTCATTTGAATCAAGTATCATTCTATGATGTCCTGGACAAATGAATGATCCTAATTCACCATTATTTTCAATTACTATTTCAACAACAACTTCAAATCCGACTTTGGCACTGCGAGATGCCCAATTCAAAATTTTTTGTTGATGATCCATATGATCCAAGACAACATCACCAACTTTTATATTCTTCAATTCTTTTATTGATCCATCAGCCATTTTTACTGCAGTTCTTTCATGAAGACAATCAATGTCTGGTAAATCTTTTCTTCCCATATCAAGGAAACGTTCGAAAAGAAGATCGTGTTTGATTGGATCGATATCAGTAATTCTCAAGAGATAGTTGACGAGGCTTCCAGCTGCTGAGTTATGAACAGAGTAGTCATTTGCAGTGTAGCAGTGATCTACTTCGACTTCTAGATCATATACTTTGCCTTTATATGGAAGGGATTCAACGCTCTTTACTTCAACGAATTCCATTCTTTGTAAAACTCCTCTGCCTTCTTCAAGGAGACTGAAGACTCCTTGAAGTCTGATACTTTACCATGATGAATAGATATATGCCCATCTCTTCTCATGAGAAACATCAATTGATAACGAAGTCTTAGTTTCGCGTATAGATTCAAGTCTCTTTCTTCCAAGAGATAATAGTCGTTGTAATCATTCTCTTCTATGAACTTCTTTGCGGCATCTCTTTTTGCATTCAATTCTTCTAGTCCATTATAGACATCTCTTACATAAGAAGATTTGATTTCAATCAGATTGTTGTTTTGATCAATGAAATCTGGTCTATATCCTTTTGTCATTCCATTGAGAACATACTTTATTTCACCGCCAAATCTCTTTATTTTGTTGCCTTTTAGATCTTCGAAGAAGAGATAGAAGAACTCGTAAGTGCTGTCAAATCGAATCTTTCCACTATTTTTGGTAAGAAAATAACCAGAGACTCCTCTGAATCCAATAAACGAATCGAGCATTTTGCTTCTATATTTTTCATCTTGCCAAAGACGTTTTGAAGCTCTGCTTGTTGCTTCTCTACCCTCTTTGCTACTATTATTGCGAGCAATTCCTGCAGCCCATCTTTTTGCTGTTTCTTCATCACTCCAAGTTCTTATGAGTGATTCCGACATTTTCTTTTTTACTTCAGGCCTATTTTGTGCGATATGTTGAGCATCAGAATTTCTCTTCAAGAACTCTGGATGTTTTCCAGGTTCCTTGGCACTACATTTTCTACAAAGTAGTTTTCCAGGAGCATAGGTTCTATACCTTATTTTAGGTATTTGATTTTTACATTCCGTACCACAAACTGCACAAGGTCCAATAATCAATTTATGTGATGATGGCCAATAGTCATAGTATTTGAAAAATAAATCTGAAGAAATTGTCTTGTTTCTCTTTTTTAGTTCTTCCATTACTTCAGTAGGGCAGTCGTCTTTCAAATCAAACACTTTATTATAAATCTTTATTTTCATTAGCCGGGGTACCTCTTCTTGTACTTATCTTACAAAAGAGAGGCTTATTGATCACTATCTTCACAAAGATAATCTATATGCAGATCTTCTATAGCAAATATGATACCGGAGTAGAAATTGTTATTTGGAGTTTTGATGGGGCTCAGCTTCGGATCAGCTGGGACAATCTACCAAACAATCAAAGAAATCTTCCTCCAAAGAAAGGAACATATTTATTTCATATTCATTCACACAAAGATGAAGAGGACACAGACATCACTTCTTATTTTTGGGAGCACATCAAAGAATCAGATCAGGAGTGGATGATGCGGAAGATGATTCAAACAGTTCTTATTTGAAACTCTTCTATAAGTGTCAGAGATGTCATATGGATCTTTTTTCCAAAAATTTTCATCAGACAGGTCATCTATTAGACAATTGCCAACTTGAAAGTGGCCATGTGGTATTCTTTCAAAACACTTCTTAATTGCTTCTGGATCTATATCAATTCCATAGCAATCTTCTTCTTGTAGATCTGGATATTCATCGAGACACGCACATAAAAGATTAGCGCTTCCAACACATGGATCAAGCACGGTGTCACCTTTCTTCAATTCTAATTTTTTAGCCATCTTTATGGAGAGAGTGGCTGGTGTATAAAAAGCCCCATTATTGCTTTTTGTTTTTTTATCTAAGTGATCGCTCTCAATATGTTCAGTAGTGAGATAATAAGACCTAGTTCGCATCAATTTCTCTCATAATTTTTTCAATCTCTTTTTTTTCTTTTTCGATTTTCCAATATTTATGAAAGTGGCCTTCTGTCCATTCATTCTTGAAAGCATCCCGCTCACGGGGGAATGGAAGATAATTGGTTTGGACATTGACATCGTTTGATGACATTCGGGCAAAATAGCGCATATCTGCCAAATGGCAATACTTCCAAAAGTTTATAGCTTCTTCTCCAGTTTCAAATTCTATACATGGCCAATTTTCTGGATTACCATTTGTCGATTTTGGATCCGTTTTCTTCTGTTCTAGAACAGTTCTTCCATGTTCATTCTTGAAATTCACAAAAACTCCATAAGACTCGCGAACAATAGAAGAAACATGACTCTCTTTTCGATGTCCTCCAGAAGCTCCAATCATAAGAAGCAAAACAAAATTACCAGTCTTTGACTTACCAACAGTCGTTTTGATAAGTCCACTATTTTTCAAGTTGTCTTTCTTCAGCAAATGTCTTGCTATAACGGGCTGTCTAACAGTATCAAGAGAGATCTTAGTTTTAGGACCGATCTTGTAAATTCCAATATCCATAGCTATCGGTATATTGAAAATTCTAGCTGCTTCATTCTTAGTAATTATTTCGATAGTTGTTTTACCCTCGAGAAAAGATCTCATTTCAACACTATCTTCTTTCGAATCAATCAAAGGATCTTGCAGCCAACGAACTGGCTGTAAGCTTACTACTTTTCCGTTATTTTTGTTTACTATTAATTCAATCATTTTCTTGAGAATCCTGAGATGCATTCTGCCGTACGGCGGGTTAAGAATACAATATTTGTCACCCATTTCAGTTTCCTTTTCGAAATCTTTCCACATTACGACACGAACTCTGCGCTCTCCGTTTGAATTCTCGACGCTTTTGTATTGTCCCTGCATAAAAAATCTTTCTTCCTGAGAGTGAGCAGCATATGTAACATGTTCACAGTGCTTCAAAGCTCTATCCACTAGATATTTACCACCACCAGGAATTGAAGTGCTTTCTTTCCAAGTTTTATTTATTGACGCATTCTTATAGCACTCTTTTTCCATTTTATCAGCAAGAGATTCTGGAACAGTTTGAAAAGATCCCTCATAATTGTCCGGCAGTAAATCAATCGCTCCAGAATCCATCAGTTTTTGTACCGCGGACCAATTAACTCCATTTGCAAACAAAAGATGAATTGTTTCAAGATTGGTGTTGCAAAACTCAGCTAGGACCTCGACATTACGCTCAATAATTTCTCTTGCAGAACCGTTTCGATCTGATTTCAATATCAATATAAAATTTGATGCAATCGCCGAAAGCAGCTTTGTATAATCAACTTCTTTAGTTCCATTTTTGTTTTTATCGCGACTAGAGTCTGTTATGACTCTTGTGGTTGATTGGCCTCTCTTATATTTACTCTTTACTAAAACAATTTTGCCTTTTTTATCAATCTTGAGATTAATGAACACATTCTGGATTAGAAAATGCAACCCTTCTTCAGTAAAGAGTTGGCTTGAAATTCTACCACTTTCAGCTTCCCTCAGGTAAGCCTTGTTGAGAGCCGAATTGAAATCATTCCAATTTGCCATTCTAAAACTATCAATGTTATAGAGAGCAACCTTGTCGAATGACGGATTTCTTTTGACTGCGTCTTCTTCACTTTCGCCTTCTTTTCTAATTATGCACCAAGATTTTGCAATATCGACAAGAGTCGTTTCAACATCAGGAGAAAGAAAAACAACCAAGGCTCGATCCTTGCCGGGGTATATTCTTCTTATTCTGCCAACATCTTGAGCTAGAGTAACAGATGATTTTATGGTGCCGAGATTAATCAACTTGTTCATACTCGGCATATCACAACCAGTCATCAAGCCACCCGCAGTTCCAAACATCACATTTGAATTCTCATTCAAAATTTTGTCAAGCTTCGTTTTGTCGTAACCAGAACCAGGTCCATCAATTTTTATATACTCATCATATGATGAGTCGTTATCAAAAAGCTGAATAGCATTTTGGGCCGCTATTCTTCGTCTTGTTCTCACGATGACGTGATCATATTTCTCAAGAAAGGTAAATGGGGGCCCTTCCAAATCGTCTCCAGGATCTTCTCCCTTCATAGTAGCAGTTCTGAGCTTTCTCAAAGATTGATTAGCGTACGGCTTAAGAGTCGGATCTATAAAGAGATAGTCAATGCTAAATATATCACGACCAGAAGAAATTGCATTTTCTTGGACTTCTAGATCACACTGAATGATCGCATAATCAACATCGGGGTAATCTTTGTAGCGTTGATCACGCTCTTCAATATTTTTGCCACTCCTCACAGCTTCCCGAAGAGCAACTTGTTCATCGCTAGTGAGTTTTGAGAGATGCCCGTGATAGAAGTCAGAATAGCGAAGATTTGGAAATGGAGTTGCGCTAAGAGCCAATAACTTATCAAACTGAAATTGACCATCAAATTTGCTCTCATAATTGTCCTCTTCTTCTTCTGCCGTAAGATGAAAAAAGGCTTTTCCGCTTGCACCATAATGCACCTCATCGGTGATTAGAAGTGCGATTCTGTAGTTGTATATGAAGTTCCATTTCTTTTGATACGATTTTGGGTCTTCTTCATCAGCATCTTCCTTTTTTGCATCAACCATGAGTTTGAAGGCGCTGAGACCAATTACAATAGCCCTATCGTCTTCAGGATCTTTGATCCATTTCTTTGCTTGTTCCGCATCAGTGGTAAATTTGAACGCCCCTCGAAGATCTTTATGAGGAAGTTTTCCGTTTTCATTTCCATTTACATATGATTCCCAATCTATAAGAACTTTTGGCTTCCATGTGAGAATCACAATGATTGTAGCTTTCTTGTCGGGTAGGCTTTTGACAATTTTGAGAGCGATCTTATACCCCATAAGAGTTTTGCCTGAGCCTGTTTCAGCATGAATGAGATATCTCGGATTAATCCTCTGAGACATGAGGTCTCTGAAGGTTTCATCAATAATTGGCTGTTGAAGTGAATCGGGTTTATACGTTTCTAGATGAAGAAGTCGATAATCCTCTTTTTCATGAAAAACTACATTGATCGCTTCCTGGGACCACTTGAGATGCTCTTCATCATTGCGAATTCCATTGAGAGCTTCCATCCACTCTGTATCATTAAGATTGACAACATTCGTTCTGAACTTGAAACCCCATTTGCGCAATTGAGTTTGACAGGGTCTGTCGAAATAGTTTTCTCCAACAAAGAAATGCAAAACTCTCACTGTAAGAGGATATTGTTGAAATCGACTCGTGATATCTTTTGAGTATCCAAGCTTATAGAAACATTCTCCCGTGTCAGGATTTTGATAAAAGAGCAAATATAGTCCCTTTTTCTGACCCCACTTGTTAATGGCTTCTTGAAGTGACATTTCTCTTACTGCAAAAGTACTTGTTGCTCTACTCATATCATCATTATACACCAGATAGACATCTGCTCTAAAATGAAAAGCCCCTCTTTTGAGGGGCGTTTTTTCAAACAAGACTACCTCTTGGGGTATGCTTCCTTCAATGCATCGATTACTAGAACATCAGCATCTTCTGCCCATCTCTCTGGGTGTTTGTCCAGAAAATTTCCAACAACATAGCAAAAACGCATACCGACGGTAGAAGTATAAAGGGGTAGCTGTCCACTCAAACTAGCTGCAAGACTTGCAACTCCAACAACAAAACCAAAGTATTCACCGCCATAGGAAAAATCCTGCCAGGTGACATCCGACTTTGTGGTGAAGTGAAGCCAATCAGCATGAAGCCAATCACCGGTTCCAATCTTGGCCTCACCAAAAACACTCAGTGCTATTGTGAGCAGGACCAGAACTACAATAAGCTTCTTCATGCTTGTTTACCTCTTGAAATATTCTAACATATCTCCAAAAGGCTCTAAAATGATGTCGTCTATATGTTCATGCTCAAGCTGAGGGATTTTTGAAATGGTGTCGAATTTGATTGATGATCCTTCCAGGTCCCCAGTTTTTGATTACCATGACCAGAATGGTACCAAAAACTGCAATAGTAATCACCTTCCACCATTCTGGAAATGCCACAACTTCAGCAATAATCAAACCAAAAATGAGTTCAAACGTATAATCATTTTCATCTTTTTTTGTAATAACTTTGGCATCTACACCATCGATTTTCATAAGGGCTTCTTCTGCCTTCTTATCCGCTTCTGGACCTTTGGATGCGGATTCTATAAACCACTTGATTGCTTTTTTATGTTCTTCTTCCTCTTTTTGTAGAATCCACTGACGAGTATATATTTTGATTCCTGTTGATTCTCGTGGTTCTATTGGCCAAGGAAATGCAGGAGAGAATGGATGATCCTTTCCATATTGTAGTAAATCCCTTTCAGTATTTTCGTTTGCAAAAACAGTTGCAGACGGAAAAATTCTCTCATCACCCTTCGATTTATCTCTCCAAACAACTCTATCAATTTCCATACCAACCGGCATATCCTCACCTGTTCCACCACCAATATACTCATCTTTCACTGTAACAACGTGATAAACAATTAGTTCAACTTGATCTAAATCAATTTCAGTTGAACCGTCTTTCATAATTTTGTCCAATTGTATTATCATTTCTAAACTCCAATAGTGAAAAACCCCTCTTTCGAGGGGCTAATTTTTGTATGAATGTTGTCCTAGAAAGGGTATTATACACCCTTGATCAGACAATCTCCCTCTTCTAACTCTGAAGCCTTTTTCCAAATTGCATTCTTTATATTCTTTTCTTTGCCTTTTGGAACAACCAAGATCTCGTGATCATTCGTACAATCTATGGAATCACCATTCTTGAGGTTAATCTTAGTGAGGTTCTCATTCACATCATACACAAGAACATTCTTTACTTTTCTCTTGGCTCCCCACCCGCTGGTGATTTCATCATTCTTCTTGATATCCGAAATCTTCTTGAATGAGTCATTGGCCATCCTCACTTCTGTCTCAGGCACAAAGCACCCTCTACCCGGTCCAACCGAAAGCTCACCATAAGTTTTTTTTGTCCAACCAATAATGTCTTCCATGATGAGAAAATAATCGGTGTATCCCTTGTCCGCAATAACTTTGAATTCGAAGACAGCCCTATCTTTATAGACTTTGTTGCCTTCAAGACCTCTGTCTTTGAGACCTTGTGCAATCTTTTTTGCTAATATTGTCTTTGAGTCATCATATAGTTTTGGAAGCTTATCACTTCTGTCGAGAATATAGTTTTCAAATTTCTTTTCTACAAGCTCAACTGTGTTTTGGATGGCCTCCCAAAATACTTCTTCAGTAAATATATCGGACTTGTGCCATGTCTCCCATGCCTCATGAAGCTCATCAACACTCTTGTAATAGAGTTCTTTGGATTTGATTGTCCAGATCTTGCCCTCTTTGTCGTTCTTCAATTCATCAAGAGTCTTATTTTGATCTGAGAGCATCTGGACTTCCTGAAGCTCTGCGTCAGTCCTTGTAGGATAATGGCAGTCGTTTGTGATGACGAGCTTTATGCCCTTTTCTTTGGCAACTTTGATGAGCTCTTGATTGATCTGCTTCTGTAATGGAAAATCGATTGTCATGAGCTCAATGAAATAGTCTTCACCCATAAGATCTTTCCACCAATCAACTATTTCACGAACTCTCTTATCTGCAGATTCAATCTTCTCTATATCAGACTTGGCAACAAAATCTCGAGCTTCCTGACGATAAAGTTCTTCATTGAACTTCTTTTCTTCTTGATGAGCATAAAACCACTTGAAATCCTGATCATCGAGGTATTCATCCTCAGAATACTTCTCATCATTCTTGGTCCTCATCAACCCTCTCATTGAATTGACTTTGTTTTCAACGAGTTGATCGAGTTGGGCTTTTCTCTGATCTGAAAGGAGGAAGTATTTTTCCGAGATGATTCGATTCTGCTCACCAGAAGAACAACCTGAAAGGACTATCAACCCTTCATGATTGGCTTTGATTTCATTTGCCGACATGATGGGATTACGATAGAATCGATTCACCCATGCATCATTGTGAATGTGAATGAGATTTTTGAAACCAATCAGATTCTTTGCAAAGAGAGTGCAATGGAAACCCTTCTTGCTGAGCTCTTTCCTCTTCTGTTTGCTTTCTGGAGAGTCATCTTTGAGGGCTCCCTGAAGTTCATCTGCAAAACGATTGACATAACCCTCTACTCCAAGAATTGGTTTCATGCCATATTTCTTAGCACCCTCATAGACAGAGATCCATGAGCAAATGTTTCCATGGTTTGTGATGGCTATGGCCGGTTTCTTTCTGGAGTAGTGAAGCATTACACGAGATTCTGGAGTTCCAATTCCGTCTTTGAGTGAAAGAGAATCATGGACATGGAGATGGACAAACTTCCAATTGATCTTGACTCTATCAATGAGGTCCTTGACCTTGTCAAACTGTTCAATGTCTTCGATTGAATCTACTGGATATATCCACGTTTCGTACTCAAGCTTGTATTCATCGATCTGAAGTTGAAGAAGAACCTTTTGAAGTCCTCCTGAAAACTCAAAAAGAAAAGTCTTTTCAAAGAGTTTTTGAGTCCATTTACCAATGATGAAAAGAATATCAGGGTTTACTGCAAGGATCTCTTTGTAGAGGAACTGGCGAATATGGGCCTTACCATCTTTGAAATAGGGCTCATCACCCGCAAATGGATATTTGAGAGCGTAAGTAAGATAGAGATCGTCTCTTTGGAGACCAACATGTTCGCAGATTTCATCGATGTATTTGCTGAGAGTCGGATCCTCAAAGAAACTATTGACATCCAGTTTGGATGGAGCCTGGCCTACTACCATGAAAGGAGAAGAGTGACCAACAGGAAGGGGACGCTTGCCAGGCTCCGATGCTAACTCAGATAGCTCTTTGTTTTTCTGTATATCTGAACGAATGCTGTCAAGATTGACAGTTTGCTTTAAATGTGTTGCTTGGATCTGAGATGTTTCTATGAATGCCATATGTATCCTTTTCTATAAATTATGCAAAGATAAACTAAACTATCTGCAGGAGTGAGATATGAAGTTAGAAAAGATTCTAGGAAAAATGAACGAGGACAAATTATATGAAATGGCAGTTCCTATTCTTGCCCAAAAGCTAAAAGACCCAATTTTTACAGCACTCATGAGAAGCAACCCAGATGCCGCCGCGGCGCAACTTCGACCAATTGTCATAACAGCAGTTGATAGAAACCCACTGGACTATGATAGGGTTATTGGTATTTTGAAATCAAAGTTTGGAATTGTAGTTAAGTCCCCAGGAGCTATTGCAGTTCTTCAGAAGGCCACTACTGCACAACTAACGGCTCCTTCCGCAGTTCCAGCTCAAAAGTCAGCTCAACCAACTGGAGTTACTCAAGTCTAGTCCAAGCTGTCAATATTTGATATAGAGCTTTCTGCAAGTTCCATCAGTGTCAAGCTCTAGATGAGAAATTTTAGTAAGTTTCGCTTCCTTATAGGCGGAGATAATTATCTCCGCTATTTTTTTCACCATTTCAGCATGAGCGTTCAATTCATTATAAGCCAATAGAATGTCATCAGTGAATTCGCAGACAAAGTATGAATTCTTACACGACTTTGTCAGCTTCATATCTCCAAGTCCAGCAAACACTCTATAGGCTATTGGCAGCAATAAGCGATGAAATCGTTCTGGATTATGCTTTTGAATCTTCTCAAGAATCTGAGTGAGCTTGTATTGAATGTGTTTTGGCCTACTTAGATTTTCAAGCAACCATGTCCACTTTGCGCAGGCTATTTTTATTTCTTCTTTACTTGCCATAGCTTTTCTTAATTGCCTTCAATCCTTCAGTAAGGGTTGTTTTAGGCTCCCAACCAAAAGTATCCTTAAATATGTCTTTGCCAGATTTGACGGAGCTTTCTCCAAATACATCTTTTTTTGGATGGATTTCATAAATTGGTGTCAAATCCATCTTATCAAACCTATCGATAATATCAGTTAGAGTGTGTGCTCTGCCATGTGGAACAGCAAATCCTCCATTTGGAGTATTCTCAATTTTGTCGAGGACGGCAGAAACTGCATCACTGAAATCATCAGCATACAACCAAGGCTTTTGAATGTCGGGATCCATGTCAATGATGGCCATTTCGAGTTTCATGAAAGCTGTCTCAAACAATTGGCCAATAGGACCATTGAAATCTCCGATGCCATAAACATTTGGAAGCAATAGTCTGATAAACTTCTTAGCATGAATTTTTACCAGGTCTCCAGCTGCCCATTTGCTTGTGATATATGTTGAGACACCCCAGGGTGGAGAAAGAAGTTCAGCAGAAATAATTGGAATTCCAACTTCATTAGCAGCATTGACAACGTGGAGCGTGCCCTCAATGTTTGTTCTAAGAGCGGCAGCGGGGTACTCATCACACCTTCTGTCACCAACTATAGCGGCTGTATGGATGATGCATTCTGCTCCGGATCTGCTGATGAGGACCGGCAAGGTTGGATCAAATATATCAACTTCTTTTGAATAACCCTTCATGCCAGAAGAATGGCTTCTAAAATAGTCGTAATAGTCACTGCCCAGCCTATTGACTATTTCATGCTGGGGTGGCAAACACCTCGTAAGACTTCTGGCCAGAAACCCAGATTCTCCAGTGGTCCAAATCTTCATAGCGTAACTCCCTTTGGCATAACCTTCTTGAAAGGAAGGTTTAGATCACGATAGAATTGTGCCGATGTTTCAGAGTGAGTCAAAATTATTTTGATCAGAAGAGGTGCGAACTCTTCTAGAGTAATATGATTCTTTACGTTCTTGAAGTAATAGCCCGAATCTCCAGATGGACCATGTAATCTTTGCTTAACTGGAATTCGTTCCCAATACCTTTGAATAGTTTTAGCTCTGACAACTTTTGCCAATAGGGCGTCCTCTTCAAATACACCCTCTTTTCTTACTGGATAAAAAATATAGTACTGTCCCTTGAATCCAGAAATACTCTTTTCTGAAATGAAATAGGTGGCCTTGACATCCAAATCCAATTGTTTGTTTGGAAGGGTCCTGTCTGATCTCCTTTCATATGCTACGTTCTTAACTGAGATGTCTCCATGAACAAGATTTTGAATTCTAAGCTCAGTTCTATTATCAGCAGTAGGATAAACTTCTCTATATTCTAAATCAAAACCATACTGCTTAAGATAAGCCAGAACTGCTCTTTCAGCTTTTTTACCAAACTCCAGCCGCTCTTCAAAAGACATACTCATTCTTATTCAACCATTCCTTTCAACATTTCAAAATGACGTTCGTATACGTGGAAAGAATTTGCAACCCAAATAATCTTTCCAATCTCAAGCTCTGAATATGTTGTCAAAAGATCATTATACATTTCATCGTATACTTCACAGTGCCAATAGAAATCATTAAAGAATCCAAAAATAGCATCATTGCTTCTCATCATGACCACATAAATCAATTCATCATTTCGAATGAATTGTTGAGTGGCAAAAGTGCACATAAAATCCGACATTCCATTTTTATTGTAATCTTCCTGCATCGACGGACGGTTGTAGATATGGCATGCCCTTCTAGAGTCTCTATTACTTTTCAATTCTTCGATTGAATGCCTATATTGACTACCGTTTTCCTCAGAGTAAATGCACCAACCATAATTGGAATTTACTAAACCATCTTTGCTGGAGATCTTTTTCCAAATCTCGGCGACTTGGCCAATCTTTTCAACACTGAGATCCATTGAATGGTACCATTCAGACTCTGCTTCGCAGTATTTAATTGGAGTTTTCCTACCTGAAAAATTGAGAATGGGTTGAGTTGGGTCTAACTCAATTCTTGGTGCAATCAATTCTACACATTTTACACCGCTCTTGTCGATGACAACATCACCAGTCATGACCTTATTGTGCAGAGTTGTAAAGATTGGTTTCAATACTTCTTCATTGGTCATGCTTTACCTTCTATTAATTGGTTAATGTCAAACACCACCTTTTCAGCCACTACTTCAAATGAACTTTCCCTATTTCTCTCTAAAATCTTATCAGTTTCTGGAATCTTATAAAAATCTCCATTCAACACAACTTTTCTGAGAACATCTTTAAGGTCCTTCAAATCCTCTCTTACATAGTATGGATAGTGTTGTCCCTGAATTCTTTCATACTCAAAAACCTTTGGAGTGATTACAACATTGTTGCAATGCAAAGATTCTCTGTGGCTACACCCGCCGTATAATTCGCTAGCATAGAGATGAACGGAGGCATCACTTGACCAAAGAAGTTTAATATATTCTTCTCTTGTCAAAGGCTTTTCACTATAGATCTTTAGTGGCTTAACCATAGACTTGAGTTGATCCCATGAATATTTCTGAGATGGATTGGTAAAGATGACTTCAAAAAGACCGCCTAACTCGTCATACAACTCATTTGCTGCTTTGATGAATTCTTCGTGGTGAGTATAGTTAATGCCGCTAAGTCGATTAAGAAATAGAATCTTCTTGATGTAAAAACCACTATTTACTTTCCATTGATCCATTTCTTTCTGGCTGTAACCAAAATCCCAAATTGTGGCCTTATTGATAATTTGCATCAAGCTGCCTTTATGGAAAAAGTGCTCGGCATTTTTGATAAATGCATTGATGGTTGAATTACATGTAAATGAAACTAGATCGCTGCACTCAAATCCATCGAACTGACGCCATTGATATGAAATCTCGGGTGGGACTTTATTTTGGCCTGGAATTTGAGGGGTGTCCAACCAATAACAAGATGAAATGAGCTTGGCCGGAAGCTTTTTGTAATAAAGATATGTCTTGATGTTTCTAGATGCCTCTGTAATGTTGTTCCAAACGACATCAATCTTTGGAAGATTCTTCATGAGTTCATCAAATTCAAACACGGAAAAATGTTGGCGGTTGAGAAAGGCATCGACAGGAAATTTGTATGGAATAAAATTCACATTCTCATGCTTGAATATTTCGTCATAAGACTTAATGTCTGCAAAATCTTCAAGCCTTCCAATTAAGACATAAAACTTCCAATTAGTCCTTCTCGTGACTTCTCTCAACATACCACACATCATCTGGATGTTTGAATCTGCAGTTAGCCATTTTCCATTGTTGTTATAGATTGATTGTTGTAAAATATAAAGGATATTCATTCTTTACTCCCACCTTCTGGCCAATACCAACCATTATAGATTTGTTGTCTCATAAAGAAAGTGATTGCATCTATTTGATTTTCAAGATTTTGATCTGTGGTGTTGAGCTTAAGATAAGGTATTCTTGTTTGTTCAAGATAAAGCTCAAAACCTTCTTTAATCTTTGCCCTATCCTTTTGTTTGACTGCCCAATCTTCATACTGCTCATAAGAATCTTTGTAACAATAAATAATTATCGCTCCAAGATCTGCGAGTCTTGCATCAAATTCTACTATTTTTGCTCCATCTGTTTTTCTACCATAAGCATATGAATATGCATATTCTGATGGCAGATGACGATCTAAGATGACCTTATTGATGACACCTTGTTCGACTAGATTAAAGAGATAAGTTCCCTCAATTATCCAAGTCACTCGATTATCATCAACAAAAAATTGAGTCTTTTCAGATGGATTCTTGAAATAGGAAAATCCAATCCTTTTTGCTAGAATTTTTGCAATAGAGGATTTGCCTGATTGATCGAGTCCCTCGAACAATATTAATTGAGACATTAAGACTCCAATAATATAAATATGCGCTATTTTGTCGTTATCGAATTCTGTCTAATCTTATCACCAATCGCTTTGAGAAGCCTGTCTTGCTTTCTTGAAGCTGCTAGATCATAGCCCCTAGAAAGATAGGAAGGATGATAAAGATTAAAAACAGGGATTGTTCCATTAAATCGACTATTTTTCACATAGAGAGATAGCATTGCTTTTGCATCTCCACTGATGGTAATGATAACCTTCGGTTGGACAGTCTCTAATTGCTGCAAAAAATAAGGCAGACAGTTTTCTTTTTCTGACTGCAAAAGTGCGGAGTTATTTGGACTTGAACATTTACAAATATTTGTGAAAAAGAACTTGTCTTTCACAATATCGTCTCCAAGCCGTTCTCTTAAATACTTGCCCACTCTACAAGTCCACCACTTATCACGATAATAAACCATAAACTTTTCTTTAGGAATGTCTGAGAACTCATTCTCTAGACCTGGATTCCTGCCAATACAAACAATTTCTACATTTTTAGGGTCACAATAGCAGATGTGTGGCATTGGAAAAGGATTGACGGTACACAACCTAGTACACCGTCTGCATCCAAGAATCTGATCTTCAAGCCCATTCAAGTCCATCATATCTAATTATGCTTATATTGTGCCCTTGACTACCTGTTCTTCGATCCAAGGAACTACAATGTCCAGAGCTTTATCGAGAGACGTATCTGCTTCCCATCCTAGAATGTCTTTTGCCTTAGACACATCTGGAACTCTTTTCTGAACATCATAATCATACGGAGCATCACTGACATAATTAAATGGCTTGTCTCCATTAATCTTTTTCCAAATCATTTGTGCAAGTTCAAGAACTGTATGACCTTCTGGAGTTGCAAGATTGAAAGATTCGTTTAATGCTCCTGGATTCTCAAGAGTTGCTACAATCCCTTTTGCAAGATCTGTTCCATACGTATAGTGACGAATCTGATTTCCTTCACCAAGAATATGAAGAGGATCTTGACCCTTTAATACTTTTTGAATCAAGTCTGGAACAACATGACTCATTGCGAGAGTTACATTTCCACTCTTTATTTCTACATCAGTTTTTGCTCTTGATTCACCAACACCAATACAGTTGAATGGAATGCAAATGGTATATGGAAGTTGGTATTGTTCGAGAGCTCCTTGACAGAAGTAATGAACTGCGAGCTTTTGAAAACCGTATGTAGATTCTGGTGGAGCAATTCGACGCTCATCTCCTTCTACCGAAGGCCATGTAGTTGTATTTTCATAAATCATCGATGATGAGAGAGCGGTAACCTTCTTCAAATTTCCATGTTTATACGCTGCGATTGCGGCTTCAAAAGAAGAAGCAAGGATTCTCTCATTTTCTGCCATCAGATCAAATGCAAACTTGTGGAAATAAGAAATGCCACCAATCATTGCTGCACTTACGATAAAATGGTTACACTCTTCTCGAATCAATGTTTTGGAAAGAAGTTGCATGTCTTTTGCGTCACCATGAATCAACTCATAGTTTGGATCTTGATCATATGATCTATGAACTAGACCATATTTGCTAAAATTATCAACTCCAAAAACTCTATATCCCTGAGCAAGAAGTTGCTCAACAACGTATCCACCAATAAAACCAGAAGATCCAGTGATAAGAACTGATTTTGCCATTTTATTCCTCTATCAATAAGATTATGACTTCGCTATTTAACGATAATTTTTCAGTATAAACCATCATCATTCTTCATTCATAAAATATGCTATATATCGTTGATTGAAATTACTAGCACTTTTCTGGTATGCCCAGACAGTGTTGTTTTATTAATCTCATCCATCAATTTTTTATTGACATGTGTACAAGCAATTTTCATTTCAATATGGGGTCGAACAGCAATGTTGACAAATTGGCCCTTGAATTCAAGTTTTTGTATTGGGGCATCACTGATACATTCCGTTATATCTCCCTCTGCCAAAACATTTGTTGAGTCCGGATCTAAAAGATATTTGGCATAATGGGCATCAACCATTATATTTCCTCATCCACCACTATTATCATTACTTTGGGGAGCATGCCGGGAGTTAGGAGACCAGTCGCTCTTTTCATATTGAGCTCCATGCACTCAATCACTATTTCTGGTGAACCACTATTAGTAAATGAATAACTCTTAATGTATCCTTCGGCAGCAATATCATCAATATTTGGGGCCAATAGCCACTTAGCGTACGAAGCCTCATTCATATGTTTCTCTCAAGAAATACTATCATCACTTTTCTGAGTTTGCCGCCAGCATACGGCACCGTTGCCAGCTGCATCTTTTGAATTGCGATTTTATCAATATCATAAGATGTGATTTTGATATCGGCACGATATTTTGGAGAGACTGGACAAGCCACTGGACTAGGAGTGAAGAGTTCGTCCTCATAAAGACTAATACTGCAATCTGCCACCCATCCTTCAGCTATAATAACTGAATGTTCTGGGTCTAAGAGATGTTTAGCATAAATTGGCGAATTCATTGCCTGAAATCCATCATGATAGTCCCGAACAACATGCCCCAGATATCAATCACAATCTTTCCCTTGAAAAATGTTTTGTCGAGATTCTTATACTCGTCATGATTCATCGCAATAAAGACAATATCGGTATTTTCAACAGTCTCATCAGTAGTTTGTACGTTGAATAGCGTGCAATTAAACTTGTCGTTAAAATCGCCACCAGGCAGATTTGGATCACTAATCAAAATATCTGATGGGTTATACCTACTGATATATTGGATCAGTTTTGGAACCAAAGAATCTCGTGTGTCATCAGTGTTGGACTTCATTGTATAGCCAAGAATACCAACACTCTTTCCAGTCATTTTATCACCGGCAAGATCTGCGTAAAACTTAGGCATGAACTCATTAATCTTATAGGCTTGGAGCAAAAGATCTGTTTGTGGAAATGATTCGTTAATCATTCCAAAGTCCTTGCGGAGACAGGTTCCAGCTGCAAATCCAGGCATCTTGAGCCCGTTATTTCTTGGGTAGTTTGTATTCATTGTTCTAAAAAGGCTGAATATGTCCACATTGAAAGTAGAGGCAAGATAGGTGAAATAGTTTGGAATTGAGAAGTTGATATAACGATAGATGTTACAGAAAAGCTTCGAGAGTTCTGCCTCAATTGGCAAACATGGGTGAATCTCAACTCCTCTTCCTAAAGTCTTGAAAAGATCTGAAGCCTTTGCACTAGAAGTTGAATCAAATGCTCCAACAATCTGTGGAAGCCAAGTCAATTCATCTTTAGCCTCTCCTTCAGCTAATCTTTCTGGGCACATAGCTAAATAAAAGTCCTTTCCAACAATGAAACCGGTTTTTTGTTCAATATGAGTCTTAAGTATTTCAGTTGTTTTAGGGGCAACAGTCGAACGAAGAATGATGAGCTTATCCTTTATCTTATTTTGATCAATCAATCTATCAGATACAGCCATTACATTAGATAGATCCGTTTCAATGTGTTGTTTAAGAGGAGTTCCAACTGTAATGATATATATTTCTGAATCTGGGTAATGATCTGGATCTGAAATTGTAATTTGAGATTTCTTGATAAGATCATCATACCCTGGTTCATCAAATGGCATCTTTCCATCTTGAATCGATTTTTGAACATCTGGATTTGAATCAACTCCAACTAGTTTATGCCCAGCTTCTTCAAGCGAAAGTGCTAGTGGGAGACCTACTCTACCCAAACCTACGATGCAAACGTTCGACATTTTTAACTCCTAACTTTTAGTTATGTATTGAATTATGCTACGCTTCTGGTTTCCAATTGGTGTGCTGCATGTGATTGTTGAATCCTATTGCTTTTGGAAAACGTTTGCGAAGATCCTCAAAATCATCCGTATCAAGAACAGTATTCAGACTTATTCTCGATTTTGGATTCAATTTTTCTATCAAATCATTATAGATCAAAAAGCTACCATCAATATGAACAACGTCTTTTTCAAAGCAATATGTGTCCCACACTTCTGCTTTTACCTCATTATTATTGTCATAGTCGTTGTAGTAATCATCACCAAATGATTCTCCAGCAATGCATTTCTGGTCTGGGAAGAAATACTTAGTTTTGAAATAGTAGCCCTTATATCTGAAAATTGGATAACGATCTTTGTCGGGCTCATCTACATCAAAATATGACAAGTAGTAGGGCACTCCGCCCTCCGTCATCTTGTAAAATTGAGGAGCCGCAAAGATCAATGCTGTTTCGAGACTCAAACCACCACTCTCAAAATCTTTTTTCCACCCATTATTCGTCAAAATAGAATATGTCGTTTTGCCTCTGAGATCTTCTCTGGCCTCTCCCCATTTATGTTTTCTCCTTATATATTCCTCAACAGTGATTATGTAATATTTCCAATGCTTTTTCAACCTTTCTGGAAGAGCACATATTTCATAAACCAATTCTGTTTTTGAACCAATGATTCCGTGTGCCACTGCCTCTTCTAAAGAATCAACATCAAAGGAGTGTTGTTCTTTCCAATCCTCATCTGCTTCAAATTTAGCGAAATAAGAAACGTGCCAAAATCTGTGTGGGTATTCTGGCTCTTCTTCATTAGTCCTAAAACCCAAACTCATCACAACTTTTTTAAGGTAGAAACTATTGAGCAATAGAGATTTGGCTTCTGTTTCAAGGGTTTTTTGCATATGTTCGTCCAGGATGAGATTTTTGATCATAGCGATCGAAATACAATTTTATTGGATTTTTTCTGCCATCAATAAACCCCCAAACAATATCGGTTCCAGGACGTCCTTTTTCATTCTTCCATTGATCACATGTGATAAGTAAATATATGTCGAGTTGTTTCGGACCACCTTTTTTCAGACGACAGTAATTATTTGATGAGCGGTGGTAACAATTGGTGCAAAGCTGCTTAAGCAGTAGTTGTTTGGCCAAAAGTGGCTTGTTCATGCAACACCTTGAGCAAAAGCAATTGCCATTTGCATCGCATCATCCATAGTTTTAGCGGTCCATTCACCCCTACCCCACTTAAATGGATATGGTTCAAAGTGTTCGATAATCATACCAGATCCATCTTTTTTTGTTGTTTCTATTTTGATATAGACTCCAAAAGTATTTCTTTCTGGAAAATTAGGAGATATAGATGTTGACCTTTTATTACCGCCATTTTTCAATGCATGAGAATGCATTTGGTATTGCCTATATTGATTAGTGTCTCCAAATTTCATTTTCTCGTTCGCAAAAATAACACGATGGTTTTCATCATTGCCACCGAAAAAATTAATCAAATCCTCAAGCATTTCTTTTGGAGTAGGAGCGTTGTAGGCACAATGCCCCTTTTTCACTTTGCTTCCGATAGAGAAACCACAAATTGCGCGATGAGACCACCCATACCACTTGTGTTGCTTCTTGTTGTATCCAATGCTGCAAATAGGACCAGAATCAGATTCACCATTCAACAATAATTCTTTAGCTTCATTATGAGGAAGCTGAGGTTTCGGTAATTCTATTGGACGAGGTTTGATTCCGCGCTTAACACAAATTCGATATGCCCACTTACTGTCACCAATATAGTACCCTTCCGGCAAAGTAAAAGACTTTACCATTTCAATGGTTTTTCCACCCCACTTGGTTGCATCTATCAACCAATATTGAAGTTGGAATCCCCATTTTTTGTAATTTCTTATTCTAAGAAGTTGATCCATTATTGATCCCAAGGGACACTTAAGCGTTCTCTTTTGAGTTTCCAATTAGCACAGGTTCGAGTTATAGGAACCCCATTGTTGTCACCAACTTTTACTTTATTTTTTTTATAGTCGTAAGTTGATTCTGCAAAACAAAATTCAATTTCTCTGTTTGTTTCTAAAATCGGAAAGAAATAAAGACAATTATCACATATTTTTCCAACAAGCAGATTTTTAGCAACTATGTCTATGGCCTGATCTTCAGCTAGTCTTTTTATTGGTATTTTTTCCATATGTGTTGAACAGATTTCTTAGTCTTTTTTCTTTATTGTCTTGTTCCCAATTCTCACAAGACCTATCTTCTGGAAGATCAGAATCAAGTCTCTCTATTTCTTTCGAACTCTTAAGAGTAACTTTCAAAAAACAATACTCATCTCCATTAAACTCTAGGTCGTGATGAATACACGTGTCACACAATTTGTTTTCAAGAAGGTTTTTTGCTAGTAGTGCCGGATTCATTACGAAGATCTCCAAACCACTTTGAACATGTATATATTTTTGGGAGAGTTGTTGTTCTTTTTCTTTGACAAAATGGAGCACTCTCTATGGTGAGAGAAGAGAAGCGCCCGTAAAAATTACATGTGTCACAAGTCTTCCCTTCAAGAAGACTTTTGGCCACCTGTTGAATCGGAAGAGCCAAATCCTTTTTCTCCCCTATATGATTCCAACTTGAAGTCTTTGTAAAGATCACTTTCTTCACATTTTAAAAGTGCTGGAACTGAAATAGGAACGACTACCATCTGAGTCACCTTGTCACCAGTACTAAGATATATGGGCTCAAGACCAATATTGTGAATATCAAGATGGACTTCTCCAGCATAAAATGTATCAATAACTTGAGCACCCATTATACCATCTTTCTTTGATGCAAAGCCCGATTTATTGAGAAAGAGTCCCATGCAACCATATGGAATCTCAATTTTGATTCCAGATGGAAGACAAGCATTTGCTCCAGCTGGAATACAAATCTGTGGAGTTTCACCTATTTGGCTTAATGTTACACCAACATTTGCTGGATTTGAGGCAAGATCATGATAGTATTGCTCATCAACTTTTGGAACAAAGAAATCAATTCCCGCATCTGTTGGGTGAGCACGTGACGGATCAGCAACGTTTCTGGTTTTCGCAAAACGAATATACATTTTTTCTCCTAAGTTTTTATATTATTAAGAACTATGCTCTATGTGCATTTTTCCATATTAAATTAGCTGCTCTTGCGATATTTTCCGACAATTCATTGAGTGGATGATAATCGATACAACTTGAATTTGCATTGACTGATTTTGGTGGACTTGACCGCGCGCATTCTATATGACCAAACTGCGGACTATTCCAATTGTCATATTTGGTATTATGATGTTTACAATGAAAACACGTGCGTTCCATTAAAAGATTTTTGGCTATAATATCCTCAAACATCTACCTGCTCACAGACGATTCCATTTTCTCTCAAGAACTCAACGCCCTCTATTTCACGATCATAAAGTTTATAGAAATAAGATTTTGTGATTCCTGCAACAAGCATGGCTTTAGCACACTGGATGCATGGAGACCAAGAAGCATACATAGCTGTATCTTCAGTTGATACATCACTCCTTGCTGCAAAAAGAATCGCATTCATTTCGGCATGAATCTCATTACGAACGGCAAAAACGTGGTGTTCTTCTAGAAATTGTTTTTCATTTGCGGGATCCAACCATTTTGGATCAGCAAATTTTTCATTACAGTGCTCTTTTCCCCGCGGAACACCATTATATCCCATTGAAATGATTCTGTTTTGTTTCACCAACACTGCTCCAACTTGCATCCTGACACAAGTACTTTTTTCAGCCAGCAATAGTGCCATCTTGATGAACAATTGATCCCAAGATAGCTTTGACGTCGGGATCTTCTTTATCACTATCATCTCTGACATTGAATACCTTCTTTATAGTTTGTTTTGCATATTCAGCAGCTTGAACATGGGTCGAAATTGTTCGAACATCATTGATATCCAAATCGATTTCTTCCATAGATGAATCTTCCTGTTTAGTGGTTACTAAATTAAAAGTTTCAGGAGGATAGACTTTATTTCTTGGGGTCTCAGATCTGAACGCTCCATATTTTTCGTTGAAAACAATGTTGAACTCTGGAACCCAAACTTCTTTAATTCTTTCCGACCAGCCATGTGTCATGGCCAAAGATCCTTCTACGATTGATACCTCATACATGAACGCTTTCATGATCAATTTGCTCCCTAATATTTGAAAATATACCTAAGACCTTGCTTACTGTAAGATTTATCGGAATTAAAGTAAAGGCCTCTGCTCTAAACGGAGGCTCAAAAACAGTAGCTTCAAATCTATGACCTTTCGGATGGGCCGGTTTGCTCTCACTGTACCTGACAACAATCAGTCCACTTTCAAAGTTGAATAAATACCAATACATGTTGGTGAAATCAACCAAGGCCAACGAATCCCATTCATTGGTGCGATTAAAATACTCGAGGATTTGTTTTTGAAGATTGAAGAACTCATCGATCACTAATTTCATAGACTTCTACCTACAGTAAAATATGCTATGAGACGTCTTTTGTACCAACATTGTCTTTGAAATGATAGGACATCCAACAACTGAATCTAAAAGGACATTCTTCAGCATTCTTCCTAAGATTTTTTGAGACCCTAGTGGCATCCGTCAGAGACATTTTGTTTAAGTCTGCAACCACTTCATTAATCCTATGACTCATGCAAAGGCGCATTGTTCCATCTGACATAATTGTGATATTGTTTTGAGGAGATATACATTGATAGAGTTGTTTAGTCAGCCACATACTCATGGTCTTCAGCTCATTCTCAGTGAGAACCATAGTTTGATTCAAAAAATCGATCAATGTTTTAGTAAGAGGTGTCCAAGAGAACGTCGACTCGCCATATAACAGCCCTTGTTGGTAGATATTAAAAAATGGACGCGCCATGTTTTTGTATTTAGTGATAAATTGACGCATGATTTGTGCGTCAATTACTAACCAATCAAAATTAAAAGGAGATATGGTGTAATTGAATCTGAATATTGAATCTTTGTTGGCAAAATTATTGATAACTCTGAAAATGTTGGCAGATAGTGGTACTTGTTTAATTTCATCATTTTTAAAGCCATCATAAAGCAGGGATAGATAGGGTATTTTTCTAGGATATGCAATAAGCCTCTCAACATCATATCCCTCTGTCGAGAGTATAAAATCAACATCTTTGAGTTCTTTTAGAGCATTCTCAAATTGAGGGTAGAGGGGTGGCTCTCCACGTAGAATAAGAAGGTGTTTTTCTTCTCGAACAAATTTTGCAATGTCAAGGAAGACCTTGAAATCAAGGTTCTCTGTTATGTTGAGTGGTGTTTTGTATTTCAGAAACTTATTGTTAAGGAAGACATTTATTTTCAATACGTATATACCAGTGTAGTATTTCTTTCTATTCTAGAATAGTTCATGAAAAAATTAAGCCAGGCCTCATAGTCCGTTTTTGGATCATCATCTCTTCTTTTCTTGAGCTCCTCATATGGAGGAAGTATGATATACACATGGGCAGGATTATTAGGAGGCTTCATTTCATGACATTCTTGGACTAAGCCATTCTCTAAGAGAAACTTGGAGTCATACATTTTTTGTATGAACGTTGTTTTTCCAGCCTTAGCTGGTCCCAGCACCCAAATTTTATTTGTCATCGAATGGCACTACATCATCCTCCACTGGAAGAGAAAGCCAAATGTTCTCGAGAGCCTTACCAGCCAAATGCTTCAAGTCTGGATCCTCGATCTTTCTCAGACTTTTAAGGCCCTCGAAGAAGAGAAGATGGTCAAGACTCTTCTGAATTGCTTCAGATGCTTCCTTCTTGGGAACCTTTCTCTTTGTCACTTGCTCCTCCGAAATAAAATATGCTTAAGTCTTGGAAGCAAATCGAGTCATCACACCATTTACCTTGTCACTAATAGATTGGAGATCTGCCTTGGTCTTCTTTCTAGCAAGACCAGCTTCGTTCTTCAATTGATTGAATTCAACTGTTAGGGTATGGATTACTCTTTCATATGTATCACATCTTTCTTCGAGCTTCTTGATTCTGTTGTTCACTGTGAAAAAGGGATCTGGGGTCATTGCGGCCATTGGGGTTTTTAACCCTCCTTCTGTTTGATTTCGGCAGCAATAATAGCTGCCTGTTTTATACAATCGGCCATATCTAAAAATTGATATGAGCCTTGTCTTCCAATAAAATAAATGTTTGGAAATTCGTTTTGAATTTCTTCAAAGATCTTGTAGTTTCTTTTTGTTGGAACAGGATATGCCAGTTCCTTTCCGTCTGGATATTCTTTTACGAGAATAGATTTTTGAAAATTTGGAAAGTATCTTCCAAATTGAGTCATTGAAAGGAATGGAGTGTAGTTTGGAAAAATCACTGAATCTGGTTTATTATTGGCATACTCTGTTGAGTCAATGTCAAATGTCACTCCTACATATTCGAGAGAGTTTTTATATTCAACAAAATTATCAGGTCGAGAGGTGCAAACTATTACTCCATCTTTTGGTATGAATGAAAGAGAGGCCTCAACTCCAAACTGAACATCCACTCCACTAGTAAGAACTTCAAAGAGATTATTGTATCCTTCATTGATTGGGAACGCTATAATTTTCTCTTTGAAATACTGATCATGGCGGAATGTTGAAGAATCGACGTCTCTCATTTGTTTTCTAAACCAATCCACAACATTAATTTTATGAGCTTCAACACCAAACCATTTCTTAAAAAGATTGACGTAGAAAATATCGAACACTGTTTGACCATAGTGATTTACGAGAAGATCCCTCATGTTATCGGCATGCTTCCCATCGGCCTTTTCCATATCGAGCTTAATAGCTTCTTTCCAATGCCAGGGCATTATGTCAATAGCTTGTTTTGTGAATGGGTAGGAATAGTATCTAAAATCAAAAAGTGGATTTATTGCAACGGAATATTCAGTGGATTCCATCTTGCAACCTGTTCTGAATAGGTCTAGAACCCACTGATCATTAGTATGAAGGATATGGGCTCCATTTTGGTAAGGAATGTTTTCAATGTTGAATTGGGTGCGACTAAGGCCTCCTAACACTTGTTCTTTTTCAAATAGAACAACATTAAAATCATTTTTCAAGAATGAGGCGGCGGAACATCCAGCAATCCCGCCGCCTACAATGTAGGCTTTTTTCATTTATTTTGTTGGGGGAGGAAGATATAAATCCTTTTGTACGAACTTTTTACAAGAAAGGCAGCTCATAGCTGCTCGATGCTTGAAAATTTTTCTACTTGGATGTTTCCGACAGTCCGGCCCTCTGCACCAGGCTTCCAGCGTCATCAGTGATTTCTTCATAAGCAGTTACATTCTCCTTTTTGAAGCGACGATATGCCTTGATGAAAGGCTTCATCTTTTTTTCATACTCTTCTTGAATGGCCATGAGAGACTTTCGCTCCCAACCATCAAGCTTGCCAAGGTCTATGCCTTCAACAAGCTCTTTACTCTCTTGGAGGACGAGCACCTCGCGGGTGCTCGCCTCTCCAGTGGATTCTTTCTTGTAATCAAACTTTCTCAGCCTCATCGCTTACCCCTCTGCTTGAGGGCAGCAGTCTTCTTGGTCAAGGCCTTTGCCTGAGACCTGCGCTTCCTGCCAGCCTTTTTTTCGAGAATGACATTGATGGCTTTCATCGTGAGTTCATCATCAACGTCTTTGAGCATATGCTCGGCGGCGATGCTGTTGGCACCAAGCTGGAGAACCGTCTTGGCGATTCTCTGAGCTTCCTGGGCTGCCCTGATGGCCACATCCTTCAGATACGGCTTGCCATCAATGGAGACATAGTTTTCGCCGTTCTCCATAGGAATGTCAAAATCGTCGCCCACAGAGGCAGCGATAACGTCGTAGGAACAGACGTTTGGAGCCTTATCCCTCTTCTGCTTCTCACGCCTCATGAGGTACGTGAAGGCCGTATAGATGACCTTGTAGAAGTAGGAGAATGGGTTGGACTGAGTAGCGCGATATTTCCTCATCGCCTTGATGGCGGTGATCACGGCCTCCTGGACGTATTCATCCCTGAAGTACGTGTGGATGCCAAACTTCTTGCACATGTAGTATCCCATCTGCTCAAGATAGCCCATAAACTCCTGCATCTTTGCTGGGTCCTTGCGGTTGCGCCAAGCGTGAGCCATTTCCTTCTTGTCAATGTTCAATGTAGTGTCCTCCTTGTTGTGTTATGTAGGCTTGCCGTCAATCGACAAATGTTTTACTCGCAGGGTGTTGTCCAAGAAGCTGTCGGGCAGGGTTGCCGCAACTCGATTCATGATGCGAACATACACCTTTTCGGCGTAGGCAGCATCTCCTTGATACAACTTCCGGAGCTTGGCTTGAAGATCCTTCGTGTATGCTTCATAGCGTCTTTCGTTTCCAAGCCGGATCTTAAGCATCAGATAGAATCTTACGCTATCTACCTCATTGTCGATCTCGAGGATCCAAGGCTCCTGAATTTCGTTTTCGCTCATGCATGCTCCTTCCTCTGTATAGATTATAACACAGAACATCAACACTCTAAAATCAACTCCAAGAGTCTCCTTTCTACTCGTTCAAAATCTTCATGTCTCCCTTTGAATACTTTTCAATTATATCACTAGGGCTAGCCCCCTCTAAAAGCTTTTCAATAGTTGTCCCAAGCTTAATGGCTATGGTTCCTAGTTTCTTTCTCTGATCTTCTGTCAACGTCATTTGGATCCTCCAAAATGAATCTCAGAGCAACCTTTAGTTCATCGAGGTCAAAGGTCCCCGATATGGTTTTTCCAAGGTTCGTGAATGTAAGAGATATGGTTTCCGCAGTTTCGGGTCTTTCGAATTTGAGTCTCGTTTTCTCGTTCCCGATTTGAACAGTTCTCATATTCTAAACTATGCCTTTTCTCCAGCAAAAAATCTGGTAGTTTTATCTTTATGTCTCATTTGGTATCTTTCAAATTTCTTGTTCATAATCTTATAGCCCTGCCATGACTCTATCTGTTTTCTCTTTATGAAAATGCCTGGTTTGCGGATAAAAAGCCTGGAGTCTCCCGCTCTTTAGTTCCTTCGCGAAGATGGTAAGAGAATGGTCGGAGTTTTTGATCCACCTGTCTTCTCCATCCAGAGACCAGAGGACGGGGATATAACGTAACACTGAGGCCGGGTGCTCCAACCCTTCTAGGGTATTCCAATCCCTCTTAATATATTTAGTTTTATAGACTCCTTCCCAGTGTTCAATGAACTTAGATACTAGCAGATCTAGTTCCTTAGTGAGCCCACGTCCTGTTGTTGTATATTTAGAAATATATTTCTTATCTGTATATGTCGATTCACCCGGTGAAAGTCGACCTTCACTAGGTGAAACTGGACTTTCACTCAGTGAAGCTATTTTACTTTCACTAGGTGAAGCTTCACCTATAGATGTTCTTTCTATAGAAGAAAGGTGCCTTCTGGGTAGCTTACGAGAATCAGTCAATATAATTTTATAATTTGTATTTACTCCGTTACCGTGAATAGAAATGAGACCTTCTTTTACCAAAAGTTTGTTACTCTTGCTGATACCTCCAATTGAGAGACCAGTATTCTTTGAAATATATTTATATCCCATTTCAATTTTTTTGAAACCACCGACACTATTATAAAAACCATAAAGCAAATAGGCACTTGAAGTAAGTTTCTTCTCAGCTGTCAGTTGGAGAACATAATTTTGAATATAATGATAATCCCCGCCAGGATTGACGATGGTTACTTGTCCCACTTTTTATATCCTTTTCAATTTTATTCTTTGTGTCCATTCAGATACTCTGGAAAATTGTCTTTGATGTAATTTTCAACCGCTTTGTTTTCAAAATGATACATTTTAAGACCCTTCTCATCACATATCCTTTTTACTAACTCATGAAGATCCTTGGCAATAGAGATCTTCGTGTAATCCTTATTTACCTGTAATGTCTTCATTTTTGACTCCTTACTCATCATCTTCCCATTCATAAAGGGGCTTGAAGTTGTCGGCAATATAAGGACCCGGCATAGGCTTCCCATCAGCATTCATTCTGGTAGCTGGAGCCCCTCTCATATGTATGCAATTATTGCAATGTTCAAATAATACTTTTTGATATACCATGTCCATCCTCTCATAATTTCCAGTGTCATATTTACATAGAATACATCGTCTATCACTTAAGTGCTCTAAGACCAATTTAGCATATTGATCTCTAGAGTAGCGAATCTTCGGTCTCAGCATCATCTTTACCACCCTTTGCTGAAGTGCTCTGAGGAGCAGTTTGACCCATTGAAACTTCTTTGATTTGCATGTTTGAGTAGTTGATCAAGAACTCACAATAGATTCCAGATTCACCATTTCTATTTTTGGCAACCCACAAATTGATCCTTCCAGCATCCTTCTCTTGTGGTGTTTGTGTGATAGAAAAGAGAGCGTCAAGAATTCTGTTCTTTTCCATTGAATCTGCAGTTTGGTTCATTCCAATGATTTCTTTCGTTCCACCATCGGCCGCCATACTATCTCTGTTAGATTGAGTAGCTGTGATAATGATGGTATTTGTCTTGACTGCAAGACCTCTTAGTTCTCTAAAAATCCAACCTTGTTCTTCGTAAAGATTATTTGTCTTACGAGTAGATCTCATAATGTCACCGTAATCTACGATCAACATATCTGGAACGAAGCTCATGAGTCTAAATTGTTCAATGTTAGCTTCAAAATCCAGGATGCTAGCCAACGATGTTGGGTATTCCTTCATCTTCAAGTGAGCTTGGGTGACTTTTTTTATTGTTTCATATTTTTGCTTGATTTCATCAGGAGAGCTCATCAACATGTTCATTGCTATATTGGAAGCACAGGCATCATATCTCATGCCCAATCTGTCTTCCGACATTTCTAACGTATAGTGAATTACATTAAGACCATTTAATAAAGCTTTAAGACCAAAGTTTGGCAAAAATACCGACTTACCAATTCCTGGAGGTCCCATAACTGCATAAAGTTCCTTTTTAGCCCAACCTCCAACTAAAACTCTATCAAGTTGAGCATATCCAGTTGGAACCCTATTGTCCAAAGATAATTTCAGACTTCTGTATCTTTCATCGACGTCATAAAGATCATATCCAACATTAACATCAAGATTGAATAAAAGAGCGTTTCGAACCTTTTCATTAATTCCAGCAAAATCGTTCTTCTCAAGGAGTCCTATAGACTCCATAACCGCCTCTTTCATTCTTGCTTGTTTAGCAAAAGTCACAACCTCATCAACAAGGTAATCTCTTTCTTTTGGATCAAGAGTTGCATTGACAAAAATCCTATCCAAATAGGCATCAGCGGTTGTTTTGTCCACGTTGCTCTTGATCAACAAATCATCAGTGATTTTTCTAGTTGGTGTGTTGCTATAGCGATCGAAATACCCTTTGTATATTTTGAATAACTTTTGAAGGAGCGTACTCTCAAAGTATTCCGGCTTCAAATTGATAATCATTTTAACAAGAAACGCCCTATCAAGATGCATCATTTTGAAAATGTCTATTTCGAGATCTCCTAATTCTAAATTGTCTTTCATGAAGCCCCCAATTTTTCTAATGCTTTTTCTTTGAATGTATCGACATATTTGACGAGATCTCGATCAACCCCTTTTACTTGAGCTTCACTAACGTCCTTACTGCCCTTATATTTCTGATACCACCTATAAACTCCTATTCTGACTCCATTCGAATTCAAGTATTGAATCCTGTCAATGTTTTTCCTCAATGACTTATTCATCGCTTCTCTTTTTTCTGGAGTCTCGTCGTAGTCTGGGACAAATATAATTTCTTTCGGATGCTTCCTCAAGATCTTTAAGATTTGAGGGTCCGACATTCTATTGCCCATCAGACAAGTAGCACTATAATTGATCATGGTCATAGCATCAAATGGGCCCTCTGCTATGTAAATCGAATCATTTTCTTTTAATAGATCATAAAAATACACGACTTGAAGTCTTGGAATTCTTGGATTTCTATATCTGAAATCCGATTCTTTGTCTAGATTTCTTCCCTGATAATAGACCAATTTTCCATTCTCATATGTAGGGATTATAATGTAATTGTAATATGGATTTTTTCCGCGTCCACTGCAATTTTCACAAGTCTCTTCATTTATAGTTCCAATTCCACCACAAATCCAACAATTTTCTTCATCAGAAAACATTAAGTTGAACTTTTTGATATGTTGAGGTCCAATTTCTCTATGAATAAGATATCTAAAAGCTCGACTTCCAACTTTATTTCTAACGACATCTGGAGTAAAATATTTTGTTGGTGGAACGAGAGTAATCTCTGAAAGATCAACTGGTTCAATTGCCTTTTGGCTTGGTGCGCTGAACTTTAATTGACCCTTTCTAAGTCTCATAAAAATCTTCATCAAGATATTATTTGCTTGTTCTTCAGAAATATTTTGATACTCTGCTATAAACTGAACAATAGTCCAAGAACCGGTCTTGAAATCATTAACTTGGTTTCTAGAAGGACTAAACCCCATTGTGTGTCTATGCCCACCAGCAAAGACAGATTTGATATTAATCCAATCATCATGTGATGAGACTTTGAAATCAGTGGTAATGTATTTTGAAATATATTCGATGATAACTTCTTGGGGATAAATTGGCATAAATGATTACCTTTTTTTTACCAAAATGTATTTTAA